AACTCAAAGATGGCGGCTACGATTTTTTGCGGAGAAAACATCGTGCTCCGGGCACAGGAACAGTGATTCCTGAAAGTACCAGCATACTAGTATTCCATGGACACCCTAAACCTCATGAAATACAAGATCCTGTGGTTCTGAAACACTGGCACTAAATACAATGTTGCTCGTGGACGCAGTTACGAGCAAATTAAAATATTTCCGGGTGCGCTAAGCCAAAAACGAACGCCAGCCTAATACTGCGGGAAAATAGCAAAAAGTTAAAGGACAAAAAATGTCAAGACAAATTCAATTTATAGGACAAGTCTGTGCTACTCCTTCGGCTGCTACTATCCTGATAGATGGCAACCAGGTTTTTAGCGGACAGGTAGCTTCGGGTCAGCCTCTCAATGCTGACGTTACATTTACCACGGTAACATTAAACGACTTATCAGCAACTACACAATCTACGATTTCGGTCAGCGTGGCCGTGACCAGTGGAGTTTTGCTGGTAGGATCCATGATGGCCGACACTGGTGGTGTTGATCAATGGGCTGGCATCGGTTCACCGTTGACCAACGATCAGAAAAATATCGTTGCACTAACAGTAGACGAGACCGGTAATTTCTATGGCCCAGGTACTGAAAGAAGCAACATCCTGATCAACGGATCTGCACCAGAATATCCTGCTACACCAGTGGGCTATGACCCTGGACCTGTTGACAATCCTGATTGGGACGGTTGGTGCTTTGAAGTCAGCGCAGGCGAGACATTTACTTGTATAGTGACTGTTCCACCTACTGCTATCAACAAGTTCAACTAACTCATAGAGCAGTACCAGCAAAAGGGCTAGAAATAGCCCTTTTTTCATGGTTGACTAATAAATCCTTTTTCCGTACAATACAAACATACTAAATTATAGCAGTTTCGTCCTGTTGCAAAAAAACAACACCCAAAAAATGGGGGATTTTGCCCAGGTTGACCAGAAATCGCCATTTTGCTATAATATGGGTATAGTAATTAAAAAGGAGCCTAGACAATGACACAAGTTCTCATCAAACGCGGTGTATATCGCAACCGTCCCATCGTGAACGCACAGTTTACGCTGGTCAAAGATTTCTCCAGTTCGGCAAAAGGCAATTTCGTAACCGTGCAAAACGGCGAATATTTTCCTGGCTTTCCCGACGAGATTCGTGTTAAAATAGACTCAATCGAAGACATCGAAATTACCGGAGGCTCTGTGTCGCAATCTAACAAAGTAGTCGAATTCAAACAGCCCGTCAAAGTAGAAACTGACGAGGAAGTCATGTCTCGTATTGAGCAACGATTCAACATCCTTGATGACATGACCAAGGCCGCTATTGCCGGTGACATCCGTGCAATGATTGTAGTTGGCCCTCCGGGTGTGGGTAAATCCTACGGTGTTGAGTATCAGCTGGAAAAGGCTGGCTTGTTTGATCAGCTCAGCGGTCGCAAGATCAAGTATGAAGTTATCAAAGGTGCCATGACTCCTATCGGCTTGTACTGCACCTTGTATCGTCATTCAGATCCCAACAACGTCTTGGTGTTTGACGACTGTGACTCTGTGTTCCAAGATGATGTGGCTCTAAACATCCTCAAGGCCGCTCTGGATTCGGGCAAGAAGCGTCGTATCTGCTGGAACTCAGACTCAGCCATGTTGCGTCGTGAAGGCGTGCCAGATCAGTTCGATTTCAAAGGCTCTGCGATCTTTATTACCAACTTGAAGTTTGATCACCTCAAGAGCAAGAAACTGCAAGATCATCTTGAAGCTCTGCAAAGTCGCTGTCACTTCCTAGACTTGACTTTGGACACTATGCGTGACAAGTTCTTGCGTATCAAACAAATCTTCCGTCAAGGTCAACTGTTCAATGACTATGATTTTACGCCTGAACAAGGTGACGAGATCTTGTCCTTTATGGACGAGAACAAAGATCGACTCCGCGAAATGAGCCTGCGTATGGCGCTGAAGATTGCGGACCTTACCAAAGTGAGCGCCAACTGGCGAGCACTGGCAGAAAATACTGTCATGAAACACTGACGGTATCATTGGAACGTCATCAATAGTCTAGCTCCTAGACGTTCCAATTTTGACACAGGCACCCGTAAAAAGGTGCCTGTTTTTTTGACTTCTTAAATAAGTGCTGTATAATAATAGAATGAGAACCGCACGACTAATAATCACTGACGAAGTCAATGTCAAAATCGAAGGACTTGAATTAGACGCTCGACGAGCTCTGGTCAACAAATTCAAATACGACGTTCCTTATGCTCGCTATCTACCAGCAGTACGCTTGGGACGCTGGGATGGCAAAGTCTCGTTTTTCCAACTGGGCGGTAGCACTTATGTGAACCTCCTACCTGAGATCATACCCATACTGGAAGAATATGACTATGATATCGAGCTGGATGATCGCAGAGAGTATTCTACTACATTTGAGTTTGAACAGATACGAGAAGACAGTTTCAAAGATATCCTGTGGCCCAAAGGACACCCGCAGGCCGGCGAACCCATAATGATGCGAGACTATCAAGTAGAGATCGTCAACAACTTCCTAAGCAACCCGCAGTGCCTGCAAGAAGTAGCCACCGGTGCGGGCAAGACTATCATGACAGCCGCGCTGAGCCATGCCGTGACACCTTATGGTCGTTCTATAGTGATCGTGCCCAACAAGAGCTTGGTAACACAGACAGAACGAGATTATATCAACATGGAGTTGGATGTGGGTGTGTTCTTTGGTGACCGTAAAGAGTTTGGTCGCCAACACACTATCTGCACTTGGCAGAGCCTTAATGTCCTCCTCAAGAACACAAAGAATCAATCAGCAGACATCACCATTGGCGAGTTCCTTGAAGGTGTGGTATGTGTCATAGTTGACGAAGTACACATGGCCAAGGCTGATGCGCTGAAGACCTTGCTCACAGGCGTCATGGCAGAAGTGCCAATTCGCTGGGGACTTACAGGAACCATCCCCAAAGAGGACTTTGAGTTCCAGGCCATACATGTCAGCATCGGGCCAGTGATCAATCGTTTGGCAGCCGCAGAACTACAAGACAAAGGTGTGTTGGCACAGTGCCATGTCAACATTGTGCAGTTGGTAGACCATGTTGAGTACAACAACTACCAGAGTGAGCTAAAATATCTCTTAGAAGAGTCGGGCAGGCTTGATACCATGGCCAGCCTAATAAAGCAAGTCAACGAAACAGGCAACACCTTGGTCTTGGTAGATCGCATCACTGCTGGACAAGAGTTGGTCAAACGCCTGGGCGAACGTGCTGTGTTTGTGTCAGGTGCTACCAAAGCAAAGGATAGACAAGATGAATATGACGAAGTGGCTGAAGCTACCGATAAAATTATTGTTGCTACCTATGGCGTGGCTGCTGTTGGTATCAATATTCCTAGGATTTTCAATCTGGTGCTTGTGGAACCCGGAAAGAGCTTTGTCCGAGTTATACAATCGATTGGGCGAGGTATTAGGAAAGCTGAAGACAAAGACTTCGTCCAGATCTGGGACATAACATCCACCTGTAAGTTTGCCAAACGGCATCTAACCAAACGCAAGGCCTATTACAAAGAAGCCCGATATCCTTTCACACAAGAAAAACTGGAGTGGATGAAACTTGGGTAAGCTATATCAGCAAGTAGGACAGCATCTATTGGGATCTTTCTCCGGTGATGCGATAGTGGAAATAGGCAGTGACCGATGGGAAGGTAGCAGTGCCTACTTTGCCGATCTTGCCAACACACATGATATGAAATTTATATCTGTGGATCTCGACGAAGGTGCCAGGCAACGATTGCGCAAAACTATCGCACCAGAACACAGTGGGCTCACAGAGTTTGTACAAGCCGAAGGTACCCAATGGACAGCACAGTATCAGGGACCTAAAATACGAGTTCTTTATTTGGATAACTTTGACTGGGACTGGCGCACAGACAGACAGCAACAAATGATCCAGGATCAAGTACAATGGTATCAGCAACGAGGATTGACCATGAATAACATCAATTCTCAGACAGCTCATATCACGCAAATGGTCAACTTATTGCCGCACATGTCCGATCGTTGCGTGGTCTGTGTGGATGACACCTACGAATACAACGGAGTGTTCATCGGCAAAGGTGGTGCAGTAGTGCCCTACTTGTTAGGGCAAGGATTTAACATATTGGCAGCTCGAGATTATGGTGTGATACTAGGTCGCGGCTACCGAAATTATATTGTATAATGAATAACATGAAAATACTAACATTAGATAACACAGCTTATGATCTAGACACGCTACCCGAAGAAGTAGATGACATGCGGTTTGCGATCTTGGATAACAGTGATCCCAGCGATCCGGACTATCATTACATTCCGTTGATCTTCCTGGAAAGTTTCAACAGTCCGGCCTTGGTATTACGAGTGGGCGAACACAAGATCAAGATGCCCATAGATTGGCAGATACTGATTGGGGAACCCGATTTAGGCGATCTTGAAATGCTACCCTTGACATCAATCAATGATCGAGGATTCAAAGCATTCCAGTTCAATCCACTGACATCATTCCGTCCAAGTTTTCTTGACATTGAAATAGTAGATGTGTATCATGATGTGGCTTGGTATGCGCCCAAACTAAAGAATGGACAGATACTGTGTATTCCGCTGACCAATGATCCAGAACCTGAATGTGTGTATTTCGTCAAAGACATTTCAAGGAACTGTGAAGTCATAGATTACAACAAAGCATGGTAATGGAAAAGCTATCAATACAAAATGAAATGGCACAGTTCGATCGTAAGAATCGAGAGTTCTACGATAGCCTCACAGATGAAGAACGCAAGAAGTTTTCAAACTATCTCATGATACGTTGGGGTAGCGCAGTGCATGGTAGCCCTGAGTTACAGGAGTTTTATCTTATCGCCACCAACGAACGATTAAACAAACATTTCTTTGCTATCAATCGACATCCCAAGTTACAATGGCTTTGTGCCACCGCAGTGAGTCCTGGCATGGGCACTCATAGACATCAATGGATCGCTCCCAAGAAAAAAGAAACAGGATCCAATGAAATTAAAAAAGCCTTGTTGGATTTTTATCCCAACATGAAAACGTCAGACATAGAATACTTGGCACAATTTGTCACCAAGAAAGACCTCAAGGAGTTGTCTCGTGAACACGGTCTCCCAGACAAAGACTGAATTTGTTTGCAGATATTGTGAAAAAAGTTTCCAGCGAGAGAATAGTCTCGCTGTGCATCTGTGTGAGGAAAAACGGAGATATCAAGAACAAAGCGAGCGTGGTGTACAGTTGGGCCTGCAGGCCTACTTGAGATTCTATGAAATGACACAGGGCAGTGCCCGTCTCAAAACATTTGATGATTTTGCAAAGAGTCCTTATTACAAAGCATTCGTCAAGTTTGGTCGCTATTGTGTGGCCATCAATGCAGTGAACACAGCAAGATTTATTGAGTGGGTAGTAGAGAAGAATAAGAAAATTGATCATTGGTGCCGCGACTCAATCTATACAGAATATCTCACAGAATACCTACGCCGAGAGAATGTCAATGATGCATTGGCCAGGGCCCTGGAGTATAGTCTTGACTGGTCAGAAAAAACACAACACCCATCACAGGATATCTTGCGCTACGGCAATGACAACGCTGTGACCTATGCTATATCCACAGGGCGTATCAGTGCATGGGTTTTGTATAACTGTGAAAGCGGACAGAAATTTTTAGATGATATGGATCCAGACCAGACCAAGATCGTGTGGCCTTGGATTGAACCGGAGTTCTGGCAGAAGAAGTTCCAGGATTACCCAGCAGATCAAGAATATGCTCGGGAAATGTTAAGCAAGGCAGGCTGGTAATGAGCGCAGATATTGATATCGACTTGGCTGACAGAGATCAACTGATCCGGTTGATACAATGTGTGCCAGCCAGACAAGAAAACGAGGGACAAGTCCGGCGCCACAATTCTGGTGTATACGTCACAGACATTCCACAGGATCCAATCAACGGATGTGCTGCCATAGACTATCGCGAAGCAGAATCTCGAGGATATTTCAAGATAGATTTATTGCATATGAGTGTGTATGATCAGATCAAAAGCCCTGAACACTACCAACGGATGTTAGATGCAGACCCACCTTGGTCAAGACTTTGGACTGATCAAGCCTGGGCCTCGCAGTTGGTACACGTGGGCAATTATGTGGATTTGTTGTGTTCAATGAAGCCCGATTCAATACCCAGGATGGCCGCGTTTATTTCCATCATACGCCCGGGCAAAGCGCATCTTCAAAATCAGCCCTGGGCAGATGTATTTGAATCAGTGTGGGACGGTGACGACAGTCGGGGCTATACTTTCAAGAAAAGTCATGCTGTGAGCTATGCGGCCTTGGTGGCCTTGCACATGAACTTACTCAATTCTTCGGACTAATGTAATACTCTTGCGCTTGCTCTTCTTGCGAGCTATGTCGGCAAGACTGGTAGCTGGTCCGTGTAAAATTTCAAGATCTTTGTTGATAAAAGTGCGTAGATAAGGGCGGAATATCTCCCAGTCCTGTTTCAAGAAAATGTTTATGGGTATGCTACGATTGCTTTCCCACCACCAAACATTGGCCAGTTCAAGGAACAGCTTTTTAAGCTCAGGGTGCGGAATATTACCAAAATCATAGATCGTCGTGACTGCGTCATCGCGATTTTGCACCACGCCAATGTATTCATTGCCTGCGTAGGTGCAAAAAGTTATAAAAGGGTATCGTTCTGCTATTTTGGTGAAGATCTCTGTGCCCATAAATATCTTAAGGAATTATTATAATGTATTCTACCACTGCCTATTTATATCAGCAAAAACAACAGGTATTATTGATTGATACCAGTGGTGCTTACTTTGACCGGAGGTGGCAACCTGTGTACACAAAAAACTTAAAGATACATCGTGGCGTAGACAACGTCATACTGTTTGAATTCGTAAACCAAGACGAAAAGCCCGTGAACATCACGGGTAGCACTATCACATTTAGACTGATCAGTACCAACGGAGATATCCTGTTGTTAAGCAAAGACTTGGAAATCCTGAATGCCACCTATGGACGAGCCAAAGTAACACTGCTTGAATCAGAATTAAACAGCATAGATTCGCAGCCTGTGGGCTGGAGTTTGGAACGCAACACCGTGACCAGCGCACTCTATGAGCCTGTGTTTACAGACGCCTATTCCGGCGGACGAGGTCGAGCAGACATCGTTGATAGTGTGTACCCAGGTTTCGTGCCCAGCGAAATCATGACCATACCTTCACAAAATCCACAGATCAATGTGCAGAATCCCAACAGAGTACACACCAGTGCTGTGTATGTAGAAGGCAGAGAGTTGGTCACTTTCCAGATGGATTTTCTCACCTTTACAGGCAACCTCAAAGCACAGGCCAGTAAAACACAGTTGGGCCCATGGTATGATGTGGGTAGCCAGATCGAGTATTCAGCCCAGAATACCAGATCCTATATCAACGTAGAAGGCTATCATGATTACTTGCGTTTTGAAATAAACCAATATGGACAGACGGCCAATGCACAAGCAGTAGTGGCCGGTGGTGAAATCATATCCTTGAATCTCACAGGAACTGGAAATCAATGGTATGGTACCACTACTCCTGCTGTGACCATACAGGGTCTTGGCACAGGCGCCACAGCAGTGGCCACAGCCAATTCCAACGTGGTCACCAGTGTCACGCTGGTCAATGCTGGAGAAGGTTATCTAACCAATCCACAAGTGGCCATCACCAATGGTAGTATCACCAGCATCACGTTTAGATAACAACGAATAATCTTTTTTGTCTTAAACCAGGATAAATTATAGGTACAAAGACAAGAAAGATTTAGATGAAAAAATTCAAAAGAGTAGTGGCCCTGGGCTGTAGCTGTGCGTTCGGTGCAGAGCTCGAAGATCCTGATTTCTCTTCAGATGATCCGGGCATACAGTATCTCCATAACAAAGAATATCGCCTCAATCGTGTGTATGGAAAATTAGTGGCTGATTATTTTGGGGCAGAATTCGACATGTTCGCTTGCCCGGCAGCCAGTATAGGTCACATGAGATGGCAAGCACAAAACTGGTTGGAACAAACCCCTGACGTGTCAGACAGTTTGATACTGTCTGGATTCACCGGACCCAGCAGAGAAAGTTGGTTCTTCGCAGACTATGCGACCAGCTTCCAGCGGGCCGATGCCAACTTTAACAAACATGTACACAATCTTTCAATCAATCATCATTATGTTGACGAAAGACTGGACCCACAGTGGGTGGAACTCTATAAAAAGTGGCTGATGCTCAGCCACTGTGAGGAATGGGAAAGATATAACTTCCAACAAACTGTGTTGTTCCTTGACGGTATCGCCAAGCTCCGCGACATTGATGCGTTGCATTTTTATATGTTGCCTAACCAACACACCAGCGACAGCAAAAACTTTTGGAATTCCACTGACATGCTGACTAAACTGAAAAAACTGGATCAAGAAAAATTATTGTACATGCCCGGCGAACACCCGACAGAAGCAGGGCATCGGCTGATAGCCCAATGGATAATTGAAGAACTCGAACGCAGATATGATTAAAAAGATTGTTGCATTTGGATGTAGTTGGACCTATGGTGATGAACTGATAGCACCCGAGTTCCGTGATCTGTCTGAAGATGAATTCCGGGATCATTATGATCAGAACAAGCCCTATAGACTGGCCAACTGTTATGCGGGCTTGGTAGCCAAGCACTATGGACTTGAGTTAGAAAACATGGCGTTTCCAGGCTCCAGTCTTGAAAGCATGCGATGGAATCTCATGTGGTACTTGAGGAATGCACAAGACAGAGACAACGTTTTGTTTTTAGTAGGCCACACAGATGCCACCAGACAGAGCTGGTTCAATCCCTTGCATGAAATATCAATGAAAGATCCTCAGTGGAATCGACACATGCATGGAACCTGGCTCACACAGCCCAACCCAGACATCGACGACAATTGGTTTAAATTACAACGATTATGGCTGGGCATGAGTTTCCACATAGACTGGGCTGAGTATAACTTCCAACAGACCATAAATCTTTTTGATCAAGCACAGAGCCGTTATGGAATACCCGTGGTACAGTTTTCAGTGTTAGAAAACAGATATGGAGTCAACGTTCCTAGCTTGATCTATTCCGGAACCAATTTCCGAGATATATTGGTACAAAAGAAAAAAGATCTAGGAGTCAATCCTTTTGCATCCGGTGGTCATCCCAACGAAAAAGGCCATCAGATCATCGCAGATCACTTGATCGAACACATAAAGTATGCTAAAATGTTAGCGTGATAGACATACTTTCTTACTTGCCAGGCAAACGAAAACAGACCAGTTCAGGCTGGATCAGTTTCAATGCGCCTTGTTGTGTACACAATGGTGAGTCAGCAGATCGACGTCAGCGTGGTGGTATCAAAGCAACAGATCAAGGCTGGAGCTATCATTGTTTTAATTGTGGCTTTACTGCGAGCTTTGTGTTGGGGCGCACACTGAGCTTCAAAGCACGTCGTTTCATGCAGTGGATCAATGTTCCACAAGAAGAAATAGAATACATCAATCTTGAAAGCCTCAAGCACAAGAACATTCAAGGTATCATTGACGATCGTCAGCGTACTGTTAATGTACTGCAAGGCATTGACTTTGAAGAAAAAGAATTACCGCCAGCGGCTGAGCTCGTGACTCCTGAACACAACTATGAATGGCAATACATTCGTGACCGCGGCGTACCCAACGACTTTCCGATGATGACTGTAAAGCTCAACGACAACATACACTGGACAAGGCCGCAGGTCATTGTGCCCTTTACCTACAACAACACCATAGTAGGGTACACTTGTCGTATGTTAGATGACCGTACTCCCAAGTACATACATGACACACAGCATGGGTATGTGTTTGGAATAGATTTACAACAACCCAACTGGCAACATGTCCTGGTCATGGAAGGTGTGTTTGATGCTCTCAGTATTGGTGGATTGGCTGTGCTACATGCCGAGATCAATGATGCGCAGGTGCGATTGATACGTTCGTTAGATAAAGAAATAACAGTGGTACCCGATCAAGACGAAGCAGGAATCAAGTTGGTAGATCGTGCCCTGGAACTGGGCTGGGCAGTGAGCATACCGCGTTGGGAACAAGGTATCAAAGATGTCAACGATGCTGTCCGGCGCTATGGGAGAACAGCCACGTTGTTGAGTATATTTGAAGCAAGGAATACCAGCCGTATCAAAATAGAAATGGCCAAGAAAAATCTATCAAGGAAGATCAATGGCTAAGTTATACGTCTTTGGAGACAGCTACAGCACACCTGGATTCTGTGTGGGCCCGCAGGACTCTTGGTGGGGATTGTTGGCCAGAGCCATTGGCCACAAGATTGAAGGTGTGGATAACTATTCCTGGCCTGGCAACAACATCGACAGCATTGGACACGTAATCGTGGCCAATCAGGATCTATTCCAGCCAGATGATTATCTTGTCATTGGAATTCCTCCTATAGAGCGTATGACAGTGTTTGATCCCGCCGCCAGGGCCAAACAGGTAGTAAAGTTTGATCCACTGCTGAAAGAAGTAGAGCGTGTGATGGTACCTAGACATGAAAGTCTTGGACAGCTCACAGCCCATCAACTGGATCGTGCCATAGTAGATCTTTGGAATCGCAGTTGGCAAGAAGCACAAGTGTTGCGCGGCATACTGACCTTGGCGGCTTATATCGAAAAGATAACCACACGTTATATGTTTTTAAATCTGGCAGAACCTTTACAGCCGCCCACCCAGTGGTCAGTGCTGGAGAGTTTGCAACAACAAGCAAAAGCACACCCACAAATGATCATTTTTGAAGATACATATTATTCGGTCAATTTCAATGTCAACAAACCTGCTGATTTTGAAACACACGGATGGTTCGGACATCAGGGTCCGATAGGTAACAAGCATTGGTTTGACACAGTGCTATCATCTAAATTAAAACAGTTACAATGGATTTAAAAATTACGGCCACCGACCTTGGGCTCATAGATACAACGAGAGAAGATACATGAAAGATTATTCAGTAGAAGTACAGCGACTATTTTTAGAAATCATGATGCAAGATGCACAGAGTTTTGTGCGTGTGCAAAATATCTATAATGATGAAAACTTTGATCGCAGTTTGCGTAGTGCGGCCAAGTTCATCAAAGAGCATGCAGACAAGCACAAGACCCTGCCTGATCGCAAACAAGTGTCAGCGGTGACCAATGTCAAACTTGAAGAAATTCCTGATTTAAATGACGGACACCTTGACTGGTTTATGGAAGAGTTTGAAGGCTTTACTCGACGCCAGGAACTGGAACGTGCTATCCTTAAATCAGCAGACTTGCTGGAGAAAGGTAACTTTGATCCGGTAGAAAAACTGATCAAGGATGCTGTGCAAATTAGTTTGACCAAGGACCTGGGCACAGATTACTTTGATGATCCTAGAGCCCGACTCATGGCACTGAAAAACAACAACGGGCAAAACTCCACAGGTTGGCCTGCGCTGGATCGACTGCTGTATGGCGGATTCAATCGCGGCGAACTACAGATCTTTGCTGGCGGTTCAGGATCAGGCAAGAGCTTGTTCATGCAGAACTTGGCAGTGAACTGGGCGCAGGCAGGACTCAACGGCTGTTACATCACACTGGAACTTTCAGAAGGTCTGTGTTCAATGCGTATAGACTCTATGATGACCAATACATCAGCCAAGGAGATTTTCAAAGACATTGACACAGTGGAAATGAAAGTCAAGATGATGCAGAAGAAGTCAGGCGGCTTGCAGATCAAATACATGCCAGCGCAATCAACAGTGAATGACATCCGTGCATACTTAAAAGAACTACAAGTCAAGACAGGCAAGAAGGTTGACTTTTTGTGTGTTGACTACTTGGACTTGATCATGCCCGTGAGTGCCAAAGTCAGCCCTAACGACTTGTTTGTTAAAGACAAGTATGTTTCAGAAGAACTGCGTAACTTGGCCAAAGAACTCAATGTGTTGTTTGTCACAGCGTCACAGTTGAACCGTGCGGCAGTGGAAGAGATTGAGTTTGACCACAGTCATATTTCGGGCGGTATTTCTAAGATCAACACAGCAGACAACGTGTTTGGTATCTTTACTTCGAGAGCCATGCGTGAGCGTGGACGCTATCAGATCCAGCTAATGAAGACTCGTAGTTCGTCAGGCGTTGGACAAAAAGTAGATCTTGAGTTTGACATTGAGAGCTTGCGTATCCGAGACCTTGGAGAAGATCAACAGCAAAGTTCAGGCTTTGTCAAGAAGCCTAGCATCTACGAATCAATCAAGGCCAAGAGCCAGGTAAATTCTAAAAATGACGAAGCAGTAGATGAAGACACTGGAGAAGTCGCTAAGATCCCAGCCACGGTAGACAGTTCAAAGTTAAAAGATCTACTCAAACAAGTCAGGCCCAATTAACTCACACAGTTCAGGCAGATAGTGCTTGATGCTGATTCCTTTGAGTTGGTCTTGTCGCTTTATCTGTTTTAAAAATTCTTCAAAGTTAGCTTGATCGGCGTCGGTATGAGTGTCGCCTATGTAGGTAGCATAGTCCACTGGACTCAGTACTGTTTTGAGGTGTTGTTTGACATGCTGAGGTAAAGCACGTGGTTGTAACCATGCTGGTCGATAGATTGGGTTGTTAGCGTATTCTATTTTTTGTTCATTGAACCATGCCACACTTTCATTGTGATACAGCACATTGAGATTGCTCAAGGTATAGTTTGCTGAAACCAAGTCGGTTAATTCTCGGAAAAACTTTAGATTTGATTCGAGCAGATCCCAAGCCAGTGGATATCGCACATATTCAAACACAGATCCTGTGCCATCTATGCTGACGCAAAAATTAAGATTTTTAAATTTTGACAGTATTTTTTTGTAATCTTCAGACAGTGCTACACTACCATTTGTGACCATGCTGATAAAACATCGTTCATTGCCTAATTCAAGTAACTTTTCTAAGATCTGGAAATTTTTTCTTTCATACAGCGGCTCTCCACCCAGCAAGGTCAGGGTCACAAGGCTTGAAAAATCTATTTCTTGATAGACTTTGTCCAGATCAATAAATTGATATTTCTTTATTTCTAATTTGGGGTTTCTTTTGCGATCAAGCTGTGCCCAACTGCTACTCGATCCAGAATTACAACTCACACAAGTGGCGTTGCAAGTATAGCTGGTCAGCAGTTTGAGCATGAGTGTTTTTTCCATGCCCTGCGCCGCATCTTGTTTAATAAATTGCAGATCTCTATCCCAGTACCAATCCAGCGCAGAATTTTTAAGTTGACGATCACTGGTCAACCCTTGATCTTCAAGATTCCAGCATTTTTGACATTCTGCAGGGCGTTTTCCAGCTATCATTTCCGCCTGGATCTTTTTTATATCATAGTCTTTGGGTAGCAAACAGCAATGGGTATCGTGGCGATCGTCCCAATTTAATTCACGTCCAAACCAGGGTAAAACACAAAAATTGTCCATGATCTATTTACGGAATTACATACACCAGAGCGATAAATATATTACAAAGGTTTAGGACCATGCAAAAAAAGACTCGTAGCATATTAGAAGAACTCGATGCCATGTACATCGAGCGTGATAACAGGCACGTAATAGAAAATCGTGCCTCTAATGTTATTGCCAGCGCCATACGGCTTCTTGAACAAATTGAGCAGACCTACGATGCAGAACAGGCTGAAAATTTACAGCGCAAACTGCTCAATGCCATCCGTCTGCGGGATGCTTCCAAGTTTACTCGCACCGTGAGACGTACTGATGAAAATTAAAGATGTATTAAACGAAGGAGTGTTTGACGATCTCCGAGCTCTTGGGCAACAGGCACAGCGTGATCAAGCCTTGGCAGCCAAGGCTGGTCTTGGCCGTAGATTGGGCGCACTCAAAGGCTCATTGACTCCTAAATTCTATCAAGATTTTGCTGACAAAGTAGCCACAGCTCGTAAGAGCAGAGATGTTGAAACACTGGCCGATGCCTGGGTCGCTGAGTGGGACAAATACTTTCGTGCCTTGGAAAAAAACACCGGTCCAATGAGCGACGATGCTTATAGAAACAATTTCCGTGCTTGGCTGAGCAAGACAGCCAAAGTCAATGTTAACCCTGCTGAACTCGACTCTCGTGTGACAGTGCAAAGTCTTGAAGCAGTCAAAAAATATCTCACTGATTATTTTATTCCAACCTATCAAAAAATACAGAGCAATCCTGTGTACATCATACCTGACGGTAGCACAGTGGATGTGATATCTCGAGTAGGCTCTCACAACGCTACAGAAGTTTATACCTGGAGCACACAAAGAGGTCATTGGTATGACTCATCTGGCAATGAGGTAGCTGCCTTTAGCAATCTACACAATACTTTGGTGCAGGATGCTATGGACAAGGCCTCAGGAACAACAGGAGGCGGCGGTGCGGCTACTGTCTGAAGGTGGCAACGTCTTCAAAGATGCAGACGGAAACCCACTTACCCAACGAATCAATCAAAGCGATGTGGCTGCTACGATCATGTGGATCGAACAGCTCACTGGCATAGAGTTTCCCAGAGAACGCTGGCTTGGATCAACTGGCAAAGCCATCACTTCAGGAGACATGGACTTGGCAGTAGATGCCAGCCAGATAAACAAAGATCAATTGGCAGCCAAGCTCACACAGTGGGCACAGAGTCATGGTCAAGATCCCAAGCAATGGGTAAAGAAAGCAGGAGAAGTACATCTCCGTACTCCCATTGGAGGAGATCCAAAACGTGGATTTGTGCAAACAGACTTCATGTTCTTGCCCAATCTTGATTGGGGCACTTTCTTTTACAATCAAGGTGAAGGATCAGCATACAAAGGACTTGTACGTGCTGTGCTGATGAGTAGCATAGCCAAGACTCAGGGTCTCAAAGTTGGCATCAATGGTATGTTTGACAGAGAAACAAACAAGTTGCTGAGCCAGGATCCTGATCAAGTAGCACGTACCATATTAAACAAAAAAGCCACCCGCCGAGACCTGTCCACAGTAGAGACCATCTATGCGGCTCTGGCTCGCGATCCCCAACGTGATATCAAATTAAAAGATTTCCGTGAATATCTTGCCAAAGAAGGCTTGCCAGATCCTGACGCACCAGTGGCAGAAAATGACGTACACTTCTTGGCTCGACTGAGGGATCGCATCGTCAATCAAGGCATGGTCATGATCATGGAAGGTGTGCGAATCGAGCACCCTGAAGACATGGTGTTTGACATGGGCAGTCGAGGTATCGTCAGTGCTATAGATGGTATTGTTGCCACAGCACAACAGCCCAACACTGCCACAGTGAAATGGGATGGTCGACCTGCAATCATATTTGGTCGTAAGCCCAATGGCGATTTTGTGCTTACAGACAAAGCAGGCTTCTTGGCCAAGGGTTATGATGGTCTTGCTACCAGTCCACAACAGATTGAAAAGATCATGAGCCAACGTGGCGGCGAACGCGGCGAACTCGTGGCCTTGTATCAAAAGCTATTTCCATTGTTGAGAGCCGCAGTACCACAAAACTTCCGAGGGTACATACAAGGTGACTTGCTGTACAGCGATACACCACCCGTGAACAATGGTGCCTATGTGTTCCAACCCAACACAGTGACCTATTCTGTTCCAACAAATTCTGAGTTAGGTAAAAAAGTTGGAGCCAGCCAAGTTGGTGTGGTCATACACACTGCGTTGGAAGCACCTGGAGCCACACCCGAGCCTATCAGGGCCGCTGCCTTGCAGTCGGTTCCAGGATTGTTGATTTTAGACCCCAGTCTCAAAGAGCCTAGAAATATCAAGCTCAACGCCAATACTGTAAAAGATCTAAAAAACATCGCTGCCACACAAGGCGCCGCTATAGATCAGCTGTTTAATCCACAAGAGCTACGAGCACGGAAAATAACCAATCTTCCACAGCTGATGAAAACTTATATCAACAGCCGTGTGAGAGAAGGCAGCTTTGACAATCTCGTAGGCGGGTTCGGACCTTGGGTACAGGCCAAAGAGCCAACCAAAGCACCGCGCATATTTGAGTGGGCCACTGAAAACAAACAAGCAGTGGCCGCTGTGTTCCAAGCGTTTTTAGACATAAGCAGTCTCAAAAACGAACTGGTACGCCAGCTGGATTCGCAAGCTCATGACGTACAGGCCGCAGTCAACAACGAACCTGGACATGAGGGTTATGTAGGGCAAGGTATGAAATTTGTGGACCGCATGCGATTCAGCCAAGCTAATTTTGCCCGCAATAACCCAGATTTGGCCTGATACTGACCGATTTCTCCGTTTTGATATAAATAAGTGTAGGGCAAAAGGCCCACAAATATAAGGAGATTTATCATGGCAGGTTTTACACGTACAAGCGGTGACTTTCAACCAGTAGTAGTAATGGATCAAGGCGTTAACGCCACATCACCAGGTGCAGGTTGGAACACAGGTATCAACACAGTAGTTAGCGGCGCAACCGTTAACGTAGCTGGTCCTAAGTTAGACTTTGGTACAGTTACATTCACAGGTAACGCAACAGTTAGCGGTGCTTCTTTGGCAATCGCTATCCAAACAATCCAGCAACAAGCTACTATCGCTATCTATGAATTCAACACAAACAGCTCTAACACAGCTACATTGTCGTTGGCTACATACCCAACTGGCGCATGGAGCTATACTAACGGTGGTGACCTTGACGCAGCCTTGACAGCCGCTCTTGGTTATGCTGTTACTACAGCCGCTACAGCAACATTCACAAACTAATCCTTTAGTCAGTGAAAAACAAAACCCTAGTTCTTTAACTAGGGTTTTTTTACGGCTTAAATATCAGCATGAGCGGAGAATACGTTTTTGAAAGTCCTGACGGTGGACACACTGTGTATCGTCGGCACGTGGGCAAACAGGATCGAGAACTGGTTTCTCAAGATCAATTCACACAAGATAAATTAGCGACAATAAAAGAAGACAAACTCTGGGGCAATATCAGACGTGCCGCCAAGATAGATCCTGCGCTTAAAGAAATGTTGGATCAGGTCAGAGTATATTACGAATTAAAACATGAGAAAGATTAAATGCTACTGCCTGTTCGACATCACATCCACGGGAGTTACCGGACATCAAAGGCAATCAACATATCCTTTTACTACTAAAAAAGGGCATGTCATCGTTGATCAACTGCACTTGACAAATGCCCGCAATCAACAAAGAAATTGGGATACTGTGCTACAGCTCATTGGATTGCGTACACAGGTATTTGAAATAACTGATCCAGTGATCATCAAAAACGAAAACATTTTTTCCAACGCCAAGTCTGATGATCGGGTCTGGGCATTTACTTTTGAAATTGAACCGCAAGCACAATGGTCAGTTGACAACGATGAATTCTGGATACTCAAACACGACAGCGAACGCACTCCAATGATAGTGGGTTTACAAGAAACCGCACTGTTAGAGCCCTGGATAACAGCCCTGGGCGCCGACGCCAACATCATTTATCATGCCCAATAAAATAAATAAACAATCAACAAGGAAAGCTCCTAATGGAAACAACGGACATCGAAAAGAAAAGTCTAGAAACTCACGTGGAACTGTGCGCCCAGAGGTACAAGTATCTGGAGGAAAAGCTGGAAACAGTGGAACAAACCGTGATCAATCTAAACGCAGTGGTCCGAGAAGTCCACGATATGGTGCAAAGCATGAGCCAACGCAACACCGATCGCCTGATCAACTGGGGAGTGGGAATCATAGTGTTCCTGACAGGAATAGTGGGCTGGTTGCTCACACACTACGTCCTAAAATAAGCGAACGCCAAGCTCAGCTCATGCTGGAGCGGATCACCAAAGATCACTTATTAAATAACCCTAACGCTATAATACGCATCGATAGCGCCATACGTGCCTTTGGCAAATACACTATCATTAGAAACAGCAAGTCTTTTCAAGTATATCGCAGTGCCACATTGGCAGTAGAACCCAGTTCCAGCAAGGTAGCTATCAGCTGGTGTGTAGCAGACAAATACGGCAAGCATTCTTTGGCACACGATTTAATAACATACGATGCAGAAGTAGAACGCAGACAAGATGAAATAATGTATTACCGCAATACTTTAAACTGCGACCAGGATACTGTGCTTAAATCCGTGGTTGCAGACCGGTTGGCCGAAAGCATGGCACGACTAAAATACGCTCAAGAACAGTTGGATAAATGTGTAAATCTGGCTAAATACTGGCAACTAAAAGGATTCAAAGATGAAACTGCAAGAATTGGAATCAAGAACTAAAATACAACAAAGCCTCAAGGTTTTTGAAAGTCATTTTGGACAAACTTTGGCCATCGATGCCATAACCGCACGTCAGGCACAAGAGATGCTGAAAAAGGTGCGAGGACTTATACGTGAGCATCGTGCAACGCCCGAGTTTCATCGTAGCGAACAAAACCCCAGCTATCTAAAATTGGTTGTCATGGAACGTGCTCTCGAAGCTCGTGTTAAAGAATCTCAACCAGGCGCCGCTCCTGGCATGGCCATGGCACAACAAGATCCACGCCAACAGGCAGCCGATGCACAGGCTTCAGCAGCCGCTACCAAGCGTATCGCTACCGGTACTGGACAAATGGGCAAAGCTGGTGTAGTAGGCAAGGCCATTGATTCCGCTATCCAAGGCAAGACATTGACACCCGCTGAAAAAGCAGTGATCGGTAAAACATTGTCCACAGTACAACAAGCCGCTGCCAAAGACACACGTCTACAGCAGATGTTGAAAACAGCCACTGCCATGGAAAGCAAAAAAGCACGTCGCTTGCGTGAAGCCAGTGAGCTACAACAAGCACAAGTGGTCTTGGCCGCACAAGACATGGTAGACCAGATCCAGAAAATGATCGAGCAAGTGTCAGCCATGCAGTTCAAAGATCTTCCAGCCTTGGTGGATTCAATCCGCAATGACGTTGGCATGGATCAAGCACAACAGTTTAACAATGATGTCACAGCCGCACTACAAGGTCTTATCCAGGGCCTCCAGGGTTCCAAAACCCAGCTGGAAACCGCACAAGGTGTGCTTACAGGTCAAGCCCCAGTGGTGCCCGGACAAGATGCTGGCGCCGCAGGAGCCGCTCCCCTTCCAGGAAGCACTCTACCCGGTGCTGGTCAGGGTGAAGTAGATGTTGATGCTGATCTCAGCCTTGACGCTAATCTTCCACCTGAGGATGACGAAGAGCTTCCAGCCAAGGCACTAGGTCGCGAGCGTAGATAATATGTTGATCCGAGAGTTCCAGGATCCGGACGCACTGAAACTGGCCGCCATAGGCCAGTTTTTGCTCAAGCGAGCACAAGACACAGATGCTATCAAACCCATGGACGTAACTGCGTTCATTGAGTTGGCTCGCCAGAATCAGATCAATTTGACTCCCGAGAGACTCAACCAACTGTCACAACGAGAGCCGCTCAATGGCGTGATTGATAGCATACAAAATGACCAGATCATCTGGAAAGGTTCGCGTGTGCCCAGCGATCCTACAATGAGAGTGGACCAAGCTCGTAAAAAAGTCGACCAAATGGCCAAGCGAGCCATTGATCTCAAGTAAATACCAAAACGGTTGACAAAGTCAACAAAAACAATTATAATAGATCATAGGAGATCGGTATGGCTTATTCTGACAAAGTTATTGACCACTACGAAAACCCTCGCAACGTAGGGAGTTTTGATAAATCTGATGACAGCGTGGGCACCGGTATGGTGGGAGCACCTGCTTGCGGTGATGTCATGAAATTACAAATAAAGGTAAACAACCATGGTATCATTGAGGACGCGAAATTCAAAACCTACGGTTGCGGTAGTGCCATCGCATCGTCCTCTCTTGTTACCGAGTGGGTTAAAGGCAAAACGCTGGACGAAGCCTCAACTATTAAAAATTCAGCGATTGCTGAAGAACTCGCCTTGCCACCAGTCAAAATACATTGTAGCATCCTTGCTGAAGATGCGATCAAAGCGGCCATAGAGGATTATCGTAAAAAACATGGTTGATTGGACCAATTGCGAGGATTGGTTTCAAGAATGCCAACTCGACCCTGACAAACACGAGCTTTGGTTGGGTGACAATCCGCCAAATGCGAAAAAAGGAAAACGTGTGTTCTGGGTCAGCCACGAGACTCGCGGCATGGCCAACAAAGACAGATGCAAAGATCAGGACTTGATAATTTTTGATTCTGGTGTCGATGACAGTGGCATAGTGAATCCTTACATGTTACACTGGCATCTTTCTGCTGATGCCAACGCTGTTTACAAATTCACAGACCGCATAAAATATCAAGACTCCGGGTTGGTGTTTGATGCTTTGCTGGGTACCAGAAGACCGCACCGAGACTTTGTCTGGCAATGGTTTGAAAATGATACTGAGTTAAAAACCGCAGGATACATCACATATCATCGGGTGGCTGGAAACAAACAGGATTTCCATGTGGACCAGGATGTAGATCTGTCAGCGTTCAAGCGCAGTTCATCGACTGTAGAATATCAAGGAGAGTCTGTGGGTTACTGTTCTATGATACCCACAGAAATTTACAGCAAGACTTATGTCAGTCTTGTGGCAGAAACATATAAACCAGTCAATGATTGGTCATTTTTTACTGAAAAGATCAGCAAGCCCATGTTGGCGAGACGACCTTTTGTAGTGATATCCAATAGACATTATCTACGCAGACTGAGATCCATGGGTTTCAAAACCTTTGATAGCATCATTGACGAAAGTTATGATGAGCTACAAGATGACACAGCACGATGGTCTGCGGCAATGACACAATTAAAAAAGATAGTCGAGATGCCCAGAGATCATTTGTTAGAACTATCCTCTGATATATTAGATCACAATCGGCAGTTGATGAATCAACCTTGGATGAGGATTTTTAAAAATAAATTAAAGGAGTTGCGATGATCAATATAACTGAACAAGCGGCTTGCAAAGTCAAAGAAAATCTATCACGTAGAGGACACGGCGTGGGCATCAAGATAGGAGTCAAAACCACTGGATGCTCAGGCCTGGCCTATACGTTAGAGTATGTAGATGTCGAGCAAGGAAAAGAGCACTGCATGGCACACTATGATGTCAATGGTGTGCGCATCTATGTAGATCCCAAACATCGCCCTTATCTTGAAGGCATGACCATGGATTGGATACGCCAAGGCCTCAACGAAGGTTTTGATTTTATTAACCCCAATGAAAAAGACCGCTGTGGATGCGGGGAAAGTTTCCGTGTATAACCCAAAATTTGATTACCAACCCTTGAGCCGTACCAGCGAAGATGGACGACGATTGTATCTTACTCCCGACGGAAAAAAGCTACCCAGTGTTACGACTATTTTAGACAAGACCAAGCCCGAAGAAAAGAAAGCCGCGCTCAATGCCTGGAGAAACCGTGTGGGTCATGCACAAGCACAGGCCATAACCACTGAAGCGGCTAATCGTGGCACCCGTATGCACACTTATCTTGAGCACTATGTCAAAACAGGTGAACTCAAAGAACGCGGGTCCAACCCATATTCTTGGGCCAGCCATGTCATGGCAGAAACAGTGATCAGCCAGGGATTGAAAAACGTCACGGAATTCTGGGGTGTGGAGATACCCTTGTACTTTCCTAAATTATACGCAGGAACCACTGACGGTGCGGGCATACATTTAAATGACGAAAGTATCCTGGACTACAAGCAGACCAACAAACCCAAGCGCGAAGAGTGGATCGAAGACTATAAACTACAGCTCGTGGCCTATGCCCTGGCACACAACGAAGTCTACGGTACAAAAATACGCAAAGGTGTGGTGCTGATGTGCGTCAAGCCCGAAGTTGATGCCATGGGAAATCCTATTACAGACCCACAATATCAAGAATTTGTGTTAAAAGAAGCAGATTTTGACTACTGGGAACAGCAGTGGTGGAAGCGTCTTGAGCTGTATTACTTGACCAGCTAAATATAGCATCGGAGACAAGAATGGCAATAGTACAGATATCACGCATCACCCAGCGCAAAGGACTCAGCGAAAACTTACCGCAATTAGCAGGCGCAGAGTTTGGGTGGGTCATAGACGAACGCAGATTGTTCATCGGTAATGGTACCTTACAAGAAGGTGCTCCTGCCATTGGCAACACTGAAATTTTAACAGAATATTCTGATATCTTTGCCATCGCTGGGCTTTATACCTACAAGGGCGAAGCTGGCGGATACACAGTACAAACAGGCCCTACATCTGGCGATCCAGTCAGACGCACACTACAAAGTGTACTGGACGAAATGGCGTCAGTTAAGGATTTTGGTGCCACGGGCGACGGTGAAACTGACGACACAGATGCTATCAATCGTGCCTTGTTCCAGATGTTCTGTAGAGAAGCCAATCCACAGGTACGTCGTAGCTTGTTTTTCCCGGCCGGTGTGTACCGCGTCACAGACAGCATCAAGATTCCTCCCTATTGCAAAATTTATGGCGAAGGTCAGGACAGCTCTGTGATCTTCCTCAATGCGGCCACAGATTCTACCTTTGGTCCTTATGTGGCTCGTACAGCAGATAGCTTACAGCAGACAGGTGTCAACATTGGTAACAATGGTGCGGCACGTCCACAGAATATTGAAATCTATGACATGGGTTTCCAGAGCGATGAACAGATCGACTTATTCTTGGTCGAAGACGCAGAACAAGTCACATTCTATGACTGCGGATTTATTGGACCCTTTAGCCAGACGTACATCACTAACAACCCTGGCCTGGTCACCACAGCTGACATAGCTTGTGTTCGTTTTGACAGCACTGTGAGTTTAATAACTAACAACGTAGTGTTTGATAGCTGTCATTTTTCAGGCATGAGTTATGCCTTTGATGCCGACGAACAGATACAAGGTATTACCGTACAGAATTCAAAATTTGATACATTGTATCAAGGTATCCTGTTGGGAACCAACACACCTATCAATGGTGGTCCAGTGGGTTTCCGTGTGATGCATAATCTCTTTGACAGCATCAGTCAAGAAGGTATCATCATAGGTGCTGTGGAAAACAACATGACTGGTTACAACATGTTCTTGGATGTGGCCACAGATTTCCAAGGCGGTAACTTTACACCCACTGCTCCTATCATTGACATACAGAACGATAACAATGTGTCCATAGGCGACATGTTTGAACGTGACGAAACATTCAACGCTATCGAGCCTCGCATCAAGATCAACAACAAAAAAGTCTTTGCGCTTGACAAAGGCGAACGCTATAAATTTGGTACCTACACACAAAACGCTGGTGCCCAAGTTTATTTAGATCTTACCAACACTCCGGCAACAGTGATAACTATAAACACATCACAAGCACAGGCCTTTACCATGCAGTACAGATTTAGAGATGATTTAAACTTAACTACCAGAGTTGGAACATTACAGGTAGTCGCACAAGATGGCGACGACTCATCGGGTACATTAACTTACACCGATGACTACAGTGAAAACAATCCAACTGACCTGGTCCTCAGCGTGGTACAGAGCGGCTCGAACATGAATATCCAATATGTCTTGCCAACAGCCAGTGGTGCCTCCGGCGGTACTTTAAAATACTCAATCAGCTATCTGGGATAACTGTGTGGCCTGACCGGTATGATGACCGGTTATCCCAGTGGTATCAGTTACGACAGGATAACCAAAACAACGATTTAGAAACAGCACTGTTGGCTGTCAATGATTGGTGGCAACGTGCTCCTGTGGTCAATCACTATCTCCATTGGGATGATTTGGAAACTTGGCCCGATCCCTGGGATCTTTTGGCTGATAATCACTATTGCAATCTTGCAAAAGCTCTGGGCATAGTGTATACTTTACACATGATTGGCCGAAGTGACATAACCACCATGGCAATAGCCGACAATGGCGATTCCGTGGACAATTTAGTCCTGGTCAATGAGGGAAAATATATACTGAATTGGGCTCCTGGCGAACTGTTAAATATCACATCCAAACAAGTAAGCATCAAGAGAAGCGTAGATTCACAAGCGGTAACGAAAAAAATTAACTGAGGTAGCGATGACACAGATACAAATCACAAAAAGAGACGGACGCCGAGAGCCGCTGGATTTAGAAAAATTACACAAAGTAGTATTTTGGGCCACAGAAGGAATTACTGGGGTTTCAGCAAGTCAAGTAGAAATAAAATCACACATACAGTTTTACAACGGAATACAAACAGCCGATATCCAAGAAACACTGATCAAGTCAGCGGCTGATCTTATCACAGAAGAAACACCTAACTATCAATACGTTGCAGGGCGATTGATTTGTTATCATCTGCGTAAACAAGTTTATGGACAATTCCAGCCATGGCACATCCTTGACTTGGTCAAGAAAAACGTTGCCGCTGGGTTCTATGATTCAGAATTGCTAAAAGCATACAGCGACGACGAGTGGGAACGTATCAACAGTTTCATTCGCCACGATCGCGATGAACAATTGACTTATGCGGCCATGGAACAGTTCCGTGGCAAGTATCTTGTACAGAACCGTGTGACAAAAGAAATCTATGAAACACCTCAGATGGCCTATGCTTTGATCGCGGCCACGCTGTTCCAGCACTATCCACGAGACAGTCGCATGATGTGGGTGCGTGATTACTATGATGCTATCAGTCAACATCAAGTGAGTTTGCCTACTCCTGTCATGGCCGGTGTGCGTACACCCATGCGACAGTTTTCGAGCTGTGTGTTGATCGAGACCGGCGATAGTCTTGATAGTATCAACGCAACGTCAAGCTCTATCGTAAAGTATGTGAGTCAAAAGGCTGGCATTGGTATCGGTGGCGGACGTATCCGCGCCTTGGGATCACCTATCCGTAACGGTGATGCGTACCATACCGGTGTTATTCCTTTTTACAAAATGTTTCAGGCGGCTACCCGCTCGTGTAGCCAAGGTGGTGTGCGCAATGGAGCCGCTACTCTTTATTACCCTATCTGGCATTACGAAGTCGAAGATCTTTTAGTTCTCAAGAACAACAAAGGCACTGAAGACAATCGTGTGCGTCACATGGACTATGGTGTACAATTCAATAAAGTCATGTATGAGCGACTGCTTGGCGGTGGCGACATTACCTTGTTCTCGCCACACGACGTGCCAGAGATGTACGAAGCTTTCTTCACTGATGTAGATCGTTTCCGTGAACTGTATGAAACAGCCGAACGAAATACCAAACTCCGTAAGAAGAAGGTCAAGGCCATCGACCTGTTCACCGCATTCATGCAAGAGCGCAAAGATACCGGTCGTGTGTATCTACAAAACGTTGATCACGCCAACACTCATGGTAGTTTCAAACCGGACTTGGCGCCTGTTAAAATGAGCAACCTCTGCTGTGAAATCACACTACCTACCAAGCCTCTAGATGACATCCATGATGTCGATGGAGAAATCGCACTCTGCACGTTGAGTGCTATCAACTGGGGTGTGTTCCGTGATCCTGAGGACATGGAAAAAGCCTGTACCTTGGCAGTGCGTGGACTTGATGCGCTGTTGAGTTATCAAAACTATCCTATTATTGCGGCACAGTTGGCCACTGAAGCACGTCGCCCATTGGGTGTTGGCATCATCAACTTTGCTTACTGGTTGGCCAAGAACGACTTGAGTTACAGTGATCCAGCCGCATTACCAGTGGTAGATCGTTGGGCACAGTACTGGTCATATTACTTGATCAAAGCATCAGCAGACCTTGCACGTGAATTTGGTGCATGCCCCAAGAGCAACGAAACCAAGTACGGTGATGGCATCTTGCCTGTGGATACCTACAAGCGTGAAGTTGACGAACTCGTGCCTCATCAAGATGCAGTGGATTGGGCCGGTCTAAGAGAGCAGTTGAAACAGACTGGTATCCGTAACTCCACACTCATGGCCCTGATGCCAGCTGAGACATCAGCGCAGATTTCAAACTCTACCAATGGTGTTGAACCTCCACGTAGCTATGTGTCAATCAAACAAAGCAAGGATGGTGTTCTCAAGCAAGTAGTTCCTGAATACCGTAGATTAAAAAACAAATATGAATTGCTATGGGATCAAAAGAGTCCTGAAGGTTATCTCAAGATCATGGCCATTCTGCAGAAGTATATTGATCAGGGTATATCCGTAAATACCTCATATAACCCACAGTTCTTTGAGGATGAGAAGATACCAATGAGCGAGATGCTGAAGCACATGATCATGTTCTACAAGTACGGTGGCAAACAACTCTATTATTTTAATACCTACGATGGTTCGGGCGAGATAGATGTTGATCGCATGAACAACAAAGAAATAATTATTGAATCAGTAGATACCAGTTTAGCCGCAGATGATGCCGACTGCGACAGTTGCAAAATATAACCGAGAAAAACATGAGCGTATTAAATTTAAACAAGCGTGATCACACCACCAGCTTGGCTTTCCTTGATCCACAAGGTAGCCTGGGCATGCAGAGATACGATACACTCAAGTATCGTCAATTTGACAAACTCACCGACAAGCAGTTGGGATTCTTTTGGCGTCCAGAAGAAGTTGATGTACTCCGTGATGCCAAGGACTTCAAAGATCTCACACCCTTTGAACAGCATATTTTTACAGCCAACCTCAAGCGCCAGATCCTATTGGATTCTGTGCAAGGTCGCTCGCCAAACCTGGCTTTCTTGCCTATCGTCACACTGCCTGAACTTGAAACTTGGATAGAAACTTGGGCTTTCTCAGAGACCATCCACTCACGTTCATACACTCACATCATCCGTAACGTGTATTCAGATCCTGGGCGTGTGTTTGAAGAGATGCTCGAAATCGATGACATCATCGCCTGCGGCAACGACATTTCTAAATACTATGACGACTTGATTCGGTACAGCCAGTGGTATCTGTTGCTGGGTGCTGGCGAGCATGAATGTAATGGCACCAAGTTTGAAGTATCCGAATACGAGCTCAAGAAGAAACTATGGCTGTGCCTTAACTCTGTCAACGTGTTGGAAGGTATTCGTTTCTATGTGAGCTTTGCTTGCTCATGGGCCTTTGCTGAACTCAAGAAGATGGAAGGCAATGCCAAGATCATCAAATTGATCGCACGTGACGAAAATGTGCATCTCGGATTCACACAAAGCCTGCTAAAGATTCTACCACAAGACGACCCAGATTTTGCCAAGATCCGCAAAGAGACCGAAGCCGAAGTCGTTGCTATGTTTGAGGACGCAGTCAAACAAGAAGAAGCCTGGGCCGATTACTTGTTCAAAGATGGATCTATGATTGGTCTCAACAAACAATTACTCTGTGACTATGTAGAATGGATTGCCCACAAGCGCATGACTGCACTTGGACTACCAAATCATTATCGTGGTGGTTCTAACCCATTGCCCTGGACACAAAAATGGATTGCAGGCGGCGATGTTCAAGTGGCCCCACAGGAAACTGAGATAACTAGTTATGTTATCGGCGGCACTAAACAAGACGTCGACTCTAATACATTTACAGGAATGAGTTTATAAATGAAAAAACGGAACTACACACAAGAGGATGTAAAGAAGTTACAAGGTAGTTTAAAGATTGAATACACACTGGCAAAACGAGGCGCAACAAAATTGCGTGAATTGCTAGCCACAGAACCATTTGTTCCTACACTAGGAGCATACAATGGACAGCAGGCAGTACAACATGCCAAAGCTGGACTTAAAGCAATCTATCTATCAGGTTGGCAAGTGGCCGCTGCCGCAAATACCAGTGGTCGTGTTTATCCAGACCAATCACTATACCCAGTTGACTCAGTGCCTAGTGTTGTTAAAGAAATCAACAACGCACTTCGCCGTGCTGATCAAATCCAAACACTAGAAGGAGTCGGTACAACAGACTACTACTTGCCTATCATCGCAGACTGTGAAGCAGGCTTTGGTGGAGCACTAAACGCATACGAACTAACACTGAGCTGTATCGAAGCAGGTGCGGCCGCTGTTCACTTTGAAGATCAATTGAGTTCAGAAAAGAAATGCGGACACCTGGGTGGTAAAGTATTGATTCCAACCAAACAGGCTATTCGTAACTTAAATGCCGCACGACTGGCCGCTGATGTTGCAGAAGTAGACACAGTTATTCTTGCTCGCACAGACGCAGAGTCAGGCACATTGATTACCAGTGACATTGATCCTGTGGATCAACCATTTGTTGACTACACAAAAGAACGTACTGAAGAAGGCTTCTATCACTTTAAGAATGGTCTAGGTGCTTGTATTGCTCGTGGTCTTGCTTATGCTGAATACGCAGACTTGTTATGGTTTGAAACATCAACTCCTGACCTGGCACAAGCTCAAGCATTCGCTGATGCTATCCATGAAAAGTTTCCAAATCAACAGTTGGCCTACAACTGCTCACCTAGCTTCAACTGGCGCAAGTATTTGACAGAAGAACAATGTGAGAGCTTCCAAGCAGAGATTGGTCGGATGGGCTATGCTTATCAGTTCATTACACTTGCTGGCTTCCACTGCAACAACTTGGCTACTTTTGAAATGGCAGAAGCCTATCAAAAGACAGGCATGCGTGGCTATTCAGAAATGCAACAACGTGAGTTCGCCGCACAAGAGCGTGGCTTTACCACAGTTAAGCATCAGCGTGAAGCAGGCGTTCCATACTTTGATGCTATCGCTACAGCAGTTGGCGCAACATCAACAACAGCATTGGCACACTCAACAGAAGCGGATCAGTTTTAAGGAAAATATATGTTAACCGTTTATTCAAAAAAACATTGCCCATTTTGTGATCAAGCCAAGGCCCTGTTAAAAAATAAAAACATTGCTTTTGAAGAAGTTAAAATCGATGAAGATAACACAGCACGTGAGTTTATCATGGAGCAAGGGCACCGTACAGTTCCACAGATCTATCACAACGGCAAATTATTTGTAGAAGGTGGTTTCCAAGGTTTAAGTAAGCTGAGCACAGACGAAATACGCACTCGTTTGGGCCTTACTGAAAATCTAGGAACCTTATGAATCATTTTTTACAACTCAACGAAATTTACACTTTCAAAATGGTCAGCGGTGAGGAAATCACCGCTAAAGTATTCAATAAAACTTCGGACTCAATAGAAGTTACCCAACCCATCAGCATGGTACTGGGTCCACAAGGGCTACAAATGATGCCCAGTTTGTTCTCTGCAAATCAGGACAAAAATGTCCATATAAATACTGCTACAATAGCCATGGCCGCGGAAACACGAGAAGATGTAAGAGCCAAATATTTAGAGGCCACTACAGGAATCGTGACTCCTCCAGCCAAGCAAATTATAACAGGATAAATTTATGCCACCAGCAGTACGAATCGGAGATCCAAACATAGCAGGAGGACTCGCAGTCTTTCCTGGTGCGATGAGTGTTCTTATCAATGGCCGTCCGGCCTGTACTACAGGCACCATCGTCACGCCACACCCACCTTGCCCAAAAAGCAAAATACACTGTGTGGCCGCGACTACCATTGGTAGTTTGTCAGTCCTGGCCGAAGGAAAACCCATTAACTATGTTGGTAGTCCAGACACTTGTTTTCACCCTAGAGCCTTTGGCAGCCTTGATGTCATAGTAGGAAGCTGACCATGGCCTGCGCTGGTGCCTTAACCTCCATAGTCATGACCGCGGCCGGGGCATTTATTGCCAACGGAGGCCTCAGTGAAGTATTTGGATCAGCACCTATTAGTTCGGCCGCAGGTGCAGTAGGTGCCGAAACAGTGGTATCAGCAGGCGGTAGCACCATGTCTACTGCGGCCAGTACTGTTTCTGGTGCAGTGGCCACGACCAACACCAGCTGGTTCGGAGAACTCTCTAACACACTGACATCAATGAAAGATTCATTGATTGAATTTACTGCACCCATGCGCGAAGCCTGGAGCAATATCGCCAATGCCCCAGTGGCAGCAGGTAATGAAGTATTTTTAAGCACCGTGGGCACATACGGTCCAAAGACAGCTCAATTTTTATCAAGCATCACACAAAATGCGTTCCAGACAGCTATCCAGCAAGGTATAACCTGGGCTGGTCAAACCTTGGGCGGTACTGGTCAACTGGTCGCTGGAATAGTCACAGGTGATCCTAACAAACTTGGGAGCATATTTTCTGCGGCGCAAAGTTATGTTGGCACAGCCAATTCCTTTGTCAACGCGGCCAAGAATGCAGAAACCTATCTCAACAAAACATTTACTAGCCTTGACAACACTATCACAGCTGGTGTTACCGGAGTATCAAACTGGGTGCAAGGCCTAGGTGATGACATTGGCAAGTTGGGAGATACTGTCAGTTGGGAGAATCTTAAAAATCTTGGAAGTCCGGGACAACTCATGGCCAACCTTGAAAGCACTGGCAATTTGGGTCCCATGTACGAAAAATTAGGCAACATTCCAATAGATCAAAAAACTGCCCAGGAGTTGGGGTATAGATTTGTTACATCAGCCTACGGCTTGGCCACCGGAGCTAAAAGTACCATCAGGCTGTCAGACTTGGGCATAGATCTCAACACCATAGCTCGACAAGGTGCTAACTTACCGCCATCGTTGCAAAAAGATATCTATGCTACTCTGGGAACATTAAACTCCACAGAAGTTTCTCAAGTCAAATCACTTTTGAACAATCGTCAGTCATCGGTGATTACTGGACAAGACTTGTTGAACCCACAAAAACTTTTTAACAAGAGCTATACTACCTTGACCACACCCATAAGAACAGCCAGTGTGGGATTCCGTGCCATCTACGAAAATGAAACAGGATCTGTAAACCCCGAGCTGGAGTTTCTTGGTGAAGATCTCAAAGGAATCGTTCCTGATGATATAGCAGTGGCTAACGGTGCGCTGAGTCGCAGTTTCTTGCAGATCAAAGGCATACAAAATACCAGCACTGACAGATTGGCTGTTGTTGTTTCTGAAATGGAAAATCTCAAGGATCTTCCTGAATTACAAGATCAAACTGAGTATGTCACGCAAGGTGTAATTGATTTCTGGCAAGACTATTACGGCAGCGACTACGACATTCCTTTACAGACAGGCAACAACAATACCTTGGTCATTTCTGATGTGATAGGATTCGCTGGCGGTTACAACAGTGGCAAACCTATCAATGACAATCTTCCTCTGTACGATGACTTAGTAGCCCAAGGCGCTTTCAACGAGTTCACACAAAGCCAAGGAATATACGAAACCATACAGACTTTCTGTACAGGCGTATGGACAGCAGAAGATCTCATGGTTCCAGGAGATTGGTACACTACGATTCCGCCAGGATACGCTGCCGCTGGTGTATATGGACCTTTTCCTACTCAGGAAGAAGCATTTGAAGATGCTTGGCTCAACGGTATCATACCATACACTGCATTGGCCAACGTGGATATCTACAATAACTATCAGAAAGCCAAGACAGTGTATAACAATGAAATCACTTGGCAAGATCAGCTCGGTCGCGAATACCTCAACAGACAACGTATAGATCTTGATGTCACTGCCATACCACCCAACAACAACACTGCTATCAGTTTCGCAGAAGGTCTTGCATCATATGGCACAGAAACAGAATTTGGCGGACCTGCCATGTGGTTGGAACGTGTGGCTAACACAGACAGTCTTGGTGGGCAAAGCATAATCGCGGCCATGCGTGAAGGGCGTAACCTCAAGCGATTGAGTGATGCGAACTTACAGCAAGATGCTCCTATCAGTACCGAAGGCATACAATATCCAGGATCCTTGGTACCAAATCAATACAGCGAGCAAGAAGCCAACGATTTGGTCATACGCACATAAGTTAGTGCTCACTGACCTTGCTAAAACCCTGCTATCAACAGGGTTTTTTTGTGGTTGACCAGAAATAGCCATTTCGTTATAATAATAGAATACAGTAGCAAAACAGGAGCCAGACATGCGTGAAAAACGAATCATTGCAGGACTAAACAACAGCCAACGAATCCGTGTCATCGTCAATGGTGTGGGCTTCTATACCACTGTCAAAGGCATGACTGAAATGTGCTTCACCGATCAGCGTGTAGCGGTATGGACTGCTCTCGAACGCATCGCACGTGAAGGCATCCGAGGTTTCGCAAGTCATATGTCTGTGTATGACAACAACATGAAAAAAACTAACATTGATTTCCAGGTAGACTTGGTTTAAATAAAAAGGTACAGGCATGACACAGGCTCGCAATTGGCAAAGTGAAGAATACAACGGACTCAAAGTGGCAGTAGATTGGATACAAGATCTCGAAGGCTCAGACTCTAGGCTACACAAAGAAGCAGTGATCGAAAAGGCTCTTGTGGCCGCCCGCTTGGGCTCAGCAGGTGCTCAGTGTTTTTTATACAACTGTTACCTGGCCTACAATCCTTATTTCGTCTATGGTGTTAAGAAGGTTCCTGAAACCTCAGGACTCACAGGCAAGGAAAATCCTTGGACCGAGTTCTGGGCTCTAACAGAAGCTCTGCGTACCCGTAGCATCACTGGCGGTAAAGCAAAGGACAAGATAGAAGATCTGGCCAACCGTTTCGACTCTGAGGAGTGGAACGGTCTGGCCCGACGTGTGCTAATCAAAGACCTGCGCTGTGGCATTTCAGAAAAAACCCTCAACAAAGTGCTGGGTAACAGTGAATGGAAGATTCCTGTGTTTACCTGCCAACTGGCGCAGGATTCGGGTGATCACCCGGCCAAGATGCGAGGCAAGAAGCGCATTGAGTGTAAGCTCGACGGTGTGCGTGTGCTGGCTGTAGTCAGCGGCACCACGGTGAATCTTTACAGTCGCAATGGCAAACCCTTTGACAACTTTCCGCAGATCGCAGAAGCCATCGTTGATAGTCGCAAATACTTCCAGCATGGATTGGCGTCAGCAGGACGGTTCGTTCTTGATGGCGAAATCGTAGGTGAATCGTTCCAGAAGCTCATGAGAGAAGCGCATCGTAAAAGCGATGCTCGGACCGAAGGCATGGTGTACCATATCTTTGACATTATTCCTTTGGAAGATTTCGAACGTGGGTACTGGAACGCACAGCAACACAAACGCCTTGCGCTACTTGATCAGGCAACTGATCGATTGAAAGAAGAAACCAACTGCTTGCGTATCATGCCAGGCATGGAAGTGGATCTTGACACAGCTGAAGGTCATGACATCATGCGGCGATTCGCTGAAGATGCTGTGGCGGCAGGGTATGAAGGTATCATGATCAAGGATGTTGGCGCACCCTATGAATGTAAGCGTAGCAGTTTTTGGATGAAGTGGAAGCCTACTATTACTGTGGATTTGAATATTGTTGGTCTCGAAGAAGGCACCGGTCGAAACCAAGGACGTTTAGGTGCTCTGATTTGTGAAGGAGTTGACAATGGACGTGACATTCGGGTTAATGTTGGTAGCGGTCTTACTGATAGCAATCGTGATGAGTATTGGAACGCCCGCGATGACCTTGTTGGTCGAGTGGTTGAGGTCGAAGCTGACGCGGTAACCCAAAATCAGGATGGAACCTACAGTCTCCGCTTCCCTAGGTTCATCCGTTTCCGTGGTTGGGAAGCAGGAGAAAAAATATGATCAGAATGCTGGGTGTTTGGGTTTTAGTCAGCGTGGTAATCGGTATCCTTATTGTGGCTTTTAGAGAAGCTACTAAAAAGGAAAGATGGGAGTTGACAAAAACTGTGGTCTTTGCTACAATGTGTGGACTCATTGCCTCAATCCTGTTGGGGTTTATTGTAATACTCTTTTAAGGAATCTCATGAAACGATCTTTTGCTACTCTTAGCCTCGTTGCCGCCGCAGTTCTTGCCACCGGTTGTACTCGCATTGAAACCGGTGAGGTTGGTGTGCGTGTTGGGTTTGATAAACAGGTCAAACCAGGTGAACTGCTACCTGGTTCCTTCAACCAAGTCATTATCGGTGATGTTCTTACATTCCCTGTCAAGGACGTCAACGTCAAGTTGGACGATATGACTCCTGTTGCTAAAGACAACTCGACTATGAAGGACCTTGATGCTGTGGTCATTTACAACATCAACCAAGCACAGGTCGCCGAACTGTATAGCCAGAAGAGTCAAGCCTTCCACGCCAAACACAATGGTGATATCTACTTGATGTACAACTACATTGTGCAAACTGCTCGCAACGCTATCTACAAAGAAGCTCGCAAGTATGAAGCTCTGGACATGGCAGACAATCGACAGTCTATGGAACAGGCTATCAAAGAGCAGATCCAAAAGAGTCTTGCCGAAGAAAAACTCGATGGCAGTTTGGTTGTAAGCCAGGTCTTGATCCGCAACATCGTACCTGCTGATAGTGTGGTTGAAAGCGCCAACGCTCTTGTTCGTGCTAAGAACGAATACAAGCAAAAGGAAGTTGAAGTGGCCACTGCCAAGAAAGAAGCAGAGCGTATGGCCGCCCTGGCTAACAACTCTGCCAGTTCTATCGCGTTCATGAACGCACAGGCCGCACTGAATATCAGTGAAGGTATCAAGAATGGCAAGGTACAGACCATTGTTGTTCCCAGCAACATGACTGGCTTGATGATTGGCAAGTAATATGTTGTGGACTTTGATACTATTTGCCCATGTTGGTATGATGAGTGACAAGGACTCTATGGCATTGACCAATGTCACGGGTTTTAGGACTCAGCAGGAGTGCCGGACTGCTGGCGAAGAAGCCAAGAAAATGGCCGGTGGTACTACCAAGGTAATCAAGTTCACCTGCGTTGAAGTGCAACGATGAAACTGTTTGAGAGACACGGCGGTTACTGGTTATTCTGGTGGAGCGCCGTGTATCTCACAGTGGGATTGTACTGTGCGCTCTATTATAAAGACATACCAGCGGCCGCTGTACAACTACCTTGGTTGTTTGTGATCGCTGGACCTTTGCTTATTCCGCCACTGGGTAGATGGCTTAACATGTCAGTAGATTGGGATCGTAAAATGTTTGACTGGTTTAAAAAGAAACAATCCAATGTAGTGCCGTTTCCTACTGAGAAGCGAACAGAGCAACCACCTGCTCCTCCGCCAGAGCCAGAAAAAGAAAAGCCAACCACAGTTTATTACCGTATTGGAATGGCCAGTGACAATCGTGTCAGTGTACAAGTAGGCTATGGTGAGATTACCATGAATGCTCAAGGCGTACAGAACATGATTGATCAACTTGAGTTATTCAAAAGTCAAATCCAAAACAACGAATCTCGGGGGGACGTCTGATGATTGATTTTGGCATACGACTTCGCAATCCTTTTCCTTGTCGACCGTTTAGGAATATCTGGGCTGGTGCTCGCCAACTTTCAACCTACAAGTTTGTTGAACTACAGTTCAGTCGTTACATGTTCAACTGGTTTGAGTTAGCCGTGGACCTCAACTGGCGGCAAACAGATCATGCAGGACCTTGGATCACGCTTAACATATTTGGATGGACCATGGATCTGCGTTTGGTAGACAGTCGGCACTGGAATGATGAAACCAATGATTGGGAAACATATGAAAGCTCTACAGGACCCTAATCTAAACTTAGATCAGAAACGATTTCTCAATGAGATCCAAGGCGTCCGCTATGTTGTTATAAACACACAACATGGCGGTTTTGGTTTAAGTCAACTGGGAATAGAACGCTACCTTGAGATTAAAGGATTAAAGTTTTGGCCGGAAGAGAATGAAAGATTTGGTAGGCTTGTTGGCCCTAGATACTGGCTGGTGCCTGAAGATCAAAGGCTTGACGATCCCGACGCTACAGAGTGGCATTCCATGACGTTGGCAGAAAGACAACAGCATAATCAACTTTACGGCCAACAGGTATTTTGCGATCGTGATTTAGATCGCGATGATCCAGTGTTAGTACAAGTGGTACAGGAGTTGGGTGAAGAAGCCAATACTAGATACAGCAATCTCAAAGTGGTAGAAATACCTGCTGATGTAGAGTGGCAGATTGAAGAATACGATGGCCTGGAGTGGGTTGCCGAAAAGCATCGTACTTGGGACTGATTTGTGTTACAATACAACATGGAACAAAATAAACTACATCGGATCTATGTGACCATTACCACACAGGACCAGTGGTATGCTGTCATGCGAGAGTGCCGCAGTTGGTTTGGAAAGAATTGGCGCACACAAGGTCGGGTCAAACGCAAATTATCTGAAAACAGTCGGTATGGTCGATCTGCGCCAGCGATTCCGGTGTGGTTTGAAGTACCTGATCTAAAGATCGCCACATGGCTGTCAGTGAAATTGAGCCTGCAGGTGGCAGGGGAGGACAAGCATAAAGCCGGTAAATAACTCTATGCTCTTGACATATCTTATGCTGGGCGTGGCCTTGTGCTTGAGTGCCATCGCTGCCTTTTACTCCATCGTAGGCCTCATGGCTATTTTCGCCGCGGCCGCTATACCCATCGCGATCATGGGATCCATATTGGAGATAGCCAAGCTCACGGTCACAGTATGGCTACACGAATACTGGACACAGGTCAAGCGTAGCATGAAACTTTACTTGGTGCCGGCAGTGGCTGTGTTGATGTTGATTACCTCGATGGGTATTTTTGGTTTCCTATCAAAGGCACACTTAGATCAAGCTGTACCCACAGGCGATGTAGCCGCCAAGGTAGCACTGATAGATGAAAAGATCAAAACAGAACGAGACAACATAGAAGCCGCTCGCAAGGCCTTGCGACAGATGGATGATGCTGTGGATCAGACCATGGCACGAAGCAACGATGAAAAAGGTGCCGACAAGGCTGCCAACCTACGTCGTAGTCAGGCACGTGAGAGAACAAATCTACAAAATGACATAGCCCGAGCACAAGGCGTAATCGCCAAGCTCAATGAAGAAAGAGCACCCATAGCCTCCGAACTGCGTAAGGTCGAAGCTGAAGTAGGACCAGTTAAATATATCGCGGCCTTGATCTATGGCGACAATCCTGACACTAACTTACTGGAAAAAGCAGTGCGTTGGGTGATAATCATTTTAGTTTTCGTGTTTGATCCCCTGGCTGTGATGATGTTGTTGGCTGCCACAGAATCAATAAAATGGGAAAAAGAGCGATCAGCACAACCTCGAAAGGAGGATGAAGATGCCGGCAAATTGGATGATAATGCTGAACCTGATGCCAAGGATTTGGTTGGATTGGTACCAGCACCTGATGATGACATCAAACCCGTGGCTAATGATCTGGATATCCCCAAAGAACAATGGGGCGGACAAGACCTGATCCAACGTATAACCACACAACAGCAATCACCTGAACCTGGCCCAGAAGATGATTCTGAAACAGACCCAGAAAAAATAGCTCGCAGGACTTGGAAAGAACTCAATCCTGACGATACTATACATCGTCAAGAACTATTGTTTGAGCAAGGAAAAATTTCTCAATTACCCTGGAAAGAGTTAATGATCGCTCAAGCAGATGATGTTGAACACTTTAATAACATTGACTTCGGTACTAAATTTCCTGAGAACCCAGCCAAGGGCGATGCATATATAAGAGTAGATTACCTTCCAACAAAATTATTCAAATGGAATGGGGTCAAGTGGATAGAAGTAGATAAAAACATAACAGACACCTTTGCCTACAATGACAACTACATAGATCATCTCATAGCCAAGATCGGATCTGGCGAATACGATCCAGATCTCTTAAATCCCAGTGAACGCGATCAGATTGAACAGCGTTTGCGTAGCAACAACAACCTCAACGGGTAAACAATGAATGAATCGTCTCAATATGAAAATTGCAGTTTTTGTAACAAACACAAAGACGAAGTAAAGAAACTGATAGTTGGCAATGGTGTAGCTATATGCAATGAATGTGTCGACCTTTGCCAGAGTTTATTGGATGAAGACATCAAGGAAAGACCCAAGGATCTCACTGACATAGATCCACAAGAACTTAAATCCTATCTTGATCAATATGTGATAGGTCAGGATCGCGCAAAGATGGTACTGAGCGTGGCCATCTCCAATCATTACAAGCGAATCCAACATCGCGATTCTGATGTAGAAATTGACAAAGCCAACATCCTCATGCTTGGACCCACTGGGTCGGGCAAAACCTTGTTGGCCAAAACTGTGGCACGGTATCTCGACGTGCCGTTTGCCATAGCAGATGCCACATCTGTGACCGAAGCCGGATATGTAGGCGATGATGTAGAAAGCCTGATCCAGCGCCTGCTTACTGCCGCTGGTGGCGATGTAGAAAAATGCCAACGTGGTATCATATTTGTCGACGAGATCGACAAGATCGCTCGCAAGAGTGAGTCAGCATCAATCACAAGAGATGTTTCGGGAGAAGGTGTACAACAGGCCTTGCTTAAAATGGTCGAGGGCACTGTTTGTCGCATACCAGCCGCAGGTGGCCGCAAGCATCCAGGCGGTGAAATGCTTGAAGTTGATACCCGTAACATACTGTTTATCGCAGGCGGTGCGTTTGTTGGTCTAGACCAGATAGTTAAAAAACGCATGTACGGTACCAGCATGGGCTTTGGTGCCACAGTGAGCCAACCCAAAGAAATCAGTCTTGAGCACGTGGTACCCGACGACCTTGTGAAGTTTGGATTGATTCCTGAATTCGTGGGTCGATTCCCTAGCTGGGTCAATCTGGATGAACTCACCACAGAAGATCTTATCCATGTGCTCACAGATACTAAAAACTCATTGGTCAAGCAATATCAGCACCTTTTTGCCGCAGACAAAGTCGACCTTGATTTTGAGCATGAAGCTCTAGAAACTATCGCGAAGAGATCAGCAGATTTTGGAACCGGTGCCCGTGCTCTGCACAGCGAACTTGAGCGTGTGTTGATGCCACACATGTTCAATATCAAACGCTACCGAGACCGTGGAATAAACCGCGTAGTTATTAACAAAGAACAAATAAATAATCCTACACCCGTTTACAAGGAGGAATAGTTTGGGAAAAAGTGTAGAAGTCCGCGATGGTAATGTAGAAAAAGCTCTACGAAAATTCAAGAAAAAGATACAGAATTCTGGCCTGTTGTTTGAGTTAAAAGAACGTGAACAGTATGTCAAGCCCACTACAAGACGCAAGCTCAAAGCATCAGCGGCCAAAAAACGCTGGCAAAAATATCTACGTAGCCAACAGCTTCCACCCAAACTGTTTTAATGTACATTGTCTTTGATGTCAGATTCCAGCACGAATTAGACACAGTCAAACAGCAGATAGCCGCCTGGGCTGAACGATATCAAATACAGTACACACAAAAAACCATAAAGTATCAGCACCGCCTTGGGCTCAATCGCGACAAAGAATTCACTCTTTTTTCCATGACTTGGGAAGGCATGCCCTACAAAATAGTCAATATCGGCAACGAAGGATATTGACAATCCCAAGAAAATCTGTTATAAATATACATGTAGGTGCCGATGGTCGGGCCTACATAGTCAAACTTGCTTAACAAAGGAGAAAATTATGACTAAACTTACATCTCTAGATCTCACACCTTTCTACCGCCAAGCTATTGGCATTGACAGCCTATTCGATAGACTCATGCACAATATCGATGTGGCCAGCTCACAGGCCAATAACTATCCTCCCTACAATATCATTAAAACTGGTGAGGACGCCTATCAAATCCAGATAGCAATCGCAGGATTTGCCGAAGGTGAAGTGGAGATCAATTTCCACGAAGGACAGCTCGTGATCACTGGTGAAAAGAACACAGATGACAGCGACACACAATATCTACATCGAGGTATCAGTGCCCGCAAATTCATCCGTACTTTCCAACTCAGCGATTATGTAGAGGTCAAAGAAGCCGCTATGAAAGATGGTATTTTGACAGTGAGCCTGCAACGCATTGTGCCCGAAGAAATGAAGCCAAAGCGTATTGCAATCTCCTACGCAAAATAATATAATAGCGTAAATACAGTGGAGGGCATGTTGCTCTCCACTCACTTACCAAGGGAAAAAGATGTCAGATACTGCAACCCAGACAAAAACTACAATAAAACCCAGAGAGGATCTCAAAGAGCCTCCGATGTTCAAGGTGATCTATCTTAACGATAATCAAACTGCCATGGAATTTGTTATAGGAAGTCTGATTGAGCATTTTGATTACAGTCCTGTGACTGCTGAAAAACTCACGATAGATATCCACGAAGAAGGCTCAGCAGTGGTAGCTGTATTGCCATATGAACTGGCCGAACAAAAAGGCATCGAAGTCACTGTGACAGCCCGCAGTGCAGGCTATCCTTTACAAGTCAAGCTCGAGCCTGAATCAGCTTAAATAACGATCTCTATTCTTTTGGGGTAATACACACTTTTTGACCAAGGTGTGTTTCCTCGGCCTCGACAGTTGTTGACGTATCTTACACTGCCGCCCAAGTCCGTGTCAACATCACCGTGATAGTGTCCAAAGCACCAAGCCGCGACTTTGTTTTCAGTGTCCCCGGCCAGTGATCTTAATATGTAGGCATTGCCTGTGGTATTCATGCGATAGGTATCACTGAGCTCAAGATCGTGATTGACCAGTTCTAACATGGGCACAGTATGTGTGACCAACACTATCTTTTTCACGTCACGATAGGTCTGTAATCGCTGTACAGATTTGGCCAAGTAAGAAAAATCTTGTAGTGCCATGGCTTCAATGGCATCGGCTATCTGCCGTGTGGTTTGATATCTATCTTGGAACCAGAGTTTGGTTTGATCGTAATCAATATGGGCATCAAGATCATAGGTCCACCATCCGTTGGTCCCTAAGAAAGCCACACCGTCTATGATGCATACATTGTCCTGTAGATAGGTAACATTGGGTATGTTTTCCAATTCTTCGGCCAGGCTCTTGTAACTTTCACCAAGATCGTCTAAACTATAACGATGTTCATCATTGCCATCGATAAAAAATACGGCTCGATAGCACTCACCCAAGTGGCGCAAAGTATCTACCAATATAGTCCGGTCTCTGCTGACATCTCCAGCTACCACACACATAGGGCTGGTGGCCATGCCAGTCCAGTCTATGGGCTCGTCCCATGTTTCGACATGTAAGTCTGAAATTAAATCAAATGCAAGTTTCATGATACATATTTAAAAGGAAATTATATGCACATAATATTTGGCAGCCAGTCTGCACAAGAAGCCTCGGAAAAATACACAGTATTGCCCCTGGATCAGATACAGATAGAACCCAACGGTCCTGTTATTGATACCTACTGTATCATTGAAAAAGAACAGGTCACCTTGGAAGAAATTGGGCAGATGGAAAATTTTTCTAAACTGCATGTCAAGCTCATGGAAAATTATCGCAAAAAGAATTGGAACTTTTGTGAACAAGCCTTGGAACACTTGCATGGTCGTTGGGGTGGCACAGTAAACACATTCTACGATGAAATTTCTCGCAGAGTAGCTAAGTACAAAGAACAGGACCCAGGTCCGGATTGGAACGGCGTTTATGAAAAATACAATCGCGGCAATTAGTGTCGCACTTGCACTATCGGCCTGCGCATTATTTCCCAGTTATTTTGACACCAACGAGCAAGCTCGTATCACTGATATCATCCTGCTGAGCCAGGATGATTCTGTTTGTAGCCAACCAAACATAGCCACCATCGCACAAGATATAGATCATTCTGCACAGTGGTTGAAAATATACAGTGCATCGATCCCACGCAACAATGCACTCACAGACATGACACGCAATCTTGCGGCAGTGACACAGGATTTCAAAAACAGTTACAAACGAGATAAACCACCCAGTCAGTTTTATTGTAAATCCAAGATAAAAATAATAAATGAGGCCACGACTCGCATGCTCGAAGTCAGTGGAAGGAGACCCAGATCATGAGCTTAATAGATGTAGTTAATAATTTTTGCAACAGCGAAGGCGAGCTTGGCAATCGTGTTCGCATGGCAGTGAGTTATCGAGATGCCTTGGCACGAGGAGATATCGATGATGCTGAGTACCAAGAATTATTGGTTGATTTACAAAGATTAGAGAACATACAACTCAAGGCCGCCGAACTTGATGCGCAAATCGCGTTCAATGAATGCATTGAATTGCTGAAAAATCTTCCAATTAGATAGTCTTTTCTTGTTCTAGATTAAAAGCCCGGATAACATTTGTCTGTCTCCGATTAAATAATGTAGTCGAAGTCTAGGAGCAGACTATGAACAAATGGCTGGTCGCCATAATAACAAATCTGATAATGACCAGCATCGCAGTAAGTGGTGAGCTGGTACATCAATTCAATAGCCCGTCCTTTAGTGGTCAAGGCTACAGTTCTCACGTCTTGACAATAGAACAATTAGAAGCCACGAGAAAAAAGGCCATAGCCGATGCACAACGAGCGGCACAAGACAAAGCCGAACGCGATGCAAAAAATACCAACTTGGCCAAGTTCTTGGTCAACGTTGAAAGTCGTATCTACGCACAGCTTTCCAAACAGTTAGCAGATGCTATGTTTACCGAAAGTGGTGCGTCATCGGGTGCCATGGATTTCCAAGGTACCAATATCAGTTGGGTCAAGACAGGTACAGATGTCACGCTGACCATTATGGAATCCAACGGTAATCGCACAGAGATTACAGTACCTATAGCGAGCTTCAGTTTCTGATGAAAAAACTACTCATGATCATGCTCGCTACCGCTCTCTCAGGTTGTGCCAGTTTTCAAATGGATCTGCTCAAAGAAGAACCAGTGGCCGTGGCGCCAAGGCAAGATCTCATTGCCAAGCTACCTGACCTAGATGGTCCTCCTATAACCATCGCTGTATACGGATTCCGCGACCTTACAGGACAAAACAAAGCCAACGATAAACTGGCCTTGTTTTCCAAGGCTGTCACCCAAGGCGCAGAAACATTCCTAATCAAGAGCTTACAGGACAGTAAAAATTGGTTCCGTGTTGTAGAGCGTGTGGGTTTAGATAATCTCATCAAAGAACGACAGCTCATACGCAACCAGCGTGAAGTTTATGAAGGAAAAGAAGCCAGGCCTCTCAAGCCACTCACTGTGGCCGGTGTGATGATCGAAGGCGGTATCATCGGGTATGATTCAAACATACGCTCAGGTGGTAACGGTGCTCGTTGGTTGGGCATAGGAGCTAGCCAGCAATACAGAGTAGATGAAGTCATAATCAGTTTGAGATTGGTCAGTATCAACTCGGGCGAAGTTCTAATGTCAACCGCTGTGAGCAAGACCATATATTCCACTGCCCATAATGTGGGAGTGTTCAAGTTCTTTGATCAAGGTACCAGGAGCCTTGAGTTAGAGAATGGTGCGGCCTTGAATGAGCCCACCACTTATGCTGTGAGAGTGGCCATTGAGCAAGGTGTTTATGAAATGATCATGGCCGGAGAGAAGAAGGGACTATGGAGATTCCGTACTGAAAAGCCCGCAGTTTCGATAGCCCCTCCTGCTGTCATTGAGGAGAAAAAAGATGATGTCAAACCTGTTGCAACAGTTGTTGCGCCCGAAGGCACAGAAAAAACAAGAACGGTCGAAGTTGCACCCGCCGCGGTCGCATCAACTAATGTACGAGTACCTAAAACACAAACACGACGAGCTACCGTCGTTGAGTGGAGCAACATTAGAAAAAGCCAAGACATCCAAAGCGAAAAAATAACAAATCTTCGCCCAGGAGTCGAGGTCGAAATTCTAACAGAAGAAAAAAACTTTTATAACGTCCGGGCGGACGGGAAAGAGGGGTGGGTAGCAAAGCGGTTTATTAAGGCACACCAATAAAAATTATAAAGTGCCAGAGGAAAAAAATGAAAATGAAATCAAGTATGACAGGCGCTAGTAAGTTGTCGAGTAAATTACTTACCAACTTCATGTTCATAGCCATGATCAGCAGTACCACCATGGCGGTGGCCAACGAAGTTTACATAGAGCAGGTAGGAGATAATTCTACCATTGCCATCACACAGGATGGTAGCAGTAATCGTATAGGCACAGCATTGAATCCAGCTTATATCGGTTCAGGATCCAACACAGTGACCATAGATCAGATCGGCGGAAGCAACGAATTAGACATGATCGTCAATGGATCAGCCACAAATGTCACAGTCAGTGTGACAGGTAGCAACAACATACAAACCATTGATTGTGGAACCACTGTGTCTGCTGGATGTAGTGGCAGCTCTATCACGCAGAACATCACAGGCGATAACAACACGCTGGTCGCCAATCTTGGTGGTGGTGCTAATCATACCAGCACTATGAATGTCACTGGTGATTACAACTCTGTGACACATACCAGCACCAATACAGGAACAACATCAGCAAATATCACTGTGAGTGGAAATACCAACACTATAGGAGTCACACAAAGTGGCACGACGGCTAAGAGCGTTACTGTTAATAGCACTGGCAATCTTAACAATATTACTATCAATCAGACCAACTGAGGCAGCAGTAGGGCGAGTTTCTGAACAAACTGGCCCTACTGAAATAGTTAGAAATCAAAAATCATTGCCCAGCCGGGTTAATACCGCTGTTGAAAGCAATGACACCATAATTACTGCTCGGGCAAGGGCACAGTTGACCTTTGACGACAATACCACAGTTAAAATAACTGAACAGAGTAAATTGGTCATTGATGATTTTGTGTATGATCCTCGAAAAGGATCAGGCAAGTTAGCACTCAAAATGGCGCTGGGCACTGCTAGATATGCATCAGGACAGATAGCCAAAAACAATCCACAACAGGTAGCAGTGAAAACACCCACAGCAAGTATCGCAGTTCGTGGTACAGACTTTTCCATGACTGTGGATGAGTTAGGTCGTAGTCTTGTGATGTTGTTGCCTAGCTGTGACAACCGAGGCTGTGTCACGGGTGCTATAGAAGTATCTAACGAAGCAGGTACTGTGTTATTGGAACAAGCATATCAAGCTACCTTGGTCCGGAGTATATCAACACCACCTACTGCTCCTGTGATCGTTTCTATAGATCAAGCCAATATCAATAACTTGTTGATTGTTGCTCCACCGCCACAAATCAAACAAGAAGAAATACAACAGGAAACCAAAACAGCTCTGGACATAAATTTCCTAAACAAAGACTTCTTAAAATACAATGCTTTAGATGAAGACGAGCTTAAAAAATTCAGCGCATTAGACCAAAATTTTCTTGACGGAGAGTTCCTGGTCAATATGTTAGACATCAGCAACGCACAGCTGGCCATGAGCCAAGAACAGTTTGCCATGCAGAATCAGATGTTGCCAGGGTACAATGCAGCCACTGAATTAAAATATTACATCGATGCTGATGATGACAGCAAGTTAGTGTTAGATAGATCTGTAGGGCACATCGCTAGAGTCATTGTGAATAGAGAACACAATATGATTCTCAATATCACACAAGATGGTGTGGCCATCACACAACCGGTAAACCGTAGCGGTTCTACCACAATTACCATCGTACAAAAATAAAAGCTCATAGAATTTAATCAATTTTTGCTGTAAATATTTCTAGCACTCTGATAATCAGAATAACAAAACGGGAGCTAGACAATGAGATTTAAACAACTGCTGATGGCCGCGGCCATCGTTATGACTTCGTCGGTGTCTGTGGCGCAAAACGCTATACTGATCAACGAATATGTCAAAGCCGGTGTAAACCAAACAACCGGCACCTTGGGTTCAGGTGGCAATACCAATCCAGGCATACAGTATGATAGCACAGGCACAGGCACATTCAATGCCGCTTACGACTACCTAACACCTGGATCACCATTTGAAGGATTCACGGTCAAACTAGATGGCACATCCTATCGCAACAACAACGCAGGCAACCTTGCGCAGATTACAGGCACCTGGACAGGTACACCCACTGCCTCTAGTGCTGTATGGGACGGTGCTGTGAGTGGAGTGTTTGGATTGAGACATACCTATACTCTAAACTCTGGACAACAGTGGTTAGGCATACAGACTCGTATCACCGTGAACAATCCAGTGGCCAATATGTATTTTGCTCGTTACATAGATCCTGATGCACGAGCCGCTGCCGGTGACAGCAGTTCTACAGACAATGTGCGTGGTTACTCTGGTATTCCTGGAACTAATGTGATATTCTCTGAAGCTTTGAGTTCGCGTTATGCACTAGGATTGTATACCAGCCAGGCCACAGGAACCAACACTGGGCCCAGCAACACCTGGAGCACTGATCCTCAAACTTATTACACAGGAGGAAGTTACACTGTAGGCCAAGGTGACCATACCATTGGTATCGCTTTTTACAGTGCTGGCTTGTCAGCCGGTGACATAGTGACTTACAACTATGCTTATATCTTTGGTCCTAACGCATTTGGTGCAGCCACAGTGGCCACTACCTCTTATGATCCCAGTGCCACATTTGCTGTGACTGATGTAGGTTCGGCTACTTCTGCCGCAACCACTCCAAGTGCGCCCACAGTGACTGGTACATCTACAGCAACTATAACAGTGAGCGATACCACTTCAGTGAACACAGCGTTGCCCGTGATCACAGGAGCAGTAGCACACCATGTCGCATCAGAAGCCACTGGAGTACAGACTATCGCTCGTGAAACCACTACAACAACTACCACTCCTATGCGTCGTGACGTGGTGACCAAAGTACGCACCACAACTACCTACAGTGACAGTACCACAACAACCAGTGACAGTGCTCCAAGCACAGCCACTACATACAGCAACAGCGTGTCTTCCAGTGTGGCTAACGACAGTTTCTCTGGACGTGTTGATCAGATGAGTGTGTTGAGTGACTTGAACTCTGCTATCAATCGTGGTTTGAACATGAACGCATTCCGCGGTGATGGCATACGAGGAGAAACAGGTACGCTATACATCAATGGTGCTGGTAGCAAGACTTCAGCGGCCAATGGATATCGTGCCACAGGTGACATCTATGGCATAGGCGCCGCTGTTGATGTGGATCGCGACTGGCGTGTGGGCTTGCAGTACAATCGAGCGCACACTCGTTTGGATGGTACAGACAGTAACACCAAACAGAACAAAGACCATGTTGGCTTGTTCAGCGTTTACAACATCGAAGGTGCTGTGTTAGAAACCAACATCGGACATGCTCGCAACACTATCTCAAACAATCGACGCATATCTGGCATAGACTTCTCCAACAGTCACAGTACCAACGGTGCAGACACATGGATCAGTAATCGTTTGTATTCACCTAGCATAGAAGGATTCCGTCCTTTTGTTGGTTACACCACTGGTCGTAGTACAGTCAATGGCTATAACGAAAACGGTAGCATACAGAGTGCTCGCAGTGTGGCCAAGGTCGCAAATAACTATGACTATGGTGAGTTGGGTGTGCGTTATGATGCCCAGATCAATGATTTTGTGTTGAGCGGACAAGTGTCAACTACCACAGACAACTTCAAAACAGCTGGAGTGCGTGTGGCCTACAACGTGACCAAAGACGGACAGATCGCTGTGTCAGGCACACGTCAAGCCTACAACGATCAGACTACCAATACTGTCACAGTAATGGGTGTGGTTAGATTTTAATTGTTAACGGCCCCAGTTGATTTTCAACCAAAGTCTTTCGTGTACATAGTGGACTATAGTCATCACAATGTTGATGGCTATGGCTCCCTGTATACCGGTGAATGCGGCTGTGACTGCTGTTGCTGTGATACGCCATGAGGCAGCTCTTACGATTGTTCTCTTGTGTGTTTCCATTTTTACTCCATTAAAAAAGCCCCTTACGGGGCTTTGATTATTTCTTTCTTATTTCTGTTCGATAATACTGTTTGGCAGTAAGAATCACAGCACCAACGAATGGCAGTATCTTTTCTACAAAATCATGTAGCGGATCATTCCATTTGTCAATAAAAGGTTCGTGTACTATCATATTGCCAGCTACGTAATATAAAACAAACGCACCAATATAAATCGTGCTGGGATATTTATCAAGCAGGCGTGAAACCATGGTGCTACCAAACAAGATGATAGGTACGCTGACCAGCAAGCCGATAATGATTAGTGTCCAGTTACCACCTGCGGCTCCTGCAATGGCCAAAGCATTGTCTAGACCCATTACAGCATCTGCCATCACGATAGTGCCCATAGCACCCCAGAAGGTTGCGGCGGCTCGAACATTACTGTGATCGTTATTGTTTTGGGTAAGTTTCCAAGCAATATAGATCAACATGAGTCCACCGACTAGTCTTAGTCCAGGAATCATTAGCAAATAGGTCAGTGCGGCAACACAGGCAAAGCGCACAGCTACAGCACCAAAGGTACCCCAAAGCATGGCACGTTTGCGTAGGTGTTCTGGTAGTTGCTTAGACGCCATTGCTATGACGAGTGCGTTTTCACCGCCTAAGACAACGTCTATTAAGATAATGGCCACAAGAGCCCACAAGAATTGAAGCGAGAGTAATTCCATTTTAGTTCCTTTTAAAATTAAAATGGTCTCGTCTCTTTGTTTGTATACCGGGCTGGGCCGTGTTGACGATATACAAAGCCCGTTATAGGCTGACTACTCCCCGTCAAATATTTAGTTAAATATCTGATGCTGAAAAAATCCACCATTAAAAAACTGTTAGTTAGCCCTTGGACTGCGCTGATCACATTGGCGCTGATTATTGGATTGAGAGTAGCCGATCCTACTTTTGTAGAAAGTGTAAGACTGCGCTATTTTGATACCTTGATCACTGCCCAAGAACCCACGACCAATGATATCTACACTGTAAACATCGATGAGGATACTATTGCCAAGTACGGACAGTGGCCGTTTGATCGTCGTGTGTATGCTAACCTTATTGAAGACTTGTACAAAAGAAATGCTGGTCTAGTCATATTTAATGTTATGATGCCTGAGCGCGATCGGTCAGGCGGCGATGGATCCTTGGCAGCCACACTCAACGAACTAGATGTCATACTGCCTAACTTGCCTGCAGATCGTATGAAAAATACACCAAGACAGCCGGGCACTGCTGTGATAGGAGCAGAATTCTCTGATCAGATAGTACAATATCCTGGCATCATAGCCAACATTGACATGCTGGAAAAACGAGCCCGAGGTGTAGGCATAGTGGCTACCTTGCCTGAAGTGGACGGTGTCAACCGTAGGATGCCTTTGGTCGTGGCAGTGGACGGCAGAGTATATCCCAGCCTGGCCATGGAAGTGTTACGAGTTTCAGCCGGCGATAGTACCACACAGATCAAGCTCAATGAACTGGGTGTGGAAAAGATGCGCATACCTGCATTTGGCCCCATCGCCACCGACAGCCTGGGACGTATATGGATTGACTGGAGCCAGCGCAGTCACAGTGTGTCGGCTGCAAACTTGCCCAAAGATTTTGGTGGTGCTGATGTCATAGTGGGCGTGGCCGCAGGTGGATTAGGTAATCCTGTGCCCACTCCTCGTGGTGCTGTGTGGCCACATGAAGTACAGGCCGCTGTGATAGCCACAATGTTCAACGGTGTCACGATTGAACGACCTGACTATGCTGATGGTGTTGAAATCATATTCATAGCGGTCATAGGATTGATTATTATTGGAATGTCGAGGTGGACTTATGCAGGTATTCTTATATCTATTATTGGGATCATTGCCCCTATTGTTGCCAGTAGCCTGGCTTACAGTGAATGGCGAATCCTGGCGGACGCGACAGCAAGCACGGTTGGTCTTGTTCTCGTGGCTCTGCATACTTACGGGGTTAAGTTTGTAAGCGAGTTCTTGCAAAAGCAACAGATCAAAAAACAATTTGGAACTTATCTAAGCCCAGATCTTGTAGCACAACTGCAACGCAACCCTGATCTACTGGTATTAGGTGGAGACAGTCGTGAGTTAAGTATCATGTTCACAGATGTGCGTGGCTTTACAAGTATCAGCGAACACTATGGTAAAGACGTTCAAGGACTTACAAAGATCATGAACCGCTATATGACAGCCATGACTAAAAAGATCTTGGAAAACAAAGGTACATTAGACAAGTACATCGGTGATGCACAGATGGCATTCTGGAACGCACCCTTGGACAACACACAGCATGCCAAGGATGCTGTAAAAACAGCTTTAGAAATGTTAGGGAGTTTGGATGAGTTCAATAGAGAAGTTCAAGCAGAAGGCGTACCACCTTTTGGTATGGGCCTTGGGATCAATACTGACACCGTTGTGGTGGGTAACATGGGAAGTGATCAGCGTTTTGACTATACTTGTCTTGGTGATGGCGTCAATTTGGCTAGCCGACTGGAGGGCCAGAGTAAACCGTACGGTGTCAAAATCGTGGTGGGGGCAAAAACTGCTGAATATGTAGCAGACGAATACCTTGTGCTGGAGCTGGATTGTATCGCTGTCAAAGGCAAAAAAGAAGGTGTCAACATCTATACTGTGTTAGGGCGTATTGATGAGTTAAACATAGCCACCGCTGACATACAGATGCACGAGTCTATGTTGGCGCTGTATCGTCAGCAGAAGTTTGATCAAGCTGCCAAGGCCTGCAACAACTTGATGGGCCGCTTTGGGGGTGCCATGGATCACTATTATGAAATGTGGATAGAGCGTTGTGGGGAAATGAAGTCTGCTGGCTTGCCCTTAGATTGGGACGGTATCTATCGAGCAACCAGCAAGTGATTAGCCTTCGCCGGCAGAGGCAGTTTTTTTGTCGTCTTCGTCGGCTTTGAGGGCTTCACGGAATTTGGCATCAGCTTCGCGCTCGGTTTTTTGTTGTTCGATAACACGTTCACCTTCGATGATTTTACCACGAAGATGTAACACAACATCAACCTTTTGATTTAAACGAATTAAATCATTGTCCAGCATACGGATACGATCGATCAAGGCGATCAGCACAGTATTGGCTTCTTTTAATATGGGTTTAACTTCTTTGGTTGCCCAAGTCCACACATAGTAAATCATATAACCCATGCCGCCCGCGGCCACGATAGGGAATCCGTATTTGTTAATCAGTGCTACTAAATCCATTTATTTCTCCTGTTTCCAAAAACCCCAAGGGTCGTGTATTTTCTTTTGTTCTGGTTTGGGCTCATGACAATACCATATAGCTACTGATATCAAGGTCAGGCATTCTATCAGATAAAAAACCATAAAAGCTTCAAATAACATTATATTGCAAGCCCTATTAAAGTGCCCACAAATATTCCAACAACAAACGCCTTAAACATATCGATGTCGTACCACAGTGGTTGATTTTTTAGATATGCTTTGGTATGCGCTGGCAAACTGTCATACCATGTGTCCCATTTACTCATGTTATTTCCTTTTTAAGATATCAAAAGTATCTTGCGGTGTAGGTGCATTTATAAAATGCACAGTGTCGTCTTCTTCGTTGACTATGCCCATTACAGCAGGCCCATAACCACGTACAAATTTTTCCAGCGCATCGACTTTGACCAATTGTACCTTTCCGTTGACATTGGTTAGCTTGAAAAGATCACCAGCCTGCCAGCCCAGTTTGTCAATGTTCAACTCTTCGTCCAGGATGATGCGATTTTCTGATAAATCCCACGTATAGTCCACGTAGAGCATTTTTCTTCCTTTTTCGTTGTTACAAAATCAACTAATTTCTTGATATTCTTTTCTTGGTCGTGGTAATCTATGCACATCTGTGTCCACTCGTTCCTGTTGCAAAAAACGTGTGTGCGTTCTTGCGGGGTCCAGGTACGGGGATCTTTAGTCACGTCGGGCATCATTTTTGCCGTCCGCTCTAGCAATACGATTGGTGTCGGGTTTTAAACCCAATGCGTTGCTCACAACGGTATCAATACGGATAACGTCGTGGTTCATTGTTTTTACACGATTGTCTAGAGCAGTGATTATGCCCGAAAGTCCTTGCACACTGCTCATGACTCCAGCGAGTATGAATTTCAGTGTGAGGAAAATGAAGTAACCACCAGCGCATGCCGCCGCGATCGGGAAACCGACTTCGGCCACGAGTTTGAAAAAGTCCATCTTAGCTCCTTTGATCCTCTTGCGGGATTCTTTGGAGTATTTACCAAAATCTTGGTGTATTATCTATCAGGCGAAAAAAAATTTGACATCAATGGAAAAATCGGCTAAAATATAGCTTGTGTCTGTTTCTTTTGGAGCGGTTTGATTAAATATAGCTCTTTTGGAAATGTGCGCAGTTATCCGTGGGTGTGTATCTATTACATATTACTACGGTAAAAAAATAAACCTGTAAACAAGGAGGAAGTTATGACAGAGACAATATCAAAGTCAGGAACGCACCAAGTTGACATGGTCAAACTTTTTGTAAGTCTGCCCCGTGTGATCGGTTTGTTGATCGTAGCATCGATCCTGATCACAGTCACAAATTTGCGTCTGGATGCTCTTGCGTCCGATATCGAAAGCCAGGCCCAGCGCCAGGGTTTCGTCAGTGTTAGCGACCGCACTCGTCAGTTAGAGTGCTTGGCTCGTAACATCTATTGGGAGTCCGCCAACCAGCCTTTTGAAGGCAAAGTAGGTGTGGCCCAAGTAACCATGAACCGTGTGGATGATGGACGTTTTGGAAAAGACGTCTGCGGTGTGGTATATCAGAAAAACATCATCTATGAAAAGGTAGTGTGCCAATTCTCTTGGTACTGCGAACCTACTCACAAAGTACGACCCGTACACCCTGCACTGTGGGATGAAAGCATGGAAGTGGCCAAGAAGGTTCTATTAGAAGGATTCCGTCTGCCCAGCTTGAAAGAAGCTCTTTATTTCCATGCTGACTATGTAAGCCCGGGTTGGCCCAACATGATACGAGTTGCCCATTTCGGCAATCATATTTTCTACAAGAAAAAGGAATCCAAACAATGAGTAAGTTCTTTAACTTTTTCAGCAACCTACGTGCTAACTTTAGTCAGTGGTTGAGCGAGAGCTTGCACACAGTATCAGCAGAAACTCTGGGCTGGTTGGCAGTGATCTTGATACACGGTGCCACGGTGCCTACATTATTGGCCATACTCACCGGACTCAGTGATCGCACTCCATCAGTTGATATCATCTTGTTGATGTGGGGCGGCCTGGTGCTGTTGTTTGGTCGTGCAGTGGTGCTCAAAGATTCATTGAACATCATCACCATTGGCGCAGGCTTTATCGTACAAGCTGTGTTAATGGCCTTGATTTTGTTCAAGTAAAGCCCGATCCATATTGGTGCGTAATTCCAGGAGCAGGTCATCCTGGAATTCTTTACTGAAAAATCTTTTCCTATTGTGTTCGATCACAGGCAAGGCTTGCTGATAGAGATCTTGGAATTTGTCCTGAGACATGTTGGCAAGCTGATCGATCAATTCCAACAACAACGACATGCGTTTGGTTGAATCAGTTTCATGATCGTAGCTCTCATCCCAGCAGTGATCAAACGTTTTGAAACCGTAGTCCTTTAGATACTGCAAACTGCCCGGTGGCGCAAACAAAATAAAAGGCTGGCTCATGACCATGGGCTTGAATACCTTTTCGGTAAGATAGATTTTGTCAGTGTCAAACAGCGTTTCGGCTACCAAGTGTACCGCGGAATCCACAGCATCTGGAATGTCAATCTTGGCACTGTATGTTGGGTCCACTTGTGTGCCGTCCCAGTTGTGCCGTATCATGTTCTGATATTGGCGACAGTGCGCCAGCAATTCTTTTCTATAGATACGTGTTCCGTCCTGGGCACGACTGTATAATAGGAATCTGTGTTGGCAATTGGATTTGTCAATGGGTGCTAAATCTTGATAATGTTCCCAATGCCGGAACCAGTCACGGGCAGTCAGTCCGTGCCACCAATAGTAACAGTCAACAAATCCATGCTCGTTTAAGATCCTGATGTCTTGGCTGTTTAACTCACTGTGGCAGATGATGGGCCGATCTTCCATGACTAAACGCATGAACTCAAAAACATCACAGTCATTGGCATGTTTTTTAAGATTGAATTCTATGGCCTTTCTTTGGTTTTCTCCTTGGATCAGTAGATTTTTTTGGTCACACAGAGTTTTTCTATAAGTATCCATATAATTAAGATCCAATGGTTCCTGATCATGCATGACGATCCTTTTGAAGCTGATAAAGTCTTTGTTAAAGTCGGATTGAGTGACTGCAAATGGTTCTAAATTATGGAGATCTTTTGCCCCATGTGGGCGGAATATCATCACAAGGTTATTGGTTTTTTCGTGTCCGTATTCATGGACGAAAAAATCGTAAAAGTTATCAACGGAGAACATAAATGAATATCGGTTTTATTGGCTTAGGTAAATTAGGTTTAGACTGCGCAGAAGTCTTTGCAGAACGCTACTCAGTCTATGGTTATGATATATATCCACGCTACAGCGACACAGTCAAAGTTTGCACCAATGTGGAAGAAGTCATTGACCACAGTGACTGGTTGTTCATTGCTGTACCTACTCCACATGCCGAAGGCTATGATGGGTCAGTACCGAGCTCACACATGGAACCCCGGGATTTTGGCCATGAAGCTGTCAAGCAAGCCATTGAGTATGTGAATGCCTATGCCAAGGAACCCAAGCGTGTTGTATTGATCTCTACTGTGCTACCAGGCACCACCCGACGCCACTTTGCTACTCTGTTGGACAAGCGTCACCAGTTCTTATACAACCCGTATTTGATTGCCATGGGTTCTGTGAAGTGGGACATGGCCAATCCTGAGATGGTAATGATTGGTACAGAAACAGGTGATCCTAGTGAAATGCGTGATCTCATTGATTTGTACCGACCATTGATGAAAAACAACCCACGCTATGTCACAGGTACCTGGGACGAATGCGAAGCCATCAAGATTTTCTACAACACATTCATCTCAGCCAAGGTTGGTTTGGTAAACATGATCCAAGACTTTGCCTTAAAAATTGGCAACATCAACGTAGACGTTGTGACAGATGCCTTGGCACAATCCACCATGCGTATCATGGGACCCAAGTACATGACAGCAGGCATGGGTGATGCAGGTGCTTGCCACCCACGTGATAACATCGCCCTGCGTTGGTTGGCCGAAGAATACGACATTGGATATGACTTGTTTGATACCATCATGCATGCTCGTGAAGTGCAGGCCAAGAACCTTGCGCTGTTCTTGGTAGATCAAGCTAAAACAAACAATCTGCCTATCGTGATACACGGCAAAGCATACAAGCCAGATGTTCCCTACTGTATTGGAAGCTATTCTACGCTGATTGGATACTACATCAATGAAGCAGGTTTCACAGTGAAATACCTGGATCCCTTGGCCGATGACAGCACTGACGTGATCGAAGCTGTCAAAGGTGCTTGTGTATTGCTCATGGCACACAATCGACAGATCACATACGGTTACACCGGAGATGTGCGTGATGACACTTTTTATGCACCCATAGAAGCAGGATCTATCATCGTAGATCCATGGCGCAAACTCAATGACATAGCAGGATACAAAATTATCCATTATGGTAATACAAGAAAAAACTAAATCCTGGGGTAAATCCTGGGTAGAACCCTGGTGGGTCAGTCATCGTGATTTACCCTATGTCAATGAGCCATTCAATGATCCAGAAAGCCTGGACCTGTGGCGCAGTCTAGGGTACACACAGACCAGATTCACTGGCGATATGTATGACATGCGTAATCCTGAGCCTTCTTGGATAGCACCGTTTCGTTTTGTTTTTCCTTGGTTGCATTTTTCATGGTCAGTGTATCGCATGGGTCCCGGTACTGTGTTGCCCAACCACAGTGATACCTATGCTCGATTCAAAGAAATATACAACATCACTGACAGTGACAAGATATATCGTGCCATAGTCATGCTGGAAGATTGGCAGAGTGGTCACTATTTAGAGATAGATGGCACACCAGTGACCAAGTGGATCGCAGGAGACATTTATATCTGGCAGAATGATGTCCAGCATCTTGCGGCCAACATGGGCATGACCGATCGTTATACATTACAAATCACAGGAGTCCCCATTGAAGATCCATTCCTATAACGAGTGGGATCCACTGCGCAGTATCGTAGTGGGTAGCGCAAAACATGCCAACTGGCCCTCTACAGATCCTGTGTTTTCAAAAGAAAGCGAAAAGACTCTGTGGAAAGAAACTCCTGTGCCCTCAGGGCCTGTGCCACAGTGGATCGTAGACGAAGCTGAAGCTGAACTAGACGATCTTGCTAAAAAACTACAGCAGTTGGGTGTGGAGGTGCATCGTCCTCAGGAAATAGATTTTGTAGCTCTGGACGGCATGTATAACTATTGCCCCAGAGATCGATTGTTAGTAGCTGGTACTGCCATAGTTGACCCTGCCATGATGTATCCCTGCAGAGACATGGAGTTGGCTGCCTACTACGACATAGTCGATAGCTGTGAAAGATACTTGCACATGCCCAGGAACGAAGGCATGGTGTTGGATGCGGCCAATGTCTGTAGACTTGGGGATACTTGGTTGTACTTGGAATCAGCATCGGGCAACCGTGCAGCCTATGAATGGCTGTGCGACCAGTTTCCAGAGATCACTATAGAGCTCTGCAATTTTTATGCGGGCGTACACATAGATTCAACCATTGTGCCCTTGAGAGAAGGCTTGGTCTTGGTCAATGCGGCCCGTGTAACGCCCGACACATTGCCCAGTGCGTTCAAAAACTGGGAAGTGCTGTATGTAGATCACGTGACAGAACAGGGCTTTTATCAGTACCCTTACGCTTCAAAATGGATTGCGTTAAATATGTTAGTGGTTGATCCTAACACAGTGATCATGGATCAGGATCAAAAGCTATTGATACGTGAGATTGAAAAATACGGAATCACAGTGATACCACACAAATTAAGCCATAGTCGCACCCTGGGTGGAGGATTCCACTGTGTGACTTTGGATCTATGGAGAGAACATGCTTGACGCAAATTTAGTAGCACAGATGGTAGAACAAGAGATACGTTCTGCTGTCAACCAACAGGTCAAAGAAGCAGTGAGCCAAACTGCCTGGATCCAAGATCTTGAGGAACAGATCGTACAATTCGTACAGGACCGTATCACTGCTCGTTTCAGCAACATTGGCACCATACCAGATCTCGTGACCACAGTAGAAAAAAGTGTGGGCAAGATGTTTGAACAAGGATTCGTTCCGGATCTTGAAAGTTATGTTGATTCAGTGAAAATACAACAGACCGTGGATCAAGCAGTGGAACAATTTGTTTCCAATACTATAGACTCCTTGACCTTGGATCCGCAATGGGTCAAGAAAATTGAAACTTTAGTCGAACAAAAAATAGCAGAGCGTCTGGTACATCGCATCAGAGATCTTGATGTCAGTGATGAGATGCAAAAAGTATTGCTCACACACAAGGAAATAATCCTTGACGAGCTGAAGAAAGATTTTAACTCAACTGGTATCGCAGATCAATCTACAGATTTACAGCTCACAGTCATGGACGGTGTAGTGGTAGTCGAGCATGAAACAGTCACACATGATCTCACAGTAGAACGCAACAGCGTACTCAAAGGCGATGTGCTGATACAAGGCAGCCTGGGCGTACAAGGAAAAATCAACACAGACAACGAAACCTGGCACGAACTCAGTGAACAAGTTGGTCGAGTCACATATGATCGTATCAAAAACGACTTTGCCAAAGAACTGATCGATACCGTGGTAGAATCTACCAAGGAAGGTATCGATGTTGCCAACATCACCGTGGATGGAGAACCTTTCGTGACTGGTGAGCGCCTGAGCCACGGTATAACAAAAAGCAATCTGAAAGAAGTAGGCACCTTGGAATCGTTGGCTGTCAAAGGAACAGCCAACCTGCATGATACCATGCATGTGGTCAAGAATAGGGTGGGTATCAATACCGAAGACCCAGATTCAGCCCTGGCTATCTGGGACGAAGAAGTCAATGTCAGCGCAGGCAAGCTCAGCAAGAATGTTGGCTTTGTTGGCACAGGAAGGAAACAAAATCTTGTGTTAGGAACCAATAGACAGAACCATATCGAGATCGATGCAGAAGGACTGACTACTATACAACGATTACGTATAGGCCGCAACAACATCTCCTGGTCCACAGAAGTGCCCAACTACAGTGGAACCAAAGGCGACATAGTGTTCAATCTCAATGTCGCGCCCGACGCACCTTTTGCCTGGGCCTGTCTTGGTGCATTCCGTTGGCAAGCGTTAAAGGCAGCTCGATGAGAACCTGTTGGATCATAGCAGACGATTTTGCCAGTCCACACATTGAGCCTGAACAAATAAAAAAAATAGCACCTGTGTGGGGTTCCTGGCGTACCTGGCGTGCCTGGCACACAGATAATGTGCTGTGTGACGATTTACCCAAGGCAAAAGAACTAGTACAACGTGCTTTCCATTCTGTCTGTAATTTTTATACAGCCAACAAGAACTTTGCCGAACTAGGCAGACTCAATAAAATCAATCTCTATGAAGGAGAATTTCCTGGAGAACTAGATCATCGTGAACAAATCATAGCCATGCACCTTGTTGCTGAGAACAACGATTTGGTGTTGTTGTTGGGATTTGATTTGACCGATAAAAAATTTGATGACAAGTTTGAAAGTCACAAACATCTAAACTACATCAATGCTTTTAGAGCTACTCTCAATACCTATCCAGAAACCCAATGGGTACTGATCGATCATCCAGGAGAGGTGTCCAAAAAAATAACGCCGCCAAATCTAACAAAAGATAGTTTTGACAGCGTTATACAGTTGTTGACTGCTAATTCTTAAGGTACTATAGTAAAGTTTTGATTGATATATGATGTTGGGTTACTAGCGAACCAAGCATTCCAATCAGATATAAAAGTTTGAGCCGCAGTTGCATCTTGCCAAAGTCTGGTAGCTGTAAAAAGTCCAGATGTTGGAGTAGGAACCGTTGTTCCTGGATTAGATGGAGACCAATCTGGAATATTTGTGATTATTCCAGCATCTTTATATGGCTTCAAAAGAGTCAGAATTTTCTGGGCCGCGGCATCTCTGCTTGGACCAGTTGCTGAGTAATCGTATACGACTTGTGTGGTTGCTGTTGCCATTTTGTTTCTTCCTTTATGAATATTTATACCAAAACTACCAGTTTTGATACTTGACTGTTAATGTTATTTATAGTAAAATTATCCAATGAATACTACAAAACGCATCGGTTTTTGCTGTAAATGGATTGATGATCCTAGCGAAACAGCTGGCCGCAAACTCACTACAGAAAGTCGTGATCTAAACGGGCGTTCAACTACCATGCGTTGGTTGCGTGAGCACCCTGAGGAAGCTGAACAACGCCAGTGGGACATCATGAATCACAATGCTCGAGCCGCGCTGAACATGGTCGAGCGTGTGGGCAATCTACCTGAGCATCTGCGCCTGGTACGCTTGGGCAGTGAAATGCTACAGGGCTACACCGAGCCCAACTGGATCGACTGGTGGCAACAAGCAGACATCCAACGTCATCTAGAACAGATTTTCGCTCCTGTGGGTGCTCGTGCTAGAGAACTGGGTGTGCGACTCAGCTTCCATCCTGGGCAGTTTTGTGTGTTGGCATCTGCAGATGATGGTATCGTAGAGCGCAGTATTCTTGAGTTTGAATATCATGCAGACATGGCTCGTTGGATGGGCTACGGCAAAGAATGGCACGATCATGGATTCCATATCAATGTTCACCTAAGTGGCAAGGGCGGTCCTGAAAAGTTCCTGCGAACCCTTGGCAAACTTTCTCCTGAGGCCCGCAACCTCATAACTATCGAAAACGACGAGATATCAAATGGTTTGGACATTACTCTTCTTGTGGCTGATCGTGTGGCTCTTGTGCTGGACGTTCATCACCATTGGGTCAACACCGGCGAGTACATCTCGCCAACGGACGCTCGTGTTCAGCGTGTGGTTGAGTCTTGGCGTGACACTCGCCCTGTTATGCATTACAGTGTTAGTCGCGAAGATATTCTTGTTGATCATGATCCCGGACTTCGCCCAGATCTTAGTGGACTTCTTGCACGAGGTTATAAAAAACAGCAGTTACGGGCACACTCCGACTTCTACTGGAATCACGCTGTAAACGAGTGGGCGGCAGACTTTACACAAATTGCCGACATTGAATGCGAAGCCAAGGGTAAAAATCTAGCTCGTGACGGATTTGTGAAATTTGTAAACCTAGCATGATTAGTAAAGAAAATTTTCAAGCCACTTGGTCCTACATCGTGAGAGATCACGAATCGTGGCCTTTAAGGTTCTGGCTGGAAGTATTAGCGTGGGCTATGAGTATTGGTGCCGCTGTCTTGTTTGCGCTGACTGTACCAAATATTCCGTTTATCTTGTATCTGACCATCACTGTCAGCGGATGTGCCATATATGCCTGGGCCGCTTGGACCCGAGGCAGTGTTGGCATGTTGGCCAATTATGTGTTGTTGACGATAATTGACTCAGTGGGACTGGCCCGGGTTATTTTTTCTTAGTTCTGGCAGTCTTGGCTCGTACAGCAGGCTTCTTCTCACCAGCAGGTTTTTTGGCGGCTGGTTTTTTCTTGGGTTCGGCTGCTGGCTCTATATACTGTGTGGTCATTGGTACTGTGCCCACTGTGGACTGTGGTGCTTCGACCTTGTAAGGTGCTTCGGGTGTAGTTTTAGGTTTCGAAACAAAAAACTTTTTAAGAAATGTCAACATTTTTATCTCCTGTGTTGGTCAACTATTTAACGCCAATCCTTAAAAATACATTATAATGGACACCTAAAAACCACTCACTAAATACTTTCCAATGAACGACACACTTTTTAAGCTCTATATAATTGATGAGTTTCTGAAAAAAACACAGGAACATAGAAAAATTTTAATCCAGGAGTTAATCGACGGGGCTTGCGACCCAGTGATCAAAAAGCGTCGATTCAGGATGTTAAGAAACTTGTCTGAGTACGAGTCATCAGTTATAAAAAAGATTGCTGATTTTGAAACAGATGATATTCGAGACCTGCTTTGTCCTGATATTTTCGATTTTGAAATTGAGTTTTTACTAGATCGATCAGCATGAATAAAATATCTCAGGCTAATTTATTCTTTACTCCGACATTATTGAGTTGGTATGGTCGCGACACCGAGTATGAAGCTGACATTCTGAGATTCAAAGGATTCGATCAGTACAATTATCTAGTAGAAATAAATCGCATGTTTTCAAACGGTCCAAAAGGACAGCCGTTGGATCGTACCGGAAACATACATCTTCCACTCAAATACGATACACGCCGCCCTTGGAAATTTATCAACACCCCTATGAGTTTAGAAGACGCTTTGTCTGCCCGAGTGTCTGATCTTTTGTCTCGTGGCGTCAAAGTCAATTTGTTATGGAGCGGAGGGATCGACTCGACCACCATGGTCAATGCTTTTTTATCCAATGCCCAAGACCACAGTCAGTTACGGGTTCTATACTCACCTTACTCGAGTTACGAGCATAGAGAATACCTAACAGATTTTCTGCCCAAGTTTCCAGCGGTTGAACTAGTAGACATCAGCGGGGATGTTTATCTCAATCAGCAGTTTGACGGAATTTTTGTCACCGGAGACACCGGAGACGAAACCCACGCCAGCATGGATGAAAGCTTCTTGGCAGAATTTGGTTATGATGTGCTGTCACAACCCTGGCGAGACTTTTTCTTCAAAAGAACACAGGATGAAAAGTTCATTGAATTCTGCGACACATATTTTAGCTGGGCAGGTCGCCCCATCGACACTGTGCTCGAAGCAAGATGGTGGTTCTATATCAACTCTAAGATGTATTGTATGCTGGCAACAAAGTTGTCTTTCTTTACCGATTATAAAAATTTCTCGCCCGACATGGTGCACGGTTTTTTTGATTGTGATGAATTTGAAAATTACATATCTCACAATGTGGACCGTATCATGACCACACCAGATTATGCGTCGTGGAAGCAAGACCTTAAAGATTACTGTAGGAATTTTGACGGATTCGATCAATGGGCCAAAGAAACCATAAAGAACGGAAGTTCCCAGTTGCACGCCTACATTTATAAAAAGACCGTGCTCAACGATCAGCGATTTATTTTCATCCTCAACGATGGAACACGGGTACACACACCAAGTTTGCCACTGTTGAGCCGCAAAGAATTTAATAATCGTTACGGAAATAGTCTGGACTATTTGTTAAATGACCCAATTTAAATTCAATGCCCCTTGGGACACTCTCAAACATACCTGGGTCGGTTGCACTTACGGTCCGGAGTTTTTCCAGCCCATACGCAATTCCAAGATACGAGAGTCTTTGCAAAAAATCGTACAAGAAACAGAAGAAGATTATCAAACATTGATTTCTACCCTGACCACATTTGGCATCAAGGTATCACGTCCTGTGATCGACTCCAATCTTACGATCATGGACTATATCAACGATCAAGGAAAATTAAATTTCCAAGATTCAAAAAGTTTTACTCTGATACCCAGACCTCCCATGCAACCTCGAGACAGCATGTTGGTAATCGGTGATCAAGCGATATCCACTCTTGAAGAGTCTTCGTGGTTTTACCCTGACTTGGAAAAATCGCCCTTGCCGTTTGATGCACCCTTGGTCACAGTGGTCGGAAAACATGTCATAGTTGATTGCAGGGATCATCCGTGGTTGGCAGAATATATACAGCAAAGGTTTCCAGATCGCAAGGTGATTCCTGTTTATATCGGCGGGCATAACGATGCTGTGTTTTGTCCAGTCAAACCAGGAGTCATTATCAGTACCTATCATCACGACAACTACACTGACACTTTTCCTGGCTGGGAAGTCAAGTATATTGAAAACCAGAGTTGGAATGCCATACCTGGATGGAGAAAGTTTAAACATTCCAATGTTGACAAATGGTGGGTGCCTGACGCAGACAACAATCCTGAATTTGCGAATTTTGTAGACACCTGGTTGAGTCAATGGGTGGGCTATGTCAAAGAAACTGTGTTTGATGTCAATATGTTGCAAATCAACGAACACACTGTGCTGGTCAACAATTATAATCAGGAGATGTTTGATTTTTTTAAAACACATGGCATTGAAGCCATAGTGACGCCCTTCCGTCATAGATTTTTTTGGGATGGTGGGATACATTGTATCACTGGAGACATATACCGAGAAGGAGAAGCCGATGTGGCATTCATTAACGCCCAAGGGTAAGATACCTTATGTGCCTAAATGGAATCTGTGGTGCAAAATATCCCCAGTGATCACAGTGGGTGATGATGTCCTTGATGCTGATCGATTGGGAGAGTTTGGATCAGACCTACACGGATTTGAAGAGTTCAAGATATCAATACTGTATGACAACCAGGTTCTGTATTCAGGAACGTTTGATCAACACCAGCCCATAGTTGTTGATGTAGATTTATTAGACGATAAAGAAAATACAGATCATGTACTGTGCATCGGACTTGAGGGCAAGACTGACGATCACAGTTGTTTTCATCAGGGCAAAAGCGTTTCATTGGCCGCGAAAATCAACCTAAGCATAGAACAGATGCCCTTGGATCTCCATGTCATGGCAACAGGTATAAAAACCATCGCAGGCGAAAACGGCGTACAGAATTTTTCTATTAGCACACCTATCTATCGTTGGCTACTGAAAAATCATGAGCATATAACGGCTGATTTATATTCGATATATAAAGAATGACCCTATTTTTATACATCCTGGTGATGACACATATCACCATAGCCTGTGTTACCCTTTATTTGCATCGTAGCCAAGCTCATCGTGGCGTCACGTTTGACCCACGTGTGAGTCATTTCATGCGTTTTTGGCTGTGGTTGACCACAGGCATGGTTACCAAACAATGGGTAGCCACACATCGCAAACATCATAGATTCACCGACGCAGAAGGCGATCCGCACAGTCCTAGAAACGAAGGCATCTGGCAAATCTTGCTGGGCGGTGCCTTTTACTATGCCTGGGCCGCAAAAGATCGGGCCATGGTCGAACAATACGGAGCAGGAACACCCGATGATTGGATGGAACGCAACATATACACTCCATTCAATTGGTTGGGTGTGACACTAATGTTCTTTATCAACTGCATGATCTGGGGATGGGCTTGGGGGTGGTTGCCTTGGCTATGGCAGATGATCTGGATTCCGCTATGGGCCGCAGGAGTCATAAACGGGCTTGGACACTGGTGGGGCTACCGCAACACACAGACCCGAGACTATTCAACCAATATAGTACCTTGGGCGTTTTTTATCGGCGGCGAAGAACTGCACAACAATCACCATGCTGATCCTGCCAGTCCCAAACTCAGCCAAAAGCGTTGGGAATGGGATCTGGGTTGGACCTATATCCGTATTTTAGAACGCTGTAAATTGGCTACATTACGGACAAACTAATTTGCTCAAAATCGTCAAATAGACGTAGATTTTTGTTGCGTTGCAACATAAATATCATATATAATAATGCAACACCAAGACGCTGGATGGTCCGGGTCTTGTACCGTAAACTCGCTTAACTAAGGAGAAAAACATGTTTACATTTGATTCAACAATCGACGCAGTACAAACAGGCAAGAAGCAGTTCGTAAAGACTTTCGTAACAGACGAAAAGATCGCTGATGCTTTAAACCAATTCATTGACAACCAAACTGAGTACACCAAAAAAGCTGTCAAAGCCACAGTGGACGCAGGTACCACAGTTGCTCAAGAGTCTATCAAGCACATCCAAGAAGCCGCTAAATTTGATTATACCAAATTTGGTGAAGGCATCATGAAGGCCTACACAGCGCAAACCAAAACCAAGTAATTTGGGCAAAAAACGGTAAAGCTCGCGCTAGACCAGAAAATCCTACTTGTGTAATAATACACACATAGTAGGATTTTTTATGACCAATCTTTTAGGAGAAGCTATGAAGCACTTGGTTATCGCATTATTCGTGGCCTGTTTGACAGGTTGTGGTACGATTGGAGGCATGGTTTCCGGTGCCGGTTCCGATCTTTCTAAAGCCGGGGAATGGATCAAATCTAAATGAAAAAGACAGCACTTTATCTTGCCGTGATCACGACTCTTGGCCTCACTGCCTGTAGCTCAACCAAGGTCGCAGACGTAGGATCGGGCACCGCAGTCCCTCCTGGCACACAACAAGCCATCTCTGAACAACGTGCGGCTTCTGATTTCAAGCGCGAAGGTGTGCGTGTGATTTATAGTTTCACTGGCAATCTTGAAGCCGTAGAAGCCGTAGGCTATGCTCCAGTCTGGGGCAACAGCCAGAATGCTGTGCAACAGGCCTATGAAACTGCCTATGTATTGGCCAAGGATCGCATGAGTTCTTTCTTGCATCCAGAGACTATCACTTCTAAGCGTTTTGTAGATACCATCGCAAAGAACTTGGAAAAGGCACGTGACAACAAGACCAACAAGTTTGCTACCAACAAGAACAATGACTTCTCTTTTGAAACCGCGGACACTGAAGCCGCTCGAGAGGGCGAAGTCAATCGCGAAGAAAACACTGCGGTACGCAACGATGCTGTCAATATCGCATCTAACATCCGTACCACAGTGAGCATCCAACGTTCAGGTATCCTGGGCGGTGTAGTGCTCAAAGAAGGTCGTGTTATCAACGACGGTAAGAATGTACAGGTGATTGTGCGTTGGGATCGCAAAGACAACAGTCAGCGTCGTGTGATCCTTAAAGAAATGATGCAGTGATGCGGCACCTAGCACTGGCACTGGCTGTGTTGCTTTCGGCCAGTGTGTCAGCGCAGACTGCTGACACTACTGCTATCTTAAAGCCGAACCCTGTGAGTGTGGTGATCACAGTGGTGCCTTGGTTGCTCAAGGACAGTGAACGCTACTACTTTGTCACTGCCAAGGGCTATGGCCGGACCACTGAAGAAGCCAGGACCGAAGCCCTTAGGGCCGCTGTGGATCAGGCAGTGGGATCTGTGGTTAACTCAGAACGTGAAGTAGAAAATCAAAGACTCCGGCGCAGTGAAGTGGTACAGTATGCCGCGGGCTTTGTAGACCGTTATGAAGTCCGGCGCATCGAACAAGAAAATGGTTTCGTGGCCATGACGGTAGATGTGTATGTCAAGCGTAGCCGCCTCACTGACCGGTTGTTGGGAGATCATCGTACTCCAGGCAAGATAGATGGTGAGCGGTTACAAGCGCAAACTGAAACTCTCAATCATAGCAGACAACAAGGAGATCGGCTGTTGGGCATGGTCCTGGCTGATTTTCCCCGGCGAGCGTTTGACATCGAGCAAGGCCCCAGCAGAGTTTACTACAATGATCAGCGCCAGCGACAGTTGGAACTCAGCTTTAAACTAAAGTGGCGCCATGCTTATTTGGAGAATCTACGCGAAGCCCTGGCCACAGTGAGCCAAAATTCCAATGCTGGTGATTGTATTGGGTTATATGCCCGAGCATGCTCCTATCAAGGCTATGTCACGATCAAAGCTCGCCCAGGACAGCACGGGTGGAGCCGTACTGCGGCGTTTGATGATTCTGTCACCCTAAACATGATACATCAGCATTTGATACAAAGCCGGCCTGCTGTGCTGATCACTATAGATGATCGCCAAGGGCGCAGGATTTGGCAAGGGTGTCAACGCTGGAGCGAACTGGATAACGAAATGTCAGGGTGGGTACCAAACGAGCGATTGCTACAGCCTACCCGTGATGGGATCCAAATAAATGGGTATCTTGCCCTGGATGCCCGGGTACCTTTTAATCTAACAGACTCTACACCGGTGTTAGACACCGTAAAAATGGAGGTTGTCCGCAACGCCCAATGCCCGAATTAACTGAGCCGATTTTGAATTTGCTCATAAGTAAGTGAGTTGTTCAAAATCTATGTTATAATATACATACTTTACAAACAGCACTATTTTCTAGACTATGACTGCGATGATCCAAGAAAAAGACGATCTTACATACTCTCCTGGTGACGATCTTAAAAAGAGTGGCATCTACACATTTATGGGTGATGTAGACAGTGACAGTATGTTGCCCATCATCGAATGGATCCTACATGAAAACTACATAGTCAAGAAAAAGAAAAAAGAACTCATCCTGATGATTTGCAGTCGCGGCGGGGATATGGAAGAAGCCTTTGCCTTGATTGACGTGATGAAGAGCAGTAATATACCCATCAAGACTGTGGGCTTGGGGCAGATTGCCAGCTGTGGATTGTTGATATTCCTAGCAGGTACTCTCGGTCGTAGAGTTCTTACACCCAACACATCTATTTTAAGTCATCAATATTCATGGGGCAGTGATGGCAAGCATCACGAGCTCTTTGCTATAACCAAAGAGTTTGGTCTAGCCCAACAAAGAATGTTGGATCACTATTGCGAGACCACTGGGCTTGATGAAGAAACAGTCAAAGCAAAACTATTGCCGGCCAATGATGTATGGCTCAGTGCGCTAGAAGCCAAAGAACTAGGCATCTGCGATCATATCGCACACATCGTGCGTTAAAAACTTTTACGGCGTTTACGTCCCAAAGCCTCAGCATCGCCTGGGGCTTTTGCTTTTGTGTCCGCGGCTTTGATAGAACTACGTTGTTGAGCGATCTTGTCTAGCTTGGCGTCAACAGGTTCTGTTTCTAAACTGTCCACAGGATCCACAGGATTGACGTCTGATGGTTTAGCACCATTCTTCAAAATAGTGAATGTATAGTTGCCTTTGCCGCCTGTGGAGAAGTAGACTTTGCTGGCATCTAACAGCACACCTGTAACCGCTTCTGATGGATACTTGGCTTCCAGGGCAGTGATAGTAATGGTATCGCCGCTGACTCCGGTATAGGTGTACATCTGTACCAAGGCCGCATTGTTCAATATCGATGATGCGGCTTCACCAAAGTTGGTATTTTTGTTGACATAGTCAGCCACAGGATAAGCGATAGCGGCAATCATGTGTTCAATGGGGATGATCCTACTGGGGTCCTTGCTCTTGCGTCCCTCGTACATTTTTTCAAGTCGCGGACTCAATAAGCCAGAGCCGATGATCTTGTCATTGGGGCCCATGGACTTGAGTTTCATGACTTGATCAGCTTCTTCGGGCGTGATCATTTTATATTGTACAGCCAAAGCCAAGGGAGCACCAAAGTGTCCTTGGCGTTCAATGGTGTTTAGTAATTCGATAGAATCTGCATACTTGTCCAAGAGTTTTTGTCCGGCAGGAACTGCTTCTAATTCTTTGACAGATTTTTGCAAGTTGGTCACTGATGCTGAAGCACCGTCTTTGCCTTTGCTGGACAGCTTGATCTGTTTACCATCTGGATTGACCAACAAGCTGTCGTAAAGACCGCCAATGGTATTGGTATTGAAACTGATAGTACAATCGCTGTACCCGCCGCCACCAAAGAAAATATCAGCGGCTTCGTTGGCATTACCTTTGACTTTTTTGCCTAACACCAATGCGATAGGTTGCAGAACTTCAGCAAAGTAATCGCGGAAGGCTTCGGGATTCATGTTACCTCGGGGTATTTGGCAAGGAATGTCTGACTCGATGAAAATCTGCAGTGCTCGAGTTTCGTCGCTGTCAGGACCAAACTTAGCGATACATTGTTGTAGAATCGTGTCTGGTGTGTTGTTTTGATACTGTGTGAGCCACTCGCTGGGTTTGAGTCCAGAGTTTTCTTTTTGTCCCACTTTGCTCTGATACTTGAACCCGCCGGGTATGGCATCGTGTGGGAAATTGTTCTGTGTGCGATTGGGGCTGATTTCTTTGTAGTATCTCCCCAGATAGTAAGGTGTTTCGTCTTCACCAGTGAAAGTGGCAATAGCAAAGGCTCCAGAACCAGCTGTGGGCTGGTTGGTCCAGTGTATGTTTATGCCATTTTTTGCGAGACTTGCAATGGCCGCACTCATTTCATCAGTTGATGCATAACGGCCGTTTTCGGGATAGAAATCCAAGCCCTGGAAAGTGATGATGTCATCTACATTATTTTTGAATTTTTCCCCGGGTTTGCGATTGGCCAAACCCACACCTTCGTCCAGGGCAGGATATTTGATGATATTTATTAAGTCTCTCATTGCGATTCTTTTCTGTGTATGCTATACTTATCTAGGATACTTACATTACAACAGGAGAATTCATGCCCAATTTAGTGCCCATTGTGCTGGAACAAACCAGCCGCGGAGAACGCAGTTACGACATTTATAGCCGATTACTGAAAGATCGCATCGTCATGCTAGACACAGATGTAAACAGCCATAGTGCTAGTTTGATAGTGGCGCAGATGCTGTTCTTAGAAGCTGAAGATCCAGACAAAGACATCTTGTTTTACATCAATTCGCCCGGCGGGTCGGTTACCGCAGGAATGAGCATTTACGACACAATGAATTACATCAAATGTGATGTCACTACCATCGTTATGGGGCAAGCCGCGAGCATGGGTTCTTGTCTAGCTCAGGCTGGCGCACCCGGTAAGCGTTACATCTTGCCCAACGCACGACACATGATCCACCAGCCCTTGGGCGGAGCAGAAGGTCAAGCCACAGACATTGAGATCCATGCTCGTGAGATCTTGCGCTGGAAAGATGTGTTGACCAACATTTATGTCAAGCATAATTCAGCAGGCAAAACTTTTGAAGATTTGCGCAATGATATGGAACGAGATAATTTCATGACCGCAGAACAAAGTGTCGCATACGGATTAGCAGACAAGGTTATCAACAAGAGAGATGCCTAAACAAGAAGTTTTCTGCAACAGTCCGTGGTATGAACTGCATGTATACTGGGATGGGTCTTTAGCATTTTGTTGCCATGCCACTCCCAGAGTTCCTTATGATTCCAAAGAGAAATCAACGTATAACATAAAGAACATGACCATTCGAGAATGGTATGATTCTGAACCTATGCGAAAATCACGAATGTGGATGCTGGGTGACCAACGTTGGAATCACTGTGATCGTTGTTGGCATGAGGAATCTGTTTCAGACACCAGTCGCCGTCATCGTAGTAATCAGAAATCAGTTATCTTTCGACAAAACTTTAATGAAAGTCTACAGCAGAGTCCAGGGTGGTCAAAATTTAAGCACAGCCTAGATAATCAAGGGGCCTATAGTGGATTGCCTATAGACTTACACATTGATCTTGGAAACTATTGCAACTTGGCCTGCAAGATGTGCAATCCTTATGCTTCCAGTCGCATCGCTAGCCAGCACAAACAATGGGGCATATTGGATCGTAGTACACAAGATTGGACTCAAGACCAAACTGTATGGAACAGATTCCTCCAGGAACTATTAGATACTCCTCAGTTAAAAAATATACACTTCATGGGTGGAGAGACTCTGATACAACCAAGATTTCGAGAGCTCATTGAATTTCTACATTTACATGATCGCACGGATCTATGCGTGAGTTTTGTCACCAATGGTACTGTGTATGATCAAGACCTTGTTGGTAAATTAAAATCTTTTGAGCGGGTAGGGATAGAAGTCAGTATCGAAGCATTAGATGAGGTCAATGCTTATGTCCGTCAAGGAACAGACACTGATCTAGTGATCAAGAATATAGAAAAATATCTTGCAGAGTGCAATGGATCCTCGATCACTGTGACTCTGCGTCCTGCTCCAGGATTATTGACTGTAAAAAGCTATTGGCAAGTCATTGAGTATGCGTTACAAAATTCTCTGTTGATCAAAAGCAACCTGTGTACTGATCCTGCATTTTTACACATCAATGTTCTGCCAGAAGAATTAAAACTCAAATACAAACAGTTTTATGTAGATCTCGTGCAACGATGGAATTTAAGAGATCAAAATCTTGATCCAGATTCCAATGAAAGCGACCCTAATAACTATCTATCAGTGGCAGTAAATCAGATATTGCAAATTATAAATCTATTAGAATCGCCGCCTCCCGCTGATCAAGAAGATTTGCTTAGGCAGTTAGTTGATCATCTGCAAAGATGGGATCCTGTCTACGGCCTTGATGCCAGACTGGTCTACCCAGAATTGATTCCTACGTTAGATAGATATGGATACTAGATATTTTGATACCAAGGTAGAGTTATCGATTACTCCAATATATCACGACGAGCCACCGTTGATCAAAGTCATTGGATTTGATCAACCATGGAACAGTTATCTAGAGCAACCTCAAGTGTTTACTTTCAATCAGCGTTGCAGAGCAGGTTTGTACACTTTTGAAATACAACTGCTCAACAAAAAAGACAGTGATACTATTGCTGATCAAGGATTAGACAAAGCCGTGACCATAGACTGGATAGCAATCAACGGAATACGAGATCAGAAGTTCATCTGGAAAGGCCAATACAGTCCGGAATATCCTGAACCTTGGTATGGCCAGCAGGACCCCAAGCCGCCTAAGGTGATGTCAGGACATACTTACTTGGGATGGAATGGTCGGTGGACTTTAGACGTCACTGTGCCAGCATTTGTTTGGGTGCATCAAACGCTGGACTTGGGCTGGATATATGATTGAATTCTTTTTAACCAATTCTGTCTAGCAGTCAACCAAAAATCCACCACGCGGTTGACCTGCTCGCGCTGCCAATCTTGACATTCGGGTTCGGGAACTGCAAAACGTGCTTCGGCCGGTTTTGACAGCATCAAGGGCAACAGGTTGTGCTTTTTCAAGATCTTGGGTATGATGTTGTTGTCGGGCAAACAAAACATCATAAGATCTTGGATGCTGTGTGTCTTACACCAGGTCACAGCACGTTCAACCAAGGCATGTGCTATGCCTCGCTGACGATGATTGCGTGATACTGCCACGCTGAGTTCGGCATGATTTTCTCGATGGGCGACTTGGCACACGCCAATAATGTTACAGGCCAGCTCGACTACAAAGAATTGATGCTCTTGTATATGGAAACGATCCCATGTCTGTTCAATCACTAGATCTGAAGCATGAAAACCGAAGTACATGTATCGGCTTTCTTGATCCAGCGATTTAAAGAATCTTTGTATAGCCGGCCAATCACTGACCTCGGCGCTTCTTACAGGCCACATTTATTTGTAAAGATTTTGTGCGTCTTGCCATTTGCCGTTGCGGGCCAAGTCGGCGGCGTATTTGGCTTGGCCAAGGTCGCATAAAAATTCCCAGATGCTTGATAGTATTGATTTCATAATGGTTTTCCTTATTAGTGTTTCTACTGATATTTATATGTTGCACCACCACAAAATATTAAAGTTTTATGACACCGCAAGGTTGACCAGAAATCGCCATTTTGCTACAATATGGATTCAACAGTTGGAGCAGACTATGGCCTACACCGTTTTCAAACACAATCAAAACTATGGTCCTCGTGCAGGACTAGAAGGTCCGTTCCACTATCCCAATGGGCAGGTCTTGTACTACGATCCCAAGCAGGGCGAGTACTATGACCCACGCACAGACTTCTATGTAGACCGAGAAGATGTGGCTCTTTTACAACAGAGCATTTTTGACCGGGTTAGTGGGCACTAACCTGCGCTGGTTGACCAGAAATATCCATTTCGGTTATAATATGGGTATAGTAAGAAATTAGGAGAGCTAGATGAAGCTGATGATCACGACCCAAGTGCAAGAAAACTACGGTGCCCACGATTGGGACGGCACGGGCGATTGCCCCCAGTACTGGAAGTTCAAAGGTGGCAACGACTACTCGTATGCCCTGGGCAGTCATGTTCGCAATACCGAAGCTCTTGCAGAGTTGGTCCAAGCTCTCCGTGGCCAGATCGAGTGCGATGACATTGGTTATCGCGAATACATCATAGGTTGGTCTGTGGAGTCGGACGACTATCTCACAGATTTTGAGCAAAGCCAGCTCGAATACGAAGGTAAGATCACTTACCGTACTCAAGAACTCACTCTCCTGGAGGCCGCATAATGCCCACGATTTCCGAAATCAATCACGCCATCATGCAAGGCGATCTTACCAACGATCAACTGGACAGCATCATTGCCGCGATCAAGTTCCGTCGCACACAGATCGCTCGCGAAATCAAACGCGAAGTCCGTGTAGGAGTGGCTGTAAAGTTCTACCATCCCAAATTGGGCATGGACGTCCATGGTACTGTGAATCGGGTGAAGCAGAAGTTCATCCTGGTGGATACCTCCAAAGGTCGTTACAATGTTCCAGCCAACCTGCTTGAGGTAGCATGAGGTTAGATCTCAACGAAACCTTGCAATGGATTGGTGCCTTGTTTATCATAGCAGGGCACAGTCTAAACGCCATTGGTCCAGCGGCCTATCCTTACAATATCGTTACATTTTTCATAGGAACAATAATGTTTCTAATTTGGACCATCCGTGTTGCAAATAAGCCACAGATGGTTGTAAACCTTGTGGCAGTAGGCATTGGGCTCACAGGACTGGTAAAAGCATTTGGTTGACCAAAAATACCCATTTCGGTTATAATATAGGTATAGTGTCAAAAAAGGAGCAGACATGTACACAGTTGAAGTTTACAAAAAAGACAAGCGCACCAAAACAGGCGAGCGCCTGGTTCGCAAAGTGGATCATAGTACCGCGGACCGCGGCGCCTTGGAGCATGTGTATAAACACACCTACTTCCCCAGCCATGGATACCGTTTTGAGATCCATGAGACCTATGTGACTCGTCGGAACTTGATGGGCGGTGCAGAGTACAAAGAACGCTATGACACTCCTTATTTCTGCTCACCCAGTTCCGAATCCTATTGGAGCATGTGATGGCTTTGAAAATCTATGAAGAGGTCACAGAATGGACGGGTATCGAATATCGAAAACCTAACCATGTGTACCTCATGGATGGTGACAAGGTCTATGGTTACAGTCCCTGGGGAACCGAACCTCCACGGTACATGAAGACCTTCTTGCGTATCGACAAGCGCGGTCGCAAGTTCGTTGAGTCCAAACAGAACCAATGGAAATTTGATCTCTCTATCCGTACCGAAGAACCCGTGAAAGAACCAGAACCACAAGGACAGGTTTGGACAGTAGCAGGATCAAAAGGTAATCAATATTTCGTCAACCTAAATGCCGGTCATTGGTCTTGCACTTGCCCTGGGCATGGGTTCCGAGGCCGTTGCCGCCACGTGGACGAGATCGCCAAAACTGTAGCATAAGGCAAAGTAGATCGCCAAAAAAGTAGACCTTGCCCGCAAAGTTTGCTATACTAGTCCTACGCTGAAGCAATTATATTGATCGGCGATTTACTTTAAAGGAAAATCATAAAATGATTACTCGATTCAACGAAGAAACTAAGACTTACAAACTATTCAACGCTCTCCATTCTGGCGACGTTGTGACTCCTGCTCAGGCACAGAAGCGTTTTGGCATTAAGAATATTTCTGCCGAAGTTAGCCGCATCCGCCAAGCTGGTTTTGCTGTTTATGCAAACCGTCGTACAGCTGGCAACGGTGTTCAGGTAACTGAATACGTCATGGGCAAACCAAGCCGCAAGATCGTGGCCGCTGGTTACAAAGCTCTTGCAATGGGCTTGGTCTAATATAGAGTCCGCTGGTCGCATCAAAACGACCACCTCTGCAAAAAGGCTACTTCGGTAGCCTTTTTCTTTGCCAAAATCAGTTGACAAATTTGTTTTGTTATGTAATAATGTGATTGTGTTTAATACACCGCCCGATATCTTTTGATAGTCAGGGTGTATCTAGATTTACGCATTCAAACCTTAAAGGAGAAACGAATATGCGAACAGTAACAAAAAAACCTTCTATTCCCGCTTCAGTGGAAAAATTTATTGGTATCGAATGGGGCACCTGGGCGCCCGGTGATAGAATCCCTGTTAATACTCCATTGAGTAAATGCCAACGAGATTACAAAAAACAAAACGTCTACAAATATATTACCAAAATTGGCGGTCTTGACAAAAATCTATTTGGGTACGCTACTGCTGTTCGTCGCAAAAGTGATGGAAAACTAGCACTAATCAATGGTCAGCATCGAATTCAATTAGTTAAAATTGTTAGTCCTACAACCCAAGAAGTTCCGGCACATATCATTGATGTCGAGGATGCTGACTTTGAAACATATGGTAGTAAACTATTCCACGAGTTTAATGGAACTGTAAGTAAAGGTTTGAGCAACGAAGAACAATTTTATGCTCAAGTCTTGAGTCAAGATCCTGAAGCACTTAAAATTAAAAAATTACTTGAGGACTGTGGATTAAGTTGCGGAAAAGTTAATAATGTAAACGGAACGTATCCGGTAGACTATGCTACATTTGTTAAATGTAGAAAACTTGGAGAATCGTTTACAATTCGTGCCGCCAAGTTACTTACTACCGGGTTTGATACTTGTAATACTGATGTTCTACACGGTCTTGTATTTTTGTTTAGCAATCCACACTATTCTGAATTAGCCGACAACACCAAGGCCGTTGGGCAACAATTTGAACACTGGCTCACTGTATTCCTACCTACTTTCATTGGGATCAATGATCTTAAATATAAAGACTATCGTCAAGGTGCCTGGCAGAAAGGTGTTGCTTACGGTATTGCCCAGAGCTTTGCTAAACGACAACGAAACAATGGCCGGTACGCCCCATCAATTGCTGAAATCAAAGAAATTTGGAAAAAAGGATTTCAAAAGGAAGATAGCGGTATATTATAAACAAAAGGACCCTAGGGTCCTTTTTTCTTTAGAATTAGCAAGGATAACTCATGACACCAAATACACATTTGGTGGATCCAGCTGTAAGATCTTGGTTGATGAAATTCTCTGACATTGACTACTATGAAGTTAACGAATTTTTAACCGAAGATACAGAACAGCCATTCCACCTACTACTGAACAAAGACATATACGATTATAGATCTCGGGCCAAGGTGCATCAGATTTTTGAAAAATTTCATGGATCTCCAGTTTACAATGAGCTAGAAACCAAAAAAGGTTTATATGAAGTATTTGTTTTCCCCAACTCTTCTTTGTGTTGGCAAGCAAGACTGACAATCGGGGACAAATGGACTTATCATGGAATTTACCAGCACACTGAAGACACCATACCAGTTTACAACCCGTCTACACGGGAAATAAAACAAGTTCCGGCTAATAAAAGCAAGCTTCATCAGTTACTCAAAAATATCCGTAAGAAGTGATTGACCAGAAAAGACATTTCCTATATAATACTTGTATGCTTAAAAAACTCTTTCAACGCATGGGCCGATATCGTGTTATCATGGATCGGCAAGACAACGAGCCTTATCTGGAGCGGTACTACCTGTTCCTCAAAGATAGGAAACGGTTCCCGTTCAATGTGTTTTTGCACAAATTCTTAAAAGGAGATCCCGACGATGTACATGATCACCCATGGCCGTATTGTACTTTCATACTTGCAGGAGGCTACTATGAGTGGGTTCCGCAGTTTGATGCTCAAGGCCGAAAGTCTTGCGAGGTTCGCCATTGGCGTGGGCCCGGACACTTTCGCATCTGCGGTGCTAATAGTTATCATCGTATTGAGCTCAAGCCTGGCGTGACTGCCTGGACCTTGTTCATGCCTGGGCCACAGCGCCAAGATTGGGGATTCATGTATAATAACAACTGGGTCCAACACGAAGAATATTTCAAACTCAAACGACTTCTCAACTCAAAGGAGTAAGCATGCCTAATTGGTGTAGTAACACACTCACACTCGCCCACGGAGATCCTGCTGAGATCGCTCGTGCCGCAGAAGCCTTCCGACGTGGAGAACTGCTCAACGAGTTTGTTCCTTTGCCCGAAGCTGAAAAAGACAACTGGTACGATTGGCATGTCTCTAACTGGGGTACCAAATGGGACGTGGGAGGAGACGACTACGGTGAGCCCACAGTGTCTGAAGATGGGCGTAGCATGAGCGTGAACTTTGATTCAGCCTGGGCACCACCTACTCAATGGTATGAGCGCATGGTGGAAATGGGGTTTGATGTTGATGCTATGTATTACGAATCGGGCATGGCCTTTGCTGGTAAGTATGTTGACGGCTATGATGATTACTACGAGTTCTCCAACATGACCAGCGCAGAAGTCCGCGACATGTTGCCAGAGGACCTGGATGAAATGTTTGGCATCACTGAAATGATGGCCGAGTACGAAGACGAAGAACCGCTCACCGAGTGGTATGTGGAAGGTGCCAAGGAAAAAGGATTGATCAAAGATGGAAACGACTGACATTTTATTGTATATTGCTCTGGGCATCTGCATTGGTGTCTGGTTGTTTTACTTCACGCTCAAATTGATCATACGCAGGCTCTTAGCAAGGATCGAAAATGATCTTGAAGAGGCCTTGGAAAAACACCAGGAAGAAAAGACGATCCCTTGCCGGGTGGAATTGCACAATGCGATGTTTTTCGTGTATAATAACGAAACCAACGAATTCATGGCACAGGGCAAGGATCTAAAAGAATTGCGTGAGCATATCAAATTTCGGTGGGCCGACAAAAAAGTCAGCGTGGTCGCTGGCGAAGAAAATGTATTAGACCAACTAAGGGCACAACTAAATGAAAGTAGCAGTAGCCAGTGACATACACTTGGAGTTTGGAGATCTTGATCTACCCAATACCGACAGTGCTGATGTCTTGATCCTAAGTGGAGATATCTGTGTGGCCCGTGATATCGGTCGCCCGGATCCCAACAACATCATAGAAGGCGCCCGTAGCCAACGAGTACGAGACTTCTTCCAGCGTGTGAGTTCTGCGTTCCCGCATGTGGTTTTTGTCATGGGCAATCATGAACATTATCATGGTGACTTTGCCAAGAGCTACAGCACGATCAAGAACATGCTGGCCGATCATCATCTCCATAATGTGTATCTCTTGGAAAAAGAAACCAAGGAGATTGACGGGTGGATGTTTATCGGTGGCACACTATGGACCGACTTCAATGGTGGTGATTTACAGACCATGCAACATGCGTCTTGGGGCATGAACGACTACAACGGCATCAAGAACAGCGACTCTGGTCACGCTCACGGTATCTGGAAATTGATCCCTGAAGCCACACTGAAAGATCACTACAAGATGAAAAGTTATATCCAAACAGTGTTGGCCAATCGACGAGCACAAGGTCTGCGTGATCGCCGTGTGGTAGTGGTAGGACATCATGCGCCTAGCAGAGCCAGCACACATCCCAGATATCAACACGATATCCTGATGAATGGTTGCTATAGCAGTGCTTTGGACAACATCATGTTGGACAATCCGGAAATCGTGTTATGGACACATGGCCACACTCACGAAGATTTTGACTACATGATTGGATCCACTCGTGTGGTCTGTAACCCACGTGGCTATATTGGCTACGAAGACAAGGCAGATCGATGGCAGGCAAAATACATAGATTTGGACAGTATCTCCGCTATAGCGGAGTAAGCATCATCATCTCCTTGAATCCACTTTGGTGGAAAGTGTTGCCTTGGTTTCGAGAAGAAACCACAGCAGAATGGGGATCAGCTGAACGTACCTATGCCGCTGGATTCTTAGGACTGACTGTCCGGGTTTGGATCGACTCGGGAGATTGGTGATCGTTGACCAGAAATCAATAATAAAGTATAATACATAATGAATCAAAAAATCAAAGACCTAATGGCGCAGGCTGGAACAGATGTCAGCGGCAAATGGATGAGTGTTGACCATGCTGAGCGATTTGTTGACTTGATGATCAAAGAGTGTTTTGAATATCTTGACGATGATACAGAGCAAAAGATTCGACAACATTTTGGAGTTTATTGATGAATGAACGTTTTAAACAACTGAGTTTGTTGGCTGGTGGTAGTCATTATCCTTCAATCAATCCTGACATGCAACAGAAATTTGGCGAGTTGATCGTCCAGGAATGTGCTAGGATCGCTGATACTGAACGAGACAATTCTGTAGGTTGCGGGTATATCACCAAGACCAAGGGCATGCTGATCAAAGAATATTTTGGAATCGATCAATGAAAGTTTATATTTCTAACTATCGCAATCACTGGATCTCGCCTTACAAGATCCTGGAGTATGCTTTTTTCTGGACTGACTGGTCAAAGTGTGGTCGTTGGACCTTGACTCAGAGCCTGGAAGATGAAAAGAGAGAAAAGAGTCAATATGTAGATCATCCTGAGTGGGTTGATCGCTGGGCCGATAGGCTGATGCCAATATCCACTGCAATACAGTGGGTGCTGGATCGTGTGCATCCTCAGGCGAGATATGTGAAAATCGATCGCTGGGACACATGGAGCATGGATCATACACTGTCATACATCGTGTTGCCCATGCTGAAACAACTCAAAGCGACCAAACACGGTGCTCCCAACGTCGACGATGAGGATGTACCCGAACATCTGCGTAGCACAGCCGCACCTGCCAAGGAAAATGAGTGGGATACCGATGGCAATCACTTCCTGCGTTGGGATTGGGCACTGGACGAAATGATCTTTGCCTTTGAGAAAAAAGCACAGGATGATTGGGCTGAGGAATTCCACTCTGGCGAAATTGATTGGCTGTGGGTGCCCGTGGACCGAGACGGCAACGAAGTACCCAAGGGTGAACACAAATACTATGAGATGAAGCACGGTCCTAATCATACCCACGAACTTGACATGGATGGTATGAAGAAGGTGCAGGATCGTATTTCAAATGGTTTCCGACTTTTTGGCAAATACTACGAGGCGTTATGGGACTAACAAACACAGCAACTATCAATCTCAAGGAACTGTTCGAAGATTGGGAAACAGACATCATACGCAAGAATAAAACTGCCCAAGAAGTGGCCTTTGCTGATGATCCCATCGCCCTGAGTTGGGCCAGCTACGGAGTTTGGATTCGTAGAGGAACTCGCTGGGTTGGTCTCAATGAAGTTGAAGCTCATGCACATGATCGTGAGATCGCCGCAGAAACTCGCAGGTACTATCGCGACAAGCTCATGCTACAGACTTTGAAAGGTCGTCCACTCAGTGAATTCCAGACTGTGTTGTATGGTATCGTGTCAGGCGAGGCTCCTATCATGAGTGACCAGATTGGCGTCATCATGAAACTGCCTTACTTCTACACAGAAGACAGGACCTTGGCTGAAGTGTTTGATCGGACACAGCCTCTGGACAAACACGAGTTCATGGCCGAAGCTCGTGAGGACACTATCACTCCTGTGAGCATGGTATTCTCCAGCAGGAAGAACAACGAAACCTATCAGTATTGGTTCGCAGACAGTGTTGGCCGTGCCACGCTGTGGGCAGTCAACGCCCAGAATCCCTTGCGCAGTTTGGTAGACAGCTTGTTCAAACAGCAACGGCCGATGAAGATACGTGCCAACTGGCATTACAAAAAACATTTCCCTTCCGACAGGGTATCCTGGAATCTCGGAAATGTGGAGTTGGTATCTTGAGCATGAAACACCTGGTTGAAGAGCTCATGTTAGCCCAACACGGTAGGACAGCACAAGAAGAACTCACAGCAGAAAGTTATGAACGCTGGTGTAGGGGTTATATATTTGATGCCATCAAGGATCAAAGATTTGGTCAAGCATTCTGCAATCACTTTGGTGTCACAGACAATCTGTTGTTCTATGAGAGGAACACAGAAAAGGCCCAGCAGTATGTAAAAAAGCATTATTTAAAATGAAATGGCTCGTGAGTTTTAGACAAGAACAACGCAACTGTTGTCCTCCGGGCAAATATTGGATAGCAAGGAAAGAAGTAGTAGAAGCACCATCGGCCGACCAGGCCAAACAACAAGTAGAAAACGGATGGCGTTATAACCATCGCATAGTGATCAAAGACGTGACAAGGATAGATGATGAACAACAAGGAAAATGATATGATTTGTACAGGTAATGTCCCCCCGCAGTTGATTATGGGCATGGAACTGTATCAGCTTTATATGCAAGGCATGATGAATTACTGGCAACTATGGGCTACAATGACCGGGGTCAATCAGTGGACGGCTTACATGAACAAACATCAGGACAGTGAATGAAACTGTACTTTGCCTACGGCGCAAATCTCAGCAGAGACAGCATGTCACACCGTTGTCCTCAAGCCAGACCCTTCCAGAGTTTCTATTTGCGGGGATGGGAACTGGGTTTTGCTACCCATGCCACTATCCGACCCAATCCAGGAAAAGTCGTTCCCGGGGCCTTGTGGCGCATCACTGACGACTGCGAGTGGAACCTTGACTCATTCGAAGGCTATCCCAAATACTACGGTAAACGCATACTTGAACAAGACGGTTATGAGTTCATGGTCTATGTCATGAACAATCCTCAATATGGGACCACTTACGAATCCTATGTTGACCTAATACATGCCGGGTATCAGGATTGGAACCTTGATTCGGCTCCTCTTTGGGACGCGGTTGACCAGATACAACTTCCTGTGTATAATGATAAAGAATGGCAATACTCCACAGCAATCTCCTAGACGAAGCTTTTAAAAAGCAGATAAACTGGAGAGACAAAGACAGTTTTGCTTATGCCTTGGAGATTCGCAAACCATTTGGTGCGTTGGACGAAGTACTGAAATGGTGCAAAGGCGAACTGCAAAATGATTGGCGGTGGCAGATGGTGGAGATGGCCAACGATAGGAATCCTGGAAGGTACATTTTTTACTTTGATTCTGAACAGGATTATTTTGCGTGTTTTTTGAAATGGAGTTAAAGATGAGCGTATCAAATATCAAAGGATTTTTGTCTTGGCAGTTCCAAGGAACTTTCAAGAATCCAAGTTTTTACGGCATGATGATCAGTGTCTTGGGTCTTGTGGCCGCCGCGGCAGGATGCCCGGCACCGTGGCCTATGATCATGAACATCGGTGGTGTGGTCATTGTCATGGCTGACTTGACTTACTCCTGGATCAAGTGGAGTTATCAACTGTATCGCATGGAACAAGATCGCATCGTGCGTGAACTGGCAAGAAAAGAACAATGAAGTATCTACAGTACATCTTAGTGGCCACTATCACCCTCAACATATTCTTGTTCTGGGGAACTGATGCAGTGTATGGTTGGGTGGTAGCATTGGCAGGTTGGGTACCACACTTATTTGACAGGAAAGCGAATCATGGCAACTAAAAAAGAAAAACAAGACCTCATCAACACATTGAAGTTTACACCACGTACCTATCGTGTTGAGTTGGGTGCTTATGGCGGAGAAGTTTATTGCGGTCGTGTGGATCGTAAAATTTATGACTACTTCAAAAGTCGTAGCATCGACTTGGATGAGTTCGCATCTGACTGGGACAACGAATTAGAAGTTCCTGACGACATGCAACCATTTCCACCAGGTAGTCCCTATGAATGCGATGGCTTGCTACATGCCAGTGGTGCTACCATGGACAGTGGTAACTATATCACTGTGTACGATGAAAATGGCGAAGAAGTTTGGCAACACAGTTTAGATCTTGATGCTCTTGATGACAGTGAAATCCCTGTCAACGAATGGGAAGTATTCACGCTGGATGAGCTTAAAGAAGGTGAAGTAGCTTACTGGGGAGCCCAAGGCGAGAAAGGTCTGTGCTACGGTGGCGAGTTTGAACTCAAAGAACCTTTTGATCCCAAGAAGTTTTGTCTAAACTTTAGTAATGCCGATGGCTGGTATATCTGCAATGGCGTGAGCTACGACGGCGAAGATATCGACAACAACGATTTAAGTACCACAGGCAAGTGGGGCGAGAATAAGTGGCTTATCGGCGGTGACGAAGAACCATATGATCCAGCAGATGCTGTGCCCGAGGGCGAGGAAAATGGCGGTGCCGGATGGCCTGCTAGTTACTACCCTGATGAAAGCGAAGAAGTAGAGTTCAAGTTCAAAAAACACAAGCCCGTGCATGTGGGTTGGTACACTGTGAACTGGGGATACGGCAGTACCTATGGCAAACTGTACTGGAACGGCACAGAGTTTGTGGACTTTGAGTACAACAAAGAACAGAGCATTGACCAAGAAGGTGTCGTGACCTGGAAGGGTCTCAACTGGGACACATCAGATTGGGCCAACTGCCCACAGCCCAAAGAAGTAGAGGAAGACTGGGATCCAGCGGCCGAGCTGGAAAAGATCTCTGTGCCTGAATCAGACACTAAAAAATCCTGGCCCTTTTAAGTTAGTACCCACTAACTTAGTGGGGTTGACAGAAAATCTTTTTTCTGTTATACTGTAGGAACTTGATAAAATTCTAACTCGAGCATGGTGCTCATAGAGAGTTTTATCGGTAGATGCATGGTGCATCGTTACAACCCAAGGAGAATCAAATGGCAAAACGCCTCACACGTAAACTCACGGATGTTGCTCGTGAAGTTGAATCCACACTCAAAACCCACTACGGGGTAACTCAAAAAGAACTCAATGCTTGGCGGCAGGCCGCACAGAGTTCCCCGCATTCGTTTCCTGCGAGCCACATGGTCACGATCGACGATCTATACATCGACTATGAGGTCCAGCGTGATGTCATCCATGATCACGTCAAAAACATCATGAAGAAATGGGATCCACGTATTTGTAGTCCTGTTTCTGCTTGCCAGTTGGTTGGCAAATCTACTATTGATACCTATGATGGACAGCACCGTACCATCGCCGCTACCATTCTTGGGTACACAGAACTTCCCGGTGCAGTGGTAACGACCACAGATCCTCAATTTGCCAGCCTGGCATTTGAAATGCTCAATGATACTGGTGTCCGTCATTTGACACCTGGTGATAAACATCGCAACGCATTGGTTCGCTACAAACTTGGCAGTCGTGATATCAAGAACGTTCGTGCCCGTACCATGCAAGATCAATTTGATGCACTAGAAATTGACTTGCAAGACAAAGGCTCTCGCAACAGTCCTACTCTGCGTGGTGACCATGACTACTTCTTTAGTCATTTTAAGTATGCACAAAAAGGCATCGACCTTGATCCCAAAGGACAGGTATTGTTTGACATCCTCAAAGCCATCAAAGAAACGTTTCCCATTCAAGAAGAAATTGATCAAGGTGTGTTTATTGGACTGTATGAGTTACAACGCCTAGCAGGTGAATACAATGTCAAGCTACCGCAGGGCTGGATGAAAACATTGTTGGAAAGCATCAAACCTATTTTCAAAGGATCCAAGCTCATCCACGACAAAGCCAAGACACAGTGGGAACACAAGAATCCGGGTGCCACCTGGAGTGCGCCCAGTGCTATGAGCAATTTCATGCGTGAGTTGCATATCTTGTCTGGTGGCAGTCTACAGTTACCAACTCACGGTCCTGGTGCCAGCATGGGCATCACTGCTGGAAATGTAGTACCTGGCCTGTTTCCGGAGGCTTGATATGTTGAAAGAAAGTTTAGAAAAATTCACACCTCCGGTGTATGGTCGGACCAAGCGAAACGCCAACACCTACAAGACAGTGGCAAATCGTTGCACTCGCAATCTTAAACGATTGGTGGAGGAATACAATACCACACACAATGACGCTCAGGAGTTGCGTGAAATACGCAACGAAATTGATGACTTCTTGCGCCGGTATCATGAATACTGCATCAAGCAACGAGACAACATGGATGCTCACTATCACGAGCAAGGTTCAGAAGAAGACACTGACTTTGAACATTTGATTCCGGCCGCTCGTATCCGTGATCTATTGTTGGCTGGAGTGATCACGGTTGAGCAGGCACTGAATGCACCTACGGTGAAGCTGAGTCGTAGCAAACACATGGCACTCAAAGACGCCGGGTGGGCCAGCCACACACCTGACATGTGGTTGCCATTCCGTAGATATAGCCAAGTGTTTGATGCTGACTTTACCACGTTTGATGGTACTGTGATAGATCCTGAAACGTGGACTCTGGAACGGCATTTTGACTATTTTAAGCATCTTGTGCTGTAAGTTAGTGGATACTAACCTAGTAAAATACTAGGGGTTGACCAGAAAACCCATTTTGGTTATAATACTTGTATTGAAACTGCAAAAAGGACTCGCAACATGGCTACTCGTTCTGTAATTGGTGTGATGCATGGTGATGTGTGCAAGGCTGTTTACTGCCACTGGGATGGTTACATTGATCACAATGGTACGATTCTTCAAGAGCACTACGATTCGGTCAAAGCCAATCATCTTGTTAGCCTAGGAGACATTTCCAGCCTAGGACCCGAAATTGGCGAGAAGCATGCCTTCAGCCAGTTTGATACTAAGATGTCCTCAGAGGAATACGACAAGCTCTACGGCAACATGACCACATTCTACGGTCGTGATCGTGGCGAAGAAGGCACTGACTACAAGGTGTTTCATTCCTATGATGCTTTCGTGGACTTCTTCAACGGATGTGGTGCAGAGTATGCTTACATCATGAATCAAGGCGTATGGTATGTCAAGCAATACAGCGGCGATCTTGAGATTCTTGCCGACGTGCTGGCAAAACAGCAGGTTAGTGCGGACTAACTTAGTGCAAAATAAGAGGTTGACCGAAAACCCCATTTTCGGCTATAATATTACAAATAGTTAAGAAAAAGGAGTTAGAAATGGAAGTTCAAGTCAAAGACATCATTCGTGCGTATGATTTCAAACCAATGGTAGGTCGCGAAGACTGCTACCTTGAAGGTGAAGTTTTGGACCGCAATGACAATACCATGGGCTTCCAGGCTTACCGGGTTCGCGTGACCAAAGACGTTTGGGGTGGCGAAAACCTCAAAGGCGGTCAAGGTGTGCGTGTGGGTCAGATCATGTTTGTTCCTTGGAGAACTAGTTTTGGTGATTTCCAAGGCCGTGTCATCAATCTTTCTAGATAAGGAGCAGAAGATGGAATTCACTCAAGATCAAATCAATGCTATCGTGGCCGAAGCCAAACAAGAAGCTCGCGAAGCCGCAGACAAATTTTTCCAAGAGAAACTTGGTGGGCAAGATCAGTTTGCCTGTGGCTTTGCCTGGGTTGACATCTACGGTGTCAAAGGCAATACCAAGTTGGGCAAAATGCTCAAGGCCGCTGGTGTTGATCGCAGTGACTACAAGAAGTGTTTCTCAATCTGGAATCCCAGCGAGCATGGTGCCCAGAACGTTGACACCAAAGAAGCTGGTGCTTACGCGGCCCAGAAGGTGTTTGAGAAATATGGTTTCCGTGCATACGCAGGTAGCCGACTCGATTAAGGCTGTAATGGGCAGGTGCCTGCCTTGGGGAGCCTTGATACCCCAGAAACTTGCAGTCTATTTTTACTGGTTATAGACTCTAAAGAAAAACCAGTAATTTTTAACAAGGAGCAGGTATGAAATTAGATGACATCAAATCTGACATCGCTAAGAGCGAAACCTCTGTACTCAAACAGCGTTTTGAACTGTATCGCGATCTCCGTAGCATGGGTATCACTGACATCATTGTCCGAGACTTGCTGGAACTTGAACTAGCACGTCGTGGCGTGTTTGAAGATCTTGGCCCTTATAGCACCATTAACAGTTAAGGAATTTCCATGCCTTGCAGACACTACGAAAGCGATGATTGGGGAGTCAGTAGCTCTGCTCCTAAAATCAAAGCAGAACTAGATAAGATGGCTCGCATCGCGTGTGCGGCCATGGAAGAACTCGTTGAACAAGGTCGAGCAGATTTTCTAGTTATTAAAAACGAAGAAGTTCGAGAATGGTGGGAAGCCCATGTGGCCGCTGATCGAGCAGAAAAAGCTCGTGTCGCTGAACAAGAACGCCGAGAGCGAATCAAAGCCGATGCACTTGCACGTCTAAGCGACGAAGAAAAAGAATTGCTCGGGTTGGCCAAACCCAAGGCCAAGAAGCATTCTAAAAAAATCGGCACTCCAGTTCCTGTAACGGTGGTGGTTAACGAAGAAGTAGATGCTCTGGAAGAGTTATTCCACGAAGCAATTAAGTTTGGAAAACATCGTGAGTGATCATCAGTTTGTTGCTGTGTGGGATTGCTATGGGCTGGAGTATATTGGCGATGTTACCATGGCCGAGCAAGACCGTACCTGGGCGGCACTCCAAGGCAAGGCGCCCACATTGACTATTCCAAATCTCTTGCATCTTGAGCTAAGAGCACGTTATAATAGTCAACGGCATTATGAGATATATATTTTTAATGCCCAGGAAGGCATCACTGCCGATGACATCCGAGAGATGTTCGAAGCAGATCCGCAGGTGGCCGCTGACACTATCCGGCGTATCGGACACAAGTTCTACAGCGACCGTAGAGAGGAACATTCGATAAAAATCAGATAAGGAAGGAGAATTATGCAAGTCAAAGAAGGCACCCGTTGGTCCAGTAGTGATGGTAATGTATTTCATGTCATGAACGTGGTTGAAGTCGATGGCCACACTTGGGTACACTACGAGCAGGACAATGTGCCCGAATCTCGGACCTTTTCTTGTTGGGTTGAAAGTTTTGTTGGCCGTTTTTCTCCTATCCTAAATGAAAGTCGTAAATGAAACGCACTGATTTCCGACGTTGGTTGCACGAGCTCTGGCTCCGCAACTGTGATGAACGCACAGAGTATCACGAACTGCCTTATACCCAGCAGGAGTATTTCCGGCAGTACAAATACTGGCTCAAACGTGAATTTCGCCACCAAAACAAGGTTAGTAAGCACTAACCCAAACGGTTGACCAGAAATACCCATTTCTGCTATAATATAGGTATAGTAAGAAATTAGGAGCCAGATTCATGTACTATTATCGTCCGTATGTCCGCAAGACCAGCACCGTGAAAAACACCAAAACTGAAACCGTGTCTTACACCGCAGAAGTGGTCTGGGGCGCCGCGGCTCATGCACATCGTGTCAATGGTGGCTACTTCAAGACCGCCGCCTATGACGAGACTGGTACTAAAATCGTCAAGCCCATGAATCGCGACATAATGAAAGTGGCCTTGGCCGACAACACCATGATCACAGATGCTGATCGTGAGATGGGTACCCAAGCTCGTGAGTTCTTGGCCCAGCAACTTACCCTTAAGACCTTGAAAGGTCAAGTCAGCGAGTTTGAGAAGACCATGGGACGTGTGGTTGGGATAGACAATTTTACCAGTGCCGATCGTCTTGAGATCGCCATGGTAGCCAGTCAGATTGGTGCCTACGAACGTGCCCAAAAAGAGCTGGCTGTGGCCGAGCGCATTGATCGTAGTCTGGGTCATCTTGCAGATGTAGGTGCCAAGGTGCGAGCCACAGTAGAGGTTACTCGTGCAGTATGGAGCAACAACTACGGAGTCAACTTTATCAGCGGTATCACTGATACCAATCAGGCAGTGTTCTTTTCCTATCGCGATCGTCTTGCAGTAGGCTCTAAGATCTCAATCCAGGGTACCGTGAAAGCACACCGCACGGATGCTACCCAACTCAGCCGTGTGCGTGTCATCTAAGGAGACGGTATGCAATTCATCATAGGCGTACTGGTCGGTATCGTGATCGCTTCAGCAGGATTTTCTGGTGTGGCCAAGATACTGGATCGTGGAGTTGAAGCAGTCAAAACCCAAACACAGGAATTATCTAAATGACCGAACGTATTTCAGACAAAGAACTCATTGATACCAATTTTGAATTGGAACAAGATATTCTGAAATGTTGGAACATGGTAGACGACGTCAAAGACGTGTTAAGTGATCTGCGTCATGGTGCCTTGAGTGCCGAAGATGCAATCACAGCCCTAGAAGCCTATGCGGCTGTTTACCAAAATCGATTTGATCGTACTTGGCGTAGGTACGAACGGGTGTGTCAAGGCTTGCACGAGCTTCGTCATACTGTCAAGGACTTTGAACTTGCCCAAATTGCTGGCCCAAAATCCGGCAAAATGAGCAAATCAAAGAAGCAGAAACCGGTTGACCAATAATCCGGGATTTGCTATAATAATGGTATGCTGTTAAAAAGGCATGCAGTTGAAACTTCTCGTAAATCACTTTTGAAAGGCAATATTATGGCTACTGATAAACTGTTTACCGTTGCTGGTACCGCTACACAAAATGGTGTTACCAAAGCTCGTTTCGCGAACGACATGGTTGCTCGCGTCAAGATCTTGACCAAGGCAGGTTGCACCAACATCAATCTCATCGAACTTCCACGTCCGATGACCAAGCTCGAGGCTTTGCAGTATCTGCAAGAGCAAGGTCAAACTGGTGACGCAGGCTATGCTGTGGCATCCAAGTTGGCTGAAAAAGTCAAGGAAGCCAAGCGTGGCGAAGTCAAGGTGGCTACCAAGGCCCCCAAGGCTGTTGCCAAAAAAGCAGATCGCGTAGCCGACGAAGCATAATCGTTGTCAACGATCTGTAAAAGCGGCTCCAAGCGGGCCGCTTTTTTTTGGCCATAAAAGGATTAAATAACTATTACAATGGAACAAGATTTCGTTATAGACATACTAAACGAAGAATCAGTAAAAGATTTAGTAGTCAATATCTGTTTGGTGCTCGCAGACTTTGGGATTACCGAAGTACATGTGGGGGGACTCATGCGTCTGGTTGGTATCGATGAAGAGTTGGCCGCAGAACATGACGACGAGCTCATGGTCATTACAGACATACAGCAACTACAAAAGACTTCTGGCGAGACATCAGAGATAATGGAAGTTATGCCCCCGGGCACCACTTTACACTAAACAATGCAACACAATTCAAACACGGGCCACGAGCCCTTATTCATAGTGATCTTTCGAGACTCACAGGCCGGCAACTTGCTCCGAGACTGGGCAAAGAAAAACGGAATAGATCAGAAACATATCGACGACAATCGTCTCCGACTATATAATCAACATGCCTGGGACAAATTTAGAACCACGTGGTCCAAATCTTGGGACCGTGTGACAGTATGGGACTGTTGGAACCGGCGACATATCGATATAGGATAATTTTGCAAAAGATCAAAGATTTCTGGAGTGCCAGTTTCCATTCAGATCGTACTGCTTTTTGGTTTGACCTTGTCAGCTTTGTTTTTACCGTGGGTGCCAGTTTGACCTTAGCCTTCACTGCCCAAAATCCAAACATGGCCTGGATCTATCCAGGTTTTTTTATCGGAAGTCTTGCTGGTGTTTACGCATACTGGCGCCGAGAACTCATGTGGCCTTTGTTGCTCACAGGATACTTTGCTTGTGTCAATGTATTCGGATTTGGGCGAGCTATAGGCTGGTGGTAAAAACCTCTTGACAAAGTACAAGCATTCATACATAATACGTTATCACGAGGAAATTGTATGGATCAAAACGAATTCAATACCCAGATGAAAATCTTGCTCGATGAATATCGTTCATTGAGCCGACAACTGGACACAGCACCTGATCGCAAAGCAGTGATGCAACAGATGCAGGACTGTGTACGTCGACAGAACGCCCTGCGCGAACAAATTAAACTTAAAGGAGAATAAAATGTCAGCAAATCATGACGCAATCAAAACAGCATTCGAAACATACATCGCCGAGAACGAAAAGTTCACAGGCAAAGGTGTCAAGGCCGCGGCCGCTCGTGCTCGCAAAGCCCTACAAGAAATGAGCAAGGCCATCAAAGAGCGCCGTAAAGAAATCACAGCCGAGAAAGAAGCCTTGGCTGCCAAATAAGGAGAACATCAATGTCAACATTGTCAGCGGCATCCGCACTCAATACTGCCATAGCAGGTGTACTGGCTCGCATGGCCGGTGGTATCTTAGCCACACTGGTCTTTGCTGGTCTTATCAACAGCCTGGGCCTTGTGCCTGTGTTGTTCTCAGGTATCCTGGGTTACATAATCATTTTCGCACCCTTGGTCATGAGTTTGTACTTGGCCTGGAAAGGTGACAGCATGTCCGAGAGTGCCATCAAAGCCTGGTATTTTGCCTTTGCGGCAGCCATGGGCTTGAGCCTCAGCGTGATCTTTGCTGTGTACACATCAGCATCAATTGCCCAGGCCTTGATTGGTACCACAGTATCATTTGGTGCCTTGGCCGGATGGGGATACTTTACCAAGCGTGATATTTCTGGATGGGGCCCATTCCTGTTCGCGGGCGTGATTGGTCTCATCGTGGCCGGAATCGTCAACATGTTTGTTGCCAGCACAGCTCTACAAATGACTTTAAATGTGCTGACCATCCTGATCTTTCTAGGCCTCACTGCCTATGATATGAATCGTATCAGAGACATGTTCTGGTCAGCTTCAGAATCCGAAGTGGGTCGTATGCAGTGGTTTGCCGCGCTGAGCCTGTATATCAACTTTATCAATATCTTTGTTTCATTGCTACAACTCATCGGAGATAGACGTTGATGTGGTTTACTCCTGAGGAGTGGAAAGCGATCAAAGAAAAGCTGACCAAAGCTTCGCCCAAGCTATTGCTGGTATTATCTTGCTTGGTCGCAGGATACAGTTTTGGCTGGCACATGAAAGGGCAGGATGTGGTATGGGACTGTAAGTATGCCAATGCTTTCCGTTTCCACACTGACAGTTTCACTTGCCAAAGAAAAATATGAGATACGACTTTGCTAGGATGATCGTGGAAGATCCTGATCATCCAGGTGAACTCTTATTGGATCTTGGCACTGAGTTATGTGAACATCTTGGATGGAAGCCTGGCGACGAGATCGAATGGATAGACAACAAGGACGGAACATGGACTATACGCAAGAAGATCTCTTCGCAGTCGATTTAAGCCAAGCTAACGTAGACTTTGCCAATGTCACCATTGGCAGTGGAATCAACACCACATACAGTCTCAGTAATCTTGACTTGACTACCAGCAGTATCACACTTTCACAACCTTGGTTAGTCTCTAATGGAGTTACTGGAGCTACCTGGGCTAATCTTGCTGAACCACCATCGGGCAAGCTCACTCTGCAAGGCCCCAATGCTGACATCGAGGTCAACGGCGAAAGCCTAATGAGTGCGATACGCAAGATTGAAGAACGTCTTAACATACTGAAGCCCAATGAAAAGCTCGAAGCCGAATGGGATCAACTGCGAGAACTCGGTGAGCAATATCGAGCATTGGAAAAGAAACTACAAGAACAGAGCGATATGTGGACTGCACTCAAAAAAATGCCACCACCAGAAATCAAATGACACCAAAACAACGAATCAACTACATTACAAAGTGGATTAAAAACTACGCCACCAAGAACAAAATCAAGACCTTGGTTGTAGGAGTATCGGGCGGTATCGATTCCGCAGTGGTATCTACCTTGTGTGCTCGCACTGGCATCTATACCATGGCAGTGAGCATGCCTATCCGTCAGAGCAAACACACTCACGAGCTCAGTGTGAAACACGCTTATTGGTTGACAACGCAGTTTGACAACGCTGAAAATTATACCGTAGATTTGACACCTACTTTCAAGCAGTTTGAAAAAGCCATGGGTGATCTATGGGACAATGAGCTGGCTTTTGCCAACAGCCGCAGTCGCTTGCGCATGATGACCTTGTATCAGATTGCCCAGGCCACAGGTGGTATTGTTGTAGGCACAGGCAACAAGGTCGAAGACTTTGGCGTGGGCTTCTTTACCAAATATGGTGACGGTGGTGTGGACATCAGCCCCATTGGCGACTGCTTGAAAACTGAAGTGTGGGATATGGGTCGTGAGCTGGGTATCATGCAGGAAATCATTGATGCCGCGCCCACTGATGGACTCTGGGCAGATGGACGCACAGATGAAGATCAGATTGGCATGAGCTATCCTGAACTGGAACGCATGATGGCTTTGGATTTTCTCAAACGTGCCAAAGCAGTGGATTCAGACATGCCCGGTAGCGCCAAACTCTCGGCCGAAGATCGCATAAACCTAAAACGTTATCAAGAACTAAGAACTCGTAATTTACATAAGATGCAGGCCATTCCGGTCTGTGTCATCCCCAAGGAATAATATGACTTATGTCGTTACCGAATCTTGCATCCGATGCAAGTACACAGATTGTGTTGATGTTTGCCCAGTGGACTGTTTCAAGGCTGGCCCTAATTTCCTTGTCATTGATCCTGATGAGTGCATCGACTGTGCAGTGTGTGTTCCTGAATGTCCAGTGAATGCGATCTACGCCGATCAGGATGTACCTGCGGATCAACAAGAGTTCATTGCTATCAATCGTGAACTCAGTCAATCTTGGCCAAATCTAACCAAAAAAACAGATCCATTGCCTGATGCCGATTCCTGGGCCAAAATCCTGCCCAAAAAGCAGTTTTTGGATAGAGGTTGACCACTTAACCGTTTCTTGCTATAATAGAAACATGTTTAAAAAAATGCGTGATGCACTCTTGGTAGCAGGTATCATACTTTTGGCCATTGCCATGTTTGCCTTTATTGTTTGGTCTAGTACCTTACAACCTCGCGAGCAACGTATTGACTGTACCTGGAGCGAGATCTCTCCTGATTTTTCACCCGCCATGCGTGAAGCATGCAGAAAGGCAAGAAGTAAATGACCATGCATCTCGAAGGCCCTTGGCTGTCAACCACAGGTAAGAAAAAAGGTAAGAAAAAATGGGCATCAGCTGAAGCCAAGCGCAAGGCTGAACAACTAGACGAGTCCTGGAAAGAAATGCTCAAGCGCCACGGCATAGAGCAAGAAAAGAAGCGAAAGAATCGCGCCATGACTGCAGAAACATGGAAGCCTGCCCCTTCTGTTTTTCGCAGAGAAACACCGCGCATCAACAGTTTACCTTTCACTGGTGGTCCTTGTACCAAGCCTGCTGAAAAAGTCTATACCGGTACCAAGATCAAAGGCATCGGTACCATGCACAAATCCAATGCGGTGCCTATCTTCAGCGATGAAGAAGCAGTGGCCATCGCGACTATGAGACGATGATATGGAACAAATTTGGCAAGCAACTCTAGACGATCGTTATGACTGCCGCGTCGAGCGCATCAACGAAGCACATGGAAACCTTACAGTCACTGATACAACAGACAAAAAAATACTTCTTTCGCGAGAAGTCACACTCGCCTACGGAGCAAGATTCGGCCCCGATGTGGACGATGTGGCTGATTGGGAAGTATGGTGCGTCCAAGCAGTCGACGGCATACCAGATACCCAATGATTACCATCCAGGAAATCTCAGGCGCCAATGGCAGGGTAGTAGAGTGACTGTAAAAAGCGAATATCGCGCAGATGTAGACTACACCTATCCAGTGCGCCTTGACTGGGAAAACAACCCTCACATGGAACACTGGAACGAAGTTTGTGCTTGGGCAGTAGAACATTTTGGACTACCGGGGCACAGATATCGCACAGAAATAACCAAAGACTACATGACGTGGTACTTTATTGAATCTGAAGATCAACTCATTATGACATTAGCATGGGGAAACGACAATGGCATTGACATTTGAACAGCAATCAGTATGGAATCGTTTAAACGATCAACCAGGAAACTACTACGAACATAGCGCAGAGCCCGAGCGCGAAGAGTTTCGACGTTTCATGAAGGGCATCTTGCAAGACGGACCTGTTTTGGTAGAATTCACCAAGGCCGATGGATCCACACGGGTGATGAATTGTACACTCAGTGAGGACCATGGTGCTAAGTACATCGTGAAAGAAAACAAAGAAGTGCCCGTAGAAAAAGCACACCTTCCTGCCAAAGTAAACAACGATGTCTGCAAGATCTGGGATATCGAGCAAGGCGCCTGGCGCAGTTTCCGTTGGGATCGGCTACAAAGGATCGAGTTTAAAATTGGCTAAAGAAGAAGGTATCAAAATGGAAGGCACAGTCACGGATGTGCTTCCCAATGCTATGTTCCGTGTAAAAGTGGACAACATTGAAAAAGAAGTCATGGGTATTATTTCTGGTAAGATGCGCATGAACAACATCAAAATTCTATTAGGTGATCGTGTAGAAATTGAATTTTCAGCATACGATCTAACCAAAGGACGTATCACACGACGCCGGTAAATAGTAGTATGGATACCGCCGCATCAATAGCAGAATTTATCAATTTAGTAGAAGCAACTACTCGTCCAGCCAAGCTGGAAACCACTCCTTTGCCTTATGGCGTCAAGGACCTTGATCCTGTGATGAGTGAAAAAACGCTGGATTACCATTACGAACATCTGGCCCGAGGTTACGCCAAACGCTACAATGCAGGAGAAGGCAATGCGGATTTTAATCGTGCTGGCAGTTTTTTACACAATATGTTCTTCCCTCAGCTTAGGGCTCCTAAAAGCCCAAACCGCCCACGGGGTTCCAGCCTACAACTCATTGAAATGAAGTTCAAGGACTTTGATGCTTTCAAAGATGCTGTAAAAGAAACAGCGATGAAAATACAAGGATCGGGCTGGGTGTATCTTTCCACTACCGGCGAAATCAAGACCATAAAGAATCATGCTGTGCGCACTGATATAGCCCTACTTATTGATTGGTGGGAACATGCCTGGGCCCTGGATTATCAAAGCGACAAAGAATCCTACTTAAACAATATCTGGAAGATCATCAACTGGGACGTGGTCAACGAACGCATTGGTGTGATAGGATAAAGTATGCAGTTAACGGAATCGGCGCAGACCAAAATCAAAGACATTTTCGCAGAAGAAAACAACCCCAATCTCAAGCTCAGGGTGTTTGTACAAGGTGGTGGATGTTCGGGTTTCCAATACGGTTTTACCTTTGACGAAGAAAAAAACGACGACGATTTCAGCCAGGATTATGACGGTGTAGAAGTCCTGATCGATTCCATGAGCTGGCAATATCTACACGGTGCCACCGTGGACTACAAAGACGATGTCATGGGTAGCAGTTTTGTCATAGAAAATCCCAACGCACAAAGCACTTGCGGTTGCGGTAGCAGTTTCTCACCATATTGATCCAATCAGCCTATTCCGGTAAATATACAAAAGGAATAGGCTACAATGACCCAACAAATCATCAACATTGGTGCGACTCCGGATGATGGAGATGGCGATAATCTACGCACCGCATTTAACAAAGTAAACGAAAATTTTTCCAATGTTTGGGCACAAGGACCCGTTGATTCCAACATCCGTATACAAGGTAATATTATTTCTACCTTGCAGGTCAACCAAGATCTTGCACTCAGCCCCAATGGTGTGGGCAATGTACGCTTAAACAACAACACTATTCCTGGCGCAAATAACACATGGTTTTTAGGATCAACTACTAATCGCTGGCGCGGTCTTTTCGTAGGCAATGTCACAGCCGGTAATGTGACCATAAATGATGGACTGACAGTACCCGGTGATGCCTACATTGGTGGCAATCTTACTGTGGTGGGCAACACCATACAGATTGGTAATATCACCACAGACACCAAAACTATACAGTTGGCCAACACAGCACTGACAGACGGTGCTGCCAACGGTGCCGGCATCACAGTAGGTGCTAACGATGACATAGCCACGTTCCTTTACGAGTCTGGTAACAATGTTTGGACCACAAACATTGGCCTACAAGTGGGCGGACCAATCACAGGTACCTCCATTGCAGTCAGCGATGCCACAATCTACGGTAATGTAGACGCTGTCAATGGCAACTTTACAGGCAATGTCACTGCCAACTATTTCATTGGTGATGGTAGCCAACTTACAGGTATTGAAACTGGTGTAACTATATCTAACACAGCACCTGCATTGGGCAATGGTGGTGTTTGGTGGAACTCAGTGGACGGTCGTGCCTATGTAAAATACAATAGCCAGTTCATTGATCTTAGCCCCAGTTTGATACCAGATCCCACAACTTATGTAGGCAACGTGGTATTTGACGACTTGACCATAGAGAACGTGGGCAACATCTTGCCTGCTACGACCAATGCTTATAGTTTGGGCAGTGCCGGTTTCCAGTGGAAAGACCTCTGGGTATCAAACTCCACCATCTACATGAATTCTGTACCTATTGGGTTGACATCGGCTAATGTTCTCACTGTTAATGGCGAACCCATACTGTCTAACAACAGCACCACTTCGATCACTACCACAGGCAACATCACAGCTGATTACTTGTTTGGCAACGGTAGCCAACTCACTGGACTCAATACCAACCGAATACTCAATGGCACTAGCAATGTAGAGATAGCCACCGCCGATGGCAATGTCACGGTCACAGCCAACGGTTCTTCGACTTGGACTTTTGATACCACAGGTAACCTGATCACCCCAGCCAATCTGGTGATTGGTCCTTCTCCTGCTGGCGGTTCGAGCATTCTTCAATATGATTCTGCTCTCCAAGTGGTTGGCGAAGGTGCTAATGCCATAATGGTCATGGGTTGGGCCGCAAATACCAATGCTCCAGACAGTATAGCGGTAGTTGGATTCAATACTCCATATACCAACGGTGCCAGCAATGTGCTGATCGCAGTGGGCAACAATGCAACCACTGTCAACTACTGGAACTTTGATGACACTGGCAACTTGTCATTGCCTGCCAATGGCATCATCAGTGATACAGCCAACGGCATTGGATTAACTGTTGAAAATCCACCAACCACGATAGATATCATTGGTGCAGATTTTGTTGCAGTGAATTTAACTTACACCAGAGACTTAGGCGAAGCGACTCCAACCTGGATTCCGGCCGGTTATACTCCGGGTGTTGATCCTTACATAGAGTTCAGTGGCGGCGAATATGGAATCTTTGTTCCAGGATTCGGCCAAGCACTCTATGTCAACACTGGAACTATCACGGCTCCGTTGGCACAGTGGAATATCAACCCTCCACTGGGCAGTGTTCCGCCCACAGGTGTGTATACCTACAGCAATCCTGAGTGGACCTTTGATGCCACCGGTAATCTAACCATACCTGGAACTCTGATTGTTACCACGGGCATTGTTGGATCTGGGGCTAGCCCAGCACCCAGCATCAACGGTTTCCTAGATGCGTCATTCATTGGTAATGTTACCGCTGACTATTTCATTGGTGATGGATCACAACTCACGGGCCTGCCTGCAGGATACACCGACTCAGATGTTGCCAACTTGCTGGCTAACTTTGGCAGCAACTCTATCTCAACTACAGGCAACATTGACTCGGGTAATATCAGCACCACATATATCTATGGCGATACCACTGAAGCCAATGTGTTCCAAGGTGGATCAGCCAACATCGCAGGCAACATCATAGCCGGTAACTTCGTAGGGTCTGGAGCCAACGTAGACATCGTTGCTGGTAGCTATGACTGGACTTTCGTCAATGATGGCAACTTGGTACTGCCCGGCAACACTTTTGCTGTAAAATACGCCAATGGTGTAGCAGTGAGCTTGGGCGGCAACTACAGTGATTCAAATGTAGTGTCATTGTTGGGTGCTTTTGGTTCTAATACCATAACAACCACGGGTAATATTAGTGCAGGTTACTTTGTAGGTAACGGCAGTTTGCTCACCGGCGTGGCTAACTCAGCATTTACTACAGTATCAGCCAATGGTACATCATTGGTAGCAGACAGTGCCTCGGACACAGTGACATTCACTCCGGGCAACAACTTGGTCATAACAGGCACAGCTGGCACAGACACAGTGACTTTTGCTGTAAACGATGCTCCGACATTTACCGGCAACGTCACAGCGCAGAACTTTATTGGTAATATCACTATCACAGGCAATGTCACAGGCACCAGTGCCAACGTTGATATTGTAGCTGGCTCTTATCAGTGGACATTTAATAATGCAGGTAATCTTGTGTTGCCAGGCAACACATTCACAGTAAACTATGCCAATGGTACAGCAGTATCGTTGGGTGGAGGTGGTGGCGGCACACCTGGTGGGTCTGATACACAAGTACAGTTCAATGACGGTGGCTCGTTTGGAGGAGATTCTGGATTTACATATAACAAGACTACCGATGCCTTGTCAGTGACTGGTAACATCACTGGTGCCAACTTGACCACTGCTGGTAATGTTGCATTTACAGCTAACAGTGGTGCTATAGCATTTAACACTGGTGCTTATATCAGTGGCAATGGTGCCCCAATCTCTAGAGAAGGCAGTATTGTTCTATCACCTTACACAGGTGCAGGATCTACATTCCCAGGCGTTGTGATTGGCGGTGCTGGTAGATTGATTGCTCCAAACGGTGGCGTATTCCAGATATTCAATGCGGCAGATGTTACTTTCCAAGTAGCAACTAAAATAACAGCGGGAACGGCCGCAACATCAACTACATCAGGTGCATTACAAGTCACAGGCGGCGCTGGTATAACTGGTAATATCTATGCAGGCGGTAACATCAGCGCAGTCGGCAATACCACAACAGGTATTGGTGCTGTGGTAGCTGGTCCTACAAATACCTTGCTGGCCAATACTGTGGCAGGATTCACAGGCAACGTCAACAACTATACACAAGTCACGTTCCAGAATAAGAACACAGGTGCAGACGCCACTGCTGACTTTATCCTTACAGCAGACAACGGCAACGACTCAACCAACTACGGTGACTTTGGGATCATCAACTCGGGTTATGATCCCAACACACCTACCAACAGCTTGGGTAACATCGTCTACGCCGCAGATACTTACGTCTACGCACAGGGCAATATCTCTAACACCAGCCAGGCAGGTGGTAACCTTGTGATAGGTGTGACAACACCAACTAAGGCAGTGAAGATCTTTGCGGGCGGTGTTGATAATAACTATCTTGTGGCCAACATCAGCAACACTGGTGTTGCTGTCACAGGTGCTGTCAGTGCCACAGGCAACGTCACAGGCAACTATTTCTTAGGCAATATCAGCCAAGCCACAGGCGGTTATGGCAATGCCAACGTAGTAGCCAACCTGGCTGCCTTGGGCACTAACCCAATCGTTAGCAACGCTAACATCAGTGGTGCTACCTTGTACTCAACCAATGCTTCAGGCGACGAAGGTGGTGAAATACAACTGACCAAACCGCCCAATGGTACACTTTCGGGCGGTATAACCATTGATGCTTATCAGAATCGATTCAGAGTATTCGAGCAGGGCGGAACTGCTAGAGGTATGTATATTGATCTTGCTAATAGCCCTGCTGGTGTAGGAGCAGCCATTGGTTACAGAGACATTCCACAGGTAAGTTTGGCAGCCAATACCACGATCACTACATCAGATGCTGGCAAACACTACTATTCAACATCAGCATCCGCACTCACACTGACCATAGCCAACAACGCCAGCCAAGGATTCCAGATTGGTGCTACTCTTAACATCATCAACCAGGGCGCAGGCAACGTGTCAGTGTTGCGTGGCGTGGGCGTTACCATGTATCTTGCAGGTAACTCAACATCATCAGATCGTACGCTGACATCATATGGTGTAGCATCCATCACAAAGGTCTCAACAGATACTTGGTTCATCAGCGGTGTGGGGTTGATCTAACATGAGTGGTATCTTGATGCCTTACATGTCTGTGTCGGGACAGCAGAGTGTTGTCCTACCCAGCCAGATTCCATCTTTGAACCTATGGTATGACGCCAGTGAAAGCAACGCGGCTTTTATACAGACCACTGGTGGCGGAGCACCAGCCAACGGCAATCCTGTAAACTCTTGGATTGACAAGCAGGGTGCAGGCCGCAACGCCAACCAAACTTCGGGCACACGGCAGCCTTCGTGGCAAGCCAACCAAAAGAACGGCCTGGGCACTATCTTGTTTGATGGTACCAGTGATGTTCTCACGCTGAACCCCGTTGGTTCGTGGGCGTTGAGTCTGCCAGGACAGACCACATACATCGTGCTCAAGGCCAATGCTCTCACAGGTATACCTCGGGCCACAATGACCAACACCAATGGTTATCAGTTCTTCTGGGATTCTACTTGGGGTATTGAAACAGCAGGTGGCCGTGCCAAAAGCACCTTTGCTGGTGATACTACAAACTACTATTACATGGCTCAGATCTTGGACGGCACACAGACCAACGGTGATATCACCGCACAAAACAACGCTCGTCTCAAGATGCGCATCAATGGTGTGCAACAAAGTTTAACATTTAGTTCTAACGTTGGCACAGCTACTTCGGGATCGGCCACAGGCTTGTTTGTAGGCGCAGATTCACAACCTGTTACAAATCCCTTCTCAGGGTATATTGGTGAGTTATTGATCTGGACCAGGACCTTGAGTCTTTCAGAAATCTTGGCTGTAGAGACGTACCTGTCAGACAAGTGGGGTATATGATGAAGATCCAAGGTGTAACACTCAAAGGTGTAAAAGTAGTCGATGCTCAAGTTGTAACATCTGGCCTGTCTTACTATATTGACGCTGGAAAAACCACCAGCTATTCAGGATCTGGCACGACAGTCAACAACATAGCAGGTACAGCACCTGGCGCCAGTTCCTTGATCAACAGTCCTACATTTACCAACGCTGGTAGCAGTAGTTATTTCACTTTCAATGGCAGTAACCAATACGTGTACACTCCAGACTTAATCAGTCAAAGTTTGACTGGCAATGTCACCCTGGAATGTTGGGTCAATACTGCCAGCGACAATGGTGTAGTGGTTGTTGAGCAAGGATCTGCTTCACCCAACACATTCTGGTACGACTCTAATATTGAAATAGTCTCAGGAAATCTTGAAGTAGCAATATGGCCATATTCACTTGGTTCTGGATTAGTAGTAGGCCCTGTCACTCGCAACACCTGGCAACAATATACCTTGGTCTATTCTGCTGGAACTGCCAGAGGATACATCAACGGTGCCACAACAAACTCATATTCAGTCACAAGAAGCTTTGGAGCCAGCGCACTCTATTATGGAATAATGTTGGGAACTCCCACTAGCCTAGGAGACGGCAGTTATTTGGCTGGTCGCTGGAGCATATTCCGTGTTTATAATCGTGCGCTATCAGCCGCAGAAGTGCTACAGAACTATCGGTCCGACAGTGGGAGATATCAATGATCATCTCGGGAACAAGATTAACGGGTGGAACTTATAAGACACTGGGCTTGGTCACCAACAGTCTCACAATGTGGCTGGACGCCAACAATCCTGCCAGCTACTCTGGATCAGGCACAACCTGGGCAGACTTGTCAGGCAACGGTGCTGATCAGACCCTGTATGGTTCGCCAACCTACATATCAGGCGCACCCAGCTTTTTCACCTTCAACGGATTATCCCAATACTCAGTGGGCTCCACACCTTTTGTGTTGCCACCCAACCAGTATACCAAGATGGTGTGGTTCCAGATCAATGCGCCGGGAGACAACAACCTTGTGAGTAGCGACACAGGCGGGCACTACATGTATTTTGCCAGCACACCCACACTCTGGGCTGGCAATGCCAACGTTCCGCCTTATTCTGGCGGAGGTGCATTTGGATCATCTACCAGCTTCGACACAGGTACTTGGTATTGTGCCACAGTGGTGTTCACAGACCCGCAGATATATCTTTATGTCAATGGTGTGCAGGACGCATTTGATCCTACGTATTCTGTCTCAGGTCACTCAGGAGATGGCTCTGTAAACTTGGCTTGTTTTGGCCCGGGCGGGAACTTGCTCAACGGCAACATAGCTGAAGTCTATTGCTATGGCCGGGCGCTCACTGCCACAGAAGTGCTACAGAACTACAACGCCACTCGGGGCAGATACGGGTTATAACGGTAAATATGAAATAGGGACTAGAAAAATGAGAATACTAGAAATGCCAGCAAACCCCACTGTAGGGCAGGTTTACATACCCACAAACGATGTGATCTACACCTGGACCGGTGATCGCTGGAGTTCAAAAATAGCCATAGAAAACGGCACAGCACAGTATGTTGCCGACAATCAGTTCGCGGATTTTGAGTATGATCCCGACTTTGACAACATATTAAACGGAGGCACAGCCTAAATGTCAACACTAATCAAACTAAGAAGAGATACATCAACTAATTGGACTGCCGCTAATCCAGTGTTAGCCTTGGGCGAAGCCGGCATTGTAACCGACACACTGACCTGGAAAGTAGGCGACGGTGTCACTGCCTGGAACGACCTGCCATACATGACCGGCGGCGAAGGTGGAGGAAACGTATTTTCAGCAATAACAATGACTGCCACACCCAGTGGTGCTTCCGACCAGATCAACTACGGTCTAGGGAACTTGGTTGCTTATCTTGACGGTGGTTGGACTATTGGCGAATATGATGCAAGCACTGATACATACGGTGCTACAGGTATTCGCATCAATCCCGGCATCGAAGGTTCAGCTGACATTGTTTTGCCAGCAGATCCAGCCAATGTTCCAGTTCAGATCAACAACTATAGTGGCAATGTTCGAATTCAAACTGGTGAAGGTTTTAACTGGACTTTTGACAGCGATGGGCAAATCAACATTCCACCTGAATCTAACTCATTTAATGAAGGTCGTATTCAAAGTGCTAACGGTTATCCAACATTGTTAGCATATGGTTCAAGTGGTGAACACGGTGGTCCTGAATTAGATTGGATGGACAGTGATGATCCTGCTAATGCATTTGGCAATAGCAGTGTTCTACGCAACACAATGTATATCAACGACAACGGTCTTTATGTTGGTATCAACGAAAACGGGGTGGCCAACGTGGCCGTGGCAAGTTGGAGACTTGCACCCGATGGTAACTTGGTATTACCCGGTGGCGGTGTGATACAAAACCCAGAAAACAGTTCATTGGATCCTGTGTTGGCCAACGTCAGTACCATGGTGCTTACACCCGACGAGAACTACAGCTCACAGGCCTTGGTGCTAGATCCAACTTCGCCAGGGCATATTCATTTACGTGCTCCAGCCAGCGGCAACATTGACCTACCACTTGCAAATATATTCTTAGGTGGCGAACAATCAAGTTTTGAAGTGGGCGCCAGCTACGGTGATGTGCCCAATGTGTTTGTCCACAGCGGTGGCAACACCTGGACATTTGGCACCAATGGTAGCTTGACAGTGCCTGGTACTATCGATGCTAAAACAGTTGGATTCCCATTTACCAGCGCAATCACCAACATCACAACAGGCAATCCAACAGTAATAGTTGATATCGCTGACAATCTCTTTGGTGCTCCAGTAACCGGACAAGTAACAATCGTTGGTGTCGTGGGCACCACTGAAGCCAATGATTTTTGGTACTATCAAGCCGTTGAATCAAATCAATTCCAATTGTTTGTGGATGCTGCCTGCACTGTAGCAGTTGATGGAACCTCATGGACTCCTTATGTCAGCGGCGGTAATGCGTATGCTCCTGCATATGATACCCTGGCCTTAAACACTGGTGGTCTTCAAGTCATCGCTGGTCCAAGCTCTTGGTACTTTGGTGTTGATGGCAACATTTCATTGCCAAGCAACAGCGCCAGCATTAACTACGCCAATGGCGCTCCTTACGGTGGTGGAGGTGGTGGTAACACTGGACAATGGGCTTTCAATAACGACACGGCCTATAACTCTACCAACAATGGATTGTATATTCAAGCAAGTCAGGGCACCGACGATGGCGGCGCTTATTTCCCTTATGAGAATGAAGGCTCGACCACAAGACTGTATAACCTCAGTGGTGCTGGCATTGAACTCAGTGCTGGTGCCAATACCTGGATTTTAAATCCAGATGCCAGCGTCCAGTTTCCACAGATCAACGTAGCACGTGGCGATACTTCCAGCGGCAGCGTATACGGCTATACCTTGGTTATTGGCGATGGCGAAAACGAAGCTGTTATAACCACACCCAATGGTGATCCTACAGGATTCAACAGCAGCCAACGCTTGGTGATCAATCCAGGTAAAGGTGCTGACGGTACCTCAGGAGAAGGCGGCGACATTTATCTATGGGCCGGTCGTGGCGGTGACACTGGCGGCTCCGGCGGCGACATCAAGATACGTGGTGGTCAAGGCATGGGCGAAGGCGGTGCTGGTGGTTACATCCGTATGGAAGCCGGCGATGGAGATAATGCTGGCGGCGGTTACCCTGGATACATTGAAATCACTGGCGGTCAAGGTGGTAATAGTCAGCCAGGCGGATATGTACGTATTCAAGGTGGCACCGGCCAAACTGTTGGTGGCGATGCTAATATTACTGGTGGATATGGCAGCAACGGCTCTGGCGGTAACGTTAATATTCTTGGAGGTAGTTCAGGGCTTGGAGCAGGATCTTACGGCAACGTAAATATCTATACTGGCAACACTGGCAATACTTGGACTTTTGATCAAGCTGGTAACTTGACCGTGCCTGCAAACAGTTTTATTCAAACAGCACCTGGCAGCGGTGGTGATATTCACATACATCCCGATGATGGTGGGCGATTTGTTGTACGAGGGGCAACCGATACTTTGGTACTCATCACCAGCGATCTCCCTGATGTAGAAAATAGGATAGAGCTTGATACCTACGGCGCGAATCTTGGATCAGTTGGCGGAGGAGTTTTTGTTGGCCAGTACCTCAGGACAAATGGTGCGACCCAACTTGATGACCGCCTGGCAAGTTTTGCAGGCAAAGGTACCGAAAACGGGTCCACAGTATCAGGTAATGTGGCCGCAAAAATCACTATTGATGCCGCCAACAACTGGGGCATAGGAAATACTCCTACTCATATCAGTTTCTGGACTACTCCAAATGGGACCGATGTGCCTGTGGAACAAGTAAGAATTGGGCCTGTTGGCAACCTCATGGTCTACAATGGCAACATCGTGGCTTCCGCCGGCAGAGTTATTTCTCCACTGGCAACAACGGTCAGCAGATTGGTTTCTGCTTTGCCAGCGGCAGCCAACACAGATCCTGGCACCAGAGCTTTTGTATCTGATGCTGACACTAGAACCTTTGGTAATCTAGTGGTAGGCGGTGCTGGCAATGCTATGCCTGTATGGTCAGACGGTGTAAACTGGTACATAGGCTAAGTATTTTGTCCTAATAAAACCCGTACAATGTGCGGGTTTTTTTATGATCTTGGCCGAATCGTCATCACAGCAAAAGCCATAAATATCATAAAGCGAGGTATAAACAATGGCGATAGAAGTAATCAACGTAGGCACAACACCCAACGATGGCACAGGCGACGGGCTAAGGACTGCCTATATAAAGTGTAACAATAATTTTGCTTATTTGAACACTTTTATCAGCAACAATGCCCCTAGTTTTAGCACTGGATCTGTGGGCGATGCAGAAGGACAGTTGGCATACGATTCTGGCTATCTGTATGTGTGTTTTCAAAATTATGATGGGTCCTCAGTCATCTGGGGCAGAATCGCGCTTGATACAAGTTGGTAAAACATGGCACAACCAGTATGGATTTCTCCACCAGGTGACCTAGGCACGGTAGCCGAGGGTTTGTTTTTTTCTACACCTGTTGTAGCAGTAGATCCTGACGGAGGCATAGTCAAGTACAAGCTCATAGCCGGCAGTCTACCCGAAGGCATACAGGTCAAAACCAATGGCACTGTTGAGGGCGTCCCACAGGCATTTGCCAAAATACAGGGTGTTCCTACTGAAGTAGCAGAAAATGTCACCAGTAGATTTGCCATTAGAGCCTATGTTGAAATACCCGGCGGTACCATCAGACTGGCAGATCGTACTTTTCAAATCACTGTCACCGGACAAGATTTACCACAGTTTGTCACACCAGCTGGCAGTATAGGACTGTTCTATGATGGGGATACTGTTGACTACCAGATCGAAATATCAGATGATGACCCGGGTGACAAAGTAGTGGTCACTCTTGAATCTGGTGAATTACCACCAGGTATTTCAGTGCTTCCAAACGGATTGCTCACAGGATACATCACACCAGTGGCTCCCTTGCCCGACACTGCTATCTCTGGATATGATCGGATCGGAACCAGCTATGATCAATATCCTTTTGATTTTAGTTCAAGATCGATCAGTAAAAATTATGAATTTACTTTGCAAATTTCCGACGGCAAAGATCGAGCACAGCGCACTTTCACTATGTTTGTGGTATCTCGCGACAGTCTCACAGCAGACACTACAGATTTTACCGCAGACAACAACCAGATAACAGCAGACGTTTTACCACAGCGTACTCCTTTTATTTCAAACTATCCTCCTAATGGATTCATTGGAACATTTAGACATTCAAACTTTTTTGCTTATCAGTTCCAAAGTTTAGATCTTGATGGAGATCCTGTAGAATATGAAATCGCTCTAGGAGATTCTACAGATCTTCCACCAGGGCTGTTGTTGAATCAAGACACAGGATGGTTGTATGGATATCTGCCCAATCAAGGTGCCACAGAAACTACGTTTAATTTTTCGATCTACGTTTACAAAAAAGACAATCCTCAACTGATATCTCCGGCTTATCCTTATTCTATAACCACAGTGGGCGATATCGAAACAGCAGTGACATGGATCACTCCTGCCAATGTTGGAACTATAAACAACGGTGACATCAGTCTTTTCCAGATACAAGCAGTCAACGCCAGTAACCGTGTGCTGTTTTATAGACTATATCAGGTCGCTGGACCGTCCGACAACTATGTGCCCGGGGTGTACAATAAATTACCTCAAGGTCTACAACTATTACCATCAGGTAACATAGCCGGACGTGTGAGTTTCAATACCTTTGCCATAGATGGTGGAACTACAACATTTGATGTGGCTAGAGCGACAAGACTGGATGCTAATCCTACTACATTTGACAGCACCTTTACATTCACTGTCAACGCTTACAGCCAGGATGAGGTGATATCTGTTACCAAGACATTCACGATAACCGTGAACAGGGCTTACAATGAGCCTTACGAAAGTTTGTATATACAGGCCATGCCTGGTCAAGAGGACAGAGATTTAGTCGACAGCTTGTTACAAAATCAAGATATCATCCAGCCTAGCTTTATCTACAGATCTGATGATCCATATTTTGGGGTAGCTCGTAACATAATTTATACTCATGCGTATGGACTGACTAGTTCTACCTTGGAAGACTATGTGAGCGCATTGGACCTCAATCACTTCCGCAAGCAATTGGTATTGGGCGAGTTTAAAGTAGCTCAAGCAAGATTTGGCAATACCGGAAATGTGGCCTATGAAGTAGTTTACAGCGAAGTACAAGACTCTGGCGTGAACGAAAAAGGTGAAAGTCCACCTCAGACTGTGCCCACAGCATTTCCTATACCTAATCCCGACGGGCCAGGAACCATTGATAAAGTGTATCCAAACAGTCTCATTGAGATGAGAAATCAAGTTATAGATACTGTGGGTCAGTATGCCAATGTGTTGCCACTGTGGATGACATCCAAGCAAGCCAATGGTCGTGTGTTAGGATTCACTCGCGCAGTGGTCATCGCCTATTGCCAGCCTGGCAAAGGTGAACAGCTCGCATACAACATACGCACCCAATGGGGCGAGCGTCTCAATCAAGTTGACTTCATTGCTGATCGTTATATATTGGATCGACAGTACAGCAAGAACTGGGATCCAGTGACTGATTCTTGGATACCTTCTCCTGCTCAGTCAACCACATTTGATCGAGTGCAAAGACCTTCAAATCTGGTGTACAAAGGAACAGTGGATTATGCCACTCAACACGCATTCAAAGATGTCAACAATCAAACCTTACAGCGCATCGCGGCCCTGGGCGGTATCGATGGAGCCAATGGTCGTGACCTTGATGGCAGGACTGTGATATTCCAAAAGCAAGAAGATTTTCCTGGTTTGACCAACAACGAAGCTTTTTCAGACTATCCAGCTACGTATTCACAACAGCCCTATGATGAGGCCACATTTGACACCTCGCCCACTGTATTGACTACTCCACAGAGATTGGGCAAATATCGCATGGATTTGATAGATGACAATTACATCACATTCGTGCTGATAGAAGAATTTGATACCTATGATTACTTGCTGGTCACTCGCGGAGATCAGTTTAAAAATACCGAGCTGTATCTACCCTTGACTCCCACAGTGGGCTTGAGTCGTGTCACCTGGAGCTTGATCCCTGAACCGGCTGGACAGGAAACTATATTTGACGGCGGCGGTACAGTGTTCATTGTTCCTGAGGACAATTATGGACTCACAGACCAGTACAACAAGTATCTGCTGTATCCAAAATACGATATATTAGAAGGTCCGCCTGTGCCACCCCCTCCGCCCCCGATTACGCTGGTGTAGATATCGTAGTATATAAATATCAAACACCATAAATATATTGAACTTAACAGGACTTGACAATGTCATCAAATATTAACCCAAACAACATAGATACCGCTTATCCAGTAGCGGGCCAGGATAACGATTCCCAAGGATTTCGTGATAATTTCACGAATATCAAAACCAACTTTGAATTCGCTGCCGAAGAAATCGATGATTTGCAATCCAAAGTATTGCTGAAAGCCGCGCTGACAGGAACCACCCTGGACAACGACATGGGCGGTGCAGTGATTGAAAATGCTAAATTGCAGGGTACACGTTATACTCGTATCGCTCCTACTGCTACATCAGGATCTATCAACATAGATTTTGCCGCTGGTAGCTATTATAAAATCAGCCAGCTCACAGGAAACGTAAGTCTTGCGTTTGTCAACATACCCAGCGCCGGAAACTATGCTGAGTGGACAGTACAATTGACACAACCATCGTCGCCCTATACTGTGACATTGCCAGCATCAGTCAGCGTTGGCAATACAACTTTACAAGGGTGTGATGCTAATAATGTGGTAAGTTACAGTAGTTCAGGAACCTACAGCCTTAAGTTTTCGACCAGCGATGGCGGTACTACCGTAGCTGTGCAAGATCTCAGCAGAAATACCACTGGATTATCATTCCAGAGTACAGTAGACACTCTTGTAGCCAATGCTAATTTAAGTTTGGCAACCTCTACATCAGTTATCGACAAAAATGGTTCTTGGGCCGGAAACTTAAACGCCGGATCAACAGGACAAACTAAAATAGTAGTATGTGGTAATGCCAGCCCTGGAACCCAAGTTCTAACAGTTCCATCAGCTGGTTGGAAAAATTCTGCCGCTGGCAACGTGACTTTTACAGCACAAGGCCAGTCAGTGACCTTGATATATGTTGGTGGAAGTTGGTGGTGTACCGCCAAAGGTACTGACGTAGGCGATACTTTCCCTCCGTTAGCTTAACCAAAAGAATTGACATCAAGGCTCCTCTATGCTAATATAGTGTAGAGGAGTTTTCATTTATGCAAATCGATTTAACACGATATACCGAATTCGTAGAAAAGGTCACAAGTCAGCCCAGCAACGACCTTACCACTTTCATGGATACCTTGGACCGTTTAGATGCCAACTATGAATTGTTTGATGGGGAGATGAAGCACGGTCCAGACGTTAATGTTCCACTGTTGCTCACCGGTGCCTTGGGCATGGCAGCTGAAACAGGCGAGTTCTGTGAGATACCAAAAAAGATTTTCTTCCAAGGCAAAGCACTCAACGAAGAAGCTGTGTTCCACATGAAACGTGAACTGGGCGATATCATGTGGTACTGGATCAACGCTTGTCGTGCGCTGAATCTTGACCCCAATGACGTCATAGCTGAGAATGTGCGTAAACTTGAAAGCCGTTACCCAGGCGGAAGTTTTGATCCCTATTATTCAGAAAATAGGAAACAAGGAGATCTATAATGGAACATCCTCTGATTGGCAACATTGATGATCTTACCTCTGAGCAATTGGTTGAAAAGATCAACGAATTGAACAGCAAGCTCAACATAGCATATCGCACAGGCAACGGACATCTTTGCAATCAGATACGCATGGCCATCGAAAGTTTCAGCAACAAGTTGAGAGAAAAGCAACAAAAGCAATACGATGAAGCCGCCCAAAATTTCAATGACAAGATCAAAATATCATGAATGTAAAAATAGAATACCCAGCAGAATTCTTGTCAGCGGTTTATTGGAATGAACAAGTCATGTTCAATCGATACACTGCCAGATGTGAGATGATCACTGGTACCAAAGACAACATAGAACAGAATATCGCCCTGGAGCGTCTCAAGTACATACTGTTCGTGCAAATGCAGAACTCTGTGTTTGTGGATTCAAAAGAAAAAGCCGCTATCAAAAGATTAGAAGCCGCAGGACTCCGTACAGTGGTACTACCAGAACAGCCGGTTGACCAAATCATTGGTATGATGTTATACTCAAAGTTAGATGCTGTGATGGAAGGACGCATCGTAATGAGTCAACTCAGACTGAGTTCCGACCTGGGAGAAAACATCGTTTACAGTCACAATGAAATAGAGACCATTGGGCCTTTCCAGCAAAAGGGTTGGTGGAATTCACCTGAGCCTGCTTGTTTTGATTCTAAATCGCCCGGAGGAAAAGTGGTCAGTATCTCGACCAAGACCGTGAGCTGGCAGAGTCTTGATTTGCATTGGAGCCAAGACCAAGAACAAACAGAAAACACCGTGGTAGTATTCCGCAAAGATGATAAAGAATAAATTCGGAGAGCAGATTTACAACGATGAGGATGTGTGCGATCTTTTGATGCAAGGTCGCGACTTTTCAGTGTTCAACGGCATGCTCGTGGATCGTATCAATGTAGAAGAAATGGCACATATATTAGAAAATGTGCCCGAGTTCGTTGAGTATGATAAAGTGTGCCAAGAAGATCTCACGCAAGAACAGTATGATCATCGCTGTCAAAACACATGGTTCATGCCTGAGCAATACAAAAACTTAGATATCGCGGCGCATGTTTTAAATCTCTGCAAGACCGATGCTGAGCTACAAAGGGTAGGAGAAGAGTTGTTGCTGTACCAAGAGCGTGATCTTTTTAATCTACTACGGTATTTGAAATATCTGGTAGATGTCATGACTGAAAATCATGTGATCTGGGGAGTTGGGCGAGGATCCAGCGTGGCCAGTTATGTGCTGTATCTCTTGGGGGTTCACCGGATTGACAGCATGTACTATGATTTAGATCCTCGCGAATTCTTGCGTTAAATACACAAAACAAGGAGTTATCAAATGACCAGAAAACAATACCGTACAGCACAAGGTAAGATCGTAGACTTGGGTGCTATACAGTTACAAAACGAGCATGTACGTGCTGTGGGCAACATGAACGTCAATGCTCGAGGAGATACTATTGACAGCAAAGGAAATAGTATCGATTCTAGAAACAAGCAACTGTCAAGACAATACAACAGACAAGTGGCAGCCCCTGTGTCTGACGCACCGTTGCCATCCAGCCGACGCCGCCAGCGAGCTGAAGCAGATCCGGTAGAAAATGAGCAGGTGCAATCAGTGGCTGAACCTGAACTCGAACTTGAACCCGAGTCAGCACCACAGGAAGCATCTCCAGCATCCAGCGATACTGGTGGCGGGTTGGCGGCAGCCATAGCCAAAGCTCGTGCTATCAAGCAAGAACCTCTGAAATCTGCCAGACAGCAAGCACAAGAAACTCCTGGAGTAAGGAAGATCTAATGGACATCAAAGCCGCATTCGCACCACATCGTGTATCAAAACTCAAAGTTTTACGAGATAACGTTCTCGTTTCTGACATGGAGTTCAAAGGGCGACAGCTGAGTTCGGGCATCATACTTCCGTCTGACAACGGAAAATCTGCTGGCATACGACCACGTTGGGGCCAGGTGTATGAAGTTGGACCCGAACAGCGAGACGTACGACCAGGCCAATGGATCTGTGTGGCACACGGTCGTTGGACACGTGGGCTGGAGATCGAAGATGAAACTGGCCCAAAGACCATACGCAAAGTTGATCCAAAAGATATCCTATTGGTCAGCGATGAACATCCTGGATCCGATGATACCATTTCCGAAGCCGTGAGTGGTTCATGAACGATCGTTGTCAGCACTGCGGGCAACATTATACTCCTGATTGCGACTGGATGCAAGGTCGTTGTCCACATCATCCATCTTATCTTGACATTTACCAAGCAAGATACTATAATCTACTACAAGCCATCAAAAACTTTTTTCGTTCGAAATGAAATCGAAAAAAATCAATGTGGAAGCACTTGAGATCGAACAACGCTGGGCCAATGTGATTGGTTCAGACAATCGAGAAACGTTACGCAATCTCAAGCGCATCCAGCGCGAAGAGGGCGAGCGTCAAGCTCGTGCTTGGCTCAAGAATGAATACTATGACTTAGAGGATGATGAAGATGCAGATTAGAGCAGAACAGATCAAAGAAGGTGGCGCGGCCTGCGGATGTGGGCGTAGTCCCAATGGTAAATGTTGTGGTTGGCATGCCTTGACAGAAGAGGCATATCGTGCTAAACTCAACGAATGGGAACTGGAACAATACAAGAAGCAAGCACAAGAGCTGTGGAGCGACAGTTGCACCACCGGACGGTCTGAATGAATCGACTAAGGATCGCTCTGGCGAGATGGATATTAGGGCGCCACTGTGCTTGTTATAAGATGGGCTACCATAAAATGTGTGATTATAGAAAACATCGTATCGGGAATAAAAGATGAAAGAACTCTGGACAGAAAAATATCGCCCACGTGATCTTGACGGTTATGTGTTTCGAGACAATGAGCAACGACAACAAGTAGAAGGATGGATCAAGTCAGGCGCTATTCCTCACTTGTTGTTTTCAGGAGCACCTGGGGTTGGTAAAACTACCTTGGCCAAGATCTTGATCGCCCAATTGGGCATCGACGAGTATGATGTGTTGGAGATCAACGCCAGTCGCGAAAACTCTGTTGATACCATCAGAGACAAGATCACAGGTTTTGTGCAGACCATGCCGTTTGGCCAATTCAAAGTAGTGTTATTGGACGAGGCTGACTATATCTCACCCAATGGTCAGGCCGCTCTTCGTGGGGTGATGGAGACCTATCATGCTTCGGCTCGTTTTATACTTACCTGCAACTATCCTAATCGCGTTATCCCTGCTCTTCATTCACGTTGTCAAGGTTTTCATATTGAGCGTGTTGATGTTACTGAGTTTACCGCTCGTATGGCAACAGTACTGGTCACGGAAGCAGTAGAGTTTGATCTTGACACACTAGACACTTATGTCAAGGCCACGTATCCAGACATGCGCAAGTGTTTGAACATGTGCCAGATGAACAGCCAAGAAGGTCGGTTGGTCGCACCACATGGTGACGAGGGCGGAGTGCGTGATTGGAAAATTGATGCTGTAAACTTGTTCAAAGCTGGCAAGATATTGGAAGCCAGGAAGTTGATCTGTAGTACCGTGCGTCCAGAAGAAATGGAAGATGTGTTCCGCTGGATGTATGATAATCTGGATCTTTGGACCAAAGACATACACAAACAAGACCAGGCCATCGTAATCATCCGCAATGGCTATGTCAACATACCCATGGTAGCTGATCAAGAAATTAACTTATCGGCCACACTGGTAGAACTGGCAGGACTACAATGAGATATTTCATAGTTACATATTATACCAAACCTAATGGCAAAGTGGATGAAGCTACCACACTGGCCAACCGAGTAAGGCCGCGTGACCTACAGACGGCATCCGTTATACTTGACTTCAAAGATTGTTCTGTGTTAAAATCAAGCATGGGCGGTGTTGTGGTTCCCAAAGACTTCCAGAAAATCGTGAGTTTTTATCATCAACATTACCCAAACGTCATCGAACGATTATTTAAAGAAAACGGGTATGAAATCAAAGTGGAAGAATCTAAACCGTCTGATCCTAGTTGATTGCGACGGTGTGCTACTCGATTGGGAGTGGGCATTCAACGTCTGGATGCAAGAACATGGATTCCAAGAAGTTCCTGGATCCAAGCTCAACTATGACATGGCCATACGCTATGACATACCCAAAGAACAAGTACGCAAACTAATCAAACTGTTCAATGAGTCAGCGGCCATCGGCTTCTTGCCAGCTTTGCGAGACAGTGTGTATTACGTCAAACGATTGCACGAGGAATTTGGATACAGGTTCCACTGTATCACCAGTCTCAGCATGGATCCCAATGCCCAGAAGCTGAGAGAGATGAACCTGCACAAGATCTATGGCGCTACTGCGTTCGAGCGCATAGTCTGTCTTGACACCGGGGCCCACAAAGACGAAGCCCTGGAAGAATATGAAGGCACAGGGTGCTGGTGGATCGAAGATAAATCCGAAAATGCCCTGGCTGGCTACAAGGCTGGCCTGCGTCCGATCTTGTTAGAACATGGTCATAACATGAATTATGACCATGATCATATCATCATATGTAAAAACTGGGCAGAAATATTCCGCCAGATTACTGGTTCCTCCTATTCTGCATAAAGTCCTAACACAGTATCAATGATTGGGTGACGTTGGATATCCCGTTTTCCAAGTGTGTTGACACATAGGCCATTTGCGTTTTGCGCTTTCAGTCTCTCACAGAGATCTAGTAGGCCGTTCTCTTTCGCGGTGCGATCGGTTTGTTCAACGTCTCCCGTAACTACGATTTTTGAGCCGCTTCCAATACGACTCAAAAGCATTTTCATCTGTCCCGGAGTAGCATTTTGCATCTCGTCGGCAATGATCCAAGCAGATTTGAAAGTACGTCCCCTCATGTAGGCCAAGGGGGAGATTTCTATGATCTGATCATCCATCATTTTGACGATGTCTCGAGGGTTGTAGTATTCGCGTAACACATCCAACAGTGGTCTGGTCCAAGGCTCCATCTTTGAGATAAGATCTCCGGGCAGGAATCCATGACGTTCATCTTCTACACCCACCGCAGGACGGGTAAGAACTATCCTTTCACAATGACCTGTCTTGAGAGCCTTGATGGCCGCTTGCATGGCCAAATAGGTCTTGCCCGTTCCAGCAGGACCCACAGCCACCACTATGTGTTGGTTGGGATCTAACAGGTTTAATATGAGATGTTCTTGATTGCGGGTTTTTGGTACGAGCTCTATCTGTCTGAGCTGTGTTTTTAGTGCTTGATTGAAGTTGATGGTGTTTTCTTGTGTGTGAATGCGTTTTTGGGCTTTGGCCCCTCTTGCTCTACTCAATGTCAATTCTCCTTTGAACATATTGTGCGCTACCTCACATAGATATTTAGGTCTCGCAATTTCATTATAACAGACGACAGAATAGTGAAATCTACGTGCTAAGTATTAGGCTCCACTGATCACAAAACATCAAAAAAACACAAACAGTCAACACGGCTAAATACTGCTATGGAACTCAAAGACGAAAAACTCTTCAAGAACGACCAGGATTATTGGATGGTCGCAGACAACATCAAAGACCTGTACTTGTCCGATGGTAGTTTGACCACGCTGTTGGATTTTGAGCGTGTGCTTGATGAAATGGATATCTACGCATTTAAAAATTGGGATCTGGGCGAGCTTGTAGCAGGTCCAGACATTGGCAAGTACAAAGTGGGCTGTATATTCATGTGGCCTGCAGAACTTATGCCCGATCCACGTGGTGCCCGCAGATTGCTACCTTTTGATTGCGATGTGCGATTTAAAAAGACCAAAATCAAAGTTCCTGTAAAATTACGCACACCTGACGATTTCCGTCCAGGTACACACAAAGCCAAGCTCACAGAAAAACCTGTGTGGTTGGTTGAAATCATCATGCCCAAGCACTTGATGAATGACATCAAGACTGGTAGCATAGAACTCGAAGATCAGACCATAGATCTCGAAGAGCTGGATCAAGCCTATCAGGAAGATCTGGATCAAGAACAATATCAGGACGCCGGTAACGCCCAAAGCGCACAAGCTCAGTTGCAGGCACCTTCTCCAGGAGGACTGCCCGGTGCGCCAGCTATCTGAAGGACTTAATTACAAAGATCTCGTGGGCATGATGAAGCCCACTATCCACATCGACGAATTTTCGTCAAAAATGGGTGACGACGACGAAATCGTTGTTGCTTCTTTCTTTGTGCGCGATCGACAGGCAGCCAAGGATCTTGTCAATTGGTTTGAAAAGGGCTATGACTTTGTGATAGATTCAGACATGAGTCCTGGTGAAATCAAGCCCAATCGCTATCTTGTGTATGTAGAAATGAAACGCAGATCTACCACCGGCGAGCGCCTGAACGAGATCATTGAAGATTTCAGCACTCTCACGGAGTACGAAGGATCAAACTGGGTCATGCACTATCGTGGTAAAGACATTCCTTGGTCAGTAGAAGCGTTCAACAGCCAAGTGCCAACCAGCCCCAACGAATATCGTAAAAAAGTCGAAAGCGAACTCAATGAAATGCGTCATGCGTCAGGCATTCCTGTCAAGCAGATCTATGAGCGCGAATCAGACATCAAAAGTTTACAGAGCGCCGCTGGACTGCTGTAAATAGTAGGTGACTGACACCTACTGCCCACTACCATTCCGACATGTTTTTATCGAGCCCAGGGGAATCAAACCCTGTTGCTCCTACACCAAAATGTTCAACGGCTCAGTTGAACAATGGTTGTCCAGTGCTGAACTCGCAGAATTACAATCAAACATAAACAGTGGTCAAGTAGACCCAGGCTGCCGTTATTGCATCAATGGTGAAAAACAGGATGGATCCAGCACACGCCTGGGTGCTATCAGTGACTATGGCGATATTGAAAAGGTCACCGAGATCGATTATGTCGACTATCGATCCATCAATATTTGTAATTTCCGTTGTCGTTCATGCGATCCTTTTTACAGCAATGGCATAGCTCAGGAAGCTAGGCGCTATCCTGAGCTACAGAAATTCTATCCCATTCCTGAGTACAAAACAGCATCCACACAAACACAAGACAAGCAATGGGTGCTGGCCAACATCAACAAGATAAAAAAATTGATGTTTACCGGTGGTGAACCCACACGCATACCAGAAGTCCGAGAAATAATCGAACATGTCAGGAACACTGGAAACAGAGATATCTCTATAATGATAACCAGTAATGCCAGCTTTACTGATCCTTACTGGTTTGAAATCACCGAGAGCATGCCCAACATACATTGGACACTGAGTGTTGATTCTGTGGGCACTGCCGCAGAAATAATAAGAGATGGTACAGACTGGTCAGTGGTCAGCTACAACGTAGAACGTATGTTTGACATCTCCCCCAGCGTGAACGTGGGCACTGTGGTCACTAATTTAAACTTGACACAGTTAGATCTATTGTTTGCTTGGGTCAATGATCTCAAAGAAAAATACGATCACCGAGCCAACGGCCGGACACAGCTGATTGAAATATGCAATTGGCCCCAGTTCCTTAGTCCCTACAACTGGCCCGAAGATCGCAGATCAAGCATCGTCACGTTTTTAGAAACTCTTTGCGAGCAAGAGAATCTCCAGGAAAAACAAAAACACATCGCTGAAACACTGCTGTCAAATATAAAAAATTCCATCCCTGATCCCAAGCTATGGGCCGAGTTTGAATCCTACAATAAAACCCTGGATAATGTAAGAAATCAAGATCACACCCTGCTACTGGAAACACACTGATTTTTAACTAAATAACGGGCAAGGAGCAAAAATAATGTCCGTTATCACTAGAGAACAATTAGCACAGTTAATTCCAGGAAATCCCTACATAGATCATTGGTGCGAAGCACTGAACGAAATATTGCCCGACTATGGCATCGACACACCACAACGTGTGGCTGCTTTCATAGCACAATGCGCACACGAGAGCGGTGGATTTAAGTTCTTAAAAGAAAACTTAAACTATCGTGCCGTGAGTCTACGCAAGACATTTCCCAAGTATTTCCCCGACGATGCCATCGCGGCAGCCTATGCCAACAAGCCTCAGATGATCGCTAACAGAGTCTATGCTAACCGCATGGGCAATGGTGACGAAGCATCAGGTGACGGATTCCGTTACTGCGGTCGTGGGTTGATACAGCTCACAGGACGTGACAACTATGCTTTCTTTGCTGGCAGTCTTGATATCCCCATCGAAGAAGCCGCCGAATACTTGGAAACCTTTGAAGGTGCTGTACAAAGTGCCTGCTGGTTCTGGGAAACAAACAACCTAAATCAGTGGGCAGACAAAGATGACATCCTTACCTTGACCAAGCGTATCAATGGTGGCACCATTGGTCTTGAGGATCGCAAAAAACACTACGAGCATGCCAAGCATGTGCTAGGCGTATAATACCATGTGGCAACTACAATGGATGTTGCAGATGATACCAGACAGCATATTTGTCTGGATCACTTATCTGTTGTTCGCTACTGGCCTTGTGCTGTATGTGGCCAGCAAGTTGGTGTCCTGGATACCACTCATGGGCCGTTATCGACTACCAGCAGAGTTGGCAGGTGTGGCAGCTCTTGTCGTCGCCGCGTATTTTTATGGTGGTATAGGCTACAGAGAAATGATAGCCGAAATGAAAGAAAAGGTTCGAATCGCCGAAGAGAAATCACAGCAAGTGAACACCGTGATCGAAACTAAAATAGTTGAAAAGATAAAGGTGGTCAAAGAAAATGTTTACATCAACAGAGAAATCGTCAAAGAAGTGGCGGGCAAGCAACTGGATGCTCAGTGCTCTCTGCCTAAGTCTACTATCAGCTTGCACGACAGTGCCAGTCGCAATGAAGTTCCCGAGCGTTCCGCCGCAACTGATGGAACCCCCTCGGGATTTGAAGCCAGTAGGCTCCTCGACCGAGTCATTGAAAACTACGGAGCCTGTCACGAGAACGCAGAAAAACTAAAAGCCTGGCAAGAGTGGTACCGGGCACAAAAGAAGATCCACGAAGAGATCTCAAAATGATTATTAAAGGAGCAAGGCAATGCCAACAGCAGAAGAATACGCTAAGATGAGTGATAGCGAAAAGAAAAAAGAAGATTGGATGAATTCAAAATGGCGTCCAATGATGGGCTGGATGTACATGGTAGTGTGTACAGCAGACTTTGTAGTGTTTCCAGTGCTCTGGGGATTGCTACAGACTATCGGTGGCGGTCGTGTAGAAACACAGTGGATGCCTATAACACTACAAGGCGCTGGATTATTCCACATCGCCATGGGTGCTATACTGGGTATCGCCGCATACGGTCGTACACAAGAAAAACTTGGCGGTGCCAACAATGGTGGGTTAAACTTGCCTGCACCAGCCCCAAGTACCCCAGCGCCAAGTTTTGGAGCACCGGCTGTCAGCGCACCAGCCCCCAGCTTTGGAGCTCCAGCAGGAGCACCAGCACCTGCATTTAAACCAGCACCTAGCTTTGGTGCTGCCGCTCCAGCGATGAGTAGCACAGGCAAACCCATGCCAATGCAACCGGATCATCCAGAAATTTAAAAAGGAAAACATCATGAAACATATCATATTCGCGGCAGGTTTGGCATTGGCAGTAGCATATCCTGCCCAGGCAGCCGAAGAAAAGAAACCAGAAACCAAAAAAGTCTGTGTTGACGTCAAAGACAAAGAAGGTAAGCCTGTGAAAAACAAAGACGGTTCACCCAAACAGAACTGTAAAGAAGTAAAACAACACAAAAAACACGAAGGCACCAAGGTTCCTGACAAAAAGTAATCTTGCTTTTACCCAGAAAAGGCAGTATAATTAAAAGTATACTGCCTTTTTCTTTGACATGACAGATTATTACCAAACGCTGGGAGTACAGCGCAACGCCACTGATGATGAAATAAAACGAGCATACCGTAAAGCGGCTATGAAGCATCATCCTGACCGTGGTGGTGATCAAGTCAAGTTCCAGGAGATACAGGAAGCCTATGCTACCTTGGGCGATCCACAAAAACGCCAGCAGTATGACAATCCTCACCCACATGTCCGTATCAATGTCAATGGTAATCCATTCCATGGTGGTGCTCCATTTGATTTTGACAGTATATTTGAAATGTTTGGTGCTCGCATGCATCCAAGGCAACAGCAACAGCGCAATCAGCGCATCAGCATATGGATAACATTGGAAGCGGCGGTGTCAGGTGGTCCTAGGATGATCAGCATCGGGACTCCGCAAGGCAATTCGACCATGGAGATAAACATTCCACCGGGCATCAGTGACAACGAAAATGTGCGCTATCCTGGCTTGGCACCAGGAGGACATGATCTCATAATCAACTATCGTGTGCATCCACATCCTGAATGGCAACGCAATGGTCTGGATCTTTACTGCGAGCGTACACTGGATTTCTGGCAATTGATCCTGGGCACCACGTTAAAGTTGACCGACTTGCAGGGAAGAGAATTAGCTCTCACCATTCCACCTCGCTGTCGCCCAGGTACCATCATGCGAGCCCGAGGGCGTGGTGTGGTCAGAGAAGGACACAATCCAGGGGATTTGTTGATAAAAATACAGGCGTCCATGCCCGAAGATATATCTCAAGAAGTCATTGATATCTTGCAAAAACAGGTCAATAAATAATTTTATGAAACTCACCAACAAAGTGCTATACCGGCCAGCCAAACCGTTTACAGAGTTTGATCGCCCCACACAAAACCTATTCCTGGCTGACCAAATGTTTTCGTTTATGAGAAAGAACGATGGTATTGGCCTGGCCGCACCACAGGTAGGAATGAGTAAAAGACTGTTTGTCATGGAGATCGCCGCGGTAAAAAGGATCTGTTTCAATCCTGAAGTCATTGGACACAGCGACGATTTAACCGAATACCCCGAAGGATGCTTGAGTTTTCCTGGAGAAGAGTGTAAAATAAAGAGACCCAGTGCCGTGACTGTGCGTTATCAAACCGTCGACGGTACATGGGTAGAAGAAAAACTTGATGGTCTGGCAGCTCGTTGTTTCCAACACGAATTAGATCATCTAGATGGAATAATCATGCACGATAGAGCAAAGGAACAGAATGCAACAAAATCCTGAAATTGAACAGATCCTGGCGCAGGCGCAGAAATTAGCTCGTGCCAAACGACACGAATATGTCACGCTGGAGCATCTTGCATTGGCCCTGGTACGCCACGCACCTTTTAATACTGTGCTGAAAAAATTTGGCATCATGACCGATGCCCTGGACAATGATTTTGAGATGTACATCGATAGCCAGATACATCTCAAGTTAGAAGAAGATGCCGATCCCAAGAAAACCAATGCTCTCGAGCGTGTGTTTAATCGTGCCTTGACACAGGTGCTGTTCACGGGGCGCAGGCAAGTGACCACTATCGATCTGTGGTTGGCCATCATGAACGAAAGCAACAGCCATGCTCATTACTATTTCCTGAAGTATGGCTTGGACAAGAAAACATTCATTGATTTCTGGCAACAAAACTACTCTACCAAGGGTGGGGTGATCACCGACGAGCAAGCAGACGAGATCCTGGAAGAACACTGTGTCAACCTCAGCCAGAAGGCCAAAGAAAACAAGCTGGAGCCCTTGATTGGACGAAGCACAGAGCTCAACGAAATCATCACTGTGCTGGCCAAGAAGTTTAAATCCAACGTGCTCATGGTAGGCGACCCTGGCGTGGGTAAAACTGCCATCGCTGAAGGCCTGGCCACCATGATCCAGCAGGGTAATGTGCCTGAGTTCTTGAAAGACCACGAAGTATGGTCGTTGGAGATTGGCAGTTTGTTGGCAGGAAGCAAGTATCGCGGAGAGTTTGAAGAAAAGCTCAAAGAAGTGATCATGGCCCTGGAACAAAAGAAAAACGTTGTGCTGTTTATTGACGAAGCACACACCATGCGTGGTGCCGGAAGTTCCAGCAGTTCCACCCTGGACTTTGCCAACATGATCAAACCTGCTATCACCAAAGGTATACTCAAAGTCATTGCATCGACTACATGGGAAGAGTACTACGAGAGCTTTGAAAAGGATCGTGCGCTGATGCGTCGTTTCTATAGAGTAAGCATCGATGAGCCAGATGCCGCAACCACTGTGCGCATCCTGACAGGACTGCAACCTCGCTTGGAAGAGTTCCACAATGTCACTATTGATTCCAAGGCCATTGATCGTGCAGTTGAGCTGGCTACTCGCTATCTACATGACAAAAAGAATCCTGACAAATCCATTGATTTAGTTGACGCGGCCTGTGCCCGTGAACGTGTAAAGGACCTTGGCAAGATCTCGATCACAGCAGAAATGATACAAGACCAAGTGGGTCGAGTAGCCAACATTCCAGCAGATCGTGTCAAGAACGATGTCAACGCTAAAATCGTAGAGTTGGATTCAAACATCAAACAACGACTGTATGGACAGGACCAAGTGGTCGACAGTGTGCTGGAACGTATCTATGTCAACTACGCAGGTATTGGCAGCCAGAAACGTCCGGTAGGCTGTTTCTTGTTCCTGGGCCCAACAGGTACAGGTAAGACAGAGCTGGCCAAGTTACTGGCAGAGAATCTCGACATGCACATGCTACGCTATGACATGAGCGAGTATCAGGATCGCCACACAGTGAGTTCGTTGTTGGGTGCGCCTCCGGGATTCGTGGGCTATGATGACAGCCAACTGGGCGGCGGCAAGCTGATCAATGACTTGAGCAAGCATCCATTCTCAGTGATGCTGTTTGACGAAATTGAAAAAGCACATCCTGATGTGGCCAACATCTTCCTGCAGATGATGGACGAAGGTACCATCACAGGTAGCAATGGCAAAAAGGTTGATGTCAAGAACTGTATCATCATCATGACATCTAACTTGGGCGCACGAGACAACGAAAACAACAACATCGGTTTTGGCCAGAGCTTGGAAAAGTCAGGTGAGGAAGACCGTGCCATGAAAGAATATTTCAAGCCCGAACTACGAAATCGTCTAGACTTGATTTGCAAGTTCAACAAGCTGGATACCCTGTCAATCAAGAAAGTAGTGGTCAAGTTTGTAGACGAACTCAAGCGCAGTCTAGCAGATCGCCAGATCACCCTGGTGCTCACAGAATCCATGATCGATCATTTGGTCAGTGTGGGTTATGATCCCAAGATGGGTGCCCGTCCATTGGGCCGCAAGATCGACGAACTGATCAAAGTTCCGCTGAGTAAGAAGATCTTGTTTGAACGCTTGAAAGATTGTGCAGTCACAGTTGACTGGAACAATGACGCTGTGGTGTTTTCACACTCCACAGACAATGCCACACCAGTGGTAGACAAAGATGGAATCATAGTCCTTGAACAACCGAAATCTTGATATAAAAACAGTCAGCAAAGACCGTTTTTTCTTTGACCAGTACGAATACTGTTTCAATTTTAAATTGGAAGAGTTGAGTGCTCTCCGCGAACTCGATCATGATCACATAGATCGAGAGCTGGAGCATAGATCTGTATGGCGACAAAGAAATCCCAATTTCGGTGGGTCTTGGCGCGGACGCCGTGGCGAAATCACAGATCAAAATCGAGTCAATTGCCACGCACTGTGTGACTACCTACTGGCACAACAAAACTACAAGTTAGTGATCTACGGGGACTGGGGCTATGTGTACAGCAGTGATCTGTCTATGTTGAGAAACATGGAACGATTGAGCTATCTGCGTCCTGTGAGCATGAAACGTGTGGTGATAGATCTGCCCAGAGACAGCATACTGATCAGATCCAGCGAGCATGAATGGCGCAGTTATTTTCGTGCTGGGCGCATCACTGATCAGCAGAAAGAATCATTGCGTAATTTCCTACACAGCCAGGAAGACATACGCATCGGACCGGGGCTAAAGAGATTTTTTACCAATTCCAGCAATCATCATTATATCAATGATAATATGTTTATTGATCATAATGGACGGGGCATCGTCATGATGCTGGGCCTTATTTTTCCCAAGGCCATAAGAAAAACCCTAAAACTCGTACGCGATAAATAATTGACTATGGCAAAATTACACGAAGAAATCATTGTAGTCAAAGTCAGCAAATTGCTCAAGGACAGTGAACAAGCCGCACCCATCATGAGTCCAGAAACAGTGGCCAGTTTAGAAGCAGTAATTCAAGAACTAGCTGGGCAAGCGGTGCTGGTTGAGATTGCGACAGAATGAAAACCACAGATTTAACTCTGTTACCCTTGACCGTTTATGGAACACCTTCGGGCAACTATGACGGCAGTTCCGACACGGATTTCGCAGGCGAACGTCAAAAAGCAGTGGACTACTATCGTAGACGCACAGGATTGCAGTCTGTGAGATTTATCACAGCTGGATTCGAAGGCACTATCACCATACAAGCCACATTAGACGCTGATCCACAGGATGACGCAGATTGGTTTGATGTTTATGAATTATCAGGGCCTGTTACCACGGATGTTAGTTATCCTATCAAGGGCAACTTTACTTGGATACGAGCGTCAGTATCAGGATTCGTCGGCGGCGAAATCACTTCAGTCACTGTCACATATTAACACATGGAAAAAGTAAAATTAAGTCTGGATGTCATCAATTCCTCAGAATTCCATAATATAGGTATAGAATTGTGGCTGGACAAAACAAAATTTTTTGATAATACTGTGAGTCCAGGCACACATCATATCATACACGAATTTGAAAGCGACAACAGCGATCATTATCTTAAAATAACACTCAAAAATAAAACCGACCAGCACACTAAAATCAACGAATCAGGAGAAATCATTTCTGATGCGCTGATCAATATTTCCAACTTAAACTTAGATGAAATAAACATCGATCAGCTCCTGTACGACAAAGGCGAATATATCCACAATGGTAACGGTAGTAAAACCATCGCCATACATCCATTTTATGGGGACATGGGGTGCAACGGTCATGTACAACTGAAATTTTCTACTCCAGTGTATCTCTGGTTGTTAGAGAATATGTAAATCCATAAATACTGGTATGAAAAAATTAGTGATCATCCCTGGTGGATTCCACCCCTATCATGCAGGGCACAAAGCACTGTATGATGCCGCACGTGAAGCATTTCCGTCTGCTGATGTCTATGTGGCAGCCACAGATGATACCACAGGACGTCCGTTCCCATTTCGAACAAAGAAATTCTTGGCCCAGCAGGCAGGCATTCCGGGCAATAGATTTATCCAGGTAAAATCACCTTTCAGTGCTGAAGAAATCACACAGCATTTTGACCCTACGGAAACACAGTTGATTTTTGTGCGTTCAGAAAAAGATCGCGACCAGAATCCACAGCCTGGACAACCAGGACAGATCGTCACCCGTGGACCACGCAAGGGCATGGCTCCTTATTTGCAGCCATACAAGCGCAACGGACTACAACCCATGAAAGATCATGCTTACATGACTTACTTGCCCACTGTGCAGTTTGGTCCTGGCATGACATCGGCCACAGAAATACGTGCCAAATGGCCTACCATGGATGCCAAACAAAAGGCCGCACTAGCTGGAGTTTTGTATCCTTTGGCTGCCGACAACGAAGCCAAGATAGCCAAGATAGTAGAAATACTGGACACAGTCATGGGCGGAACTCCAGAAAAAACAGTAGACGAAGCTGTGTTGGTAAATGATCCTGACGCAGGACACCAAATCATACCTGATGGTGGCATGGGTACCTGGGACGAAGCTTCCATGGTTTCTAATCTTTCTCGCAAGTTCGCCGACATGGTCAACATGGTCAAGAACAAAAACTACACCGGACTACAGTATGTACTGTACAAGGGCGGTGTGGTCAAGAGCTTGGTAGATGCCCTAGCTGAATACGAAGTGTTCATGCAAAAACAAGGCCGCAGACCCATAGCACGTGGTCGTGAAATAGACATGGGCAAAACTGGAGTGGCCGAGCGTGTGCGTATGCGCATGCCCGTGGACGAAGCTCCGGACTATATCGAAGAAGGTGATGTGGTCCAATTCCCTGGAGATCGTGCCGCACCACCCGATGTAGCTCAAGCACATCAGTTGGCTACCCAGATCATTGACATAGCCAAAGACGAAAAGATCCAGGATCCTGGCCCAAGATTGGCACCGCTACGCCAACAGCTACAACGCCTGGGTTACAGACTGCGCTTGGACAATGGCGGTATGCGATTGATCCATAATACTACAAATTGGAATACCATCGTTGACCCAATGAAATAATCTGTCGTATAATAGTGAACTAAATATACGCACATTATTTCAGAGGAAAACATGTCCGAACAACAAAACCCACAACAGCCTGAACAGGCCCAACAAGAGCAGGCTCAGCCTGGTCAACAACAAATCCAAGTCAATATCGACTATCTGCGCCAACAGCGTGTGCATATCTGTATGCCTTGTTATGGTGGCATGCTCACTGAATCCACATTCATGAGCTATATCAAATGGTCAAACACTTGCCGACAATTGGGCCTGGATTGGACCATTGAAACCATGACCAACGAGTCATTGATTTCACGTGCGAGAAATACCTTGGTCGCTAAATTCCTCAATACACCAACATCCACGCACCTCATGTTCATCGACGCTGACATTGGCTGGGAACCCTGGCATCTCTTGGTCATGCTCAACGCAGACAAAGACGTCATTGGTGGCTTGTACCCAATGAAGACCATGCCCGTTAAGTGGGTAGTAAATGGCTTTGAAGGTGCCAAAGAAGAAGGTCCTCTACAGGAAGTTTCCAAGACCGGCACAGGCTTTATGTTGATCAAGCGCCATGTGTTTGAGAAACTAGCCCGTCATCCTGCGGTAAAAACCTTTGCCAATGACATCGGCTTGCCAAGAGAACTTGATCCACACATGAAGACCTACTTCGACACAGCAGTACGTGAAAACCGCTACTACTCAGAAGACTGGACTTTCTGTGAAAACTGGCGCGACTTTGGTGGTGAAGTCTGGGTAGACAAGCGTGTGTTGCTCAAGCATACAGGAACCTATGTGTTTGATTATGCCGCACAGCCTGCCTTGTACGAAGCACTGAAACGCGAACACGATGCTGGACAAGCAGTGATCGCCGCACAGCAACAGTCTGAACAAGCACAGCAGGCCAATCAGCCCATGACCAGTGATTTTTCAAACTATGAAACAGTCAAGGTCGCGGCTCCACAACCTGCAGCCAAAGTGGTGGCTAAAACCAACCCTTCAACAAAAAAGGCTAAAGCAAAGTCTAAATAAATAGATGTACGATGGACATCTATGAATTAGACAGCTACCGCCTGTCAGACGCGGTAAAGTTTCACACTGAACTCAATCCTGCACTTTGGGACGGCAAAACCATGCGTCCCGAAGTGCGCGAGGCCCTGCTTAAAATCGCTGATGATTTTAAGACCTTCATGGGCATCGATGATCTTGCCATAGAAGACATCACTGTTTCAGGCTCCAACACCGCGTTCTCATACACACCACATTCAGACATTGATCTACATTTACTGGTTGATTTCAGCAAGCTCAATCCCGACGAAGTTTACCAAGAGCTTTTCAATGCTAAAAAATATCAATACAACGATCAACACGATATAAAAATCAGAGGCTATGACGTCGAGCTCTATGTTCAAGACTCGAACAAACCTGTGCGTAGCCTTGGCGAATACAGTATCATCAACAATGACTGGACTCGTATTCCAGTACAGCGCCGAGGCAATCTCGACGAAAAATCTACACAATCAAAATATGAAAAATTAAAAGGTTTGATTGAGCTTGCTACCAACAGCGATGATCTACAACAAGTCACAGCAGTCACAGACACACTGAAAAAATATCGCCAGGCTGGGTTGGATGAGCATGGTGAATTTGGCCCAGAGAATCTGGCTTATAAGATATTGCGAACACAGGGCTATGTAGAAAGATTATTCAAGCACAAGGCCAATCTCGAAGATGCGAAATTGAGCTTGGCTGAACGCAAAAAGAAGAAAACAAAATCTAAAAAGAAATTCCGTTATGGTGCCTTTGGCGGATATTATTATCCCGGATACGGTTATTACGGACAGACTGATGCCGTGGCTGACGGTGGTGGCGATGGCGGTGGTGAATCAGTAAAAGAATCCACAGTCAATGTTGAAAAGAAATCGATTCCATTGGACAAAGTCGTGCGTCGTTTTGTACACTTTGCTGCCAAGCATCTTAAATTAAAACAATTACCAAAGATTAAATTACGAAAAGGTGAGCTCAGCCACGACATACATTCCATGGGACACTATGTGGATGATAAAAAGACCGTGGAAGTAGAAACCAAGGATCGCCATGTCATGGATATCCTGCGTACCCTGGCACACGAACTCACACACTATAGACAGCATGAACGCTTGGGCAAAGACATGCCTGACACAGCAGGACGCACAGGCAGTCCCTATGAGAATGAAGCCAACACATTGGCTGGCATCATCATGCGTCATTTCCAGAACAAGTATCCAGAATTCTTTGCCAGCACTGTGAGCGAAGATGGTGACAGCGTGGCCGCCCAATACGGAGATCAGACTCCACCTGGACCAGAGTCCAAACCTACCATGCCCAAGGGAACGGTGCGGGTTGATGTGTCAGACGTTTACGACTGGTATAAACTGGGACAAAATATCAGCAACCTCGATAGAGTGGATCCTAAAATTTTTGGTAAAGGACCACCCAGCACTATCGTCAGTTTTGGTGATGAAGAAACTGAACACAAGTACATCGACCATTTAAAAAAATTAGGGTTGACGACCACTGATATCGATCCTGTTGATCCCAATCAACCTCCTGGTATGCCGCGTCAAAAAGTTGATCCTACCTACAATGTAGACGAAACCATTGATGCTCCTGTGAGCAAAGATGCCAAGGCCAACCTTGACTACTACAAATTTATCCGTGGCAAACAGCAGTTGGGTCGCCCGCTGACCAAATCAGAAATGCAGTTCCTTAGCAAGTATCAACTCGCACAGCATCTTAAGAAACAAGTTGGTGAACAAGAACTCGAAGAAGGGATAGGTCGGGCATTGGGCACAGCCGCTGTGGCCGGTGCCATGGCCCTGGGGTCACCTGCTGCCAAAGCACAAAGCCCACTGCAAACAGCACACAACATTGGCAGTATAATTTACAACAAGAACATCACCCGAGCTGGCGCTGAAGAAGAGATCAAAGGCATGGCCAGAGATTTGGCACGTGGCGATCAAGAAATACGTGTGGGTGGCAAACGCATCTGGGGAGGCCCTCAAGCACAGGGTGAGCGAGTGGCAGCCAATGGTGTAGGTGCCACTCCCGAAGCCGCATTCCAAGATGCGCTGAACAGAGCCTACACAGATGCCAATCGTCGTTACGGTCCTATCTCTGTAGGAGACTGGCGACCCATTGACCGAGAAAAAGAATTAGAACAAGTGGGTGGACAATATCGTGCGGCTGTGGTCATACAAGGTCCAGCACCTGTAAAAGAAGATGCGTCAGGTTATATTCCTACAAAAAAGCAGGCCAAGGATCCACGATTTAAAACAGCACTCACAGTGGATATCAAGCCTGGACAGTTAGGCAAAGAAGCCAACAAGCTGGGATTACAAACAGACAGCCAAGGTCGTCCTGATCTCTTGATGAAAAACTTGGCCAATGCGTTGAAAGAATACAAAGAGACCGGAGTGTTTGAAGCTGTCAAACCTGTTGCTCCTGTCATACCATCACGAGCACCCAAGACAGAATACCCACCCATGGTCAAGCAAAAGACCAGTCTACCTCAAGATAAACCGACACCGCGTCCAGACGGCACAGGTCGTATCATCAACTATGAAATACGAGAAGAAGAAGACTTGTTAGAAGTCAAAATGTCACCATCTTCTCTGGAAGCCTGGGCTCGTAGTCCCGAAGCTGAAGGCATACGTGCTGGATTTGAAGCCGAAATGATCTTCCGTGACACCAAGCGTGAAGACGATGAAGAGGAAATGGAGCCCGACTACGACTATGACGAGCGTCCGGATGACATTGATCATGTCGTAGACTTCTTCTCTAATGACGATTATGGTTATGGCTTGAGCTCACGTGGTGCTAGAAGCCTGCGCGAAGATCTATTCAACGAATTTATTGAATGGGCTGATGAACAAATAGCAGAATCATGGGACAACAATGCTGAGGACCAAGTCAAGGACTACATGGAAAACAACGTCTGGGGCGATGACGAAGAACGTGAAAAACGCATCGCTGACAAAATAGACGAACTGTTTCCTGACGAAGATCCAGAACCAATATTGGCAGCTGGCGCAGGTGCTCCAAGATTTACCCGTAGTTCAGACCAAACAGCATATACACAAGAAAACGATTTATATGCCAAATACCGAGAAGCTTCAGATGCGGCCTATGAAGAGTTTGAAGCTGAAGCCGAGAGCGAATACGAAAACCAAGGGCACTACTACGACGAAGCTCGCGACTACTACTTTGAAATGATGCGAGAAGGCGGCGACTACGATGAACGAGAGTTCTTGCGTGACAAGTATGGTTACATGAGCGAGATCGCCAGCAGTTTCACTCTTGATTGGCCTTATTGGACCGGGGGTGGTAATTCAGGCTACGGCAGTAGAGATTGGGAAGATATCGCCACCAGCTTAGAACGTGCTGTGAGAATGGATGTCAAAGTAGGATCAGGCTATCACTCTGTGACCCGCCGAGACGATCGTTATATCATAGAACCTGACGGATCGTTAGACCCTGATGACTACGAGGATGCCGGTCTTGAAATCGTAAGTCCGCCAATGCCATTGCCCACGGCCTTGGACCAGTTGCAGAAAGTCATAGAGTGGGGCAACAATACAGCCGACGCCTATACCAATGATTCAACAGGTCTTCACATGGGCGTGAGCATACCTTATGTGGGCGGTGATGTTGACTATGTCAAGCTGGTGTTGTTCATGGGCGACGAATATGTGCTAGAAAAATTTGGCCGTGCGTCAAACACCTACACAGCATCGGCCATGCAGAAGCTACGTCAAAACATGGCAGGTGCCAGAAACCGTGGCGAACTCACAGAAGCCAAGTTAGACCCCTTGGGTGCATTAGAGTTAGTACAAAAGAATCTCATTGAGCTGGCCGCAAGATATGTGCAGAATGGTGTAGGTAATTCAAAATACACTTCAGCCCACATCAAAGATGGCTACATCGAGTTCCGTAGCCCCGGTGGAGACTACTTGGCCATGGAGAGCCGTGGCGAGTTTGATGACATCAAGAACACCATGTTGCGTTTTGCTCGTGCCATGCAGATCGCTGGCAACCCTGCTCTTGAGCGCAAAGAGTATGCCAAGAAACTCTACAAATTGATCTCACCAGGCGCACAAGACGATGGGTTAAAACTGTTTTCCCAATACGCCGCAGGTACTATCAGCCCTGAACAGCTCAAGAAGCAGTGGGCCGACGCTGTGCTACAGAAAGAGCTACCCACCACAGGCAAAGAAGAATACGAAGTCTATAGCATGGATAAAAAGAATAGCCCCGACGGCATCATTGATACATTCTATGCCAGAGACTACGACAGTGCCTATGACCAGTACAGGAAGAAATACAGCAATGATCCACGCTGGAACCAACTTGATGTGCGTTTAAAGATGCCTTGGTTTGATGTGTATGGACCCGACGGTGAGGAAGTCGCGACCATAAGATCTCGAGATATCAATCAAGCCAAAGAAAAGGCCATGAACCAGTTTGAATACTGGTCAGACGATTGGAAAATATATCGCAGGCCCGATAACACACCCGAACCAAAGTTAAGTGTACGAGCTCAAGTGGCCAAGCGTATCAAAGAGCCTAAAGTAAGCCCAGCACAGGCCGCAGACAATGCCCGGGATTCCCAACAGCTACAAGCTCGCATAGGAGAACCACGACCCGCTGGTGCTGTGGGCGACACTGGCTACTATCGCGTGACTTGGGATGAACGCAGGGACGGTGAGATACGCAGTGATGCACTGAACATAGATGCACCCAACGCCACAGCGGCCATGGATCGTGTGCGTGATGCACTGCAACTGCAAGGTCGAGATATCGTACAGATATCAGCTGATGCACAACAACCTCCAGCTTGGCGAGATCAATTGGCCCAACAAGTTCGTACAGCATCACCTCGCGCCAACTATGAATTGTATCAATACGATGATCCAACACGAGTAATAGGCGTGATGCATCATGCCACAGCTGATGAAGTACGTGCATACATTGATCAACAAGAACAAGAAGGCATGCCTCCAGGATTTTTACGAGTAAGACAGGTATCATGAGAGCATCTGAATTTTCAAACTCCAAGCTGGTGATCTTTGACATTGATGATACCTTGGTCAACACAGATACACGGGTAAATGTCGTGCGAGATGGCGAAGTGATCAAGCAACTCAACAGCCACGATTTTACACACTATAAATTAGGCCCTGGTGAAGAGTTTGACTTTGGTGCGTTCAAAGACGCCAGAGAATTCTTTACCAAGGCCAAGCCAATACCTGGTATGATTCGACAACTAAAGCATGACATCGACACAGGAAATAAAGTTATCATGCTCACTGCCCGTAGTGATTTCAATGACCGAGACATATTCTTAGATACTTTCCGACGCTTTGGTATAGAAATGGATCGTGTGCATGTGTATCGTGCCGGCAACTTGACCATCAAAGCTGCCACAGAAGAAAAGAAAAAGATCATGTTGCGTCATTTGTTGGGCAAGACGCACTATGACAAAATTATAATGTATGATGACAGTGTGCCTAATTTAAATGCATTTATAAGTCTTAAACAAGAATACCCTTGGAGCAAATTTTATGCTTGGCATGTGGATCCCAATGGGCAAGCCAGTGAATACCACAGAACAGATATGGAAGAAAACTTTCACGATGGCCGAGTAAAAGGCAAAAGTCGCCCAGGACGTGTCAAACGTGCAGGTGCCAGCTGTGCAGGAAGTGTCACGGACCTACGAGCAAAAGCCCGTAAATATGGCGGCGAGCGAGGCAAGATGTATCACTGGTGTGCCAACATGAAGAGTGGTCGCAAAAAGAATAAGTAATACATTATGCGAGCACAAGAACTCACTGGACACAAATGGATCTCCAAGATCACCATCAAGAACCCTAACTACACAGGCAGGGTTGAAGTGTCGGTGTATGCTCACAATCAAAGTGAAGCACGACAACTGTTAAAAGCACAGTACGGCATAGAAGATCATCACATTGGCGCCATCAGGAGAGCTCAATGAGAGCCACTGAATTTGTCGCTGAAGATCTCAATGCCGGTGGATTCCGTATCCGTGTGAGTCCGCACTTGGAAAACCGCGCAGAGAAGCGTGGCATATCCATGCCCGTGATTGTAGGCATACTCAATAGGCTGGATCGTGCCCGTAGACATATCAAAGAGTTGGATCCTAACACACAATTTAATATTTTTGATAGCCATCACAACATACACCTTGGCATGATGCGTTCAGCATTTGATCCCAACAAACTGTTGTTGAACACAGTGTATCAAAATGAAAACTATCACGGGCGTAATCCTGTGTTGAAGGTACGGTAATGAGAGCATGGGAGTTGGGTGAGGTGCAGATACTACGCAAGGTCCAGAAAAAAGGCCGCAATCTCTATCAATTGCCTCGCCGTGGAAAGCCTATACCACAGGGTTGGGAATCTGAATATCTTGGTTTTCCAGTGGGTCGTACCAGCGGGCTAGAAATATGGCAGTTCAATGAAGGTCCTGTGACATCATACACTGTGTTTGATCCTGAGTCACGCAGAGCCACCCTGACTATCAGTGGAAGCAAGTACCCTGACAATCCTGACAGTTTCATCGTGTTTGGTCTATATGCCGCACCTGGCAATCCTGTGCGAGCCGCAGACTTTTACCGATATCTTATTACCAAGCAAGGCTTGACCATGATATCTGATCGACTGCAGAGTCCAGGTGGATTGCGAGTGTGGCAAGAGTTGGAACGTAGATTTCCACAGAGCGTCACTGTATACGGGTTTGATACCAAGACCGATGAACCCATAAACATTTCAACACAAGACACATCAGACACACACGTAGAACCCGATGAGGTAGATCAAGCCGCACCTGGCATGAAGCGAGATCTACAGCATAAAGCACGTTACATTAGATTGGTAGCCACAGCAAGATGAGAGCACAAGATTTTATTCCTACCAATCGAGAGTTTATACTCTATATCAACGGACGACCTGCAGTAAAGTATCAGCACGAAGGTGATGCCTTGCGAGACATGGATCACCTACGAAGAAAAGATCCTAACACACGATTAGAGCTCAAACATGAAGTGTGTGGCATTGAAACTCTCCGCAAGATCAACGAATACAAGATTAACAATCAATCAGGCATCGGTTCTGTGCCCAAGAATCAAGACATTGATTATTTTGGACTGCGTGTGGCCATGCGCCCTAGCACGTTCCTTAAGCTCAGTCTGCCTTTGCCCAATACGCCTCAAGATCAGCAGTCTATCGAATATGTCAAACAACACAAAGACACCGAAGGTATAGGCGCACCTTTCCTGGAAATAGACGTTCCTCAAGGCTGGGAGTCCGGTGATTTATCTAAACCTGCCAGGGTGGTAGGGCACGATGGACGACACAGGATGGCTGCTATATTGCAGAGCGAAGGCGACGATCCTGTGGAAACACACATATTCCCTTTGGGACTGCGCCGCCGTCATTTTGATGCCAATCCTGAATGGGCCAAAGAACTCAATCAAGTCATCATTGGCCAGCGCGGCAACACTGTGCCAGGCCCTATTTTTAAGTAAAGTAATCCTCGAGAGTACCTTTGCGTTTCACGTCTAACGTGACACAGTGGAATCCACCGCTGAGGGTGCGGCTCTGGCGCATGGGCAATCCAATGCTTTCAATACCCCAACGCTGTAGTTCTCGCATGAGTTCTGTTTGATTTTCATCCACTATGACCAAGCGTTCGTTGACGCTGAGCAAGTTCAATCCTATGTACTTGCTACAAGGACTGATGCCACCAGCAAGATTGCTGCCAACATCAGGAACTTTTTCTCCGGGCCAAAAGATCTTGTCCCAGGATTCAAAGATCGGTGGATACCAGTCGGGTGTGCAACGGTCGCCATTGAACAACACCAGGCCTGGACGCAAAGGAATCACTGTAGAGTCAAAGTGTGCGAAACTGTAATACTTTTCTGCCAAGTGTATGCGATACTTGTCTCCGATGATGCTCTTGAGCCATTGATAACCTAACAAGTTTCCGCTGTTGCTGACTTGGTACAGCAGGTCTCGGCCCAGTCGCACGATGTTGGGAGCATCAAACACTATCTCTCGATTGAGCAAAGTTGGATCTTCGAGATTGTCCAGCTGATAGCTGTCATCAGCCAAGACAGGTTTGGGTGCTGAAATCCATTTGGTACCATCGGCCATCCACTCATACAGCATGTCTCGATAGATGCGTGTTTCAAAATATCGACTGCGCATAGGGCTTGGACATTCAATGATCATGCCGTCCAATGGCAACAGCAAGTCTCGCGGACAGTAGCTATACCAACCCGACGTGGTCCACTCAGGAGTGGAAAATTTCGCGCTGTGATCTTGAGGTATGGGCCTGCGTACTTTGACGCCCAATTTTTTGAGCTCATCGCTGAGACGATCAAGATCCTCATTGGCTTCATCGATGATGCGCCGATCATGTGGTCCTTCGAGATGTTGGATATTTTCCCAAGGTTCGTTGGCATAGCAAAAGCTGTGTGTGCTTTTGTTCAAGGTGGGCAACTGTGCATGGTCAGCGATTCCGACCACTATTTCTTCCAAGGGATCCCAGTCATTGTGACTGCATACGGGCATAACGTTCTCCTATTTCTTGTGATATACAAACACGGTTCCATTGGCTACCGCGGTTAAATTCTTGATATTGTTCTCCCCCGAGCCCAAACAAAATACATTTGGTAGGTTCAAGGTCCAATTCTTTGACTACTTGATCATAGATATCTTCGTAGGTTTTCCAGTTCCAATCTATGCTGTGATTCTCCATGAAATCTATGGCACAAGCCATGCTGTGTCCGGGTACTTGATGATTTTTATTAAAAAAATCAATTCCATCATCGATGTCTTCCCGTTGCCATCTGATGCCTGCACGTAAAAACTGTGCTCCATGGAATGCTTTGCTGATGCTGGATGCCACGGTTTCGATACAAGCATGAGATAGATCCACTGAGAGATCTTTGCTGATAGCGATGTAAGCCATGTCTACCAACACAGGAATACCCAACTGTGTACATTTCCTCATGAGTGCATCCATGTCAGGATGCACATCGCCGAGGTCGCTGAATGGGCAACTGATTACCACAGCATCATTTTCGTGCAAAGGTTCATCATCGATATAACACCAGTCAATGGCATTTTTCAAGCAGACCTGGTGATACATAAATTCCCCACGGAAAAATCTCATCCTGCGAGTGTGGTGTTTGAGATAAAAATGATCAAAGGCCTGCACGGATCCGTGGCAAAATGATGCATGGGTGAACTGATCAAAACCGTGGAGTTGGAACGACCCTCCTTTGACCCATGATGTAAAAGTTTTGGTATAAATTCCCAATAAATCTTCGTGCTGTACCGGCACTGGATTTAATTTTACCGAATCATTTTGTATGGGAAAGGCGCTACGGAGTGGCATGATGATTTATATATGGTTATTGTGCTTGCGGACTTAAATATATCATGACAAAAGAATACGGATTTTTCAAAAATATCCCCGGCGACTATCAACAAGTGATAGAAAATCTGCCCTGGAATTTTTCCGATCATTGCATGTGGCCCAGAGAAACATACAAAAAAGATCACGATGGAGAGATCGCTCCATTCTATGACACAGGATATTACACTCCTGAAAACACACAGCTATGGCAGACCAGATTGGATGAAACCAGCATCGACGTCGCATCATCCGCACAACAAGTTCCCATACTGGATCACACCGTGACTTTTATCAAGTTGGATCCAGGGCACACTCTACCTTGGCATCGAGACGCATTCTATTTGCTCAAACAAAAACGTCCCAATTGGAAAGAACAAAATCTCAAGCCCATACGCTATCTGATCTTTCTTGAAGACTGGAAATTGGGCCATTTCGTGCAGTTGGAAGATCAGGTGGTAACACATTGGAAATCCGGTGACTGCTGGTATTTCTGCAATGACACTTATCATTTGGGCACCAATGCAGGATTAGAACCATTTGTCAGCATGCAAGTCAGCGGATTCAAACAAACTGCCATTTAGATTAAATACGTTATACCAAACAGCGAGGGTATCATGTACAACTATCAAGCCCTGTTCGAACAGCTCGTTCCAGAGGATTTTGAAAGCTCAGTGGCACCAAGATCTAAATCGATCAACACCAAACACAAAGCCGCTGCCTACCTTGGCAAGGACATCGACGAAACGATGAATCCCACAGATTTTAAACGTCTGCGAGCCAAGGCCAATAAAATGAAAAAGTCTCAAAACAAAGCCATCCGGGCACGTGGGGCCAAACTCAGTAGACAGCTATCGTGGTACAACAATTTCCATAATTGACCAGTCATTAAACACGCGGTAAATATCTTTATGAAAAATAAATTTGTCAAGGTCAATTTTGATTTGCACTGCGACTGGAATAAAGCGCCGCCTGTTTATCGAGTCTATGTTGGGCATGAGCTTTTTACAGAACGCACTTATATCTGGGGCGTGACACAGTTCCTCCAGGAAATATTACAGTTAAATGCTCCTCCAGGAAAATACACTATCAGGGTGGATAATCTCGGTGATCCTGAGTGCCAATTTAAAATACGCAACTTGACAGCGTCGCACGGTCCTGTGCGTATACTTGACAGCAAAACCTTTGAGATTACCAATGAGAGCGCATGAATTCATAGTGGAAACCACGGTTAGCGGCGGCATAGCCCCTGTGGTCATGCCCATAGGAGACATGCTGTCAAGAACCCAGCCTACAGCGCCCGTAGATAAATATAAAAAGAATTCAAGAAAGAAGAAACCCAATGCTGTCAGACGATTTGAAAACTCTATTAGCCAGTAACTTTGCTTACTACATCAAAGCACAGATGTTCCACTGGAACGTGGAAGGTCCTGATTTCGTGCAACTGCACGAACTCTTTGCCAATGTCTACGAGTTTGCTTACAGTGGACATGACAAAGTGGCAGAGTACATCCGTACCATGGATGATTATGCTCCTGGCAGTCTTGAGCGTTTTTCCGAATTAAGTCAGATTCCTGGACAAACAAAGATTCCACGTGCCCGACTCATGATTGAAGAGCTGTTAAACGATACCGAAACATTGAAGGGCATCGTCATGCAGACTTTCCAGTCAGCACAAGCAGAAGGACGCGAAGACATCGCCAACTTCATGGCCGAGCGCCAAGATGGTCTGGGCAAATACACATGGCAGATACGTGCCACGCTAAAAGATTCGAGAGCATGACATGGCTGATTTACGCAAGATCCTTGAATCCTTCTCCCGTATAGAACAAGAAAGCCTCAGCTCTCAGCAAAAGAGCGTGAAGCAACTGCCTGCCCTGTTCAAGCCACAAAAAACATCTCCACAGTTATCAGGCCCATATCCTGGCAAGAATGCCACCTTGGGTTATCTAGTGGGCGAAGGTGATGAGCAAGGTTATGGCAGTGAAGTTGGGGATACTGGCGCAGATGAAACACCAGATGGCGTAGATCCAGACACCAAATCATTCCTTGAAGGTAGATTAACAAATCCAGGTGAGCAAGACACTCCTGTGGCACAGGCTATAATACGTCGCATACTCACACAGAGACTTGACCTATTGTCTAAATACGGCCCTGAGTTGGTTGGCAGTGCTGTTGACGATGTCGCTGACTGGGTTGGTGATGTAGAAGAAATAGGTACCAGTGATGTCAGTGGGTGGGTCAATCAAGTTGAACGCATGCTCAAAGAAAATCCACCTGAAGCGTTTGGTCTGTCAGAAGCACAAGCCACCGAAGACGTCATCTCTACAGTAAAGAAAAAGCTGGGCGACTATCTGTCCGACTTATCAAAAGAAATCAAATCAGACTCTGACTTAAAAGACAAAATTCCGCAGGATGTAGATAAAATTTCTCCTGCTGTAAAGACCATTACAACTGATGATGGTAAAGAAATCAAGATACACGGCAACGAAGATGATGGTTTCCGTATCACCATACGAAATAAACCACACTCGGCAACTTTTGAAAGCCTGGACCATGCTGTCATGGCCTGTGAGATGTATTTGAATCGCCGCAGAATGCGCATGCCACACAACGAAGATTACTTGGAAGAACAATAATGAATTTACTGAACTTGATCGAAGACACTACCACAGGTTACGATAACTTACGAGCCTTGATGCAAGCCTCGCAATCAGGGCAGGATGCTGTGCTTACAGTGGGTGGCGAAACTGTTACCTTGGATCCAATGGAAACACGTTGGATGTTTGGCAAATACAAAGCGTTCAACAAAGCCGGCCGCCAAGAAGAATTCTTGAATCACTTGGCTGATCCTGTGAAATTTGATCAGCACATGAAACAACTGCGCCAACTCATTGACAAACAAAAGAACTTCCGTGGCTCAGTGCCCGGTGAGCGTGGTGTGGAAGAAAACATAGTGGCCGGCATCGTTGGCCATGAGATTAAAAAATTCCTTGACGAGCCTACCCCCAACAATAATGTAGCAGAAGAAGAAGCAGTAGAAGAAATTGCCATGAACAATCCCGATCAACCCACTGCGCAAACAGCAGGTAAGATCAACTGGGAACGCATGATCAAAGATTACATGGACAATAAACCCTACAGTGAATTTGAATTCCCTAGTGATCGTCCACTCACACTTTATCGTTCGCAAGTCTATGCCATACTCAAAGACTTTGGACGCATGAAGCCGCAACAAAAAGTCAACTTGATTCTTAATACCTTTGGTGACAAGTATGCCATGGTTGATTACATCGACAAACTGCGTAGCAAAGGCATGATGCCCAAGAAAGTTCCTGCGTACAAAGCTCCCGGTGTTGAAGCGCCAGCTCCTGGTCAGATGACGTTGCCTGGTATGGATGTTCCCAAGATCAAAGAAGCCCAGGCTCAAAAAAAAAATTCTGACAAAGCAGGTTTAGACCGCGATACCGCGATAAACCCCAGAGTAGCTCGTGCTCTACAGTTGGCCCGAGCTCGACAGAGCGCAGCCGGCAGTGACATTGAAGCCTTTGTACAAGACGAACTAGAAAAAGCTCAGTCTGCACAGGCGCAGATCGATCAACTTGAAAAAGACAATCAACAACAGGCTGATCAGATATCACGCTTGTCGTCACAGCTATCTCAGCAAGATCAGGAAATACAACAGATCAAGAGCCAGCCAGAGCCAGAACCTCAATCACCTGCTCCAGCAGTGCAACCGGCACCTACACCAGCACCTGCTGAGCCTGATGCCAAGGCTCAACCAGCTCCTAAATCCACCGAGCCTGCCAAGACTGAACCCACAGCAGAACCACAACCCGTGCCTGTGCCACAACGGCAACCTGCGCCCAAGGCCAAGAAAACACCCAAAAAACGTACCACTCGTAAAAAGGCTCCAGCAACTACGCCTGACAATGTCATACCATTTCCAGGCAAGAAAAAAACACCCGCAGATGATGAATTGTCAGCGGCCTTGCAAGGTGTTGACATGGATTCCGACGATCTGTTTGCCCGAGCAGTGGGTATGAACGAAGACACTGGCGATCTGAATGTTGGCGATCCTGTGATCATCCGTGGCAACGTAGAGTTTGAAGGCAAGACCGGCGATGTCGCAGGTTTTGGACGAGACAAACACTTTGTCATAGTGGATCTGTATAACTTTGGCAAACATGCGTTCCATGCTTCCAATGTCAAGTACAACGAATATGCTGATCAAGAAGTAGACGAAGGACGTTTAAAAAACGATGAACTCGAGCGCCAGTGGCAAGCTGGACAACAGGCCACACGCAGTTTCCAGAATCGCGAACGCACTGCTGGTGAAGAAGAACCAGTAGGTGACTTCCGTGTGGTACGCCGCAAAGATGGTGTAGTAGGCGATCTCAAACAGCACTACAGTTCCAACGAAGCATTCCGTCATGCACGAGCACTCAAGAAAAAATATCCCAGCATGGAAGTAGGTGTGAAGTGGCCTACAGGACAAATCAACTGGGTAGGACTGACCTTTGAGGACGATGTCACAGAGATGCAGACCAAGCTGGACAGATACAATGTCAATCAGCCTCCTCCGGGCGGTACCAACAAGCAACGTGAACAGTTTTTAGATGCTCGAGACAAGTTGTTCCGATTGATGAAAAATGCTTCTACAGCAGACAAAGAAGTTATCAGACTCAAGATAGCAGATCTAGAAGCCAAGGCACAGGCCAAAGGTATCAAGATACGAGAAGCTGGAGAGTTTAATCGTAGTGGATACAATGCCATCAAAGATGTCAGCGACTGGCGTGAAAAAATCCGTGTGATGCAAGAGCTTATGAAGGATCGTGCTCTTATGAGCGATCCCGAAGCCAAAGCGGCCATTGAACAACGCATTGGAGATCTGATCCGTGTGGGCCAAGAACAAGGCTATGTCACAGAAGCTCTCAGCGATAAAGCTATGTCTGTATTACGTGGACTCAAGAGCCAACCACAAGCCACCCAACCTGCCGCAATGGATCCTGCTAAACAAGCAGAGGTTGATGCTTGGGCACGAGATGTTGAGCGCAATCTTGCTCCTAAACTAAAACCACAAGCAGTCGCAAAGCCTGCGATTGACCTCAATGTTCCTCAACCAAAAAACATTGAAGATACGTTGCCTGATGATTTGCCAACCTTGCAACGTCGCATCAAGCAGTTGGACGAGTTGATCAAAATGAAAGAGATGATCGACAAGTTATTCTTGAAAGCACAGAATGTGCGTGGTGGCATCTATCCAGGCTTGCAAAGTGACATCGAAGACGAAGAGATGTACGGTGTTCCAACCAATGATCAAGACTTTGAGGAATTGAAAAACAAGTACACACGAGACTTGGCAGCACTGCAAAAGTTTTTGGCCATGAAGAAGGCTGTGTATCGTGAAGATGAAGAACTCGTCGGCGAAAGCGCCGCTCTTGTAAGACTACAACGAGCACGTCAGCAGTTGGCACAGCAAGGCGTGGCAGAAGCACAAACAGATTATCAAAAGCGTAGACAGCGTGAGCGTGATGTAGACGCAGGTAAGCCTGTGAGCCGTCAACCCAAGAATCCACAGAATGACTATTTTGCTCGCCGCAAAAAAGAAAAAAAGCATGACATGGAAGAGCAGAAAGACAAAGCCGGCAATCCAATGTATCGCCGTGAAGAAGTCTACATGGTAGTACACAATGGCAAGGAAGTAGCATTCTACAAACCCGAAAGCATGGCACGAGCCTACAGCGATGCCGAAGATCTCGTCAAGCGTTTTGGTGGCGAAGCTCATGTAAAGAAAGTCATGCGCGAAGCAAAAAAGAAAGATCGCAGTCCAGGTAAGATAACCAAGAGCGAAGATCCTTGCTGGTCAGGTTATCACATGGTAGGCAAGAAAATAAAGAACGGTCGTGAAGTTCCTAACTGCGTACCGGGTAAGAAAGGTTAATAATAATGAGAACATATAACTTTACTGTCAACGGTGTCATACATACTATACTGGCAGAGAACTTCAATGCCGCACTAGATAAACTCAAGCAGTTGATAAAATAAATGAGAAACTATATCAATTTGATGGAAGCTCTGGAAAAAGGTTGTCCACCAGCAACACAGAGCATCAAACTCAATCTTGAAAATCGCCAAAAGGCCATAGATGAGTATGGCCACGGTCCATTGAATCCCAATGAGCCCAATGAAGAGTTTTGGCAAGCCAAGGCTGACGAGTGGAACATATCTAATCCTGAAGATGCTAAATCAGCACGTTGCGGAAACTGTGCGGCGTTTGACATGAGTGATGACATGATGGACTGTATCGCTAAAGGCATTGGTGCAGAACCTGGAAGTGATCCTCATGACACCATTGATGCTGGACATTTAGGTTATTGTAAGTTTCTCAAGTTTAAGTGTGCGGCCAAACGTACCTGCGATGCTTGGGTAGAAGGCGGACCTGTAACAAAATGAGAGCTCAAGAATTTGTCAGCGAAAAGTGGAGCGAGAAATACAAACGCTCTATCAACTGTGCCAATCCCAAAGGATTCAGTCAACGAGCCCACTGTCAAGGTCGCAAAAAGAATGAAGATTTAAATGAATTCGCTCCAAGTGACAGCGGCGATGGTGATGACGGATTCAGTGATGACATGTTAAAACATCTTGCCGCACAGTGGTGGCACGGTGATGAAGACCCTAGAGTAGAACAAATACTGGCTGCGGCTGGTTGGGAAATAGGTCAAGACGAAGGCTACGACAATGGCGGAGTGTTTGTTGTACGAGCAGGAGATGTCAATGGCAACAGTTTTATAAGTTGGCCAGCAGAAGAACTTGAAGTTGATCTGGAAGAACAGTTGACTTTCAAGGGCTCTCCTTGTACAGTAGATTGTTCAGGGCACAGAGCAGGTTATGATTGGAGCCGCCGCAAAGGCATGCGTGTTCCAAATTCTTGGAGCCAGAGTTTCAACAACGGCGCCGCACTACACAGAGCAGGCAAATGAACGAATACCCAGTGTACCCCGAAGATGACGGTTCGGATCGTCCAAGAAATCCCTACAGCCCAGTATGAGATTAAACGAGATACAACTAGGTCGTAGCGTAACCTACAATTTCTACGATATCTACAAATTAGTACAACAACGACAAGGTCGCCCTGGCTTGACCATACGTCTGCGCGATGACCGTCCGGCAGAAACTCGCAAGAGTGGCATCTATGTTTGGAAGCATCCTGACTGGGGTTACTTCTACGTGGGCATTGCCGCTGCCGACAACTTCACAGCACGTTGGCACAAGCACATACAAAAACTCCTGGATCAATGCACATCGGCCGCACAGATGCACAACTGGAAACAGTTTGCTGACCGGTTTGCCGCGGCTGGTTACGGCATCAATGATTTAAAAGATGTACAACTGAGATTCTATCCCATTACCACTGTAGCACAACACGGCAACAAAGAATTGTTAAAACAAGAACTCAAAGCCATAGAGGATCGATTGACTGCTTGGCTCAACCCGGCATGCAACTATCAGCACGATCCTTCTCGACCCAGTGCTACTAAGTACCCACAACCAAGAAATGTTACACCTGACCAACAACAAGTTTAACTCCGACGGATATTGGCATTCAGCAACAGATTCTATGTTGTTTATTCCGTTGGTTGAAGACTTTGCGCTGTTTGATCAGAATGGATTTGATCTCTGTCCATTGGAGAAAAGATTTGCCAATGCCAATCGCACACAATTCTTCAATCATAGAGAACACAGACATGCCATCAAAACACCTTGGTTCGAACAAGGTTATCGAATAGAAGGTGCTGTGTTGAATCACAGTTATCTATTTGAACGCAAAGGCTACACTGATCGGGCCCGCGAACAATTACTACAGTGGAGCCGGGAAATGCCCTTGTGCCACAAGCTCGTACAACTGCGACCCAAGTGGGGATTAGACTTTTCTATGGATTGGGTAGACCGTGCAGGCAATGCATTTGAAGTCCTGCACTGGGAATACGATGGATTTGACTTTGAAGAAGTTGACGCTGTAAGGCAGTACATGGAAGAAAAGATAAAAAGCATAGACTGGCAACAGGCCGGACACGACATACTAAAGAACAAAGACCAGTGGCATCATTTGGATTTCTTTGCGCAGAGTGATTGGAAGTGTGATTACTTTGGCGTACCCAAAGAAAGATTTAAAATGGTGGCGTGGGCATGAACACACCTTAGGACCGCTATGGTGCGTGGCCGGCTGCTGGCCTGACTGACGGATTCGCTACCCCTAGGTCAAAAGTGAGCATAATTACTGGATGCAACAGATTATCAAATTTTCCAATCTCAAACCTGTTCCCAAACCCCACCTCAAAGGAAAATTTTGTCCTGTACCCTTTACTGATATTTCTGTAGATCCTGATGGAAATTTCACCATGTGCAAATGCCAACTGCACATGCCATTTGTAGTAGGCAACACCAAGTCGACTACTATAGAACAAGCATGGAATTCAGATCTTGCCAATGCTGTGCGAGATTCTGTGTTGACCGGAACATTCGATTACTGTAGTTGGAAGTGCCCTGGGCTCAAGGAATTACAAGACAGCGTACCGCCCGGAGTAAAGTCGTCAGGCTATCCAAAATGGATCAACATCAGCAACGATCTTTCTTGCAATCTAAAATGTCCTAGCTGTAGAGAACAAGTGATCATCGAAAAAGATCCTGCGGTGCTGGAAAAACAAAATCGACTCATTGATCAGATAGTTGGATTCAAAGAACCAGTGATAGTCAATCCCTGCAACAACGGTGAACCCTTGGTCAGCCCGTCTACCATGTATCTACTGAAGAACATAGACCAGATGGATCTCAAGCACGTGAAGCTGTACCTATCTACCAATGGTACATTGATCTATCGATATCGAGAGTTGATAGAATCGATCAGCGATCGCATAGTAGGCTTTGGCATCAGTATCGATGCGGCCACGGAACAAACCTATCAAAAGGTAAGAGGAGACTTGTGGAACGATCTGATGCAAGGCATACGATGGTTGGGTACGCTGAACAAACCATTGCATCTGACTGCACGATTTGTAGTGCAAGGAAAGAACTATCACGAAATGCGAGATTTTGTGCTCATGGTCAAAGAATTAGGATTCAAGGACGTGCATTTCCAATTGATAAGAGATTGGGGCCATTGGTCCGATCAGTGGTGGAATGAAAATCGATTGTCTTTGGAAGAAATGCGATGTGTACAGCAACAGTCTCAGGCCATGAAAGAAGAATTTGGCAATTTTATCACGTTCGATTCGGAGTTTTTGATCTAAATAGTGTTGCATATTATCAAAACATAGTGTACAATAATTAAACTTTACGGAGAGTATCAAATGGACAAAACATTCAACAACGAACAAAAAATCAAACTCACACAGATCATCAATGAAGGCATGCAGGTCATGCACGAGATTGAAACACTCAACGGTGGACTTAATGATACCATCAAAGCCGTGGCAGAGGAAATGGAAATCAAGCCTTCGATCCTCAAGAAAGCCATCAAGCTGGCACACAAAGCAGAGTTTGGTCGTGAGCAACAGGATCATGCCTTGCTTGAAACAATTTTGACCACTGTTGGCAAAACTCTATAATTACTGTTATCTCAACAGCGTCTCGCCCACGTCACGGGCATGAAGAACGGTATGTGTGGGCCATAAGCCACCGGGAGAACAATGAGTTACGTAGACGCACTATTTGATCGTGAACACGATCGCATACATGTAGTAGAACGCAAGAATGGTCTTCGCGAGTATCGCGAATATCCAGCAACTTATGTGTTCTACTATGATGATCCTCGAGGCAAGTTCCGTAGTATCCACGGCAATCCTGTTTCGAGATTTTCCACCCGCAACAACAAAGAGTTCCGCAAAGAACTACGCATCCAATCAGGTAAAGGTATCTATGAGTCAGATATCAACCCTGTGTTCCGGTGCTTTGAAGAAAACTACAAAGGACAGGACGCACCTCGACTGCAGACATGCTTCTTCGACATTGAGGTAGACTTTGATCCTGTGCGTGGATTCAGCCGCCCAGAAGATCCTTTCAACCCTATCACAGCTATTTCTGTGTATCTTGACTGGCTTGACCAACTCGTGACCTTGGTCATACCGCCCAAGTCAATGAGCCGAGAAACTGCCCAAGAGATCGCTGGCCAGTTTGAAAATACCATGATCTTTGATCGAGAAGAGGACATGCTCAACACATTCCTGGATCTCATCGATGACGCTGATGTGCTGTCGGGTTGGAACTCAGAGGGTTTCGATATTCCATATACGGTACAACGTATCACTCGTGTGCTGAGCAAGGATGACACACGGCGCATGTGTTTGTGGAATCAGTTTCCCAAGCAAAGAACTTTTGAACGTTTTGGTGCAGAGAACTTGACCTTTGATTTGATTGGTCGGGTACACATGGACTATATGCAACTTTATAGGAAGTACACATATGAAGAACGACACAGTTACTCGCTGGATGCCATCGGCGATCATGAGCTTGGAGAGAGAAAAACTCAGTTTGAGGGAACGCTTGATCAGTTATACAATCAAAACTTCAAGACGTTCATCGACTACAACCGGCAGGACACCATGTTGCTTGCCCGCTTGGACAAAAAGTTACGATTTTTAGATCTTGCCAATGAACTGGCACATGCCAATACTGTGTTGTTGCAGACCACCATGGGTGCTGTGGCAGTGACAGAGCAGGCCATCATCAATGAAGCCCACGAACGTGGCTTGGTAGTTCCCAACCGTAAAGAGAGACTCACAGATGAAGACACGCAAGCCGCAGGTGCCTATGTTGCTTATCCCAAAAAAGGCATCCACGAATGGGTCGGTGCCATTGACATCAACTCGCTGTATCCCTCGGCTATTAGAGCCCTCAACATGGCTCCAGAAACAATCATTGGACAACTCCGTCCAACAATGACTGATAGGTACATCCGAGAGAAAATGAACTCTGGTGCCAGCTTCGCGGCCGCCTGGGAAGGTTTGTTTGGTAGCCTTGAGTACACAGCCGTGATGGAACAACAGCGTGGCACAGAGATCACTATAGACTGGCAAGATGGAGAAGAGACTGTACATTCTGCTCCTGAAGTTTGGAAGATGATATTTGATAGCAATCAACCTTGGATCCTATCAGCCAATGGCACGATATTCACATTTGAAAAAGAAGGTGTGATCCCTGGCTTGCTGGCACGTTGGTATAGAGAGCGCAAAGAGCTACAGGCCAAACTTAAAGAAGCTACCAGCAAGGCCGACCAGGAGTTCTGGGACAAGCGACAACTGGTCAAGAAGATTAACTTGAACTCATTGTATGGCGCTATTCTTAATCCTGGCTGCCGCTTTTTTGATAAGCGCATTGGACAGTCAACTACGCTAACTGGTCGTGCCATTGCATATCACATGGATGCCTATGTCAACGAGTGTATCACTGGCAAATATGATCATGTAGGCGAAGCTATCATCTATGGTGACACAGACTCTGTGTACTTCAGTGCTTGGCCAGTGTTGGCCAAAGAAGTCAAAGAAGGCCGCATGGAATGGTCAAAAGAGATGTGCGTACAACTCTACGACAACATAGCTGATCAGGTCAATGACAGTTTTCCTGGCTTCATGGAGCGAGCGTTCCATTGTCCTAGAGAGATGGGTTCTATCATCAAGGGCGGTCGTGAACTGGTAGCAGATCGCAGTCTGTTTATCACCAAGAAGCGTTACGCTGTCAACATCTATGACAAAGAAGGCAAGCGCAAGGACACCGAAGGCAAGACTGGTTCGATCAAGGCCATGGGCTTGGACTTGAAACGCAGTGATACACCCAAGGTCATCCAAGACTTCTTGTGGGACTTGCTGGAACGTGTGCTAAATGGTAGCCAGAAGGACGAGATTGTAGAACGCATCCGTGAATTCAAGTATGAGTTCAAGGAGCGACCAGGTTGGGAGAAAGGTAGTCCCAAGCGTGTAAACAACTTGACTACCTATCAGAAGAAAGAAGAACGTGAAGGACGTGCCAACATGCCAGGGCATGTGCGAGCCGCACTGAACTGGAACAACATGCGTCGCATGAACAGCGATAACTATTCATTGCAGATTGTTGATGGTATGAAGACCATTGTGTGTAAGTTAAAGTCTAATGCGTTAGGATGGACATCAATTGGTTATCCCACTGACGAAATGCATCTTCCGCAATGGTTCAAAGACTTGCCGTTTGACGATGCAGAAATGGAAGCCACTGTAGTAGATCAGAAGATCGACAACTTGTTGGGTGTGCTGGGTTGGGATCTGCAATCAGCAACGAATACCACTAACACTTTCCAATCTCTATTTGATTTCGAATGAAGCTCAGCAGACTAATCACTTACAAACACATGGTTGATGGATTAACTGTCAATCATATACACGACGAGATTGAAACTTTGCTCGGTCATGTCAGCACGGATTTGGCCATACAAAAAATAGACTTTGACAATCTTAAAAATAAAATAGATCAAAACAGCCAGTTAGTGCTTGACAAATTACAAGAGATCAATGCTGATCTATTATCGTTCAAAGAAAAGTTACAAGAGTTTGTTACTGGCATAGAGGCTCCCTATTACGCAAAGAGTCATACTATCTATCAAGAAGGTCTCAAGGATTCTGCTGACTATATCTTAGATCGTCACAATTTTAAAAAGTTACTGTATCAAGAAGAAACACTGGACTTTTTCAAGAGCCGTGTCTTGATGCATTCCAGCTGGAAATGGCCTGCCTTGGAAATACGTCCATGCTATGGCGAGATCACTGACAGCTTGATAGCCTGTGATCCATTGTACCTTGTCGACACTGACAAAGACATGTTCAAGCAGGTAAAGCAAAAATGGACTCCCGAGTATCAGCAAAGATTGAGATACTATACCGTCAATGAGACAGATAAAAAAATATTACATCAACTACCACTCATGCAGTTTGGCGTTGTAGTAGCAGTTGATTTCTTCAACTTCAGACCTTTGGAACTCATAAAACGTTATCTCGAAGAGATATTTGGAGTGCTGAGACCCGGAGGAGTAGCGATCTTTACTTACAATAATTGTGATCACCCGATAGGGGTTGACAATTTTGAGAATTCGTATTATTGTTATACACCAGGCCGTGAAATCAAAGCCATGTGTGAACAGATAGGATTCAGAGTGGCTGCCAGTTTCGATCTTGAAAACAACGTGAGTTGGTTGGAAATACAAAGACCAGGAACAAGAAACAGTTTGCGTGGCGGACAAACATTAGGCAAAATACAACACATTTAAACGGAGAAAAAGATGAGAGATTATTTGTTAGATTTGGTAGAACACAGCTACGATCTTGGCTGTATTGATTTGATCAAGATCACAGGCACAGACAAAGAAACCACAGTGGATGGTTTGGCCGAAGACAAGAGCGTGGTATTACAGGCCAAGTTCGCTACTCCAGTGGCAGAATTTATTGGTACCTTTGGTATGCCAAACTTGAGCAAACTCAAAATCTTATTGAACCTACAAGAGTACAAGGAAGATGCACAGATCACTGTGTTGCGCCAGGATCGCAACGGAGTAGACTCGCCAGTGGGCTTGCACTTTGAAAACAAGACAGGCGACTTTAAAAACGATTATCGTTTCATGGTTTCTGAAATCGTCAGTGAAAAACTCAAGACAGCCAAGATGAAACCTTTGACTTGGCACGTGGAATTTGAACCCACTGTGGCAGCCATCCAGCGTCTCAAGATGCAGGCACAGGCCAATGCTGAAGAAGTCAATTTCATGGCCAAGACTGAAAACGGTGACTTGAAGTTCTTCTTTGGTGATCATTCCACACATGCTGGTAACTTTGTGTTCCACCCAGGCACCACAGGCAAACTGAGCCGCTCATGGTTATGGCCTGTGTCGCAGTTTATCGCTATCATGAATCTCACAGGAGATAAAACTGTCCGCATCAGCGATGACGGGGCAGCCAAGATCACCGTGAATTCGGGCATAGCTGTCTATGACTATATCCTGCCAGCCTTGACCAAGTGATTAGAGACGTCGTCCGATACAAGGCACCCCCGGTATGGGGAGTGCTTTGCATTGACGTTTGGCACCGAGATGGCGCAAATGAACAGTTTTACCAAACTGCCATAGACCATCTATCTAAATACAATGTACAGGCAGTGGTAAACTGCACCATGGACTTGCGTCTTGACTATCAAGACAAAAGTGTGTATAATACACTTAATCAATATCTTTGGACAGATGGTGGCATCGTAGAAGAGCAGAAACGCAGAGTACTATCAGAGTTGATACATTCTGCAGGACATCAAGAAACTTCCCATGTGTTGCATGAAAAATTATTTGATTCCAACACAGTGCATCTAAGTAGTAGATTCACTTTCCTTGAACACTGCCATACGTTTTTTCCAACAGTCAAAGATTGGATCATGTTAGGCAGTGCCTGGGGCATGTGTTTCCATAGAGGTCCTATGGGTGTTGACACAGTGGTTGACGTTGGAGACATGAAGTTCCATATGTTTCCTGAGTGGAGTGTGCAGACTGAAACCGGTTCGCCGCCTACGCTACAACAACTGCATGATGATTTTTATGTATGGGCCCCCATAGATGATGGTGGATATAGATTGATAACGAGAGCACAAAATCACAAATGGTTCGAGAACAAGACGATTTAACTTCTAAACAAAGCGACTATGCTGTGTTCCTTCCGGCTATCAGCAGTTTCTATGCTGGCTATATTGGACGAGAGCGCCACGGTGTAGGACTTGATCCAGGCCGATTGCCACAAGGCATCGGTGACATGGAAGCCATGAACTGGCTCGACCCACAGAAAGCATTGTTTCCCTATCGCTGGAGCCTGTATTCAGCAGGACACGCTAACTTGGATCTTACCAAGTTTGATGCCAAAGAGGACATGCTACGCAATCGAGATCCTAACACTGTTATGTTAGCCGACTCCGGCGGATTCCAGATTGCCAAGGGTGTATGGCCCGGTCGTTGGGCAGACCCCACAGATAAAAAAGCCGAAGCACAACGAGAAAAAGTGCTCAAATGGCAGATGGGCATAGCCACATACGGTATGACCATGGATATCCCTACCTGGACATTCCGTGACCCCAAAGCCGCCGAAGCATCAGGTATCCATAGCTACGATGATGCTGTGACAGCGACACAATACAACAACGAATATTGGATCAACAACCGTTATGGTGACACCAAGATCCTAAACGTGCTACAGGGCGGTAATCACGCCGAAGCAGATCACTGGTATGACTTGATGAAGCACTACTGCGATCCTGCCAAGTATCCAGATCGACATTTCAACGGTTGGGGCATGGGAGGTCAGAACATGTGTGACGTACACTTGGTGCTGAAACGCTTGGTGACCTTGATCCACGATGGCTTGTTGGAAAAAGGTGTACATGATTGGATGCACTTCTTGGGCACATCAAAGCTGGAGTGGGCATGTTTGCTCACTGATGTACAACGTGCCATCCGCAAGTATCATAACTCAAACTTCACTATCTCCTTTGATTGTGCATCGCCATTCTTGGCCACTGCCAACGGACAGATCTACACACAGTTGAGAACAGAAGATCGAGGCAAATGGTCTTACATGATGAGTCCCACCGCTGATGATAAAAAGTATGCCACCGATTCAAGATCTTTCCGTGATGCTGTGCTACAAGATCGGATACATGACATTTTTGAAGACAGTCCAATTTCATCTAGGATGGCTATCAAGGATGTGTGCATATACAAACCGGGCGATCTAAACAAAATCGGTAAAGAAGGAAAAACCTCTTGGGACTCATTCTCTTATGCTCTAATGATGGGCCATAATGTTTGGCACCATATCCGGGCAGTACAAGAAGCAAATCGGAGATATGACCAAGGTTTAGTGCCCGGAATGCTTGTACAAGAAACCTTTGATCGTGTATACTTTAGAGACTTAGTAGATACAATCTTCAAACAGCAAGATCGAGCAAAGAGTTTGAGCATCATTGACAACAATTCTAAATTTTGGGATCAGATCATTGGCACACGTGGGTTCACTGGCAAGAAAACTACCAACGCTCATACCCAATACAACAACTTGTTCGAAGTCGATGACGAAGAAACCGAAACAGAAGAATTTGACGAATCATTGTTAGATCAACTGGAGAATCAAAATGTATGAATCTCGCATCAAGCATCTTGAAGAAGCACACCATGCCTTGGACAAACAGATCAAAGGTCTGGAACTCACAGGTGTTTTTGAAGATGAACGCTTGCATGAACTCAAAAAACTCAAGCTCAAACTAAAAGACGACATCGAATCTTTGCGCCGTAAACAACAAGAAGAAAATGAAAACTGATCTCGATCAACTGCTGTGTGAGAAATATCCTAAAATCTTTGCCGACAGGCACAAGACAATGACAGAAACCTGTATGTGTTGGGGCTTTGAGCACGGAGACGGTTGGTACAACATCATCGATCAACTATGCTCCAACATCCAACATCACATTGATTGGAAAGAAAAGCAAGGACATGTTGTACCTCAAGTAGTGGCTGAACAGGTCAAAGAAAAGTTTGGCACACTACGATTTTATTATCGTGGCGGCGATGATGCTATTGACGGTATGGTGCGTATGGCCGAATCCATGAGTGGTGTGACTTGTGAAGAGTGCGGAGCACCAGGCACCACAGGCGGTCAAGGTTGGATCTCAACTCTTTGTGAAACTCATAGGAAATAACATGGATAGACCCGGACACGAAACTGTTAAGTTTTTTATTGGTACTGAAGTAGAGCATACTCCAGCGTTTGGTCTTAAAACCTTGTTCGTGGTGGGTGTACATGATCACGACACTATCATGGACATAGCATTAGCCAATGATTGCACACATATCTATTTTGGTGCCAACCAGAGTTTTCCTCGACTGCCAGTTAATGATGCCGAAGGGTGGCGTCAGTGGGAAACCATGATCGATCAATGCTTGGACGGAGGATTCTTGTGTACCTTGGATCTTGATGTATCCTGTGCCGAAGGCTTGCTGGAATCATTCCTGGTTGAAAAAAATAACTTTATTCCCATGCTGTCGGTCAAGCTCCCTTATATCCGGCAGTTCAATTACAATGCCACACTGAAGATCGATGACCGTGATTTCCAAGCTACCAATCCTGGAGTCTGGTGCCACAGTCTACAAGATTTACAAAAAAGGTCAGTATTCACTGACTGGTCTAAATACACCCAAGACAAGGTAATAGAATAATGGCACAACTATATCGTATCACACCGCTGGAAAAAAAGTCAATGGAATATTTCGTTGACGTGTTTGAGCGTCGAGAGGACGGTAGCATCCGTGGATTCCAAGTCACCGAAACCTGGCGTTGGGGTCAAGCGTTCCGTGAACTCGACGATCCTGTGTATGAAACAGAAATGGACCGTGTGCATTGCCGACCTGAAATTGGTTGGGGGTGCGAGCTTGACGATCTCTGTGCTGTCTGGGTAGAGTTCGACGAAGATGAGTTTACCGAAGAAGAAATGGACGAAATCCGCAGTATCCTGAATTGGGAGTCTGAAGACGAAGATGGACGTTGTGGCACTGCTTGGTTATACGATGGCGATCACAATTGGGAAATCGAAGATGATCATGTTGCTGTTTTGGGCCCAGTAAAGATTGACCTTATCGACGAAGATTCGTATAATGAGATTATTGAAGAAAATGTAAAACCTACCAAACTGGAACCATCCACTGGATGGCCGTTTAAGCCCAAGGAATCAGAATGAATCAAGAACAAAGAGCCACAGTAGACCGTATCATAGAATCAGCAGATCGCAAGATCTGGGTCACATTCCGTAGAGAAGGCATCCATAAATATCCTGCGGCGCTGACGGATCCTGCGCTGGCCACAGGAGATGAATATGATGTATCGTTTTTGGGTTATCCTCATCGCCACATCTTTCATTTCAGGGTGTGGATCGATGTGTTCCACAATGATCGGGACATCGAGTTCATCCAGTTCAAACGATGGATCGAGTCGCTGTATAATGGTCAAGGTTCCGTTTTAAGCCTTGATTACAAGTCTTGCGAAATGATCGCAGACGATCTGTATCTACAAATAGCCGGTCGTTATCCAGGCCGTGCTGTGTGGATTGAAGTAGCCGAAGATGGTGAGAACGGCTGCCTCATTAAGTATGAAACTCACCGTCCCTATAATTCAATCGTTATCTAAAGGAAATCATCATGGGCCGAACCTTGTTCAAACCCAATCCTCGCAGTCGTCAGGTCTGGGAAGACCTCGATCGTTATCTCAACTTTTGTGTGGACTATGGCTATCGCTATGATCCAGCAGATCTCTATAACAACCGGAGTTATCCATTCCAGCAGTTCCGTAAATTAGAAGCTGGCAAGGATCCTAAAGACATGTGGACTGAAGACAGCCGCAGATTTGCAGGCTATCGTCCAGATTTCAAGCGTGACGATCGCCGCCCTCGTGGAGATCGCCGTGCGTAAACTATACTACATGGGCCTTGAGTCATACGAGGCTCGTTATACACTACAACTCACAGAATGGAATCGACGTGTTTTTGACCGCCGTGGCCTAGATGTTGTGTATGTGCCTGGATCAACTATTGACAATACCAAGAGTATTTCAGTAGGTCAGGTTTTAGACGCACACGGTCGCAGTTATTTTGGCATGAGCCAGATGATGAATCTTGTACAGATGATGCGAAATGGAGAGGTCACAAATGAAGATGTCATTTATTTCGAAGATATGTTCCAGCCCGGTATCGAGAGCTTACCTTACATTATGGATCAGATCCCTGCAAATGATCGCCCTCGCATTTACGTTCGCTGTCTTGCTCAATCCATTGATCCTGATGATTTCGTACATGTATGGGGTATGGCGAAATGGATGGGACTCTACGAACAAATGGTTAACGAGTTTGTTACAGGAGTTCTCGCCACAAACGAAGAGATGGTTGCTCATATGCGGATTGCTGGATGGACTGCTCCTATATACAATATTAGTGGTCTAGCATTTGGCAAAGATGAAGTTCTCAGTCGAGTACAACTTCCTACTCCTTTTGAACAAAGACCCAAGCGTGTGGGTTTTGCCGCGAGATTCGATCAAGAAAAGCAACCAGGATTCTTCATGGACTTGGTAGAAGAATATCAAAAGGTCTACCCAGATGTACAGTTTGCTATCTATCAGGGCGGACCATTGCGTTCGAACAATCCTGAATACATCGATCGCGCTCGTCGATTAGAGTCCGAAGGTAAACTTTTGATTTTTGAAAATCTAAGCAAGAACGAATACTACCATCATCTGGCACACAACACTCGAGTGTTGTTTAACTGTGCCTTGCAAGACTGGGTTTCAAACACTGTCAGCGAAGCAGATACCTTGGGCTGTAATGTGCTGTATCCTGCTTATCGTAGTTTCCCAGAAACCTTTGCCAATGATCCTGATCGTTTGTATATTCCTTGGAGCGAAGACGATGCCTTCAACAAGTTGACAAATCTCTTGCGCACTCCACATCACAACATGGGATTGATTTCTGAATGGAACAATCGAACCATCGATCGTATCGTAGATATCATCGAAGGCAATGGTGAACAATGGAATCGTAGCGGTAATCGTTACAGAGATCACGTTCCATACGCCAAATACCCAGTGGTCAAGATTGAAGAATGAGTAGAATAATTGTAACAGGCGCAGGTGGATACATCGGAGGCCAGACAGTATTGAAACTGTTAGATCAAGGTCATAGTGTATATGCAGTTGATCAAACACTTCCGCCACCTCATCTAATGGACGTCGGATGCAAATGGCTCACAGGTGACTTTGCCGGAGAAGTATTTTTAAGCTCTATCAAAAGTTTCAATCCAGAAGCCATCATCCATTGCGCCGGGACCAGTCTAGTAGGCCCTAGTGTAACCAATCCAATGTTGTACTATGACAATAACTTTGTCAAAACTAAAACAATGTTGGATTACTTGATCCAAAACAAACTCACTGACATTCGTGTGATTTTTAGTTCTTCAGCGGCTACATATGGAGAACCGATAATGACTCCGTGCCAAGAAGAAGATCCAGCATTGCCGATCAGTCCTTATGGTGAAAGCAAACTCATGATCGAAATGATGATGAAAGCCTACGCCAATGCTTACGACTTGGATTTTGTTGCCTTCCGTTACTTCAATGCTTGCGGTGCTGATAGCCAAGCTCGTCATGGGCAAGCACCAGGTGCCACGCATATCATTGCTCGGGTACTTGAAAGTATTAGAGACGGCAAAGATTTTACTTTGTATGGCGATAACTATCCCACTCCTGATGGAACATGTATAAGAGATTACATACACGTGGAAGACATCGCTAATGCACACATCATGGCGATAAACTCGTCCGTTCCTGCAGGTGTTTATAACCTTGGCACGAATCAAGGCGCCAGCAATCGAGAAATCATTGCCATGTCTGAAAAAGTAACAGGACAACAGGTTGATCTTGCAGTGGGTCCTATCCGTGCTGGAGATCCTGCTGTGCTCACTGCGTCAGCTGAACGATTTAACTCTATCAGTGGGTGGGCACCACAGTTTAATCTCGAAGACATGGTCCGACATGCCTGGACTTGGTATGTTCGATAAGATACTAAAGTTTGAAAATGAGTTGGCAGAGTACACAGGTGCTCCCTATGCCATCATGACTGACTGCTGTACACATGCCATCGAACTGTGTTTGCGGCATGACAAGATCAGAGAATGCCAGTTCACTGCTTATACATATCTTTCAATACCCATGCTCATGCACAAGTTGGGCATAGAGTATCAATTGATAGATCAGACTTGGACTGGCGAATATCATTTTATCAATACCAGAGTCTGGGATAGTGCTCGCAGATTAGAAAGAGGAATGTATCGCCCTGGATCCATGCAGTGCTTGAGCTTTGGTTACGGAAAACCCCTGGAGATTGGCCGTGGCGGAGCGATATTGTTGGATGATCAACGAGCTTACGAAATCATGATAAAGCAACGCTATGATGGGCGAGACTTGTCTATCATGCCCTGGCAAGATCAGCGAGAATTCAGTGTTGGATATCATTACAAACCCACCATCGAAGAAGCCGTGCGAGGTTCAGAATTATTGCCTCTGGTCAATGAGGAACCTAAATATGTACAGTACCCAGACTGTAGAAATTTTATAATTAAGGATTAAAAATGTTTAACGCGGTTCATCTCGATTTTGATTTTAAACCCCTGCTCGATGCTGACTATTCAGTACACATGGGCAGTTGTATCAAGCACCAGGTCTACGAACTAACTGATATACACGAAAAGTATGGCGGTTTTCCTGACAGCTATAATATACACAATACCAAGATACACCAACTATGGTGGGACAAGACACAGGTGGATTACGACGAGCTTGGCCGACAGCTGGGCATGGAAGTGATCACAGTGTCAACCATCAAGCAACCACCAGGGTGCGTGGTTCCGTTCCATAGAGATACCTTTTTCCAGATCGGCAAACAATACCCAGATCGTACTGAAACCAAAGTCCGAGCCAACATCTATATGGAAGACTATCGCATGGGACAGTTTATACAGTACGAGCTCAATGGTAAATTTGAAACCAGTACCAATTGGAAAGCTGGCGATGGATTCATATGGGGTAGTGATGTACTACATGTGAGTTCAAACGCTGGATTTCAGGACAAGTACACCATGCAGGTTTCTGGATTTCTATTGACAACGGCCTAAATAAACTTTACAATAGCAACAAGACTGGTCATCCTCGACCCTAACTCGGAGAAAAAATTGACAACATTTACATCAGAAGATCTAGAAAATTCTAAAAAATTAGTAGCAGAAGCACCATACCATCCCGGCTATGAAGATGCAGTGATAGACAATGTCCTTGTCGGAGCAGAGCAACAAGGCGATGACGACAAAAATTATCAAGAAGCCTATCTCGGTGATGCTATCCGTTTCAAGATGAAGCGTGATCGCAAACGTTTCTGGGCAGGAGACAACATCAGCGACTATGTCAGCGAAGAAGATAAAAAAATCTTGATCGACGAAGCCGCAGAGGCGTTTGAACTGGTTCTTGATCGTTTGCTGATCGATCGTGAAAACGACCCCAACTCCAAAGGCACAGCACGACGCTTGGCCAAGATGTACTTCAATGAAATAATGGCAGGACGTTATGACCCAGCACCCAGTGCCACAGCATTTCCAAATGATTCGGAGGACCGTTACGAAGGTATGTTGGTTGTCCGTAGTGAGCTTCGCAGTATGTGTAGCCATCATCACCAGCCCGTTAGTGGTGTTGCTTATATTGGTATTATTGCCGCTCATAAACTTATCGGTCTATCAAAGTACACACGCATCGCACAGTGGTGTGCCCGACGTGGTACTCTCCAGGAGGAACTTGCTAATGATATTTGCAGGGAAATCAGCAAAGCAACCGACAGTCAAAACGTAGGGGTGTATATCCAAGCAATACATGGTTGCTGTGAGAATCGTGGTATCATGGCACACTCAAGTCTTACACAGACCACTGTGCTCACAGGAGTATTCAAAACAGATCCTGCTGTGAAAAAAGAGTTCATGGATAATATCAAACTGCAACAAGAGTTTGCACCACGATGACATATTGTCTGAGTCCAATGACCACAAAAGAAATTAGCACCCTGGTTGGTGCTAATTTTGTTTCTACTTTCCAAACAGAGATGGATGCTGTGTTGGCACCACTGAGAAAATATATTGCGTTGGGCCGACCGTTGAGCTTAGGCAAAGAACTTTGGGAATACGCAGTAAGCGATAGTATACCCGGTGCTGTTTGGAATGGTGCAGGACACAGTCTCATCGATGTTAAAATTGGATCAGACATTGGCATCGACGTTAAAAGTGTGAGCAAACAAGAAAAGTCAAAATTGACCACTGAAGCCAGCATATTCCAAAATTTTAATCAAGATGCCAAGACACATTTTTCTAACAAGAATACCCAAGGTGTTTGGGACATACATGTCCAGGGGTGGCTTGATAAAATATCCACGATCAAAAAATACTATATGCTAGGCATTATTCGAGACAAAGCCACATTGGATTGTTGTCTCTGTGGATTTAAAGTAGTCAGTACTTCTGCCATTTTGTCTGAGTGTCAGCATAGATACACAGGGGCTACTATCAAGTTCCATGATTTGGTAGATCCAGATTTTGCCGATGTACACTACTACAACAGCAAAAGCCGGTTGGAAATCAAATTTAAAAAACGGTGCTGGTCCGATCCAAATTATCATCTCCCAATTTACCAATTTTGATTTGGACAGTTAGAATTTGACTTATAATCGGTTTTCACGTATTATATTAAAAGTCATATCGTCTTGGAGAAACTATGCGTAAAACCATTTTGGCTGTCATTGCAATGGCCGCCTTTCCGGTTTATAGCCAAACACCACAGTCCTTTTTAGATATAGAAACCAATAGGACTTCGGCCGCGGCTGTGGGTGCCAATTGGGCTTGGAGCCGTGGATATACCGGCAAGGGTGCCACTATCTTGATCATGGACTCGGGTATCGATGTCAACAATCGAGAGTTTGCAGGGCGTATCAAATATTCCATTGACTATACTGCAACAGGATTACAAGACAAAGTAGGACACGGTACCCATGTGGCCGGTATTGCGGCCGCAGCCAACAATGGATTGGGCACACAAGGTATCGCATATGATGCCAACATCGCAGTGGCCAAGATAACCAATACCAGTTCCGTGAGCATGCAATCAGCGCAGAGAGCATTGGTCTGGGCCGGACAGTACAGTGATATAGTAGTAGCCAATCTTTCTGCCAACGTCAACTATAGCACCGCATATCTATCAGCCATGCGCCAAGTGGCACCAGGCATGTTTGTCAACACAGACAGGATCTATGGCGGTAAAAATTATTACAATCTTGAAAATCCAGGCTCGTGGAAGCTACCAGCCGAAATGGTTCTCACGGTGTCTGCTGGTAACAGCCGAGCTGGATTTGTACAAAGTCCGGCAGTATTCGCCACAGCAACAGATGCCTCAGGTAACTTGGTCTTGGGCGGTCGCATGTTGGTAGTAGGCAACTGGAACACCAGCCTCAATGTAGTAGAAGGTGCCCAGGCAGGGCATATATGTAAAGACTTTGTCAACAACACTTGCCAAGATCGTTATCGTACCAGTGATTTTTATATCCTAGCACCAGGATCTGGTATCGTCAGCACTGGTATCGGAGATACCACCCGTACTATGAGTGGTACCAGCCAAGCCGCGCCTACTGTGGCCGGAGCAGTGGCGGTGATCAATCAAATGTGGCCTTATATGAAAGGTGAGCAGATCGCACAGTTATTGCTCAAGACTGCCAACAAAAATCTTCCTGGATATCGTGTTGAAGTCATGGGACAAGGTCTTTTAGATCTTAACAGAGCAACTCAACCCATAGGCAACCTAGGTATCTCAACTACAGGACGCACTGGTCCTGCTAGACCCATCACAGGATCGATCAGTGTGGCTAATGTGGGTGCTGTAGCTGGTAAATTAAGCTCAGTCACTGTGGTCGATGAATTCCAGAGAGATTACCGCGTAGACATCAGCAGTATGGCCACTAAAAACATGTGGACGCAGTCAGCGTTCCTACTTGATGCCGCTCCAGGACAAAGCTGGTCAAGTCGTTGGACCGGAGTTCCAGTGGCATCAAACATGGGTGTATATGGTCAAACATTAGGAAACAATTCTACAGTGACTATTGACACAAGGCATCTCAACCCTACTGCACAGTTCAGTCATCAAGTCACTGTGACCAACACAGAAGTCAATCCATTTATACAATTTTCAGGCATGTGGGGCACTGTGCAAGGGGCGACTACATTTGAATACTCTACAATGTATCGTCCCAAACCCGAAGGGTGGTATGGTCAGATGGGAGTTATGCAAACTTCCACCCGATATCAACCAGGCATGATCGAACGGGTAGATCCAATTTACAGCGTTCACGCCATGGCCGGTTACCAGATACAAGGTTGGAACCTATTTGGCGGAATCAAACCCACAGTGATCCACGGAAATATAACCATGCGATTACCGGGCGATGTTGACAGTGATGGCAATTTACAGTATAATACTACAAAAGTAAGTCTGGCAGGTGCCCGACCAGTGAGTTACATTGGTACCGGTTGGCAACATCAGTGGCGAGGCGGTCATGGATTTGCTTTCCGTACCATGCTTGCCGAAGACAAATCTAACATGACCCGGGTCAACTATACATATAGGTTTTAATATGACAGCAACACTAAAACAAGCCCAAGAACAAGGCATCGCTCCCTGGGACGATGTTTACTTCGAAGACAAAACACTTTGGATTTTCCGAGATCGGTATCCAGTGAGCCCAGGGCATTTGCTCTTTGTCCCTAAGATCAACAACGACGATAACATCCTGGACTGTTTCCGGTTGGCTCGTAGATACGGTGAATGGGCAGTACTCAAAGGCGAAGCTGATGGTTACAATGTTGGAATCAACTCAGGTGAGGCAGGCGGACAGACTGTGATGTATCCGCACGTACACATGATTCCTCGACGGCACGGCGACTGTGAAGATCCTGTGGGCGGTGTGCGTAATGTGATCCCAGGACAAGGAAATTATCGTAAATGGAAATCTTGACCGCACTCATGGTTGTGTTATTGGGCTACCAGGTGACCATGCCTGCGGTAGACAATGCCAAATACACATTCACGGTACACAATGGACAAATCATACGCATGAATACTCAGAACGGTTCGTTCGAACGATGCGACGAAGAGCTGAAATGCACACCAGTAAAAGACAACAATAAATAATGACCTCGACAGCGGCCTTCCTGGCACTTCATCCCGCTATACAAATTCTGCAGGCCTATGCTATAATCTAACATAGGAGAATTAACATGGCAAAATATCTTTCTACAAAAACATATGGCAACGATCGTGGACTATCATGCTGTTTCCGCCAATGGCGTTCAACACATAGTCACTGCTCATTGCTACATGGATATTCCATCGGTATCAAACTAATCTTTGAAAGTGAAACACTAGACGACCGTAATTGGGTCATGGACTTCGGTGGACTCAAAGCATTCAAAGAATGGAGCGAATACATGTTCGATCACACACTGGTCATTGCTGAAGATGATCCTCATCGTGAAATGTTTGAAAAAATGGCCGAGCTTGGTTTACAAGATCAAGGCGGAGTATGTGACATTCGTATTGTGCCAGCTGTAGGTTGTGAAAAGTTTAGTGAACTGGCTTACAAAACTATGGAAAATATTCTCCGAGCATTCCAAGCAGGCAATTCTTGGTTCCTTGTAGCACAAGATGGAATTACCTTAAAAGAATTCAATTGCCGTTACCCTGTTGGTCAAGGTGTCAAGTTACGTTCTGTAGAAGTATTCGAACACAACGCAAACTCAGCAGTCTACGAAGGTTAATCATGAGCACAACGCCAAAAGTAGGTATCAACAAAATATGGTCTCAACCAGCCACTCATCAAATATCAGTTTTGCTCCCCACTCGGGGCAGGACTGACATGCTGAAAAGAAGCCTAATGAGTTTGCTTGATTTGGCCAGCGATCCTACCGAGATAGAGTTGATGATGGCGTTTGACAACGATGACAAAGAGTCTCTTGCATGGTGTCAACAAAACATTTTTCCTGAATTAGAAAAACGTGGAGTTGACGCCATGGTAATCGAGTTTACTCCGTTAGGGTATCTTAGATTGCATGAATATCTCAATGCCTTGGCCGGATTGGCCAATGGCGGTTGGTTGATGTTTTGGAACGATGATGCAGTGATGCAAACCCAAGACTGGGATAAAAAAATTACCGAGCACAATGGAAAGTTCTTGTGTTTGCGTATGCCCACACACAATCAACATCCTTATGCTATCTTTCCTATCGTACCTAGAGACTGGTACTACTTGTTGGGACATCTCAGCAATCATCAGCTCACTGATGCCACTATCAGCCAAATATCCTATGTGCTGAATATCATGAAAAACATTGATGTCGAAGTTTTGCATGATAGATTTGACATCACTGGCAACAACGGTGATACAACATTTAAAAATCGTCCAATGCTGGAAGGGAATCATGAGGATCCTCGAGACTTCAATCATGTGATTTTCCGCAACAAACGCATAGCAGATGCCAATCGCATCGCATGGTATCTCGAGCGCATCGGTCAGCCCAGCGAATGGTTTACGGAAGTGATGACAGGAAAAAAAGACCCCTGGGAATACATGCTCAGTGAAGAACAAGATCCAAATGGACAAGTAAGAATACATGCTTAATATCGATCAACACTTATTAGATAAAATCAAGGCTTACTGGAATCGCCAGCCTTGTAACATATTACACGGTCGTAGCGAGCTTGGGACTCCTGAGTTTTATCAAGAAGTGTCCGAGCGCCGTTATCGTGTAGAACCACACATCAGAGAGTTTGCTGGATTCCATCTATGGGCTGGCAAGCGAGTGCTGGAGATTGGCTCAGGCATCGGCAGTGATGCTGAAGAGTTTGCCAAGCGTGGTGCTGAATACGTAGGTGTGGACTACAGCGATCAGAGTGTAGAGATTTCCCGACAACGGTTCCAAGTCCTTGAACTTGATGGCGAGTTCCACAATATTGACGCCAGCGATACCTCGGCTTTAGAGTCATTGGGACAGTTCGATCTTGTGTACAGTTATGGTGTGATACATCACTTTCCTGCCATTGACACCATCATCGACAATGTACATCGTGTGCTCAAACCCGATGGAGAATTCCGATTCATGGTGTATGCCAAGAACTCTTGGAAATATGCTATGATACAAAAAGGTCTGGATCAATTTGAAGCACAAAGCGGTTGTCCTTATGCACAGGCATATACCAGAGAAGATATCTATCGCATGCTGGAAGGTCAATTCCATGTGGAACGACTACGCCAGGATCATTGCTTTATGTACAATGTACCTGCGTACAAACGTGGTGAATATGAACTAGAACCGTGGTTTGAAGCCATGCCTGAAGATGTTCGACAAGCAGTAAAAGAATACTTGGGATGGCATTTGCTGGTCAAGGCTAAAAAGATATAATGAGAAACTTACAACGATACCTACAAGATGTTGCCAACGCCAGGAGGCAAGAACTACTTCCTTATATGTTCCATGTCACTGATGCCCAGGTACAGACTGGGCCATTCGCTGGGATCACTCTTATACCCAGATACATGTGGGGCGATGGAGACACAGCGGCCAAGCTCATGGGCGTCTATGAAGATGAACTACATGACTTTGTTGAACAAGCGATCAAACAAGATCCGGACACTGTGATCAATGTTGGCTGTGCCGAAGGTTATTACAGCGTGGGATTCGCAAAGCGTTTGCCCAAGGCCAAAGTGCTGGCAGTAGACATCGATCTAAGAGCGGCGCTGATAGTGAGAGACACAGCATCGGCTAACCAGCTTACGAATCTTGAAGCTGTAACTTATACTGTAGATCATTCTTGGTTGGAACAAAAATGCCAACCTACAACAAATCCTTTGTTGGTATTTGACTGTGAAGGTGCCGAGTTGGATCTGCTTGATCCTGTCAAAGTTCCTTCCTTGACCAAGTGTTCGATCATGGTTGAGTGTCATGACTGCATGAATCTGCCAATCACATCTACACTGCTGTCACGATTTGGATCTACACACGACATCCAGCAAGTGTCTCAGACCTACAAAGATTCTTACCAATTTGAGTTTTTAAAACATCTCAGTGACTGCGACAAGTGGGCCTTGGTCCATGAAGGAAGACCCAGCACTATGAGTTGGTTATACATGGTGCCCAAACAATGAAAAACTATCTATTCAAAAGTTTGTTCCAAGTACGCGATCCAAACTGGCATTTCAAAGACCGCAGTGGCGAACAAGATCTACATAAAAAATATGTAGAGATGCATCAAATTTCCGTTGGCAGTTACACACGTCATCTCAAAGGCAACTGGGAACTAAAATTCATACAAGGCACGGTTGACAACATCAATGATGCGTTCAAACGAACCTTTAGAGAAATTTACGACCTGTGGCGGCAAGGCAACACAAACATCTTTTATACAGATCCTGATACCATTGCTATCAAAGACATTGATCCTTGGCAAATATCTGATCAGTTTATGATGTTTAATTTTACAGATCCTAAGAGTTTGGGAACCAACAATCAATACGGTCGCAAGTTTCCACACTTTTTCAATGCTGGTGTAAGATTCTTCCCTGCAGGCATGGAACAGCGGATCTGGGACATTGGGCTAGAAATGCTTGACAACTGGGAAGAAGGCACATATAACACAGAACAAACCATACTCAATGCCATGCTTTGGGATCAAGGAGTCACCTTAGATCAAGTGTTGCGCCCCGAATGGGCATACCAAGCGCAATGGTTGCCTAATCAAGCACCGCTGTGGGTACAGGATACATGGAATGGTGTTGATATCAATCGAAGCTTGATCATACACACCCATAGCAGTAGAGACATCGATGAGAAGCTGGCCTTCATGAAACAACTGTCTGGACAGGCATGAAAGATATATTCACCAACATCGTTGAGCACGGACAGTGGAGAGCAGGCCACACAGTGTGTGGTAATGGTAGCACCATGCACTACACTGATTATCTGCGCCAACACCTCAGCGCATTCCTAGAGAAGCACCAAATCAGTTCGATGTTTGATGCACCTTGTGGGGATTACACATGGATGAGCCAAATCCAGCTTTCAGCTAACTTACGTTATATCGGCGGGGACATTGTTGACAGTTTGATTGAAAAAAACAAGCAATCTTATCCAACTGTAGATTTTCGTGTAGTTGACATAGCCCAAGATGATTTACCTGATGTAGATTTGCTTTTTTGTCGAGATTGTTTGATACATTTTAGTCATGCTGATATACGCAGAGTGTTTGAAAATATCTCTCGTAGCAGTATAAAATATGTGTTGATGACTAACTATGCTCATTCAGACAACTCAGACATTGCCACCGGAGGATTCCGTGGAGTTAATTTTCTTCAGGCACCGTACGAATTTGAAGCACCCATAGACAGTATCGAAGATTGGGTACCAGGGTATGCACCAAGAAGTATGTGCCTTTGGAACCGTGAAACCATTATTGGATATTTAGAAAAATGAAAAAAGTTTATGTAAGCTGGACCGATGTACAAAGACAAACACAAGAAATCATAAGACAGATGTATCTAGATGAGTGGCGCCCAGACTACATCGTAGGTATCACTCGAGGAGGCTTGGTACCGGCCAATCTTATCAGTCAATATCTTGACGTACCAATGTATGCTCTGCAAGTACGATTAAGAGATGGCGGCGATGAAGATTGTGAAAGCAATCTCTGGATGAGCGAAGAAGCATTTGGATATCACAGAACCGATGACTTGCCTGGGGCAAGCAATCCTACCCTTAGGAAAAATATTCTCATCGTAGACGATATAAACGACTCAGGCGCCACTATAAACTGGATACGCCAAGACTGGCAAACAACTTGCTTGCCCGACGACCCGGCCTGGGCCAATATCTGGGGCAACAATGTACGTATAGCCACACTGTATGACAACGAGACCAGTGCCGCGGAAATTTATGTAAATTACACAGCCGAAACAGTAAACAAATTCGAAGATCCGCAGTGGATAGTATTCCCCTGGGAAGAGTGGTGGAAGAAATGGCATCCCAATGAAGAACACATCAAGTCCTGAAATACTTTTGGTCATGGTGCATGTTTGGCAGGACATGCCCGAATTAGAAAACATACGCTGGCAAGAATTTAGCCAATTGATAGTAGACAAGGCCAACAGTATCAATTGGCCAAAAATTTGGCAATTTGATTTTATCGATAAAAATACATTCAATTCGTTGAAACAAAACAAGATCGTTCAAAACAGCCAGGTGATGCCTCAAGGAAAAGTACCACACACCGATATCGTATATGGACCCAATGATTGGATCTCTACTTCAGATTCGCAAACTGCCCAGATCATAAAATCGATAAATCCCACGATAGTCATCTTCGGCGGGCTACACAAAGATCTATGTGTGACCGGAGTAAAACTGGCTGTAGAGGATGATCAAAGAGAATATTTTGTTAGTGACAGACTGGCGTACACTTGGAAAGAAACCGCAGCCGCTGTTTACAAGGATTGGGGAAATGATACAACCGTTACGTGATGACTTGATGGTACAGCAACAGCTACCAAAGATAACCGATTGGACGCATCGTTGGTTACACATGGTGGCTGTGATAATGCTCAATCAAACAGGACGCAAGCCCGTGAAAACAGTGTTTCCAGTATTTGCCGAACGCTGGCCACATCCACTGAATTTCCTGGAAGCTACCGAAACTGAAGTCAAAGATGTGATCTGGCCCTTGGGCATGGTCAATGTTCGGTACAATAGGTTAAGAAGAATGACCCAAGACTACTTTACTTGGGACGGAGAAGATGCTACAATGTTATATGGTATTGGCAAATATGGGTCGGACAGCTATGAGATATTCTTCAAACAGAACTATGCTGTTGAGCCCACAGACAAAGAACTAAAAAGGTACTTAGATGAAGAAGTATTCGTTTCATGATGTTGGTGGCGAGATAGTCAAAGACAACGAAGTTTATTTGTTGAAAGACAATCACGATCTAAATAATCTCGTGCTGAGCTCTACCAAGCTCTACAGGCATCAACAAACTCGTGGGCACAGGCACCCTGGACAAGAAGAAGTATATTTCTTTATACAAGGCACAGGAAAGATGATCGTAGGCGAAGAAACCGATGAACCTTTTTCTGTCAGTGCTGGAGATATTGTGTTGATCCCTGATGGTGCATTTCATCGTGTGATCAACGATGGAGAGACACATTTAATTTTTAATTGCGTATTTGATGGCAAAAGGAATCATTGATGGAAAAGATTACATACACAGAGATATTTTACAGCATCCAAGGTGAAGGACGTTGGGCAGGTGTGCCCAGTGTATTCTTCCGCACATATGGATGCAACTTCCGCTGTCGTAAGTTTGGTCGTCCGCGAGACGAACAGCTGGAAGGACACAATCCTGAAGTGATCGAGATCATCAAGAACATCGATCAATACAAAAAGTTTGAAGACTTGCCTTTGGCCAAAACTGGCTGTGACAGCTATGCCAGCATTTACCCTGAGTTCAAGCGATTCAACGAACAAGACAGCGTAGAAACTATCGTAGACAAGATGCATGCTCTCATACCCAACAATCGTTGGGATCAAGGCATAGGTGATGACGTGCATCTCGTGATTACAGGTGGTGAGCCATTGCTGGGTTATCAGCAACTGTATCCTGATCTCATCGAATACTGTCGTCGAGCTGGTCTACGCAATCTAACATTCGAGACCAACGGCAGCCAGCCTTTGCATCCAGAAGTGTATGAATATTTGTTTGAAGAGTTTACACGTCATGGCAGAGACTACGACAAGCTGACATTCAGTGTGAGCCCAAAACTACCTTGCTCGGGCGAAGCATGGGATGTAGCAATCAATCCCAAAGTGGTCAAGAGCTATGAAATGGTAGGCATGACTTATCTCAAGTTTGTTGTGGCCACACCACAGGATGTGGCAGATGCTGAACGTGCTGTGGAAGAATATCGAGAAGCCGGTTTTGGCGGCCCTGTGTATCTCATGCCCATGGGCGGTGTACCTGATGTATACAATCTCAACACACAGCAAGTGGCAACATTGGCCATGGAACGTGGATGGCGTTACAGTCCTAGACTACAAGTGGATATCTGGCGTAATGCTTGGGGTACCTGACATGGGTGACGTGATGGCAGCCCCACGTGAAGAAGACTGGGGTCTGCAACAAGCACGTGGTTGGAAGTTGAAGCTATGCTGGCGGCCACAGACATGTTTCTTGACTGGAAAACAGTTATGGGGACGTCGTGCCTATCACGGTGTACGTATGATCACAGGCCCGGGTGAACCGGTGTTTGATCATTATTGGGTCGAGCGTGATCAGTTCTTGTTGTGGAACTTAATGCGTGGAAAATAACAACGCCAAAGGCCGAAACAGTTTTGATGTTACTACCGGTAATGTAGTAGTTCAGTTCTTTAACAGAAACATAACTCCCTACCCTACAGAAGCTGGCGGGCCTAAGTTTGACCTCATACCAGTTGAAAAACAAAAAGACATCATGGTCAATGTGGCCAGGATGCATGCCCAACAAGAATACGACCGCATACTTGAACTGGTTGCAGTGCTACAGCGTCAGGCGGCCGGAATTAAACGACGTCTAGACATCACTGACATGGTACATTCGGCTCAATATCAATTCCAAACTTACCATGGACAGGTCTATTGGTTAGTACAAGACACACGACACAATAAAATTATACTGTCACATCTTGGTCCCAGCGACTGGAGCACTGGTTCTCCAGAAAACTATCAATACATCGCCAGAGTAAAATGGCTGGGTGATTATACATGGTGTGAAGTAGATGAATATGGAAATCCAGTAGAATGACAGTGATGTTTAACGGTTGCAGTTTTGTAGAACAAAGCCATCTTGAACTGGAAAGCGATCAGTGGAGGCAACAATACTGGCCTGCACTGCTGTTTGATCATCACGACAACATATCAGCATCAGGAGCATCAAACACTAGGATCTTCCGCACCACGATAGATTATTTGTACACCCATTCTCCCAGTGTTGTTTTTATTGGGTGGACTGGTTTAGATCGAGAAGAACTACCCTGTGCCAATGGCGATCGCATGCGATTGAGAGCTGACTGCACCAGCTTTGAAAATGACCAGGATTCCATCTCTCGAGAAGTACACAAGACATGGTATGTGGAAAACCACAATGAGTGGTTGAGTTTTGAGCAACTGCTAAGACAAATATTGATCATCCAAGATCTATGTAGCATGCGAGGCATCACGTGTTGGATGTTCAATGCGTTCCATCACAATTACATCGCTTACCCTGGACAACTGCTACAGCACAATTTCAATGTAAAGAATGAAAAATGGTTCCATAAGAGAATAGATGATCTCGAGCATGTAAAACAGTTGATATCAAACATCAATCAGGACCAGTGGATATGGCCGTTTAAATCTTCCCTGGGTGGCTGGGCAAGACAACAGAATCTTGAGTTTGAATCTGCTGGGCACCCTGCACTGTCTGCACAAGCATCAATCGCTAATTTTATAAAAAGTCGAATCAATGAGTAAAGTCTATATAGAACCACCGGATCATCGAGCAAAGATAGTTTACGAAATTGAAGAGCCCGATGGAGGTTGGCGTAGAGTATTTACTGACGAAGAAAAGCGAAAGCTCAAACCCATAGCCGAAACCTTGGCCATGCTGGATGGCAATGCTTTTTTTGGTATCAGCATAGATCACTATGAAGGCTACTTGGCCGAGGCCGATGCTGTATATCGTAACAATGGTGGAGATGACGGTTGGGCATCAACAGCGAGTTGGGTGCAGGATTTTAAGATGATCCAAGAAGATCCTACTCTCAAGGATGCATATGATAAATTACAAGTGCTATTAGAACTTAAAAGGAAAGAAAATGGGGATATTTGATCTATTCAAAAGAAAAGAAAAAGTTGGCAAAACCGCGGATTCTAAAGAAAAAGTAGAAGAAGGTACGAAAAAGTCTGCAGAACCAACAAAAAGTAAGAAAAAGTCTGACAAGGACTTGGCCACAGAACGCGGCGAACCTTACATCGCCATACTCAGCATGGATGTAGACCCTAACGATATCAACTCAGGTGCATTTGAGTTCGACTGGAACGATAAATTTATCGCTAATCTTTCACGTGCAGGTTACCAAGGTAAAACTGATGCTGACTTGGTAGATCAATGGTTCCAGGCTGTGTGCCGCAACGTGGTCTTGGAAACCTATGAGCAAGCCGAAGCCATCAACAACTCCATGCGTTTTACACAAAGCAGAGACATCGGCGACGGACGTAGAGAACATTCCTGATCGATGTATAAACAGATCCTGGTTTTTGGTGACAGCGTTGTTTTTGGTGATGAGCTCACTGATCACTACGATCCACCTACACAAAACTCTTTGGCTTTTCCCGGTGTGCTTGGACAAGCACTGGACATACCTGTGATCAACTGTGCCATGATCGGTGGTAGTAATGTGCGCAGTCTTAGATTACTGCCCGAGATGCTGTTGAGTTACCCTGACAGCTTGGTACTGTTTTGTTATACATCCTTTGACAGATCTGAATTCTATCTGCCCACTGCCGGCAGAGACATACCCAATGATCGTTTCCATGTTCCATTGGGCATCAATTTTTCACATGTTGATGTAGGGCAAGAACATCGCACCTACAATGATGTTTACCTTAAATACTTTTGTCATCCAGTGCATGAAAAATTCAACTGGAGAGAGTACAATGCTTTGTTTACTGTGCAGACTTTCTGCGATCAGTATGCCATTGACTATAGACACATATTCCTCTATAATGATATGATATACCAACACAACAGCGAACAGCGCATTGTTTTAGAAAACATCAACAAAGAAAAAATAGTTAAGTTTGGAAACTTTGAAGACAATCTTGGCAAGGGCAGTGTATACGGCTGGTTGCAACAACAACAGGCAGGATTCTGCCCTGGCGGCCATCCTGACCAGCGATCACATGAATTGATAGCAAAACACATACAACAACAATTATGATATTCAACCACATCAAAGAACTTAAACAACAAGGTAAAAAAGTAGGTATCACCTTCTCTACCTTTGACATGCTACATGCTGGACACATAGCCATGCTGAGTGAAGCCAAGAATCACTGCGACTATCTCATCGCAGGGTTACAAACAGATCCTACCATAGATCGTCCTGACACCAAGAACAAACCCATACAGAGCATCGTGGAACGCCAGATACAGTTGGCCGCTTGTCGCTATGTGGACGAAGTAGTGGTGTATTCCACAGAGCAAGACCTACGTGACTTGTTGTTGATCCTACCTGTGGATGTGCGTATCCTGGGTATAGAATATCAAGGTACCAACTTCTCGGGTCAAGCCGAGTGCGAAAAACGCAACATCGACATAGTGTTCAACGGCAGAGATCACTCTTTTTCAAGCTCAAGTTTACGCAAACGTGTGGCCGAATCGGAATCTAAAAAATGACAAAGAAAAAAGTAAGTTTCGTGCAGGTCAATTTCCAAATGGGGCCGAAGTCCTGTAACTCATTCCATTTGCCTTACAGCGTGGGATGTCTATGGGCGTATGCATCAAGCCATGATTCGATAAAAGAAAATTTCCAGTTGGAGCATATCTTTTGGCGCAGAGGATCTGTGGAAGAAGTAGCACATCAGCTCAAAGATTCTCATGTGGTAGGATTCAGCACATACATCTGGAACAGGAATTACAATGCTGGCGTGGCCAAACGACTCAGAGAGCTCAATCCCAACTGTGTGATCATATTTGGAGGCCCTGAACCTGCCATCAGCGATCCAGAAATCTTCAAAAAGAACCCTTGGATCACTGCCATCATCAAAAACGAAGGCGAGATTACTTTCAAGAATGTGCTGGAAAATCTCGACGACCTTTATTCTGTGCCCGGCCTGTTGATCAACCAAGATGGCGCAGTCAAAGACACAGGCGATGCCGAACGCATCACAGACTTGTCTATATTGCCGAGTCCGTATCTCACTGGATTGTTTGATCACTTGATCGAGCAACATCCTGAAGTCGAGTGGACTGCCACTGTAGAAACCAATCGCGGGTGCCCATATCAGTGTACCTTCTGCGACTGGGGCAGTCTTACCTACAGTAAAGTCAAAGTATTCCCCATGGAGAGAGTGTTCGCAGAGCTTGAGTGGGCGTCTGAAAAGCGTGTGGCTTTCTTGAGCTTGGCCGATGCTAACTTTGGTATTTTTCCTGATCGAGATCCTCTCATAGCAGAAAAGTTCGTTGAGCTACAGAACAAACACGATTTCCCTTATGGGTTCGTCACCAGCTTTGCTAAGAATCAAAAGAAAGAAGTGGTTGACATCATTGAAACCCTGATCAAGAAAAGCAAGAACTACAACACTGGTCTCATGGTCAGCCTGCAGACCTTGGACGAAAACACCCTGGACATCATCAAGAGGAAGAATCTTGAAACCAACAAGATCGAACAGATATTAAAGATAGCTAGAGAGCGTGACCTACCAGTGGGCACAGAACTCATACTTGGATTGCCCGGAGAGACATTACAGACCTGGAGCCGCAACATCTGGAAACTGCTTGAACTAAACATGCACGACGGTGTGGATATCTACTACAGCCAGATGCTGGAAAATTCAGAACTCAATCAAGTACAAAAACAAATCTATGACATCAAGGCCGTGGAGATATATGATTATTTCAGCCCGTCCACAGATGAAAACGTCGGTGAATATGCTGAATCTATATTGGTGACCAAACAGACTGCCGATCTTCCCTTTGAAGACATGCTCAAGGCCAGCATACTGAACTGGTTTATTTTTACTTGGCACGTGGGTGGTCTCAGCGACATAGTCAGCAGATTCTTGCGCCGCTATCTTGATGTAGAATATGAAAAGTTTTACACAGATCTATTCGCCGAGCTAGAACAACAGGCATGGTATCAAGATCTCAAACACAATCAAGAACAGATGATCATTGACTGGTTCGATCATGGTCGTGTGACCAAGCCCAACGAGCTGGGTATAAAGGTCTATGGTAACAGCATTATTTTTTACACACGACAGTTGCTACATGCCCGTCCTGAAAAGCGAGAGCAATGGTATGTGTTCCTTGATCAGTATCTAAAAAAGTATCAGCTCGACGATCAGCTACATCAAGAACTGGTCAGGCTACAGAGAGAACAGATAATCGACATGCCCAACAGAGATCAGTATCCTGTACACAGTGAGTACAGCTACAACCTCTGGAACTATGTCATGAAAGATCAAGAGCTCAAACAAGGATCATTCAAGCTGGAATACTACTATCCTGAAAAGGCCATGAGTGACAGCGAGTACATAGATCGTCTGTTCTGGAATCGCAAACGCAAGTTTGGTCGTGTGTGGGTAAACGTGCTATGATATTGTATGTCAATGGTGACAGCCATGCCGCGGCAGCCGAAGCAGTGAATCCTCATGCATTTGCCGAGGATGATCCCAAGCTGGCACATCTAAAGAGATTGCCTCATCCAGACAATCTGGCTGTGAGCTGGGGCAAAATCCTGAGTGATCTTTTCAAAGCTATTTTTATATGCCATGCAGAATCTGCATCCAGTAACACACGGATCCTTCGCACCACCCGTGCCTGGGTTGAACAAAACAAACACGAGTGGCATCGTGCATTCATCGTCATTGGTTGGAGCACATGGGAGCGAGAAGAGTGGTTACACAACGGTACTTACTATCAAGTCGGATCTAGTGGCATCGACGATGTACCAGCAGAACTGCAAGAAAAATATCGCAACTTTGTCATAGGAACCGACTGGCGATTCAAGACCGAACAAGCACACAAAGAGATCTGGGAATTACATCAGGAACTGTCTGAAAAAGGAATCAAGCATTTCTTCTTCAACTGCAACAACGACTTTTCAAAAATAACGGAACGACAGGACTGGGCAGGCTGTTACTTGGATCCCTACGATCCTGGTATGACCTATCACAGCTTGTTAAAAACCTCTGGGCATGACACAGTGTCTACTGACAGCTGGCACTATGATCAACATGCGCACAGCTGGTGGGCGAGATACGTCCTCAATCACTTGTTAAAAACAAAAATGGTATGATAACCGTCTGTGATCCGAAAAATTGGATGAGGGATCATCAATTCAATGTCAAGGGTCAAATATTATCAAACCCAGTTGACATACATCGCTTTACTGGACCCAGGGTACTGATCAACAGATACATCGAGCCCTTTGACTACGAACCCAGAGACTATGATCTAACAATCTGGACTGGGCTGGAAAACTTAGATGTACATTTAAAGAATTTGTTGCCGTATCTGTGTGCAGGAAAACATGTGTTTGTCAGTGATTCTTATATCGAAAAACTGGAGACCATTTGCCATCCTGGATATCTTTATCCCTTGGCCAGCATGCCTGACATACCACGACCTCGTGCCAATTATCAAGCCAAATACACAGCAGACGTGCTGATAGGACGCATCGATGCATGGCACAAGATAAACCGAGCTTGGTGCTACTACGAGATCAAGAAAAGGAATCTACAATCCAAGATGCTGATGCCAGTGAGACAAGACATCAGGCTATGGGATCTGCTGGGCACGATAAAACATCCTGACATAGCCAGCGATCTTAAAAATTCTTTGGAAATGTTTGGAGATATAAAAGCATCATACGATCAAGACATTGATTCTTTGGAACACCCGCAAGTCATGACAGAATTCCGCCAGGGACTTGACCCGCACGACGTGTTTGGATCAGTGTTTGAACACAGCGCACAAAAAAACATCCCCGAGGGCATATACCAGCAGGCAGCCTACAGCCTGGTCATGCCTGACTGGAATGTGCCCATGATCTGCGAAAAAGTATCTAAGGCACTGATCATGGGCAGGCCATTTATCGCAGTGGGTCCACAAGGATATCTGGCTAACTTACGAGACTTAGGGTTCCAGACTTTCCATCCGATAATCGATGAGAGTTACGACAACGAACCAGATCATCTGAAACGCTGGCAACAGGCCATGGACTCTTTGGAAGAACTCTCCCAAAAATCGGTCCAAAGTGTGTACGATAGGTTGAAAAAAAGGTTGAAACACAACCGGAAAATGTCGTATAATAACTTATATTGGATCAATCGATTGAAAACTTGGTTGAATTTTAAAATAGAAAAATACACAGGAATCGAATGCGCTATCTACTGATTGACACTGCCAACATGTTCTTCCGTGCCCGACATGTGGCATTCCGTGCTGAAGATCCTTGGGAAAAAGTAGGCTATGCCCTACACATTACCTTGAGTGCTGTAAACAAGGTATTCAATAAATTCCAAGCAGACCATGTGGTGTTTGCCTTGGAAGGTCGTAGCTGGCGAAAAGATTTTTACACACCTTACAAAAAGAATCGCAGTGATGCCCGTGCCGCGCATACAGAAAAAGAAGCCGAAGAAGACAAGCTGTTCTGGGAAACATTTGACATGTTCAAAGAGTATCTAGAAAAGCGCACCAACTGCTCTGTGATCCGTGAGCCCAATGCTGAAGCTGATGACATCATCGCCCGCTGGATCGCCTTGCATCCGCAAGATGAACACTATATTATTTCGTCAGACACAGATTTTGTGCAACTCCTGGCAGAAAATGTGCATCAATACAATGGCATCACAGATGAGCTACTCACTGTCAAGGGTATCTTTGATGCCCGGGGCAAAGCAGTGATCGACAAAAAGACCAAAGAGCCCAAGATCATTCCTGATCCTGAATGGCTACTTTTTGAGAAGTGTATGCGTGGCGATACATCAGACAATGTATTTTCAGCATATCCTGGAGTGCGTACCAAGGGTACCAAAAACAAAGTGGGTCTGCTGGAAGCCTTTGCTGATCGCAATGCCAAGGGCTATAACTGGAACAATTTGATGCTACAACGCTGGACTGATCACAATGGCGAAGAGCACCGTGTGCTGGACGATTATCTGCGCAATCGCAGCCTCATTGATCTAACAGCACAGCCCGAGCCTGTAAAAGCGGCTGTAGACGGTGCTATCCGCGAGCAGATCAGCCACAAAGATGTAGGGCAAGTTGGTAGCCACTTCATGAAATTCTGCGGTAAATACGAACTTAACCGCGCGAGCGAAAACGCTGAACAATTTGGGCGATGGCTCAACAAAACGTACCAAGGAGTGTTGAATAAATGATTTTAGCTAAACCCGTAGTAGCAAACAAATATTGGATCCTTAAAGAAAATGATCAGAAAATTGGAACAGTAGAAGCCAGTTCCAGCGGATTTACTGTTCGCATGTACAATGATGCAGTGGAATTTAAAACCATCCGCACCATAAAGAACAAAACAAAAATCACTTTCGAAGAACCACCTGCACGAAAGAAAGAAAAGAAAGAGCACTCAGTAAATGGGTTTGCCACTGATGCCACACCATACAATGCCATTTACGATGTGCAACGCAGATTGCCCATTTATACCAAACAAAAGAAATCTAAATCATGGTTTGCCGCAGGTTGGTATCAGATCAATGCCAATGGGCACTGGACCACTGAGTTCTGCCCCAAGCTGATTTTATTGCAGAGATATGAATATCGCGGTCCTGCTCACTCTGCTGATTCGTTCACATTCCAATAATGAGTGGACTTTACATAAAGAAATTCGTGGATCGACTGCAACATTTTGAAAGTCGTGGCACCAAGGACTTTTCTTGTCCTTTGCACGATGCCAAAATGTTGCACAGCGAGATAACTAAATTGTTGTTAGATATCGAGCAGTTACGCACCCAACCTCAACCAACATCTGAGGTCATCACAGTGGAAATGCAAGGAGGATCATTTTAATCTACGTAGTTTATCATAAATAAACTGGAGAGATTATTATGAGCCGACCAAAACCTAAAGTTCTTGTAGAACTCACAAACAAAAGCACTTACAAAACTGAACAGGTATTAGCCAGCGAAGGTATCTGGGCTGTGTTCTTTGATGACAAGCCCATCAACCTCAAGACTTCCAACTATCTGGTACAGTACCCAGGTCCCAAGTACAAAAAGGTTTCCTTCTCCAATCCTGGACATGCCATCAACTTGGCTAAAAAATTAAACACACAATTCAAGACCGACAAGTTTTCGGTAGTGTTACTCAAAAGCGGGGATCGTATCTACCCCGATGAGAAATAAGTTAGAACTCACCCGCACCATAATGGAACTGTTGCCCGACGGGCACGGACAGACCATTGAAGCTGTGATGAAACTGTGGTGGATGAACATACGCAGTACCGGCGGCTTGAGATTGACCAGCATAGGATATCAGGTACTCAAGACCTTGGACATGCAGAGTTGGATGATCAACATCGATGACCCTCGCAAAATAAACAAACGTGTGATCTTGGAACTGGATCACAAACTACAGTACCCCTACTATCTGGATACCAAGAAGCGTCAGTTGATATTGTTCAGCAGTCGCGAAGCCATGATGGCCACGCTGTACGGGGACTTAGAAGCGTGGCTCAAAAATCTTCCTTAGATCATCTTCGGCCCGCTGGCGTATGCTCTCAGCATAACCGCCCATGAGCCAGTCAAAATTCTCATTGATTTTTTCTTGTACATGATCCACGTTGACCAAGTCAGCTAGGTTCTTTTTGTTTTTCTCTATGGCTGAATACATCCTGGTAGCACGGTCTTCTGAATCATAGTTGAGATCAAACACATCACTGTAGTTTTTGAATCCCAAGCGAGCCACATCCTCGTGACAGTATCTATGTCCGATGCACATGAATGGATGTCGTGCCGCTATGGCCAGCAGGGTTTTTTCTGTGACTATGCCGCCCACATCTTGATACAGGCTTTCTGTTATGACAGAAGCATGGGCTGATTGATAAACCGGTTGGAGTTTGATGAAATTATCTACGTTGTTGAAATTGTAGTCTTGATATGGGTGTATGGGTATAGGGTTGAATATAGAATGGCTACAAAATCCCTGCGGTTCATGACGCAACATATTGTAGACTTCCTGGCGATATTCCCTGGCTCGTCCATTCAGACAGATCCAATTATATTGTATGTTCTTTTTGTGTACGTCCTTCCACTCACTCCAGCGGGCTTTTAATTGATGCACCAGTTCATAACTGTGGCTGGCAAAGTTCACTATCTTGATATTGCCTTCATATATTTCTCCCAGCCTGTGATCCCAACACACAAAAATGATCTTGCTCTGTTGCTCGGGCGTGAACTGTTGTTCCAGCCAATGTAGTTCCACACAAAGATTATCATAAAAATGGATAAAATCCTGTGCGTGTATGACCAAGCGAAAATTCTTCTGATTCCAGCGATAGGCAGGAATATCGGGCAGATTGATGTTCCAGCGACTGCTGACTATGGGTCGGCCCAGAGCACAGGGCAAGAACTCAAAATCCAGCCCTCGTGCTTTTAACAGCAATATCATTTCTTTGTTGAAGTTGGGTTCTGTGTAATTGGGCACGGTTGACAAGTAATTCAGAATTTCGTATAATTGTGGCGAAAATACAACACCAAAAACCCCCTAAAATACAGGGTTAGTACGCACTAACTTACAGGATTTTTGCTGGTTGACCAGAAACGCCATTTCGGTTATAATATATGTATGGAAAGTAAAAAAGCAACCCGCAAAAAACGAGTAGATCGCTTGCATATCATCTATGTGATACGCTCGGGCGAGGACTTCTACATTGGTGTCACTGCTAAAACAGAAAGCACTGTGGCCAAAAGTCTACGAGTCCGAATGAACAAGCATCTCTATCGTAGCCGTTCAGAAGACAAATCCTGGGCACTCTACGAAGCCTTGCGTGAGCGTGGTACTGAGTCGTTCAACTACGGTATTCTAGAAGTGGTGCGCGGCAAGGCAGATGCTCACCGATTAGAGCGTGAACTGATCCGCACTCACCGCCCAAACCTGAACACCGATGTACGTGAAAGGAAAGCATGATGGGATATTTTTCAAACTTGGCCCTGGACATCGAAGAGGCCTTTTGTCAAGGTGCCACTGTAGATCAACTGGCCAGACAGTTCAATCTCAGCAGGGAAGATGTACGAGAGTTCATTGATCAGCTGGACGAGTGTGATCGCGACCCTGCGGAATTGGGTTGACCAGAAATGGCCCATTTGTTATAATAAAGAAAATAAAGGAGCAGACATGTATAGATCAGACATTGAAGAATACGACACACGGCACGGTGGTGCATTTGATCGTGGTAGTGCAGACAGTTATTATGGCCGTCCACGCCGTCCTCACCTGTATCTAGGTGGCACTGGCAACAGTCCCGAAATCACAGCAGACGTCATGGACCCTGCAGACATCGAAGCCTACAATGCAGGCTACGATTGGAACGAGCGTTATGGTGACAAAAAGAATTGGGATTGAAATGACAGAAGTAAATTCATTGGAAGCCATGTTGGTCCACAAGGACATGCAGGACAAAGGATATACCAATTTTAGCATCCGTCCAGGCAACGATTGTGTCTGGGCCAGTGTAAGTCGTGGCAACGGCATTTGGTTGGATTTTTATTATATTTTCCGTGAAGGGCGGATCGTAGACATACAGGTGGACTAAAATGGTCAGTGTGATGAAGCGAGCGAAACAACGCAACTGGGTAGCGAAGAACAACTTCAATCGCCCTGTGCGCCATCGCGACCCTACACAATATCGTCGTAACGAAAAACATCGGGTGGACTATGCAAAAGAAGCGAGCAATGACACGAAATAAACTCATAGACTGGGATCTTGCAGACGATCGGTTCATGATGATGCAGTTCAGTGAAGACTTCAAAGGTAGTACGGAACGCTATTTGTTGAATGGCTATGCTCCAGGTGGATTCGCCACTGCCATGCTGGCCTGCGACATGGAACGTGCATTGTATTCAGCCGATGTGCATAACCGCAAAGTATTTTGGGCCATAGCCATGTGGGTGCGTGAACGGGCACCTGAGGGTTCGTGGGGTAGTTACGAAGCAGTAGATGCTTGGTGCCGTGACACAGACGGTCGCCGTAGCAGATTCAAAGAGCAATATGACAAGGAGTCAGTATGGCTGACACTGGTAAAATGAGATTCCTAAAACGCTTTCCCGAAAGCAAGCATGAGCAAATCAAACAGCTCATGAGCTACATCACTATGTGTGGTGTGAGTGGTCGCGACCTTGTGAGCATTGGTGGTTACATTGACCGCCAACGTGCCAACGAGCAATATCAACTGGCCAAGGCTCGTGTACAAGAATACATTGATCAGAAAACTATCCGACCCATTGGTGCAGATCGTCCTGATCAGATCGTCAATCGTTTCAAGTTCAAAACCATCAGCGGCGACTATAACTTTAGTGGCGATTGGGGTAGTTGGGAAGTGGTCAGTGCCAAGACCAAGGTACGGCAACGATACCACTCAACATCTCGCTCATGGCCCAGTCACTTGCATTATAACCGTCGCAGTTTTTACGACATGGTGCTGGATATCATTGAAGGCAACATTCAACTAAACTTTTAAGGTAGTATATGAAGATTGGTTTTAGTTATAGCCGTTGTGTTCGTGACATCGTTGATGGTGTAGTCAACATTGATGATGTTCTGGTCATTATCTCTCGCACGGATTTTGATCCCAATGATGATGGACAGTGGGCCAGCATCTGGAAGGGCTACGGTGGTGGCGAAGGTGGCAGTGAACTCCGCGGACTGTTCAGTGGTAGTCTTCCAGAATGGGGCAAGTATGGTGACGACATGGAGCAACAGGTTCGGGATATTAGCCGGCAACTCTGGAATGAAGGCAAACTACATCAGCCTAGAAAGTTTGGTGCCCATCCTCGCCGTAGTTCCTATATTTGGGTAGACACAGGTCCTATTGGACACGAACAATATCAACAACCCGAGGCAGTGCAACAGGCATGGCAAAACTATCTTGTACTCAATGCCCTGACTCGCAACAAGGAGTATGACCATGGATGACATGCTTTATCGAGTAGTACGCAATCGGTGCCAGTGCCGTCAATGTGATGATATCATTGAGAGCCGGCATAGGCACGATTTTGTGTCGTGCAAGTGCGGTGCTATCTTTACAGATGGCGGTACTGCCTACATCCGTCGTGGTGCCAAGGACTTTGCTGACATTATTGACCTTTCTGAATACGAACTCAAGGAGATTAACCATGGAGTATAAGATCGACGGCTTGACCAAAAAGCAGGTAGCTCTGTTGGACATCATGTGGACTCTAGATGACGAACAATCAGTTGAAAACTTTGTCCGTAGTTTGCCTGTGGCAGATCAGCAACAAGCACAGAGTCTCAAAACTTTGCTGATACACGAAGCCCTGGAAGAATGGTTGGAAGGCATCACCGAGTTTCCTGATGCCGCAGAAGTGATCGAAAGGGTGAAATAATGTTGGCCTATGAAAACATCTACGCTATCCGCGATGCAGAAGAACGCCTGCGTGGGAACTATCGATGGGGCACAGGTAATCACACCCGAGACAGCGATACTCTGTTGGTGTTTACCATTGGACCCAAAGCCGAAAAGGATGCCACCAACAACTTGGAGTTCTTGATAGCTCTGGGCCAAAAACACAAGGCCAGTCATCTTGTGTTGCATGGAAACAAGATCCAATATCTAGCTGATCATGCCAACAATGGACTGGAACAAGATCTGTTGCCGCGAGAATGGGTCAAAAAATATCTGGAATGGGTGGATTCTAAAAATCTAGAGTTTGGAATACAAGATTCCGGGCAGGGTTTTTGCCACAGTTTCAGACCCTGGCGACGTGCTTTTGCCACACGCAAGACACACGGCATCTATGATTTGGCCACTGGTCGTAGACTGACCAATCGACAAGAAATCATCGAGCGCATGTGGGATCATGGCTTTGCGGCCTGGCGCGGTCGTCCACTCAGTGTGGCCAATATCAAGTGGTCTGGTTCTAGAGAAGATCTGGAAGATCTTACCCATATCGCTGATCGATACTGGAGTAGGCGCCATAAAAGCGACATGGCCAAAAAGATGTGTTCGGCTTATACTTCGATCAATCGCTATTGTGCTTGGCCAGGGGCTTGGTAACATGAGCATCGTACGCAACACAGATACTTGGATTCCCAACGAAACAGGACTGTATGAGTTGGCTGAAGATCGAAAAAATACCATAACCTGTTTGGCCGGGTCCGAAGAAATGTTACGCATTGGTCCGGATGGGTTTTGGGTACGTGGTGTCAAAGTCGAGCAGGATGACAAGGAAGCTGAAACCGTGTATAATGCTTTCAAAGAGTTCCTAACATGGTCGCAACTGACCCGTAGATGAATGACTACACTATACAAAAAAGTCGGACGTAGATATGAGCCCGTTGCCGAATACAGCAACGAAGCCATAGATAGTTTTCCTCGAGGTACGCATCTTGTGATGTGTTATCCTGGCGGACAAAGTCGACGTTTCAACATTGATCCTGCCTATGCTCCCTTGATTGCGGCTGGCCGAGTAGCAGAAGATGCTATCTGCCGTGCTATCAGTAAAGCCAGCGAACTACGTCCACAAACAACACCGCTGACCAAAAAGCAGAAAGAGGCATGGGAAGCTCTAAAAGAATCGTTCGGAGACGAGATCAGTACCCTTCGAGGTCTCAGCATACATGACTGCGCCGAAGCAGGTGTGCAGGCCATGATCGCAGAAGCAGAAAAACTCATGACTCATCAAAGTGTGCGACAAGCATACGATCATTTTTTATTGGTATGCGAATTAGCCCGAAACCCAACGACATGATCAAGATGCCACACAGTACGTGGCAAGATATCATGTTGATCCTTACACAAGAGTACCGGGATGAGCCCAGTGTGCTGTTGATACGCGACAAGATGCGTCGTGTGTTGGGTTTCACTCAACGCTATCACAAGGAATGGGTAGAAAAAGGCACCCGAGAAGATGGCCGAAATTATGGCTATTATCGAGAATACACTGTGTTAGACTTTTACAACGAGTCAGCCAAAAGCTGGTTCCTGATCAAGTTTGCTGAACAACTCAACATTATGAAATAGGATTAAGTGAATTTTTGGTCATTGTTAATCGCTCGTGTGATATCAGGTGTGATGAGCATCTTGGATGCCAGCAACCTTCGCAACCGTGTGTATGACCTACAAGACGAACATGAGCTGATGTGGACTGCCTTGGATGATATCAAGCGCATGTATCCTGATCATGGGAGTGCCGAATTTGCCCGCAGAACGCTAGAAAAAATAAAAAGGACTTACGGACGATGATAGATTACTACTACGAATTTCCGCACGGACATAGTGTGTTTGGTGAACACACACGCTATGCTCTCATGCGAGGATATCATCCTGAACAAGCATCTACTTCACAACACTTGTTTCATAGCCAGTGTTGCATTGAAGCTACCAGAGTATGGTTGGAAAACGCCAACGGCGCTGTGTTGGTACGACAGCATGGTCGAGACACTCATGAAAAGATCCAACCCAAGGAGTTGACATGGATCAAACTACAAGCCCGAGAGATAGAAATACTCTAAAAGGCAAGACACTGCGGCGCAGAGTCATACTGCGTGAGCGTGATTATTTGACCTTACATCGTGAGGCCTTGGCCTGCGGATATCACAGAACTGACTGGGAACCTGTGACCTACGAGAACATACGTCGAGAAATGACCTGGCAAGTGTTACGTGGTGCGGATTTTGAAAATACTTTGTTTTTTAGTACACGAGAACAACGTTACCGAGACAACCTATCTGAGTGGCAAAAGAGCTTGCTCAAAGTCATCGACGATGAAGAAAAGTTTATGCGTCAGTACATACATTGGCTCAAACAAAACAATCGACTGTATAATAAACGTTGGGATCATTGGTCCTGGCGAGTGCAAGACAGTGGCATTGAAATACGTTGGGCGCAAAATCGCGAGTATGAACCCTTGGGTGTGGCCACCCTGGAGAGAGATTATTGATGGATCTTGAAAAAGCCATACTTGATGAAATGAGCCAGCAGTTGGCCAATGAAATGGACCAACACATCCTGATTGGTTTCATGATCGAGCTGGGCTGGTATGAAATCATAGTGGATCCTTGGCAACACGGAAGTTTATCGGCTATACAGGGTTGGATCAAAAACAACATCACAAATCCACACATGAATATGGGCAACCGTTGGGTGTTTGAAAATGAAAAAGATGCTACAATGTTTGCATTAAAGTGGAGTTGACATGACAGCAGATGAACTACGACAAGGTATCTTTTTATTGAATACAAGACGATTTGGCAAAGTGGCCGAAGTCATGATCAAGCTGATCAAGCAGTTGGGCAAAGGTAAAAACATCTTCCATGATTTGTACGACGAAACAAAGAAACAGCGAGTAGAAGTCAAGTTCTCCACTGTGCGACAGAGCTTGCCCCCGATCACAGAAGCAAACATCCTGGAAAGCATACAAGCAGAGATGCTGGCCAATCGTGCTGTAAAGTTTAAGAACTGGAAAAAGCACGATTTCTGGTGCAACATACAGCAGGTAAAGAAAACTGAATTTGAAGTCTTGTACTACGGATTGTTTTTTGATGACTGCATCAAGATCTTCCGCATCACACCTGATCGCATTGACGCCACCATTGGATACAACAACAAACAGCACAAAGGCAATGTGGGAGAAGGTCAATTCCATATCAACCCGGAAACCTTACAGACTCACTTAGACAACTACTTGATACAGACACTGAGCTATCAAGATCTATTAAATCTATTATCACCATGTACACCTCCAACATCCGAGTAGATTATGACGATCCTCCAGTGGGTCGTGCTTACATAGTCAATAAAAAAATTTGGAACGATGACACACAACAATTTGAACCTCGTGTGTTTATACGTATCCATTGTACTTCTGCTGAGCTAAGAACGCAGAAGGAATGGATGACTGCACAGTTTGGGGAAGCTCGTTATCAAGGATCATGGTGGTACCAAGAACTCACTAATGATCTTTGGATGGCCGATAGTTTGGCTACATTTTGGTATCTCAAAAACGGTAAATGACGCCAAAAAAATTATTGCTCTCTAAAGATTATTCCAGTATAATAAAAACATTATTAGTTTCAAAGGTTGTACAATGTCCTATTTCCTCAAGTCAGGCAACACTTTCCGAGTAAGTTCCAAAGAAGCCATGGATCTACATGATCGGCTGCCTGCTGGCAACTACGTGATCAAACAGGATCCATTCAAAAACTTTTACCTTGAGCAGATCGAATCGTTTGAGATCACGGGCAAGATCTACGGTGACACTTTAAAGAACACCGACCGTATCCTTACCACCTTTGCTGATCGTCCCAACTCCACTGGTGTCATGCTCACTGGCGAAAAAGGTTCAGGCAAAACACTCTTGGCCAAGAATATCTGTGCCCAGGCCTACCACAATGGTATCCCTACTATCGTGATCAATGCTGATTGGCAGGGAGATGCGTTCAATGCCTTGATCCAAAGCATCGAACAACCCACTATCATCTTGTTTGATGAATTTGAAAAGGTCTACGATCGCGAAGGCCAAGAAGCTATCCTCACACTATTAGATGGTGTGTTTCCTTCAAAGAAATTGTTCGTGCTGACCTGCAACGACAAATGGCGTGTTGACAGCCACATGCGTAACCGCCCTGGCCGTATCTTCTACATGCTGGACTTCAAAGGTCTGGATGCAGAGTTCATCCGCGAATACTGCGTTGACAACTTGAAAGAAAAACAGCATACCGAACAGATCTGCCGCATCGCTACCATGTTTGACGAGTTCAACTTTGACATGCTCAAGGCTGTGGTGGAAGAGATGAATCGTTTCAACGAAACACCGCAGGATGCCATGAAGATGTTGAACGCTCGTCCGGAGTTTGCTAACGAAATCCGGTATTCTGTGGAACTCACTGTGGATGGTGAAATCGTACCCAAAGATCGTCTTGAAGACGATGTGTGGCACGGCAATCCTCTGAGCCAGGTCATCAGCACAGATTATCGGGTGCCCGGACTGGATGGTGATTTTGACTGGGAGAATGTACGTTTCTTCACAGAAGATCTCAAACGTGTAGATGCCAATGGCGGCAATTTTGTGTTTGAGAACGACAGTGGCAAACGCCTCAAACTAACTAAAATCAAATCCAAGGGCTTTAACTACTGGGCTTTTTAATTTTTGTTAAATATCTTTATGAGCAAAGAAGAAGATAAAATCAAACACTCTCGGCGTTTGCTCAAAGATGAAAACGCCATTAAAAAGCAATCCAAGATTGCTAAATCACATGGATTTCCCACTGGTCCTGAGCATAGATTATCAAAGATCCATGCTACCACTTGCGGAGATCCCAACTGTGCTATGTGTGGTAATCCTAGAAAGTTTTTCAAAGAGCCCACAGTACAAGAAAAACGTCTATTCCAAGACATTGACACACCCACCGACCGCAAGAGCAATGGATTAAAAACTGATGAGTGATTTGTTCGACGATGCAGATGCCGCAACAGAATTTTGGCTACAAACAAACTTAAATCGTAGACCCAAGGTGCCAGCCACCACAGGCTACTGTTTGGTATGCGAAGAGCCTACCCCTGGAGCATTTTGTTCCAAAGAATGCGGTGAGGATTTTGAAAAAATCACCCGGCAACGAAAGATCACTGGTAGAGAATAGACGATCAATAAATAGATTTGCAGGAAGGTCCTGCAACCAACAGACTTTAAGATTACTAGGTGTTTAGTCTGTACACCGTAAAAGGAGAAACCATGATGTATGGAAACAAGCTCGCCGCGGCTATCAAAGTAAACGGCAAAGTCCTTCGTGAATTCAAAGACACAGTCTATGTCCCATTTGGATCAGAATATATTATCACTCTTAAGAACTTACACACGACCCGCGCTGTCGTTAATGTTTTTATTGATGGTGACAATATGGTCCCTGGGGGACTTGTTCTCAACGCAGGCCAAAGTGTCGATCTCGAAAGATCGATCAAGAACAACAACCTCACAGAAGGCAATCGATTCAAGTTTATCGAACGTACAGGGGCTGTGGAACAGCACAGGGGCATCGGAGTTGAAGACGGACTGGTAAGAGTTGAATACCAGTTTGAAAAGGTCTATCGTCCTGTAACCTGGACCACCAATACGTATGATTCTGGCATCTACCCCATGGGCGGTATCCTGCGTGGGCAGACATACGACAGTTACAGTGTAAACTGTTCTGCCACTGCCGCAAGTTATGATGCCACGTCTGTGAACTCAGCACACAGTCTGTTGAACGACACAGGCATTACCGTTCCAGGTAGCAAGAGCACACAATCTTTTTCTAGTACCTATGTTGGTGCGTTGGAAGAAGAAAAACACAACCTGGTGTTTAAGTTGGTCGGAGATCTTGGGCAAAACAAACCTGTTACCGAACCTGTCACAGTCAAACACAAACCCAAGTGCGTGACTTGTGGCAAGCAAAACAAGCATTCGGCTAACTTTTGCGCAGGATGTGGCACGGCGCTAGAAATATTTGCGTAAACAAAATAAAAGGGTCTTGACAGGCCCTTTTATCGCATATATACTATTGGTATGCGCTAGTAGCCAAGTGGCAAGGCAGGAGCCTCTAAAACTCCCTAGCGTGGGTTCGAGCCCCACCTAGCGCACCATTTAACTTAAGGAAAATAAAATGTCATAGATTGAATACGCATGTAGAGATGTAGTCTTCCATTTCAACAAAAAACACTTAGAAGACGAGACCGTACCAATGTGGGTCTTAAAAACACATGGTGAAACCTTTTATGTCAATCATGTCGACGCAGACATGCCTTGGAGCACCAAGGAAACGCCCGACAATTCCCATACCAAAGGCAGTATCAAGTTTAAAGAAGTGTTACTTCAGATCGATGAGCATAACTGTGCCCATTTGTCTAAGTTAAACATGTTTGATAAGATTCGATTGCGTAATCAAAAGTTAGGCATTACTCGAATCATGTTTAGGCCTAGAACTGATATTCATCAAGCATTACAAAAAAACGAAGTCAAACATTCACCTTTTAAAACAGTTGAAGGTGCTTGTAGCACATCATTTGTGATTTGCGATATCCTAAAAAAAGAAGAGATGACTTTGTTGGGATTGAAGTATTCTGGGCAGTTTCGAATCCTAATGCCCAATGAAGGTTACTATCAGTTCTACGATGGTAAAAAGGATTGGATGCACGAGGAATATGAAGATGAAGATGACGACGAATACAGTTGACAAGTATCGAGAATAAGCATATAATAATGCTTATGGGCCTATAGCTCAGTTGGTTAGAGCAGTGGACTCATAATCCATTGGTCCCTGGTTCGAGTCCAGGTGGGCCCACCATAACAAGGAAAAAGCATGACGTTACCAGATGAAAGATATCGAGCCATAGTGTGGGCCAAGCACTTTTGCGAAGATTTGCTGGATCCTAAAAAGACTCCTAGAGTATCAAAAGATATAAGACGTCAAGCACTCAGCGTATTAAGACATTTCCCCGATGAATACTATCTCAGCATGTTGGCAGAAGCACGACCAGACATCTTAGAACGCAAAGGAGACCCAATGGAACCGCTGTATAAGATGATCAGACAATATGAGTTGGAGAAAGAAAATGAAAAAAGGTAAAAAACTCAAGATGGCTGCCTCGGGTACTTTTGAAGATACCAACGATGGCAAGCTCAAGGTGGTCTTCGAGCCTGGGTGTTTTGATCATCTTGACGTGGAAAGCCAAGAAGAGCTTGATGCACTCATGGCCGAAATCCAAAACATATTTGAGACTTTGACTCCCGAGGAACTACAAGCACAGAGTCGTCCTATCACCGAAGAAGACATCGATGCCATGGATCCTGATGAACGAGAAGCTCTACTAAAAGCCTTTAACAATATTGACACAGATGAAAGAAAGAAACGATTGCAATGAGCCAACTCAATCTTTGGAGTCGACCTTGGATAGTTTTCGATCCCGCTAACAAACAGCATCGTCGATGGTTCACTGAGTTCCAAAGAACTCGCACTTGGGGCCACTGTCCGGTAAGATTTGTGTTAGACGAACCCGAAGGTGAATTGATAACGCAGATACAAAATCAATTGATCACTTATTACATCAATAGAGAATTCCGTGAATCAAAAACGAATAAAACCCAGCCGCAGTCCCGAAAGAAATACGTTTCAAAAAAACGCATATCTTGAACGCTGTGCCGAAGAAGGCAAAGAACCCAACCCTGGTTACTTGGCCATGTACGACAAAGAGGCTGAGCTGGATCTGCAATGGGCTGAGCAAGAGCACGAAAATGATCTTGAATACGATCTGCGGAGCACTGCCTGGGTAGTAGACAAAGCCCGGACCAGTGAAAGCTATGCCCAGAATATCTACGCGGCTCTGTGTAACATGAAATGGCAACGCATTGATGTGTGGCCCGTCCTTAAAGATGAGACTTGGTCATGCTCTTGGAGATCGGCTGGAGGTATCGTTGCTGACATGCGCGGTGAGGGCGACTACATCGATTGGTACTGTTCGGGCATGGGCGGACTCAATCGAGAATATGAAGGCGAAGAAACCAACGATCAATGGAAACAACGCACTCAGTATGTTTCTGAAGGAACTGTAACCGACGAGATCCGAGAGGACTTTGCTCGGTTGGGATGGGCACCGGTTCCCTGGGAAGACGAGTGAACGTTATTGATTTTATCAATGAGCGTTATTAAAATATTTTCTGGAAAAACCTATTAAATCGCTTGATTTAATTGATATATACTATTACAATAAACTATCAGTATAAACACTGAGAAGCTCGAAGATTTTCAAACTTAAAGGAGATTTAAATGAAAACAGTAGGACACAAACTTGAAGCATTTGCTATCACTGGCGTTAAGCCTGGTCAACCCGACGACGCATTCTTTCCAATCACCGAGGAGTCATTTCCTGGCAAGTGGAAAGTGATCGTTTACTATCCAAAAGATTTCACATTTGTTTGCCCAACAGAAATCGTAGCTTACGACAAGTTGGCCAAGGACTTTGAAGACCGTGATGCTGTGTTGCTCACAGGCTCAACAGACAATGAGTTCTGCAAAGTAAGCTGGCAGAAAGCTCACGAAGATCTCAAGAAGATTACACACACCCAGTTTGCAGATGTTGCACGTGGCGAAAAGTCATTGGTTAACCAACTGGGTGTCTTTTTTGAACCAGCAGGTGCCGCACTCCGTGCCACCTTTATCGTTGACCCTGACAATGTTATCCAACACGTCACTGTCAACAACTTGAACGTTGGCCGTAGCCCAGAAGAAACTTTGCGTATCCTTGATGCGTTACAGACAGGTGAACTCTGTGCATGTAACCGTGCAGTCGGCGGCGAGACACTGTAAGGAGATCGGGCGATGACAAATTTTAATGAATACTTTTATTGGTTGAAGCAGTATCATTGCCCTTCTTGTAACAACTACAAAGGACAAAACAAATGAGTTGGGTAGATCAAATCAAGGAGGCCTTGCCGGATTATGCCAAAGACACACGTCTCAATATTGACAGCGTTGTCAATCGTAGCACTCTTGATCTTGTTGAAGCCAATGGCTGTGCTCTCGCAGCCGCTATGGCAACAGGCAATGGAAAACTCGTTACATTTATTCAGTCAGGCATGGAAGATACCACTGAACGAGACGCGGCCTTGACAGCCGCTAGCCTAATGGCCATGAACAATGTATGGTACCCGTATGTTGAAATGGCCGAAGACGAGCGTCTCACAGGTTTACCAGCACAGTTACGCATGAATGCCATTAGCTCCCATGGTGGAACGACCAAGGCTCGATTTGAGAGCTACAGTCTAGCCGCCAGTATCGTTGGCAAGTGCCACTTCTGCGTAAAAGCACACTACGAAACCTTGAAGAAGGAAGGCTACTCTGTAGAACAACTTCGTGACATTGGTCGTATTGCCGCTGTGATTACTTCGGTGGCTCGTGTATTAAACAGCTAAATGTTACCATGGCGGGGTATTGTCTTTAAATACTCCGCCCATGGAACTTCTTGAACAAAATCCCAAACTTGGTTTTTACACGGTAAACGGTAAAAACTTCTATTCAAAACCTCAAGCCTTGCTGGAGGCCACTCGCACTGGCCAATTTCCAACGTGGAACTTCAATCGCGAAGTTTTTTCTCGTATGGATACTACCAAGGAACCTCAACTCAGTCTGCGCGAGCTCTATCGTATGCGAGCCCAACAGTTGAGAGACAAATATGATTACATACGATTAGAGTTTTCAGGTGGATCAGACTCTGCCACAGTGCTTTACAGTTTTATCAACAATAACATACATCTTGACGAAGTGGTATTCCGCTATCCAGCACAGGGTGATAAAAATCTTGGCCCTGATGCCAAGAACATGAAGGCTGAAAACACCCTGTCAGAGTGGCATTTTGCGGCCAAACCTATATTACAAAAACTTGCTGTCACACATCCCAATATCAAAATCACCATGCATGACTTTTCAGATAACATCCTAAAGTATACTGGTGACGAGTCTTGGGTCAACAATGCCAAGGACTACTTACATCCTGAACACACGTTTAAACACGATCCTTTGGGCATGGACGGTCACAAGGCACTGGCTGAATCAGGCAAACAGATCTGTATCTTGTATGGAGTGGACAAGCCCAAGGTCTGCATCAAGGACGGTCGTTGGTATCTCTACTTCCTTGATATCCAAGCCAATCATAGTCAGAATCAACGTGGTCCTTACAACAACATCACCACAGAGTATTTTTACTGGCAGGCAGACTTACCTGAGCTGATCATCAAACAAGCTCACACCATACGCAACTGGTTTATGAGTCCCACAGCAAAGCATCTCCAATTCCTGGTGCGCTGGCCTAATCACAGTGTGGCACAGCGCGGTGCCTACGAACAGTTAGCCAAGCCCTTGATCTATCCTGACTACGATCCAACAACTTGGCAAACAACAAAGTCAACCAATAACTTCTATTCTGAAATGACTTGGTGGTTCTTTAAAAACTTTAAAGACACTCGTTTTTACCAAGTATGGGAAGCAGGCCTGGCACACATGGTCAATACCATCGATCCCAAGTTTTTTACCTATGAGCAAGGACGTGCTGTGGGCTTTGTTGGCTTCATGGATCAGTTCTATGACCTTGGTCCTACAGACTATGTAAATACCGACATCATACAAGGATTACTCAAATGAAAAAGTTTTTAATCGCAGGTGCTGTCACGTTGGCGGCATTTTCAGCTCAAGCACAACAGACCATTAGTATTATTTGGCCATTTGGCATAGGCGATACACAAGCCCAGTATAGTCGCAGTCTTGTTGAAGAACTCAACAAGAATCAAAAGAAGTATACATTTATTTTAGAAAACAAACCTGGTGCTGGAGCAACCATTGGCGCCCGTTATGTACTTTCTAATACCAACACTGTATTAGCCGCGTCTACTGCATTTTTTGTGCGTCCTAACTTTTATCCCGACGAAAGCCACAATGTTGCAGATTTCCGACCGCTGATGACACAGTGTGCCGCACCCATGGTTATCGTCAGCAAAAAATACAAGAACTGGCAAGAAGTTGACAAGTCAAAGCCCATCAATATTGGTATTTCAGGACTAGGTGCAACATCACATTTGATGGCAATGGAGATTATCAAAAGATTTCCCAATGCCGTACCTGTACCTTATAAAGGAACAAAAGAAGCCAGCATGGATGTGATTTCTGGCAATATCGAGCTCAGCGTTGCTTTCTTAGGTGAAGTTGAAGGATTTTTAGACAAAGGTGACCTACATGCATTGGGTATTTCGGGACGTCGAGTTGTGCGCGGTGTGCCCACCCTAGAAAGTCAGGGCTTTGCCGGTGTTGGCGAAGTAGTCAACATGCACAGTTTACAGGTACCTAAATCCATGTCAGCAGAGCAATACAATGAGCTACGAGACATGGTTGTAAAGGCCGCACGAGCAGACAGCGTACAACGTGCCTATGCTGTAGACTATTGTGAGCCTAGCAACCTTGACGCTACAGCCACACAGCGTTGGTTCGATGGGCAAGTAGCCCTGTGGAAACGACTGAGTCAAGGTGTCAAACTGACTAAATAACAATGGCAGCGCCGGTCAGGTGATCGACGCCGGTTTTAACGACGCTTAGGGTGTGACCCTTTTACTGCTGTGATACACGTAGAACGCCGAACCGTAGCGAGCAATCGCAAGCACATTTAAACTACCAAATTTGGATATAAAAAATGAGCAAAACTACTAAGATTCGTTGGGTTATCGCCCATGAGCCTTTGAACCTTTTCATCCGTGCCGCTGAAGACTTTGAGCGTCGTGTAAACGAGCAACAGAGCGAGCACAAGATCGAAGTTGAAATCATGACTCTCACAGAGTACAGCCAGCGTTACAACGATGGCGTGGTTGTGACCAAGCATGACCTACTAGATCTCATGGAAGCAGGCAAGATCGAAATGAGCCAGATGTACACAACATGGCTCGCTGAGAAGTATGAACAAGACTTCTTGGTGTTCGACCTTCCTTTCTTGTTCAAGGATCACGAGCATGCAACCCGTGTGCTAGAAGGTGAAGTTGGTGAGACTCTTCTCAACAAACTCACAAACAAGTCAAATGTACGTGGCTTGAGTTTCACATACTCAGGCGGTTTCCGTCAGATGATTTCCAACAAGCAGGTCAGCACACTAGAAGAACTTGCTGGCACACCAGTGCGTTCAAACCGTAACCCTGTTGCACAAGCAACTATTTCTGCATTGGGCATGAAGCCTGTTGTTGCCGAAGTAGAAGATCTGCGCAAGGTCGTGGTCGAAGGTGAAGCTGAAGGTGGCGAAACCAACTACCCACGTATGTACCCACTACGTCAGAATGAAGTTACCAAGTCAGTGATTGACACAGGCCACAGCTTGTTCCTCACATCAATGATCATTGGTGACAAGTTCTGGGATAGCCTTAGCCCCGAAGTACAGGCTGTGATCAAGCAAGCCGCTATTCTTGCAGGTCGCGAAGAGCGTGCCGAAACCATCCGTGATGGTGCTCGTGCCGAGCGTCGCCTTGTTGAAGAAGAAGGTGCCAATATCGTTAAGTGGACACAAGAGCAACGTGATGCCGCCAAGGCCGCGCTGTCAGGTGTTTACGATCAGTTCCGTGACACATTCACACCTGGTCTCATCGAAGCGATTGAGAAGAAGGCTTAATAGGTAGTAATTTTGTATTACACAAGAAACCCTACCTAGTGTAGGGTTTTTTGTTGACAGCAAAAAGAAAACCGCATACAATCACTGCTGAGATATAAATATCTTCACAACAAGATCAACTTTTTGAGCAACCAGGGGTTGACAAGGAATAAATAAACATATACAATAGATGCTATGATGAACACTTTAAGATCATATTCGATATCATTTAAACAGATGGAGCCAACAAGTCTCTTGTGGCACCCCACCTGCCTACGTAATGATGCGATTGGGATCGGGGGTTCTGAGTAGAAGTCAGACAGTAAAATATTCTACACAGGACCCCAGGACTAAACACCCTGGGGTTTCTGTTTGTGCAAAAGGAAAAAAGAAGTTGACAGAAAAGATAGATTATAGTAAAATTGCCGATCGTATTGTTGAACAAGTAGTTGAGCATTCAAGGTTCGTGTTAGACGAACATCAGATGCAACGATTGCTTCAAGGCAAGATTGATCGAGCTCGACGAGAAGTTGAAGCCAGGGCAACATGCCCAATATGGCATACTGATCGATAGGTCGAGCACAGTGGACGTAGGCAACGAGGGCCGTGAGACCACTTTAAAAAAGCTCTAAACGGGCGGGGTCCTGGATGAAATCCTTGGCGGTAACAAGGAAAGTAAAATAGGCAAGCGGAGGATGTCTCCGCTTTGGCTCTGGCAACAGAGCCCATATTGAAGCACATTGCCGAACAGTCAAATGGCAATAGCCGATGAGTAGTGTGTTTCAATATGTCGAACAAGTTTCCAAACGCCGTTAAATAATCGCGATGGAAAACTTAAAAATAAACAATCCTTTGATCAAAGAAATTTGTCAAAGATTCACGACTCTACAATACAATGATGGCCTGCCAAGCAAAGCAGTAAAATGGGAAGCCAACGATGACTATGAAACAGCATCGGCTCAAGCCACAGCAGATCAATCCTTGAGAAACATATTACAAGGGCATCAGCATATAAAAAAGTCTTGCTACAAAATTTTTGGCGAGACACCTGCTGGAAGCTATTTTCTCAACGAACTTAAAAAACTAATCAAGTATGACAGTTATTACACTGCGGCATACTGGCCAAGAGGATTTATTGGGTGGCATACAGACAGCGATATAAAAGGACACTGCCTATTATGGACCTGGACTGCTGAAGGACAAGGATTTTTCAAATACAGAGATCCCAACACTGATACGATCATCCAAGTCGATGATCAACCAGGTTGGAGCGTCAAGGCCATGCGCCTCGGAGATCAGGACACAGATAGACTGTGGCACTGTGCAGCCGGTGTTGGATCAAGATGGTCGTTTGTTTTAATGTACGATGATGATCATACAGATCTTTATCAGAGTGCTAAATCGTTTATTTTATCAAAATAATTTAGGGGGTTGTTCTCTACGGCGGACTGTAAATCCGTTGCCTTTAATATGTAGAGTGGCCGGCGATTAGGTTCGATTCCTTCAGCCCCCACCAAGTTTACGGTCCTATCGATTAGGGGTAAAGTCATCGCCCTGTCACGGCGAAGTCACGGGTTCGAATCCCGTTGGGACCGCCAGTTTATTCCTCAGTAGCACAGTTGGTAGTTGCGCTTGACTGTTAATCAAGATGTCGGTGGTTCGAGCCCACCCTGGGGAGCCAAGTTAGTAAGGCCATTTATAGATATCTTGTATCTTTAATGGAACAGAGTTGACTTTTGATTTGTTATACAGTCGGATGATCACTCGTTTGTTTGTTTCACCAAAAGAGTAAAGAGAGTCCGACAGCTCTTGTCTGACAAAATCCGGCACATTTTTTTCTGAGATTATATCTTCATAGGTAGGCCAATCATCGCCTTGTACATTGATATATTCCTCATAGGTTATGTGTCGCAACTCTTTGGGTGATGGATTTCCGTGACATTGTACATAATCGCAAGCGAATCCAAATATCTGGGCGACTTGTAATATCCATGATATGTTTGGTGTACCAATAGGAACTATGTTGCAATTTCCAAATGCACCGTTGGTATCTACGTGTACACTTTCAAAACTCCAGACCATTTCTGGATTAAGTGATTCTGGTCCGAACACTGTTTCCATCAAACAGTGACTGACATTGGGATTTAAAATTTGAGAGAAAAATTGGAAATGATTGTGCAAGTGATATAACAATCCTAACACTATCACAGTGTCGCTTTGTTTGACCAATGGTGATATCAGATCTTTGTCGGTCACATCGCCTACAACAAAATCAATGTTAGAGTGAGTGATTCTTTGTTTGGCTTGCTCTATCAGATGAGATCTGATGTCGACTGCAAAAACATGTTTGGCACCAAGATTTAAGATATGAGAAGTAGATAGTCCGTTGTTGCAGGCTAAATCTAAGACATTTTTATTTTTGATTATATCAAGATTTTGTCGTAGATATGTCGACATTGGAATGTTTGAAACAGATTTGATGTCTTGCATGATAATAATTATCCAACAACTGATTACTTGAACCAATTTTATGCCCCTGTAGTTTAATGGTAAAACAGCGGATTTATATCCCGTAGCAACAGATAATTGGTTAATGCAGGTTCGACTCCTGCCGGGGGTACCAGTTAATGTATCGGTAGTTCCAACTGGCAGAACGACAGTCTCCAAAACTGTATGATGGGGGTTCGAATCCCTCCCGGTACGCCAAATAATGCAACGGTGGCAGAGTGGCCCAATGCAACGGATTGCAAATCCGTAAAACCGCTGGTTCAAATCCAGCCCGTTGCTCCATTTACGTGATGCTTGAACCTGGCCCTGAAAGCCAGTCTGCACTTTTGACCTATGCAGGGCCTCTCACAACATTTTAGGAAGTGTGGCAGAGTCCGGTTTATTGCACCTGTCTTGAAAACAGACGATCAGAAATGGTCCGTGAGTTCGAATCTCACCGCTTCCGCCAAATAGAAATACGGAGAGGTCCCATAATGGTATTGGAGCGGATTGCTAATCCGTCGACTTGCGAAAGCAGGTTTCTGGGTTCAAGTCCCAGTCTCTCCGCCATACGCCTGTAGCTCAGTTGGACCAGAGTATCACGCTACGAACGTGAGGGCCGGAGGTTCGAATCCTTCCAGGCGTGCCAGAATACGATGGTGTAGTTAGTGTCAGCGGTCAGCACTACGGATTGTGATCCCGTCAGCATGGGTTCGAATCCCATACTACACCCCATACAATTTGCCCCGGTGACGGAATTGGTATACGTGTTGGTCTTAGAAACCAAATTTTAGGAGTTCGAGTCTCCTCTGGGGCACCAAACATCGCGACTGTGGTGGAATCGGTAGACACAGCAGACTTAAAATCTGCCGCTTATAGCGTGCCGGTTCGATTCCGGCCAGTCGCACCATGATATAAGTATTGATATGAAAAATATTGTCATTGCTGGAGATTCTTGGGGTTGCGGCGAATGGGCTGAACAACATGATTCAAGCGACGATCAATATCTGTTACACAAAGGTGTGGCACAATATCTTTCTGACGACGGTCATTTTGTTATAAATGTGGCCAAAGGCGGAATCTCTAATTTCCAAGCTGTAGATCGACTTGATAGACTATTGGATCAAATCTGCGATACATCGAAAATAGATTTTATTCTATTCTTCCAGTCTGAGTGGAGCAGAGACATAGATTTTAGCCAGTTAGATAAGTCATATACAGAATTAAAATCAACTCTAATGTCGAGTGTGTATTATACACTCAGCCAGTTGGCCCAGAAGTATCAAGTCAAGATACACCTAATAGGCGGCATGGCTGATACTGTAAAATTAGAGGATTGGAACACAGAATATCCTGGTACAGAGATACTGTGCCAAAGCATGTTTAATTTTGTCAAACACAATGACAAAGATATCAATGCTCCTGTGCATGATTGTTTTTTATTATTAGATCCTGCAAAGATACAACAACTCAAGAGCAAATCTAACATGGACTTAGAAACCATAGTCGATGACATCGACCTGGCAAATACTCGATTAAAAAATCTCCGAGACTGCACCGAGCTGTTTTGGCCCGACGGAGTACATGCCAATCGAGTAGCTCATAAAAAATTACATGAGTTAATCAACGAACAATTGATGCAGTAATCATACAATAAGTTTCGCGAGTACATCAATGCGTCTCCTTGACAGACACGCCGCTTGAGTCTCGCACCCAATAACCGAGTGTAGGAAAGTCTGGTTCAATCCGCCTGCTTTGGGAGCAGGAGACCGAAGGTTCGAATCCTTCCACTCGGACCATTTAATGCCCCCTTGGACAAATTGGTAAAGTCGTCTCTCTCAAAAGGAGAAGTTGTTCTCAGTTCGAATCTGAGAGGGGGTACCATATGCAGGTATAATTCAGTGGTAGAATGTCTCGTTGCCAACGAGAATGTCGTCGGTTCGAACCCGACTACCTGCTCCACACATGCATCCTTAACTCAGCTGGCCAGAGTGCCCTCCTTACAAGTGGGAAGTCGGGAGTTCGAATCTCTCAGGATGCACCAAGTTTTGTTGTAGTGTTAGCAAGAGAAAGACACGCTGGCTAGGTTTCTTCGAAGGACCGAATCAGTAGAAGGTGGCGGGTTCGATGCCCGACGGATCGGAAGATCCGGGTACATGGTGGCGTACTATCTGGTCCGGTATCCCAAGTAACGTACCGAGTCCTGCCCGGGCTAGTTAATCCAGGTGAATGGTGTCAATAACGATGGTGACACGTCTGCAACAAATTCAATATGCCGCTTTAGCTGATGTGGTCATAGCAACGGACTGAAAATCCGTGGAACCCTGTTCGATCCGGGGAGGCGGCACCAACAAGCCCTATTCGTATAATGGTATTACGTCGGTTTTGTAATCCGAATACGGGAGTTCGATTCTCTCATGGGGCACCATGTTTACCGTTTTGTTGTTTTTGGACAACAAGGCAGTTGACGATGAAAACACTTTAGCCTACAATAGAGGCTTAGTTAGTTAAATGTTCTTTAAAAATTTAAATGTATAGTCCTTATACACATGAGCACTAAAGGCTAAAGAGCTCGGCCCATGTTGCGGAAACAGCTTCGCCTTTTGGCGTGGTTGGTAGGTTCAATTCCTACAAAGTGTTCAGCTGTATAAGGATTCGGGGGAGTCTAATCTCCTGTAGGCGGCTTGCCGTCTACGAAGGATAAGTGCCGTGAGGTGCCCAAAGATGCGATGCCTACACAACATCGCCAGCAATGGTCCATTTAGACAAGCCTGCTCACACCCGTGAGGGTGCGTTCACTGAGAAGACCGGTGGATGTAACAGCAAAGCTGATGTAGTGGAAAGAACGCTGATCGACAGGCCGCAAGGAACCTGGGTCGGTGGAAAGTAACAGGTGGTGCTGACTTCACTACAAAACCAATCAGTCAACTGGTATGAGAAAGGGTAGTGTGTTGGTCCGAAGGGTCGCTCCTAAGGGCTGGCATGCAGTATTAGTGGTCCGTGGGTTGCGTCGTGAGACGTGGCACATAGGTCGCAAAATACGACTGAGTAATCCGCGAGATGAAAGGTACGTGGTGTGTTGTATTCTGCATTCCAAAAGAGTGTGGAGCAACTGAGGCAGCACATCATTGTAGGTTCGATATAGCCTAATGGTAGGGCGATTTCCTTCTAAGAAATAGACTGTTGGTTCGACTCCAACTATCAAACAAAAACGCAAAGACTGCCTCGGTCACGTGTGAAAAGCATCTAACGCTTCAGCCGTAAGGTAATGAAGTCAGACGTAGCTCGCAAGGTGAAATCTGTTTATGCTGGAAGTTTCGTAAGGTGTTAGCGCACCTGAATGGCTCGCAAGGTCAACGGAGAAGAAAGCGTAGAGTAGCATGTGATGTCAAGACTACTGCCTGTCTTTAAACGGCGATGCTGGTAGCAGACCGAGATACCGCAAGGGTTTCGGTGGATGTCAGGAGAAGGTACGCTCGCAAGGTGTACTATAATGCCTGAGGTGTTACTGGGCAAGGTGTAATCTCAGCCTTCCACAATCAACAAAACCGCTCCGGCGGTTTTTTCTTTTTCTGTTCGGGTGTAGTGTAATGGTAACACCACAGACTTTGACTCTGTTATTCTAGGTTCGAGCCCTAGCACCCGTGCCATTGCTCCTATAGGTAAATGGTATACCGACGCCATGGTAAGGCGTAATTCTAAGTTCGATCCTTGGTGGGAGCACCAGGATTTTTAAAGGAGAGACTGTCATGTCTAGTGACAAGAGTGACAAACTGTTGGGGGTGTGGTGAAATGGTATCACAGCAGACTTTTAATCTGCCAATTTCGGGTTCGAGTCCCGGCGCCCCTACCATATAAAAACACATTACTAAGAGTCCATATTCAGAGCGTGGCATAGTGTGTTTCTATATGGTAACGTAGCATAGCGGCTAATGCACCACCTTCATACGGTGTTTATCGTGGGTTCGAGTCCCACCGTTACTACCAATTTCCGCCCGTAGTCTAATGGATAAGGCAACGGTCTTCTACACCGTCAGATGTGGGTTCGACTCCTGCCGGGCGGGCCAAAAATACGGCCCTTAGTTCAATGGATAGAATGCGATGCTTCGAACTTCGAGATGTGGGTTCGATTCCTGCAGGGCCGGCCAAATCGCTCGGATAGTTAAATGGTATAACGGTCGCTTGATAAGCGATTATTCCAAGTTCAATTCTTGGTCTGAGCACCAAAAATATTTGCCAAACTTGTCAACGAGCGTGTGGTCTACGGCGTTATATGTATAGCACATCACAAATTGTGCTGTTTCTAAACAAAGGAGAACTTTATGAAACTCGTAGCTACACTAATCGCAAGTTTGTTCGCTGTATCCGCTTTCGCACAGGCACCTGCTGCCAAGAAAGAAGAAGCCAAGCCAGCCGCGGCTGCTCCAGCACCTGCTGCCAAGCCAGCAGAGAAAAAAGCTGAGCCTGCCAAAAGCGACGCTAAAAAAGACGACAAAAAAGCCGACGCTCCTAAGAAGTAATCCTGCTCATGTCATCGTACTCACGTTGGATGACAGTGAGTACGAGTTTGAAGGAGATGATTACCTACATGTAGGATATCGAAGACCTGAACTGATCCATGTTTACTTTGACGAAGATGTTGAACTAAGCGATCATGTAAAGTTTAGGTTATGGCTTGCCAGACAACTGGCGTTAAAGAAGTACAAGGAAACCTGGGGATGACCCGGGTTTCTTTTTGGGGGATTAGTTAAATGGGATAACATCGGCTTTGCAAGCCGAGATTGAGAGTTCGATTCTCTCATCCTCCACCAAACACTTGACAGTCACTAAATATTTTAGTAAAATAAAGTATCCAAGGAGACTGCGATGCAACAAGAAAAAACACCAGTGCCACAATATTTTTTCTCTCCCGGAGAATGGGATAGATTAGGATGCGGACCATTGCCGCCTGAGCGCAATCGTGATTTACAGAAAGCCATGGAACGCAGTGTTGAACACAAAGAAGACACAGGCAAAGGATATAACTGATGGGATGGATAGCAGTATTGATTATTGGTTGTTTGGTCGTTTATTTCATGGTCAAAAGCAAAGATCATGAAAACGATGAGTAAATAAGATTACTATGCGAGAGTATGCACCCAGCGGCGCTCCTGGATCTGCTGGCAATGTTGATGTGGTGAGAGGCCACAGGTCGCGCGAAGACCGTACATGTCTCGATAGTTTCGTGAACTGCCTACAACGCCCAAGACAGTAGGAGTTAGCCGAAAGGCCATGCGGGCATTATTGTTGTAATCCCTTCAAAACGAAGGCATGTTGGACGTGGGTTCGATTCCCACCAGGTCCACCAAAAGAGGATTAAAGTATGGATGACGATTTGGCAAGATTTGCGATGGGTATGGTAGCTGTGATCGTCATTGGAGCCATAGTCCTTTTCTGATGGGCCTGACCAGGTTTCGACAGCGTGAGATAGTGGAGACGGCAACACGGCAAAGCAGAAGCCGTAGGATTGGGGATTCCCGGTCGTAGAAGCAAAAAAAAGTAAACGCAAATGATGAGGTTTACGCTTTAGCCGCTTGATCGGTTAAATGAGGATTCCCAGGTGTTCCTTATCACCCAAACACCTGGTTGACTTCTTTTGTTTTTTCTCGTATAATTACACATTCGCTCTTTAATAATTGACAGCATTATGCTCGGTTCGTCTATCGGTCAGGACACCGCCCTTTCACGGCGGGAAGAGGGGTTCGATTCCCCTACCGAGTACCATAAGAAAACTCTTTGAAGTGTGGCTACACTGGAGAACAGTAAACTTCCGATGAAACCGGTCGAAGGAAGAACCTGCCAGGAAGATACGGAGCTATACAGTCGGGTTCGATTCCTGCAAAGAGTTTTCTTATGGTAAGTGATGTGAGAGAAAGTGGTTAGTCACCACCCCGATTGCCAGGGGATGACACCACCCTCGACCGCTGTGGGCCGCAAGGACCATGATCGTTTGACTAACGATCGAACACATGTTGGAGGGGAGATGGTAGCCAGGATACGCAATGAGCTCGACGTGCTCGCGATCGTTGTAGGTTACGCACTCTTAAACACGCAGGCAGTATCGCTATCCATAATCTACATAGACTCAACAGTGATGCATTATTATATTCCTGGTGCTACTATAAGCTGGGGCCACTCACTGCTATGTTTAGCGACGCTAGATCGATCCGAGTATCCGGTAGTTTTCTAGCCTCTCGCAACCCCAATCGGTCTGGGCTAAACTCTGTGCTCTGTATGATCGGCCTCGACAGCTGGTCCTCTGCATCGCAGGTCACTGAGCATCAACACAGACTCCGCATAATCGTAAGCGGAACTAACAATCGCGGAGTATATCAGTGGCAGATGGCGAGTCTCATAAGCTCGAGGTCAGTGGTTCGAATCCACTCTCCGCAACCAAAAATGCAGGGTTCGTATAGTGGTAATACCTCAGCCTTCCAAGCTGATGCGGAGAGTTCGATTCTCTTACCCTGCTCCAGAACGTTCCGTTGTCAACGGATAGTGCGACCCGCACGATGAGAAGTGAGCTGACACTCACGGGTGGTCCCAGTCTAACCCTAACTGGCGCTGGCAATGCGTTAATCCCAGAGACGGCAAGCGGATGCCTCGGTGGCCTTAGACTATCCTGCTGAGGGGGCGGAAACCGATGGGCGGATGTTGTAATAACCAACCAGGATGCCACAGGCGCTTAAAATGACCGCGGTCTCTGGCGAAGCTTTTATAAAGGAAAAATAGCATGGCAAGAATCACATCAGAAAAAGCAGTACAAGCAGTAGGTAACCGTTACGATCTAATCTTGGTCGCTAGCCGACGTGCCCGTGAGTTGTCTAACGGTCATGCTCCTCATATCACAACCAATGATACCACAGTGGTCAAGGCCATTAGAGAAATTGAGCAAGGCCATATCGGTCGAGATTATCTTTACAAGAGCCAAGACATCGAGCGAAAAAAGACAAAATCCTAGATTTTTGCCAAAAGAGATATATACACATATTATGCTGTCATTCATTCACGAACTAACTGATCCACTGTTAGATTATCTCAAGGACGATCCTGTGCGCCCGGATATCCCTCGCGAGTTCCGTGTAAGTGGAAAAAGGTTTGTCAGTGCCTTGGTAGAAGATCAGCCCAAGGCCATGGTTTGTGTAAGTTTGCATGACTTTGTTCCTGCCACAGTAGAAGATCTTGCACGTGATCCGCAAGAACCCAACACAGCTATATTCTACACCATTTGGAGCTATGTTCCTGGAGCCGCTGGCGAACTCCTGTTTGCCACAGTAGACGAAATCCGTCGACAGTTTCCCACTGTCAAACGCTTTGTGACACTGAGCCCAAAAACTGAAATGGCCCGACGCTTCCATATCAAAAATGGTGCTCAAGTTTTCAGAGAAAACGACAGCACTGTAAACTACGAATATATACTTGCATGAGCAAGTTCACAGACACTCTGAAAGCCGCTCTAGAGAAAAAACATGCCGCGGCTCATCCTGACACTAAGTCTGACTCAAAAGACGATGGTAAATCAAAAACCAAACGAGCAGTTCCTGTGATCACAGGGAAACCTGTTAAAAAGGTCACTGGACGTGGACGCTAGTATTTGGGATTTACCCTGGTGGCAATTGGGTTGGGGATTAGCAGTGGTGGCCAACTATGTGTATTGGTGCATCATCTACTCCCAAATCTTTGATTGACCTAAAATACCATTTCTAGTATAATACTAGCATGGATTTTTACATAGACGAAGCGTATCTCACTGATGTCACGATACGGACTGAATATCCTCGCTACGATAATCGAACGGATCTTACCCCAGAAGAACTACTGGACATAATCAAGAATCCTACAGCGATGACTTCGATATCTAACAAAGATCATCCTGAATTTACCTATCTGCGAGAGCAGTTAGAACAACAAGGCTTCATAAAAGTCGAGCGTGGTTGGTGGAATGGAGATCGTGTATTAAAAACATTTCAATTAAATGATGTTGAGTTTAAAAAGCACAGTCAGTTTCCATGTGCCTCGGCTATGAAGCATCATTTAAAGTTTGCAAAACTATATAAACAAAAGAAAGGAGCATAAGATGCCTAGTGTATTTTTAGTCAGCGACACGCACTTTGGTCACGCAGGTGTCTGTCGCTTCACACGTAACGATGGTGTTACAAAACTTCGACCTTGGACAGATCCCGACGAAATGGACGAAGCCATGGTCCGGGCCTGGAACGAAAGAGTCCGGCCCACAGACAAGGTTTACCACTTGGGAGACGTCGTGATCAACCGCAAGGCGTTAAAAACTCTTGCTCGCTTGAATGGAGACAAAGTTTTGATCCGCGGTAACCATGACATCTTCCCAGATGTGGAATATCGAGAATACTTCCGTGAACTACGTGCTTATCATGTTATGAACGGAATGATATTGAGTCATATTCCTATCCATCCAGAAAGCCTGGGTCGCTTTGGAGTAAACATTCACGGTCACTTGCATGCCAATCGTGTAATGGTGCCATTGGCAACCAGTGGAGTTCTTGATCGGATTGACACAAGATATCACTGTGTGTGCGTGGAACAGACTCCAGACTTTGCACCTATCCTGTTTGAAGATGTTATCAAACGCATCGAAGCAGAAGGTGGTGTAGTAGGTTTTCAAAATGGCAATGGTCCCACAATGTAAGGAGAGTATTATGCCGATGTACGAAGCAACTGTAAGAACGCCCGAAGGCGAAAAGAAAGATCGTGTGTATGCCAAGGATTTACAAGAAGCACGACAACTGTTGGAACAGCGGCATGGTCCTAGGAATGTTCCTTATCAGCCACATATAATTCCCAGTTAGGTGTCGATCAGCCTCGCTCACTTGGCCGACGTCAATAAGTGCCGATAGCGAAATGATCGGGTGACGATTACCGCGAGGTAACAAGAGCCGCAGAAACCAAATGTCTGCGCCGGACTGGGTAACCGGCATACATACTCCATGTCAAAAATATTCAGCCTAGAACCTGCCATCGATCCCAATGCAAGACCCACGTTCTTGTTGGATTGGGAGTTGACACTGAAGTGTAACTTGGACTGTAGCTACTGTCCTACTCCCCGACAAGTTCCTTTGTCTTTGGCCTATCATGACAACACAGCCGATCATCCGCCCTTGGATGAGTGTTTGAAAACCATAGATTTCATGTACGAATATGTAGATGCTTACATGGAATACAAACCTCGCTGGACTCGTGCTGTGGTATTAAATGTCTACGGTGGCGAAAGTTTGTTCCATCCAGACATAGTCGAAATTTTGAAGCAAGTAAGGATACGGCACGAGAGATATAAAGATCGTTGGCCTCTCACTGTCACTTGCACTACCAATGGAGTAGTAGGCCAGAATCGAATGTCTGAGATAGTGGATCTCATAGACGAGTTTACAGTGAGTTATCACGCTGAGTCGTTGGAAAAACAAAAATCGCAGGTAAGAGAAAATCTGTTGTTGATAAAAAATCACAATCGACGACTGAAATGTGTGATCTTGATGCATGGCAATCAAAAACACTGGCCTGATCTGTTAGAACTCATTGATTTCTGCAAGCAACACGATATCAACTGCTTGCCAAGACAGCTGGATGGGCCAATCAACAGCAATTATAATCCGGAGCAAATAGTTTGGTTCAAAGATTTTTGGAAACAAAAGAATCCACCCAAGAGCCAGAAAAAACAGTCTCAACTTCTGTCCGATAAAACAACAGCACTGGAATCTACCAATGTCAAATTGACCAATGTTGGTCGTGCTTGTTGCGGTGGACGTTTGATGTGTACCAACTCGGAATTAAAAAATCCGATCTTTTATGTGCCAGACAATGTGTTCACCGGGTGGCATTGCAGTGTGAATTGGTTCTTTCTTTATGTCAAACAGCACACACGAGAAATATTCACCAACAAAGATTGCAGGATGAGATTTGATGGCACTGTGGGTCCAATTGGCGATCTCGATCATGCACAGGATCTAATCAACCAAACAAAAAACCTACTCCACAACCGATCCATGCCAGTGATCACCTGTGCCAAAGACCATTGCTGGTGCGGACTGTGCTCTCCAAAAGCAGAAACCAAACAAGATTTTTTAAAAATCATGGACAAACACATCACTGAAAAAGTATTACGGTAATCTTGATTGTTGCATTATCAACTACGATAATGTATAATTACTAACTTAGAGCGAGGATAAAAATGTCAAAAAAACTCAACCGTAAGAAACCAGGATACACCAAAAGTGGCGAAATCAAGATCGTTAGCTTGAACTCGAAACAATTGACTGAGCTGATGGAAAAAACACAGCAAAAGAAAAAACGTGCCAAGATACAACGTAGGATTTGGCAACTGACTGGTCAACCAATGGTCGCAGTCTCTGACATATCCGCAGAGTAAAATCACGCCCTGTTAGTTAAATGGTATAACAGTTGATTTGTAATCATCAATTGGCAGTTCGATTCTGTCACGGGGCACCAACCAACACAAAGGAAACCTATGAGAGCAGGCTCAAACTTTAAAATGTCCAAACAAAGCAAACGCTATCTAGCTACCATCATTGACCCTCATCGTCGGGGTGAAATCAAAAAAGGCACTGTCCAAGCCGAATTAGCCAGCCAACAACAAGTACGTCAGCCAAGAGGAGAAAAGCGTTAAAGACCCAGCATGGGGCATGTGTTGTTAAATACCACATGCTTCATGTAGAAACTGCACAAACACTAGGGCCAGGTCTCTGGTACCTAAACAAAGTTTTCGATGACCGTACCTATCGGGAGATACGTCGATGTTATCGAGAGACTGCCACAGGTTGGCAATGTCTCTATCCTAACAGGCTAATGAGCCTGCCAAACAATCCAGACTACGATTATCTACAAGAAGTAGCCCTGGACATCAACCTCGCTGTCAGCGAACTCACCGGACTGCAACTACGTCCACTCAATCAAGAAATATTCATTGACCTACCAGGCCATCAGCTTACATGGCACTTTGACAACAACAACTACAAGGTTCTTCTGCAAGTGTACTGCGGAGATATACCTCAAGCCAACATGGGTACACAATGGTACGTAGGTGATAAAAACCCTAGTTTATTCTCTCGGTACGGAGTTAATTCTATTGTAGATGTGCAAGGGTTAGACATCGTAGAAACTGCGTATGCCCCTAATGCCGGCTATGTCAATGACAATACTATTAAAAAAGCCCACGGAACACGGCGGATAGCACCAGGGCTCAGCAGAGAAAGTGTGCTTTTTACTTTCGGATAAAAAAAGTTTCGCAGATATTGTGATGCAATAAGTAATCCGTTACAATAAACTCTTGTAACTTCTTTCGAAAGGAAAAATGAATGTTTAAAAAAATTGTTATCGCAGGTGCAATCGCAGCCGTGGCTGCCGGTACTGCCCTAGCACAAAGTACGCCTACTGCCAGTAGCAATCTTGGCGGGGGAGTTCAAGTTTATGGTATCATGGACATGGGCGTGATGAGCGCCAACAAAGTAGGAGCAGCCAATGGCAGTCTCACTACAACTGTTTGTGGTATCGACCAGACATGCCGTCTGGGTTTTCTAGCATCTGAAGACCTCGGTGGTGGTTTAAAAGCTGGTGCTAAATTGGAAAGCCAGATCGACGGATCCAGTGCCAACGGTAGTTCAGGATCACAAGGTCTTGGTTCTGCTTCTGGTTCTGCCAATGCTGTGTTTAGCCGTGGTGCCAACGTATTCCTTGATCATTCTAAATATGGTCGTTTGACCATGGGTCGTCAGGACAATGCGGCTTGGTCTACATATTCGTCATTGGATGGTCGTAGAAACTCAAACTTTGGTTCTATCACCAACTTCATCGCTGACGGTTCTAGCTTTGGTGGTACTAGTACAGCCAAAACAGGTCTAGCCAACTACACTGGTTCACCATTTACCAGCAACACAATTCGTTATGACACGCCATCATTCTACGGTTTTAACGCCACATACGCTCGTGTGTTTGGCAACACCGCAGGCGATGCCGACAAGAGCTCTGCAGATCAATATGTTCTGCGCTATGACAACAACGGTATGTTCTATGGTGCTGTTGGTTCATACAAAGTCAACAACTCGTCAGGCAATGCCGCAGGTGAAAACCTCTTTGCCGGTGTTGGTGCTCGTGTAACCAAGGACTTGACATTGACTACTAGCTATTTCAATCTCAAGAACCCTAGCAACGTATCTGGCACCAACGGAGATTATGATCTCTACAGCCTAGGTGCTCGTTATCGAGTCAATCCCAAAGTTGATGTTACCGCAGGTCTCTATCAACTCAAAGACAACAATAACTCAGCCAACGGAGCAAGCCTCCAGTCAGCACAAGTTACATACTCGTTTAGCCGTCGTACACAGGTATATCTAGCAGGCTCGTTTGTGCAAAACAAAGGTGCCACAGGTATCGCAGCCTATGGTGGTGGTGGTGCTAACTTGAACTCTCTAGGGACAAGCAACTACTTGGCAGCCGCTGGGGTAGATCAATCAGCTTATGCAGTTGGTCTACGTCACTCGTTCTAAATCAAGAACGTACAATCAAAAACACACAGGAAACCCCTGTGTGTTTTTTTTGACTTATGTTTGAAATATTTTTTTACGCTCTACTTGGAAGTTTGTCCGGGGTCATCACAGGATTGATACCTGGCATAGGACCAGCACAGTTATTGGCTATTGCCTACATGGCCTTGCTGGCCTTGGATCCTATACAGCTGGCCGTGTTTTATATAGGATTGATAACCACTAGTCAGTATCTAGATTCAGTGCCTGCTACATATTTTGGTGTTCCTGGCGAGGTCAGCGCGATTCCTGCTAGTTACGAAGGTCCTCGACTGATGGCACAAGGATTAGGACATCAAAGCATAAGAATGACTGCTATTGGAAGGATCATGGCCAGTGGTATCGCTGTAGTGTTGGGTGCGATGTTGCTGAGTGTAATCTTACAAAGCACCTGGATATTTAAAAACAATGTGCAGTTGGTACTATTGCTGATGGCAGTGGTAGGAGTGGCTGTGACCAGCCAGTGCAATTGGTGGCGTACTATTGTAGCTATGTCTCTGGGTTACCTTATCGGAAAAGTAGGATTCGATTATACCACAAATACAGACATACTCACTTTTAATATACCCCACTTGCAAGAAGGTCTCCCTTTGTTGTCTGTGCTTATGGGGTTGTATGTTATACCGTTACTGTTGGTTGAACTAGCTAAGACCGTAAACCTTCACACTGATCCTGCGCCACAAACTACAAATGCGTTATCTGTAAAACCCTATGTGCCTACTATGATACGGAGTGGGGTCATGGGTTGGTTTTTAGGATTGGTTCCGGGACTGAGTTATATTCTAAGTGCCACTGGCTGTTATGCCTATGAAAAATGGCGACGCATACGAGCCAATCTCTACAAGCCTGGCGATATGCACAGCATGGTAGCGGCTGAGACTGGAAATACCAGCGGAGCTTTCAGTACCTTGATTCCACTGATGATTTTTGGTATACCTATCACCATATCCGAAGTGATCCTGTACAATCTCATGTTGACCACAGGAGCAGACTTCAGTCGCGGCGGTTTTTTACTGAGCAACTATCACTGGTTACTAGGCAGCTTCTTGTTGGCCAATGTGCTAGGGTTAATTTTTTGCTGGCCGTTGGCTGTGCGAATGGCGCACTGGGTTACTAAAATAAATCTCCGCGTGACCTGGATCACAATAATTACTGTGGTATCTCTATGTGTGCTATGGCAAGGATATTACAATCAAACGATCTTGCTATACAGTACAGTATTTGCTATAATGATAGTGATAGGCCTGGTATGCATGAGATATCGAGTAGATTTACTGCCGGTGTTGTTTATATACTTGCTACAGAACAACGTCGATCAGGCAGTGTTCAATCTGTGGCAGATTTATTTTAAAGGATAAAAAATGTTTCGACTTTCAACTTTCGTACTGGCTATGTGTCTAGTTATGGGTGTGCAAGCCAAGGAACGACAAATCAGTGTGATTTATAGCAGTCCTGCAGGTGGTATCATTGACGGTACCAACAAGGCCATGCAAGAACAATTGGAAAAAAATAACTGGCGTGTGGACGCTGTACGAGCTCCAAACTGCAGAGCCGCCAAAGCATGGCTAGACAACAATCCTGGCAAGCCAGCGGTGATGAGTTTCCAAGTCGAAGAAGATGCATACACTCGAATGGCACCGGGTGCAGCCGATGCTTGTGGCATGACTATAGAACCTAAAAACGTAGCCGCAATCAGCATAGCCAACCACTATGTGGTATGTAGTATGTTGCCCCCTGAAAAGGCCTTGCCTAAATTCTTAGCCGGTGGTAACAAGATCGGCGTCACATATTTTGCCAGCACCAATGTAGTAGTAGCAGAAAATTTGGTCAAAACACTGAATCTCAAAGACACTAAAGTTTTAAGATTCCAAGGCCAACCGAAAAACACGCAAGCCTTGGTCAGTGGAGATGTTGACTTTACCATTGGCACCAATGCGGCTAGTATCACCAGTGCTGGTGGTCAGTGTTTCTTGAGCACAGCGGCCAAACCCGTGGCAGAAAAAATGGGTTGGAAAAGTATAACTGATCTAGATCCTAAGAATCCTTGGATAGGCTCTGGTCAGATGTATGTGTATCTGGCATTCAACACAGACCCTGATACTATAGCCAAAGAAACAATAGAAGTGGTCAAAACTAATCCGATCCTGATAGAATACAATAAGACTAACTCGTACCCAACAGGTATCGCTGCCGGTCAGACCAAAGATCAGCAATGGAAAACCATCCAGAATCATATCAATCGTTATCTTGCTAAATGATGGAATATCCTAAATTTATCCCCGACGGAAAATTTAATCGGTTTGGATTTTTTCAAGTTGGGGATGATTGTTTTTACAGCAAACTGGATGCTGTCAGACACAGTGTTACCACTGGAGAACAAGTTGAGTGGAATTTTAATGACTCAATACTGTCTTCTTGCGACTGGCTAGTCGAACCAACTCACACTATAGAAGAGTTATACAAGCAACGTGCCCAGCAAATCAGAGACAAGTATGATTATGTTGTAGTAATGTTTAGCGGAGGTTGCGACAGCACTGCTGTACTAGATTCCTTTGTTGATAACAACATCCAACTCGACGAAGTAATGATTTGGCACTGGCTCGACGGCAACGGTGGTAATCTTCATGCTTTCATGACTGATGAAATTTTTCATTTAGCTATCCCACATGCGTTAAAAAAGTTACAAGGTCTTGGTACGCGAGTGACTTTGCATGACAACAGCGACTGGGAAAGAGAACGTATGCAGGATCCTGAAACTAGGAACCAGTGCTGGAGAGGAATCAACAACATACACAATCTAGCCTTGCAAGGACGTTATTTCAGTCCAACACAAGGTATCCATCAGAGATTCCGACATATAAAAAAACTAATCGATCAGGGAAAATCTGTTTGCTTTATATGGGCTGAGGCCAAGCCCAAGATTTCATTCGATCGAGAACTTAACAAACATTACTACTGGATCGAGGATCACTATGCGTGTTTGCCTCAACCCATGCAACAATGGAAAAACGATCCAACAGAAAATCACGAGCATTTTTTCACACAAGATGAGTTGCCTGAATTGATGATAAAACAGGCTCATATATTATTAAATTGTGTAAAAGAATGGAATCAAGATAACTTTGTCGAGTATGTACACGAAAAAAGAGCCATCATGGGTCCGCACGGATTCATGGTCGGTGATCCCAGAGGTTCGTGGGGTCGAACTGTTCGGGATGAAAAAGATTGGCAGATAGAATATGATGTGTATCATAAACTGATCTATCCTGGACATCAGCCCGGCGGCTATGTACAATGGAAACAAGTGGGTCGTGCAGTGCATCCTGCTCACCAATGGCTCGCTAACGAATTTCCATTGCAAGCTAAACATTGGTATCGTGACTACATCAACACCTTTTCCAAATTGCCCGATTCGTGGACTCATTATCGTGGTACTCTTGAGCAGAATCTCAAACGATTAGATAAAAAATACTACATAGAATAATCATGTTTTTTTATCTGCCTGTATCTTTACCGTTGCCACCTAAGAATCTCATCTCTGAGATAATGAATCCTGATTTTGATCTAGTACAAGATCCTGCACAAAAACAAAGATTTCAGACCAGTGGAGGCAAATATCTTGAAAGATCATTGACCTACCAAGAAAAAATTTATCAAACTCGTGTACAGTATCGATATCTACTGACTGACAAATTAAATCAATGGATAGATGATAATTTACCATCCAATTATCTTGCGGCTAGTTTGGCTGTAAGCAAAGGAAGCAGTCCTGTGCATGGACCACACATTGATTACAATAGACACTATATTTTATATCTGTCTTTAGACAATGGTGGAAACAATGTGTTGACTTCATTCTGGAGGAAATCAGGATGCCCCATAGAGTTTGAATCTCCAGAATGGCCAGGTATAGCGCAAGATTATCCTGATCTAGAACATCTAAAATCTGTAGTGTTACGACCCAATCAATGGTATTTGCTCAATGGCTGGATTTATCACAGTGTAGAGAATGTTGAATCAGATCGTGTTAGTTTGCAAATTGACTACAATGAAATAAATTTATGTCCAAATTAAAAGTAGCCATCACAGGTACTACGCAAGGACTCGGTCAGTACCTTAAACAAGTGTTTGAACAACACGAACATAGTGTATTAGAGTTCAATCGTAGCAACGGGTATGATATTAAACATCCTCAGCGTATTGTCGACCAAGCACAAGACTGTGATTTGTTTATCAACAACGCCTATGATGGATATGGGCAAGTGGATCTTCTTTATGCCTTGGTAGACCGTTGGGAAAAACAAAGCAATAAGTTTATCATAAACGTTGGCAGTGAACAAACACGTCGCTGGAGCAATCATCACGGTGATACCATAGTTCCATTTGATTGGCGCGAAGGTCAAAGATCAATACAGTATCGTAGTCATAAACTAAGTTTGTCAGAAGCTAGTAACTATCTTTATCAAGTCATGACATGGCCACAAATCATGTTAGTCGACATCGGTATGCTAGATACTCAACCTGCTGGATATTGGAGTAAACATCGCACATCCAGACAACCAATCCGTTGCGAAGATGCGGCACGCCTTATCTATGATTTGTTTGATCGTAGAAATCTACATTTTGTTAGCGAAGTGGTACTGAGACCACTGGTCTGGATGGAAGAATAAGTAAGAATATGACTATTACCTGTTTACCATTGCCGTTTCTTTCGTCCCCTCCAGAGCAGTATGTTGAACAATCTCTGGAATACAAAACACAAGAGTTATCCAACGCATTCGGTTCTCCGAGTTTTTATAGTTCTCGTATGGTAGCCAAGGACGGGGTCTTGTATCAAACACGGAGTCAAAAACGAATACCATTAGAAGGCGATTTTACCGAATGGTGTCATGAAAATATTGATCCAAAATGTTATCATTGTAGCATTTGTGTCGCTGATGGCCCAGGGCCATATCATGGCCCACATGTTGATCCTTACAGAGATTACGGACTTTTATATGTTACAGATACCGGAGGGTCATCTGTTACTACATCTTTTTGGCAGAAAAAAAATTCACCAATGATTTATCCAAGAGATACTGAGCAGTTTGTATCAGAAGATTATAGCGACGAACTGATACTTATTGATCGGTTTGTATTACAACCCAATCAGTGGTACCTACTTAATACAAGAATTATTCACAGTGTTGAAAATGCAACATCTCGCCGCATTAGTCTACAATGTAGCCTTGATGATGTTGCAGATTTACTACAAAAAAACAAAGGTTGACCAGAAATCTCCATTTTGCTATAATATAGGTATAGTAAACAAAACAGGAGCCCTACTGTGAAATCACTCAAATCCTATGTTGATCGCAAAAACCAATGGAATGCTATCTTTGGCGGTAAAGCATTGGTCATTGGCAAGGACAATCAACGCATCGCTGACATGATTGACAGCGAACTTTCTCCAGAAAATCTTACTTGTGACGGTGAACTGCCTCGCAGTCAAGTCCAAGCTCGTTACCGTGAGCTTACTGCCGCGGCCACTGAGCTCCGTCGTCTAGATCCCACAGTTAAATTTTACGAATTTTCTTAAGGTTGACTGCAAAATCAACTTCACATACAATAGTAGAATCATCAACAAGAAGGAGTCAGCCCTATGTCATTTGAACATCGCACCGTAACCGCGGTTGGTGCCCGCAAATCCATCAAAAAATGCTTTGCCAAGAAGCGTCCTCTATTCCTGTGGGGTCCTCCTGGTATTGGTAAAAGTGAAGTGGTAGCAGACATTACCCGTGAGCTCGGCGGTCTTATGATTGACTTGCGCCTGGGCCAGATGGACCCTACCGACATCCGTGGTATTCCTTTCTATAACAAAGAAAAGAATGTCATGGACTGGGCACCCCCTATCGATCTGCCCGATGCAGAAACTGCCGCTCAGTATCCTGTTGTGGTGCTGTTCCTAGACGAGATGAACTCTGCGGCTCCGGCTGTGCAGAGTGCGGCTTACCAGCTGGTACTGAATCGTCGTGTAGGCAAGTATATCCTGCCCGACAATGTTGTCATGGTTGCCGCAGGTAACCGTGAAAGCGACAAAGGCGTTACTTACCGTATGCCTACTCCGCTGGCAAACCGTTTCGTCCACCTAGAGATGCGAGTTGACTTCCCTGTGTGGCAAGAGTGGGCTGTGAATGCTGGCATCCACAAAGACGTGGTTGGTTACCTCAGCTTCGCCAAGCAAGATCTCTACGACTTCGACGCTAAATCTGCAAGTCGTTCGTTCGCTACTCCACGCTCTTGGACCTTTGTGAGTGAACTGCTCGCAGACGAGGACATGGACGAGACCACTTACACTGATCTTATCGCAGGTGCTGTGGGCGAAGGCCTTGCTGTGAAGTTCATGGCGCATCGCAAGATCGCAGGCAAGATGCCCAAGCCCGAAGACATCCTGTCAGGCAAGGAAAAAGATCTCAAGATCAAAGAAGTCAGTGCCATGTACAGTTTGGTGATCTCTATGTGCTACGAGCTCAAAGGTGCTATCGAGCGCAAGGTTGCAGACAAAGACTTCCATGCTATGTCGGACAATTTCTTCCGTTATATGATGGACAATTTTGAAACTGAGCTGGTGGTCATGGGTGCTCGTATCGCGCTCACTACTTACAACCTGCCGTTCCAGCCTACCAAGCTCAAGAACTTTGACGAGTTCCATCAGCGTTACGGCAAGTACATTCTGAGCGCAAGCCAGAATAGTTGATAGGTCACGGGTTGGGTCCACTATCGGAAACGAGACATAGGGCTATGTCGGATCCAACCCACCTTTCTTACCAACCACCCGTGAGGGTGGTTTTCGCTCCGTACGATCACGATGACGTGCAGACCATGCTACGAAAGGTCGTGCAGGACTTTGGTCGTCCCGGAAATCGATGGCGTTATCGTAGCCCAGATATTGGTCAAGCAGAAAACAATGTTTGGATGCTGGACTTTTACTTTGCCGATCCGCATGATGCAATCATATTTGGTCTTAAATATCAAAGATGAGATATAAAATAGTCAAACTCGACGGTCGCTGGAGTTACAGGAAATACTTTGAGTATGCTGTGATTTTTTCTAATCGCATGAGCAATTGGAATGGACCCATGCACTTTGCCACCGCTCAAAAATACTTTTTTGACACCTATGGCTGGAGTGCCGAGATCCGACAGTGGGCAGACATACGTGAGTATTATCAAAATGTCTGGAACTATGTCAAGCCTAATCCGCCTGGCATCATGCCTGAGTGTGTGAATTCCTACTGGGCCTGGACTAACGGCTACGAGGATCTGCGTATCTATGTAAAAAGCCAGCAAGAACTTACACTTTTCCAGCTGAAATATCCGGTTGACCAATAATGCCATTTCATGTATAATATAAGATATAGTTAAGGAGCAACCATGTCTACAAAAACCGCAACATCTACACAAAACAAAGACGACGCTAAAAAGTTTGCCAACCTTATTGGCCCAATGGATCCTAAGTTGGACAAAATCGTGCGTGAAAAGCTCGTGACTGCCCGTGTGGGTTTGTTGCTCCGTGCTAGTTTCTTTGGAAATCTTGCTACTCGTTTGAAGCTGGTCAATGCTGACGAGTGGTGTTCCACAGCCGCAACAGACGGCCGTCACTTCTATTACAATACTCGTTTCATCGAGATGCTCAAACCCAAAGAGATCGAGTTTCTCTTTGGTCATGAGGTGCTCCATTGTGTGTACGATCATTTTGGTCGCCGTGGTGATCGCGACCCTCAGCTGTTCAACGTGGCCAATGACTTTGCTGTCAACGCAGACTTGAAGAAGCATCGTGTGGGCGAGTTTATCACTTCAGTACCTTGCCTGTATGACTCTAAGTTTGAAGGCAAATCGTCTGAGGAGATCTATGATTATTTGTACGAGAATGCTGAAAAAATCAGTCTAAGTGATCTCATTGACAAGCTCTTGGATGATCACTTGGATGGCGAAGGCGACGGAGAAAGCGATGGCAAAGACGGTGACCAACCAGGCAAAGGTCGCCCCAAGCTCAGTGCCGAAGAACGCCAAAAGATCAAAGATGAGATCAAAGAAGCCATGTTGGCGGCCGCCCAAGCATCCGATGCAGGTAGCATTCCAGCAGGTGTCAAACGCATGATCCAGGATCTCACTGATCCCAAGATGAACTGGCGTGAACTGCTCCGCATGCAGTTAGAGAGCACTATCAAGAGTGACTATACTTGGATGCGCCCGAGCCGTAGAGGCTGGGATATGGATGCTGTGTTGCCCGGTATGAATCGTACCGATGCTATCGACATCGCTATCTACATTGACATGTCAGGTTCTATCAGTGAAGCTCAAGGCAAAGACTTCCTCAGCGAAGTCAAAGGTATCATGGAGAGCTTTGAATCCTACAAGATCCATGTCGCTTGCTTTGATACTGAAGTGTACAATCCGCAACAATACAACTCAGAAAATCTTGACAGCATTGAAGAATATGAGTTGGCTGGTGGCGGTGGCACTGACTTTGATTGTATCTTCAAGCATTTGAAAGATGAACAGATCGAGCCCAAGCGATTGGTTGTGTTCACTGACGGTTACCCATGTGGTAGCTGGGGTGATCCCAACTATTGCGATACTGTCTGGATCATCCACGGTGACAAGAATCCCAATCCACCGTTTGGTACCTTTGCATTGTACGAGGAAGACAAATGACCTTTGTTAATTTTTTATATCTTGCGGTAGGGTTCTGGTTGGGTTGGTTTATTGGCCAACCCATCATAGACTTTATTCCTAAACTCATTCGTGAGATCCGTGAAACACGCTGGAGGCAGTAATGAAGTGGTTTGACAAGTTTTTGTATCGCAAACTGCGAGACATGTGGGATAATAAACACAAGTACAATCACTACCTTGAAGAAGATAGCATTAAAGTACCAAGAGGAATAGGCATGAATCAAATAGCAGTGGCTGAAGAATCAGTGGGTTGGGAAGACGGCCTACGTATCAATGTTAAAAAAGTGATCGGTGGTTTTGTTGTGAGCTTCCGCAACTACGATCGTAAAATGGATCGTAACATAGAGCGTCACTACATCATCACAGACGAGCAAGACTTCAATGTCGAACTTGGTAAAATGATTACCATGGAATCAATGAAGCAAACGGCATGATCAAAAACATCTCTACCCATAGTCCGAGATGGATGTCAGTGTACAGTCCTAGCCAGAGTCCATACATCAGCCCTGGTTCCATGAGTGCCGGAATGGTGCGCTATAACAGTAGCTCGCAGAATCTAGAAGTCTACGATGGCAACGCTTGGTTAGCACTCAGTGGATCAGCAGATGTGGGGCTCAGTCCCGAAGCACAGCAGGTCATGGACTGGGCATATAAAAAAATGAAAGAAGACGAAGAGTTAGAAGTGCTCATGGAAAAACATCCTGGTTTGCGTGATTTACACGAAAAATTTGAACTTATGAAGGCCTTGGTAGCCGAAGACGTTAAAAACTCGTGAAATAAAGATCAAAAAGGTAAAACTGATCTAAAACCTATATTACAACCGCCGCTATGGCGGTTTTTTTATGGCATAAACTACGCCTATTTCTTTTTTGCCATTAAATAGATGTATGGAAAATCAAACCGTTAACTTAGCAGTATCTGATCTTATCATGCTTCAAAGCATAGTACAGGTAGCCTGTGAACGTGGTGCATTTCGAGCAGAAGAAATGAGCCAGATTGGACAATGCTATGATCGTCTCAGCGCATGGTTGGCGCAAATGGCTCCGCCACAAGAAACATCACAGCAACCAGAAGAACCCAAAGGAGAATGACAATGTTCATCAAACACGTAGGTAAACAAGGCGACCGCAGGGTAGCCATAGTATTTAGAGAAGTACCTGGAGAGGACCATATGTGTTTGGTCGTTTATCCAGATGTCATGCCCAGTCACATGCATGATGCGTTAATGAAAGCTATCGAGTCACCTGAAGCACAAACATCAGAACAGTTGGCTGACGCTATCCATCGTTCGCTATTCCCAGATGGTCGTCCCATGCTCACTGCCCTGCATGCTGAAGGTATGTTGAAAAAAGTACAGACCGAAACCATCGTGGTCACACCTGCTCCTAACAGCTCATGCAAACTCAGCGAACTCAATAGCATTTTGCGTCAGATGAAGGAAGGCAAACAAGCTGTACAAAAATTAGCCGAGCTAGATGCCAATTCTGGTATCACAGGCAAAGCTTCGCGCAAGGATGACTTTGGTCGAGAGTTACGTCCGCCTCCACAAGCTCGCAACAACTTGGCCGGATCTACCGTACCTGGAGTAGGCATGGGTGCGCTGGATGATGGTGCATTAGCTGAAAATCTACGCCAGCAGGCAGCCAAGATGGAAGCAGAAGCAAAAGGCTTGCTCGCTGAGAGTGCCAGATTGCAGAAAGAAGCTGCCTCATTGTCTGGTGCTGTTCCAGAAACCACTGCCGCTAAGAAACGCGGTCGTCCAAGCAAACAGGCGGTGGCGGATGCGGCTCAAGGTTGATGAAGTAGAAAAATGGGAAGAGGTCGTCTCTTCAGTAGAGAAAGATCATATTCCCATTGATTGTGTTAAGAAAGTCACGTTAAAACTGCGTGGCAATCGACAAAAAACTATCAATCTCGAAACTTTGCGACGCAATGGTCTTGACATTGAAGAAATCGAAAGTGTTGTTTCAAGGACTATGTCGGAACTTGGAAAAGATTTAATCAATGTTGATTTTGTGATTGATGTCAAAACTGTGGCTGAGCATGTTCAGCCCATGACTGATAAAATTTTAAGTAAACTATGAATGTTAAACTTGTCTCTTACTCCCAGCCCACTGGTGAGTTTAGAGACATGGGTATCGAAGATGCGCAAGAACTTATTGCGTATTGTGCCCGTGTCTCCAACCCAGCCAACCAATTCAATACAGAAACATCTGAACGACTCATTAGATACCTTGTCAAGCACAAGCACTGGTCACCACTTGAGATGGTCTCAGCCTGCTGTGAGATCACGACAACCCGAGACATTGCCCGACAGATTCTACGTCACAGAAGTTTCTCCTTTCAAGAGTTCTCCCAGCGATATGCTGATCCTACAGCTGAGCTTGACGAAGCGTTTGTGTTACGTGAGGCAAGATTCCAGGACACAAAGAATCGACAGAACAGTGTAGAACTTGATCCTACAGATGAGGCACAAAAGTTATTAGCATATGAATGGGAACGTGCTCAAAAACGAGTGCTGTTCTCTGTCAAGCAGGAATACTCTTGGGCTATCAAAAATGGCATTGCCAAAGAACAAGCTCGTGCTGTACTACCCGAAGGACTCACTGTGAGTCGTATGTACATGAATGGCACACTTCGTAGCTGGGTACACTTTATCGAACTTCGTGGCGGAAACGGTACTCAGAAAGAACACATGCAGATTGCACATGCCTGTGCTCAAGTCATTGCTGAAATATTTCCAATGGCCGCAGACTTGGTTGCAAACCCCTAGCATCTCTGTTAAAATATGACTATGAAAGTCATATTTCATTCCTTTACCATGGGCGATGTAGACGATATTGATATCTACGTCGCCCAACCTATATGGGAATGGCAACAAACTGACAAGGGAAAATGGGTCATGGCCAACGCCAGCGATCTTAAGTATTATACACATGCTGATCACAATACATTTGGGCACAGAGTTACAATACGCGGCGAGCTAGAAGATATCAAAGCGACGGAATATTTTTTAAAATGGAAGTAAAAAACAAGCACCATCTATCGTTACTGTTAATGGATCAACGAGCAACATCGGGTCAACAGTTGTGGATCAGTGGCTGTAGTTTTGCACACGGACTAGAACTTCAAGATCAAAATGATCGATACGGCCAAATTGTGTCTGACTTTTTTAAAATTCCAGTAAGTTTTTTATCTCATGGCGGTGCCAGCATTGAATGGGCCGCTGATCAAATCATTAGAAGTGATATTCGAGAAAATGACATCGTTGTTTGGGGAATAACTGGTGTTAATCGAATATCACATTTTACCGATGATGGATCATTGATACATTTGCTTCCTACAAAGTTCAATGAGAACCATCCTTTCTTTCATACAATACAGAACGAGCTTTGGGCAAAAAATTTCTGGATTGAGCTATTAAACGAAAAATCCAGAGTACATTATGCTATTAGGTCAATTGAACAAGTGATTTCTTTTTGTTCCAAGATCAATGCAAATTTAGTTTTGTGCTGTCACTCTGAACTATCGACTCCAGAGCAGGCCAACATATTATTAGACTACTTGGACCATACCGGTTACTATTTAGATCTTTATCAAACACTAAAACAATCATCACGTTATTTAGATTATGCATCAGACAAACGTCATCCGGGACCAGCTACTCATAAAGTTTGGGCAGAGTCTATAATCGATTATATACAGAACAAAGGATTTATCAATGAAGCATAAAATTTTAGTAACAGGTGGACTAGGCCTGATTGGGCACAATGTAGTTCGACGACTATTAGATCTTGGCCACGAAGTATCAATCACAGATACACGAACCAACTATGGTCTAGTGCCGCAAGACGAACTGGACTATCTCATGACAGAACGCCGTGCAAAGATACCCGAGATGGATCTACGCACACACACCATAGACATAGCTGACCAATCCGGAATCGATTGGTTGATCAAGCATTATCAGCCCGATACTATCATACACATGGCCAGCTTTCCTAGACAAAAAGTGGTCAATGTAAATCCCATGGCAGGATCGCGGGCAATGAGTGAAGGATTATTAAACCTACTAGAAGCCGCAAAGAACAATCATGTGTGCAAGTTCATATATATTAGTAGCAGTATGGTCTACGGTGATTTCACTGATGATGTCACCGAGGATGCCCAGTGTCGTCCTCAAGGACAGTACGGTATCATGAAACTTGCAGGAGAATGGCTTGTCAGAGATTATAGTAGGCGTGGTTTTTTTGATCATGTCGTTATTCGTCCTTCCGCTGTATACGGAGAACTCGATGTTGAAGATCGTGTTATTTCAAAGTTTTTGCTGACTGCCATGCGTGGTGGCACACTCAAAGTAAATGGTGCCAGAGAAACACTAGACTTTACCTATGTAGGTGATGCCGCAGATGGTATCGTGGCTGCGGCTTTGAGTCCCACAGCCAACAACAAGATTTATAATATAACCAAGAGTCATAGTTGGAGTTTGCTGGATGCGGCCAATCTTGCTGTGAAGATAGTGGGTCGTGGCACAGTAGAAGTGCGAGACAAAGATGCAGACTTCCCTAGTCGAGGTGCTTTAAATATTGATGCGGCTCGTAGAGATTTTGGCTACGATCCCAAGGTAGACATCGAAGAAGGTTTCCAAAGGTATCATGAGTGGCTTAACAATTCCGTTTACTGGTCTAAAAAAACAGTATAACAATCTCCGTCAAGAGATCTTAGATGCCACAGACGAAGTTCTTCGCAGTGGTAGCCTAATGAATGGCAACAACACAGCTGAGTTTGAAGCCTGGCTGGCCAAGAAAAACAAGGTCAAATATGCTGTGTGTGTACATTCAGGCACATCTGCGTTAGAGGCCATTGCCGAATACTATGTTCAAGATCCTGGCCTTCCTAATCCACCAAAAGTTTTAATCCCTAGTTTTACCTATGCAGCCACAGCCAATGCTTTTATACGAGCAGGCTGGGATGTACATTTCATTGACACAGATTATCACGGACTGTTTGATGTCAAAAAGATGCCCGACATGAGTTACCAGGCAGTGGTGTTGGTTGGACTTTACGGAGCTTCTATTACCCATCTTGGAGACGTCAAACGTTGGCAAGAATGGACTTTAAACAACAAGCTAGTGATTGAGGATGCCGCACAGCACTGGCTGGCCAATGATTGTACACGTATTGGCAAGGCAGCCGCACTCAGCTTTGATCCAATGAAAAACTTACCCGCCTATGGCAATGGCGGTGCTGTAGTCACAGACGACAGTGATCTGTTTTACTTTGTTAGGTCCTGGAGAGACAATGGCAAAACCACTCACAACGAAACCGGAACCAACAGTAGAATGAGTGAAATAGATTGCGCATACATGTTGGTCAAAGCGCGGCACATTGACACATGGCAAGCACGTAGACAAAAGATTGCTACTTACTGGAGAGAGCGGTTATCAAAAACAGAGATCCGCTGTTTGATAGACAAAGACAACTATCACAATCATGCTTACCACAAGTTTGTAATAGATGTCGACAACAGAGATATCTTACAAAAGAATCTTGCCATCCGCAAGATTGAAACCAAAGTACACTATACACAACCTTTGCACGAGATTGGAATATTCCGACAGTATCCTGGTCCAGACATTTTAAGCTGTGCTTCAGCACTGAGCCGTCGTGTGCTGACTCTTCCACTGTATCCTGAACTAACAGACTTAGAAGTTGAGTATGTTATTGATCAGGTGTTAGATTGCGCTTGAGTAACGCATAACTGGCCAACCACGACCACTCATAGCTCTTTCTAAGAGCATCAAATTCTCCGCCTACTTCATTGTAATAAGCCACTGCGTCTTCTGCGCCATAGATCGACCACTGCCCGTTGGGCAGTCCCATGGCCACTGTGAGCCACTTATTGAGTCTGTGCTGGCTTTCAACATCCTTTTGTCCTTGCAGTTTCAAGCACTCACGGAATGCTGTACGCCAAGCTGACCACTTGCTGTGAGCATACTCCGCGGTGCCAGACACCACAGGAACTACCTCGTGTTCATCATCAAGAGTAAAGTCAAGTCCTCGTCCTGGATTGGCCAACACCAGTCGCTGGTTGTAGGCGATCATGGCTTGATGGCCATACGTCAGACCATTGATGGGATTGAATGCATGGAAGATGTAGTGCTTGGCGGCTTGCATGCGATCTGGTTGCCAGGCCCAATCAAACTCAGGTCTGACTCGTAGTTTGGCAAACACAGCAAAGAACCAATCAGTGTTAGAAGCATTGGCTGCCGCATGATACGCCGCCGCACGACCATTCACACCATCACTGCGCACTAATCTATTAGGTAGCCCTTGTACTGTGTCTTGTAGTATTTGCCAATTCTCTTCAGCGTTGGGCTCTCCGTTGGAAATAAACACGATATCCAAAGGCTGATCCTGACCCATTGATCGATGTGACTTGTCAATGTTAGGATAATCGTAGAGTTGTTTTTTGAGATAGTTTTTAGCTTCTCTAGGCACTAACACAGCACCGGCGCCTGGAGTCAATGGCACTATGGTTTTCATTTTTTCTCGCCAGAGATTGATGGCTGGCGGATTTTCTACCGCGCTGTCTCTTACAAATTGCACCACTGGATCTTGGAAGTTGTGTTCCCACACAGCAGGAACTTGACTATCATAAGTGTGTTTGACCACAGGAACAGGCAGCCGCGGTACAGAAATATTTTCTACAAAGTGTATGGTATCAAACCATTCCAGCAAGGCAAGCTCAGATGTTTTTTGCATGAACGTAGGAACATGTACGAAAAACGTATCTCCAAACTTCTGATCATCAGAAGGAAATACGTGTAACATGTCTTGTTGCCATTCGCTGGGGTGCCAGGTAAAGTCAAAGTATGTGTAATCACAGACACTGCTCACTATCCAAACATATTCGTGTTGTGTTTTAGAAAGCACACGTCTTAGTGTTCCAAGGTAGTCTGAGATGTAGCGAGTTTTTTCTCGGCAAGAAATTCCAAGACCATTGCCATGATCAATGCCAATGCGGATGGCAGCGCCGATCCTGCGTATCACTGGATGATTCCTATTGACGTCTTTGACACCAGTTTTGGGTATCAGATACGTACCACCGTTTTCTTGATGCTGGCTGGGCCATATGTGTGTTTGTTCAGATTCCCAGGGCACAGGTTCCCATAGCCAGTCGAAGTGAGAATAGTCATTGCGGCCGTCCACTACCCATAAGTATCGTGTGCGACTGAGTTCGCAGGCTTGCTCAATACTGTCCACCTTTCTTTCATGTGGAAACAGATATGTAGGATAATTTAAGTAAAAGACGTCAAACATGATTCGTATCGATGAAATATATAGTAACATATTTGTCCCCAGGATACAATCTCAATCCTACCAATGCGCTCACTTTTTTGATCCTTTTGGCACAACAGCATTTGAAAATCTTTGCCAAATACCTTACATAGAAACAATAAACCGCAATTTTTTGTTCTGGGATCAAGAGCCTGTACATCCTGATGTGCATCAATCAACCTTGGATCAGTTTTTCAAAACCTTTGAAAGCAAAGAAACTATTTTTGTTACCAGCGAGCATGACAGCGAATTCGTGGACTGGGTGTGCGATCGTTATGGTGCCAAGCCAGCTTATTACTTCTTCCATGGCTGGGCCGCACTGGACTGGTATCGTGGTTACAACAGGACGTTGTTGTCAATTGCTTTCCGAGATCGATCCGTTGAAAAAACATTCCTGTGTCCAAACAACATCGTGGGAGGAAAGCGCAGACACAGACTTGACTTGTTGAACGAGCTTGTTGATCGTGAATTGGTCGAAAATAACTTTGTAAGTTTTCCTGCTCGTTGCCCTTACGAAAACAAAACTGTGGCAGAACTATGTCAACAGTACGACATTCCTTTGGGACATGTTGAATTGCCATTGGTCATCGACCAGGGCGTCAATCATGCTGGCAACAGCCATCAGATCGATATGTGGCCATTGGCCGATCGTAGCCTGCTACATGTGGTCACAGAAACTGTGTATCAAGGACGCAGAAACCATCTCACAGAAAAAACTTTTAAGCCCATCGTGATGCAACAACCGTTTGTTTTGGTATCTGGTCGCGGCAGTCTTGAATACTTACGGCGCTATGGATTCAAGACATTTGGAGAGTTTTGGAATGAAGATTACGATGACAAAGATGACGATGTCAGAGTCGTACGCATAGGTAAATTGCTCAACGATTTAGACAATCTCAGCGACAAAGAAAAACAACAATTACAGCATCACTTGACTGCCACTGTCGAACACAATTATAATTGGTTTTATAGTCGTGAATTTGAACAACTATTGTGGAACGAGCTCACAGACATGATCCAATCATGGTAACATTTTGTATTGACCAAATCATCAACGGAAAACCCTACCCCAATGCCGCACGTTGGGAAGCTGTTCCATACACACCTGAGTGGAGGAAATTTTCAGTCAATTGGCCCTATTCTGAACCTTTGCATTTCCTTGAATATCTTGATCGCTGGAACATACCCTATAAGTTTGTATCTTGGACACAGGCCACGAAGGATACATTTTATCCCATTAGCCTGAGCTATTTTGATTTTGGCATTGATTGGTTTGCTACCATACCATCTATAATAAGAGAAAAGCTCAGATCAAAAAGTCTCACTCTATGGTTCTTTTACAGCGAAGGAGACAATCCTTGCCGTATACGTGATCACTTGTATGAACAAGCTCGCCGGCACGAAGTTGATCCTAATCGAATAAGATTTACCAGCGCCAATTCTTCAGCTGATAGTATAGAAAATTTTTCTCATTTTGTTGATGATGAATGTTTGTTCCAGTTACGCAATCAAGACGCTCCTGTGGACTATCACGAAAGACCCAGATCAAAGAAGTTCACTGCCCTGGTTAGGACTGGTAAGTGGTGGCGTGCCACGACCATGGCAAGACTATGGCGACAAGATTTACATTCTCAAGGATACTTTAGTTACAATCATGAGATATCAGTTGACGATCTTGAACAAGACAATCCTATAGAGATTGATAGCTTTGAAAACCTGCGAGCAGATACGTACAAATTTTTAGAACATTGTCCTTTTAAAAGTGACGACTTGTCCAGCGATCAACACAATCTCTATGCTACCACAGTGAGAGAGCACTTTGAAAACAGCTACCTCAATGTAATATTAGAAACTCACATGGATGTTGATCAAAGTGGCGGAGTGTTTCTAACTGAAAAAACATTTAAACCTATCAAGAACTGCCAGCCCTTTGTTGTAGTAGGTGCCGCTGGCAGTATCGCACAATTAAAGAAAATGGGGTATCGTACATTCGATCATGTGATTGATCATTCCTATGACAGCATGGAAAATACCACACAGAGATGGAACGCAGTTTGTTTGGAAATAGAAAGACTGCTGTCTACAGATTTACATGCCCTGTATCTATCTTGTCAAGAAGACTTGATATGGAATCAAAATTTATTCATAGCCGGAAAACAGGATCGTTTAAATAGCTTACTTGAGAGATTACGTAAATGAACACACCAATTATAAACAGTTTTACCAGCTGGCAACCGCTTGAAGAAGTCATAGTAGGACGTGCTATCACAGCTGATTACTTTGATTATCTTGAAGACAAAAATCTTTATGCTCAGTTGGCGCAGATACTCAACGAAACTGCTGAAGACCTTGATAACTTACAAAAGGTCATCGAAACATACGGAGCCGTTGTTCGCCGGCCCACCCTGATTGACAAGAATTTTTGGCAAGAATTAGTACTCAGCGGACAACAACCTCCACTGCCGCCGTTGACCCCTAGAGATTGGCAAATCACCTTGGGCAACAAACTTTTACGTATACTACCTATTCCTGAATTACACGATGTAATCGATCACTATAAATCACTTGAACCAGAGTCTGTGATTGACCCTCATGGACACGAGTTTGACGATAACTTCATTCTCAACGGTGCCAGTGCTAGTTGTATCGTTCGTGTAGGACGCGATGTGTTTTTTGATAACAGCGACTATCTCAAACCAGAACAAACACGCTGGATCGTGGACAATGTCTTAGGTCCTGAGTATCGCATACACGAAGCCATCACAGATGGGCACGGCGATGCTGTATTTGCTATATTAAAACCCGGTGTGATACTTTCCAGCAAGCACGATGTCAACTTGAATCTTGCAGGAGATTTTCCAGGTTGGGAAGTTTGTAAACTATGGGATGCCAGCATCGAAGCCGCGCTGGCAGTGGGCAAATTCAAAGAAGAAAACTTCAATGGACGCTGGTATGTCCAAGGTCAAACTACCACTCCTGAGTTCACTAACTTTGTAGACAAGTATCTAAGCCAGTGGGTTGGATACGTGAGTGAGACTGTATTTGATGTGAACTGCTTGGTCTTGGACGAAGAGAATGTGATTTTCTCGGCTTACAATAAACAGGTTTTTGATTTTTGCGAGAAACATCGAATCAACCCAATCATTTCAGAACTACGACACAGTTATTTCTGGGACGGAGGTGTGAGTTGCTGTACACAAGACATCCGTCGACGCGGTGGATTAGAAACTTATCTATAATGAGACGTGCTTGGAGAATTTGGGCCAAGTCGCTGGGCGAAAAGGCTGGTGCTACAAAACAAGAAGCGGACCAAGTTGCCTTGATCCGCACTATTATCTTTTTAAGTTATTTGGTTACCAATGCTTTTATCATAGCCGGTGTAATTAGACACTGGAACTAACTACAAACTTTTACTCCATAGCGTTGTTCAAACCTATCAGCATCAGCACGATCGTTGACCATGGGTTCGCCACGTATGTTCAAGCTGGTATTGAGTAGCATGGGGCAACCTGTTTCTACATACCATTTTTCTAATAATTGCCGTATACCTGATACGCAATCTTTGCTCACAGTTTGCACACGGCTGGTTCCATCTACATGAATGATGGCTGGAAAATGATCAGGATGGCGACACCGTGCCACTACCTGCATGTAAGGACTGCTTGTATAGCTTGTGGGCATTTCAAAGTAATCATTGACACACTCTTCAAGTATCACCGGAGCAAACGGTCTAAATTGTTGGCGACGTTTAATCTCATTGACTCGTTCCTTGATCGTGCTACCTCGAGGGTCTGCAAGGAGGCTACGGTTTCCAAGTGCGCGGGGGCCGAACTCGGCTCGTCCGGAAGCCACTCCCACAATCTGCCGAACAAGTAACTCATTAACAATGTCGTCAACAGGATAAGCACCAGGTATGTCATGGCCGAGATAAGGATTAGTCCAGTTAATTCTACCCCCATGAGCCAAAGCGGCAGCACCAAGGCTGCTACCAGCGTCACCAGGATTAGGCATGATCCAAATATTTTCATAGATGTCTCCGAGGTTTCTATTGGCCAAGCAGTTTAATGCTACTCCGCCCATGTACACAAGATTGGTTTCCTGTGTGAGCTCCCAGGCTTTTTTCATCACGCTCATTATGAGATCTTCTGCTACCATCTGTGTAGCGCAGGCAATGTCTTCATTGCTGGCCGCATCTAGTAGTGTAGCAGGAACTCCTATGTGGAAATTTTCACGTAGCTCAATGTCATGATAATCTTTGACAGCAAAGTTACTCAAAGTTTGATACCATGAATCTCGGCCCCATGCTGCCATACCCATGGTGATGTATTCTTCGTCCATTGGTCGTAGTCCCACGCGATCTGTCATGGCACTATAGAAAAGACCTATGGAATGTGGATAGCCTTGGCTCCAAAGTTTTTCATACTTTGCACGGCCTTGGTTGTCGTACCACGCACGATAGATACTGATAGTGTCCATTTCGCCAATGGCATCTATCACTACAACCACAGCTCGTTGGAAAGGACTTGTTTGAAATCCTGCGGCAGCATGGCTAAGGTGATGATTGAAACTGACTTCTCGTCGAGCTGGTCTCTGGTACCAATCACCTAAATGTTTTTTCAGTGCGCCGCGTACAGTCCACGGGCCAAATTCTTTCTGTCCTGAAATAATTTGTTGTACATTGTGCATCCAAGGACGTTCATAAAACGCCACGGTATCATAGTCCCATGCACAGAGTTCGTTGAGTAACTCTGCAGATATCATAGGATCGTTTTTGTTTTTACTGTAGCGTTCTGAGTGGCCGGCAAAGACTATTTCACCATCTGATCTGATGACTGTGGCTGCCGCATCGTGGAACCCTGCACTGATACCAAGTATGTGTTTCATTTGTAGATAAAAGGATCTCGTTTACGAAGTTCTTTTAGCTTCTTGCGATAACGTATCTCAAGTTTGATCCTGTTGATCAAGTTGCGTAACCATTTCATTTATTACCTCCGATAATATCAATCTGTCTCTGTGCGTAATCTGGATCACTCCAACAGTAATCATATTCGGCACGAGCATCTGTGGTGCTCACTCTGTACACATCAAGATGTGTATTTAGGCGACGCCAAATGGCCTGGTAGTCATTTGTCCAGAATGTATCAATGAGATCTACTTGCCCAACCTGCGGATGACCAATGGTCAGTGCAGGATCTTCAGGGTCAAATCCATTTACTTTGAGCCATTCTCGGAACTCGCGCAGTCGAATCTTTTGCCACTCGTAATTGCCTGGATTGTTAGCCCACTCTATGTCAAAGTCCCCGGCTGCTTCAGTCTGGCTCCGTAGCGTCGTTGACACTAATTCGCCTATGCGGCTGTCTCTGCCTTCGTCTTGGAATACTTCCCAATGATGTTTGCCTACTGCTTTGTTTACTCCAACAAATACTCCTCCCAAGGGTCTATTGATAGTTTCTATGCCAAAGAGTTCATAATCTTTTTCGTCTAATACAAAGCGTGGTGCGTTCAGCCAACACATCAGCTGGCTAGGACGTTGCCACTCGGGTGCTTCTATTTGTTTGCGATAGCTCAAGGCCCAGGATTCAAACTCGTGACATAGCAAGTTGAGCTGACGTATGTGCCAGCGTGTTTCAGCATCAGCACGTAGATAATACTCCTTGGGTGCGCCGCTGACTCCTTGAAGATCTTCAAAGTATCTGTGTAACCAGTTGAGCTTTTCTTGTCTGATATTGCGACCCACTGTGCGACCATCTACGGGATCGTCAGTTACAGTATTGTTCATATCAAAATAGTCGTTGATATGATAACCAAGATCGGCACGATTGATAGCTTCAATGCTACGGTTTACTTCGTCAAGGATGTGCCACCCATTTCTTTTGTGATCAACAAATCCAAAGAAACAGTAGTTCTTTTCTAAATGATAGTTATTGCGTAGTAAGTGGTTGAGAGCTGACAACCACTTGTGACTCAAGGAGTTGTCAAATACATTGATCCGCACAGGAAACAGTTCTTGTGTTTCTCTGTTACGAAGTTCAATCGTTACTTGGTCTAATGTCTTGCCACCAGCGATATATGTCTGCATCTTTTTCCAATATGTCGTTCATTGTAAACGAATCGTTTCTTATTTGTTCTAATTTTAACACACGAGCCTTGCCTTGTGCAAGTCCTGCGTGGTATTGATCTGGCCATTGTTCTGCAAATGTAGGCCTTTGTTTGAGCTGTAACAACACATCTTTCAGTGCGCCGCGTGTAACGGGCACCAGTTCATCCACTTTACGGTCCAATATTTCTCTAGGCAAAGCCAAGGGACTTAGCACAATGTCTGGAGTAAAAGAAAATACTACTTTGGCCAGTATGTCAACTCCAAGTTCATCTGCTGTACGTTGCATGGTTTCTACTTCAAACATGCCTGGTAAGGTCAGTGTAAAGTCCAACCGCATTTGTCTGCGATGACGTGCTATTTCTAATCCGCGCTTGAAGTTGTCTAGAAAAACGGGCCAGGCCAGACCGGTTCTGATGTATTCTCCGATTTGTCCTGTTCCGTCGATGCTTGCACAGATTTGCCAGTCACGTATATTTGCCAGCAAATCACGATAAAGACTACAGCCATTATAGTCCACACGACTAAGGTTAGTGTTGTATCTTGCATAAAGTTTTGGTCCATCACCTAGTTCAATAATTCTTTTCATATAACGCCAATGTTGTTCATACATCAGCGGTTCTCCGCCCACCCAATAGATTTCTTCTACACGATGTTCTTCTACTGCCTGGGCAAACTCTGCTTCTATCTGCGAGTCCTGAAACTTCGTGATTTCGCGCTTGACTTCAGGACGCATCCAGTTGTTTTTAGGGTTAGACCAGTCAACCATGTCATGACGTTTTTCCTCAGTTTCCCAAGAACTGCTTAACATATCACCACACATACGGCACTTGAAGTTGCAGAGATTACTGAATCTGTAATCCCAGCTCACGGGTTTCATTGTAGTGAACCCATCTGGAGAGGTTGACTGCATGGCTTGGTCGTACTTGTGACCAAACAGTCCCCAAAAATAACTACGATAGACATCTGTATTTAATAGTTTGTTGTTGCAGACATCACATTCTGGCAAGGTTTCACCAGCCATCATCCTACGGCGTACCGATCGCATGTGTTCGCTATTCCAGTGTTCATCAAGCGTGATAGGAATGTACTTTCCTGTGCCTGCGGCTGTGTCAATGTACTGCTCAAAGTTCTGTGCAGGTTCTCTTGACGCACAACACATACGTCGTTCAGTTTGCGGACTCAAGTAAGTGTGAGTCCATGGTGCCATGCAGAGTGTATCAGGTTTCATAATCAATCACACGGGCTAACTCTGCAGATACATCTTTTAAATTTTGCTGGCGGCGGCTGTCTAATTCTTTGATCTTTTTTCTCAGCATAGAACCGTCTGATCCTGCTCCATTCATCATAAACTCAACCACACGATCAAATTCTTTTCGGAAACGATCTGGTACCCATTTCGAAGACAATCGTTGCTTGGTTGAAATTTTTGCTTGCTCGGGCATGTTTGCGATGCTGAAATAATGTGGATCGTGTAGCATGTTCCAATAGACAAAATCAAAGTCTTGGCGCTCTATCCACTGTGCGACATCTGTTAGATACATCACATTAAACACATTCACTGTGCAACAAACTTGTAAAGTCATATTGAGATTGCGATCTCGCATTTCTCTGAACTTTTGTATGTTGACATTGACTTCTTTCCATCCTGCATTGGTTCTTTGATACTCAAATCTATCACTTACATCGTCGATGCTGAAAGCGATTTCTACATGTTTGAAATACTGCCAAATTTCTTCGGCTTCGTCTGGATACTGTGTGCCATTGGTGTTGTAGTGTATCTCAATCTGATGTGCATACCCACGTTCGACTAATCTCTTTAACAGATCAAAGTGCTCTCGTATCATGAAAGGTTCGCCACCGGTGAACTCTATATAACGCACTTGCCCCATGGCCGAGTCGAGTTGATTCCAGAACTGTTCACTTTCTCTGGGCCAGGCGCCATCACGCAACATCTGATAATGGAAGCTGTTTTTCTTGTCAGTTTTATCTTGGATAAAGTTCAATTCTTCAGTGGCGAATTGGCTGCTGGACCAGGATCCGCAAATACGGCATTTGAGATTACAAATATTGCCCAGTTTTAAATCCAGGAACATCAAGGGCTTGGCATCTTCAGTCCACTCGCTGTCGATACCCATGTGTTTAAGCCTGTCTAAGGTATGCATACGTTTGGACGTCCTGCCAGCTCGCTCTTCATTCCAGCAACGTCGACAAGTTTCAGGTTGTTGGCCAGCAAGAAACTCTTTGCGTAGCTCTCGCATGTGACGGCTGTTTTGTATCTCGGTAAAATTTGCTGTTTGTAATTTGAACTTGTTACCGTTGTCATCGACAATTTCATCTGTGGCTAAACAGCAAGGACGAACGGTACCTATGGGACTGGTTTCAAGACTGACCCAGGGTAACACACAAAATCGATCATGTGGTATTTTCATTTCAATGCCTCAAGTTCAGGTATTACAGAGAGTATCTGTTCTCCTCTTATCGAATCGAGTTCGTGTGTTTTTCTCCAGAACGTATCGATAAGATGAGTATTGTCTGTCGCCATCATAAAGTTGATAGCTGACTCAAACCCTACAGTGGCTCTTTGCAAAGGATCGTGTGGTCGCAACCATTCGATGTGTTCTTCTAATTTCATACGCAGGCGTTGCTTGTATTTTGACGGAGCGATATCTATACGATAGTGTACAGGATCTTGTAATATGTTGACGTTGAGATCCTGATGACGTATAAAGCCTCGATCGACCCAATCTCTATGGAAGTCTGGTAGATGCCAAGCATTCATTATGCTCAAGGTTGGGCTGATATAAAAATCAACCTGCGGGCATATCCTAAGCATCTCTTCTCGGTTGCGCTCAACCTGGTCCCACTCTGTTCCTTTGCGTATGTACTCGCCTCGAACACCCGATGCGTCCAAACTGGCTCCCACTGCTACACTGTCAAACAGTTTCCAATATTCAAACACACTCCGACCTTTGAGATCAGTGTGCGTAAAGTTAGTGTTATAAATCAAACGCACATGGAAAAGCTCGCGGCGCACTAATTCATCTAAAATACGATAGTGTTCTTCCATGAGCAAGGGCTCGCCGCCAGCAAAGTAAATCTGCTCTACATAGTCAAGATGTGGTTCCAGTTGTTCCCACATGTCTAATTCAGTGCGACCAGCGTAGTTTAGAACCTTGTTGCGTTGTGCCCAGTCTCCACCGGCCAGCTTGGCCTGATCCTGATACCATTGGCTGCTAAAGATGTGTCCACAGCTACGGCAACGAAGGTTGCAAAGATTTGAGAATCGTATATCCCAATAGGTCATCTCAAAAGGATTTGACTCTAATTTCTTGATGTGGTGCCCGTGATGTTTGTTGGCACTACGACGACCGCTGAAGAAACCTGCTTCTTCTTGTTCATAACAACGACCACAAGCAGGATTTGGTCGCTCATTGAGCATGTCATCTCTGAGTTGGCTCATAGCATCACCTTGCCAGATTTCTGCCAGTGTATTCTGCCGGCAGTTACCCACTGGGTACTTCATCTCTGCATGGCAGCAAGGATAGGCCTCGCCTGTGGGATAAGCATGTAAGTGTATCCAAGGATAGATACAAAATGTCTTTGATTCTTTGAGCAAAAATTCTTCTCGCTCATTGAGATCAACAGGGCGGACTAAGTCTGCTGAGTTATACTTGTATTGAGTCATACCAAGATGTTAAAAAAGGAAATGTTTTTCGGAAATCTTTTCCGCGACGTTGGTCGTACTGTTCATGGAACTTTTTAAAGTCGTTGTATAAACTGGCACGATCAAATGTGTCTGAATGTGGAGTTTTGACCACGTCGAGATAATCTATCAATCTCTGCACCTGGTTGATCTCCATCTGATGCAACAGTGGGCTATCTTTGTTGGCATCGTACCATTGTTGTAATTTGTCGCCGTACTTTTGACGTATATCGTCAGGAAGAACCAAAGGCGACTGGAAACTCGGAAAGCGTAAAATGTTTAGAGTAAATGTTGGGAAATCTCGACCATACTGTTGTTTGAACATCAGCATGTAATCTAAAAAATCTGGCAACGATTCAAGACACAGAGCATTGATAGTACACATCACATGCAGACCTCTCAGTCGACCACTGCCAGCCAACATGTGCATGTTAGTGATCCATTGTTTCCAATCTAGTCCGTCTCGTATGTATTCAGCCTGACCAGTCATGCTTTCGTTCGATGTATATAGATCCAACGAGATACCATCAGCTCGATCTAACAGTTTGACCACGTCTTCTGTTGACATTCCCAAGTTGGAATTGATAGCCAAACGTGTGGAACTTTTACCACGATTCTCTTTGAACCAATCTAACAATTTCCATGTGTAGCCCGACATCAAGGGTTCGCCACCAGTGATGCGTAGTTCTTTGAGTGTGCGGTGTAGATCTGATTCCCACCATTTAAAAAATGCTTCCACATAGGGATTGTGATCGTTTATAGTATAGAGCTGTGCAGAATCGTGCGGATGGGTAAAGTGGTTACGACCATCGCTGATCAATCCTTGATATGGTCCGTTTTGCTTGACATCTCGCACCCATGTGCTTGAGAAAGCCGGATTGCAATAAGAACAAGCGAACTGACAAGTACGGTCGAAAGCGATTTCCAATGTTTGGAGATCAACATCTTCACTGGCAGGTAGTTTGTGAGCATACTCTAAATCCTCATCTGAATACAGAACGGTTTTGTACACGCGGTCTGAAATATTATCACGACCAATGTCCTCGATCTTCCAACAGTATTCGCAGCCTCGTGGACGTTCACCGCGTTGCATCTGCTCGCGTTCTTGTTTTTTCTTGGGTGTGTTGTGTAATGCCTTGGGATTGGCTTCTACTTCAGCAATCTCTACTTTATGCGGCAGTGGGTGATGGCAACTCGTGGTCATGCCAGAACCCAACCATATGGTAGCATTGTACCATTTAGCTCCGCAGAAGCTTTCTGACTTGATGTCAATCACTCTGCGTTTGTATTCGAGATCTGTTTCGTTGTTAATTCTTGGCATTGACAAACTCTTTCATTTGTTGTGTAAATGTCTGTTGTTGATTACTATGTATCGCTAATGCGTGGTGCTGATTATATAAACGTACCTGATGTGTTTCTGCCCAAAACTTTGTTAAATCTTGTTTGACCAACCATGCTATTTGATCTACCAATCTCTGTATCCTTTGTTGTCCATCGTCGATCAGATCAAAACTTTCATCAATCCAATCACTGTAAGTCTTGAATCCTAAGTTACGTATGTCTTGATAAAAACCGCGGTTAGCACACACAATAAAAGGATGCCCTGCCAGCACAGGTTTATAAAATTTTTCGGTCCTAAAGCTCGTAGGAGATTCAAAAACAGTTTCTGATACCAATGTAAACCAAGTGTCTTGATACTGTTTTGGTACTATTATTCCATCTATCCATCCAGGATTGTCTACATCATATCCTACAGGCAGTTTCCTTGTGGGAATCTTTGCAGTTGAATATGTACAATTGAAATGAGGGTGTCCCCACGTGACGTCTGATTCGTGATTGCACCACAAGGCATCTTCAAGCAGGCCGCGTTGCTGTAGCAAATCAATGAGATACTGCCGTTGTGGTCGTAATTTCCTGTTAGTAAAGAGAAAACTGTATGGACAAGAATGTTTATTGGTATCCAACAACGGAATACCGTAAGATTGGCTGCCGATAGTGGCCGCCAAAAAGTGTTCAGAGTTTAGATTGGTTATTTCCTTGGGTGCATCGCCGCCAGTGATCCAACGTATCTGTCCCGATCTCATCCTGGTGATGTAATGAGGATCTGACGCTATGTGCCACTGTGTTATCACGCTTTCATCTGTTTTCTCGATTACTATCCTGCCACCCAACTCTAATATGTCACATATCCGGGGCCATTGGCTAATAAATGTTTTTAAACTAATAACATAGATATCCACAGTCATGGCCAAATGACCTGTTAAGATTTCACTGTCAGGTTGTAAGTAATTTAAGGCCAGGCCGGGTTCAACTATGATTCGCATGATAACCGCATTCCGTCCACCATTCGACCATTTCAGGAAATACCTTCAAGAACCGTGTACCACGTCTACGATCATGCTCGTTGAAGAATCTATAGAAGTCTGCTTTTTGTCGACGTACATAGTCTGGATCTAACTTTGATCCATCGCGCATCCAGGCAATGTCACGATCAAGTCTGCTGAGTTCGTAATCTTTGAATCCTTTGAATCTGTTTTCTTCTGTTTCAAGATTTTTCATCATCCAGACCCAAGTAGATTCCAGCAAGTCTGCATAACTTTCAGGCAATAGTTGCATGCTCTGCCAAGTTGGTGTACGCAACACCGGAGTGTCAAACCAAACACGCTGGTATGTGTTTGAATAAATTTGTCTTAGCCCCAATATTGCTACCATGAGATCTTGGAAACTAGTCACTGATAAATTATTCATAGTCACGATAAAAGTAATCGAGCTACGACCTGGTATCTCACTTAGAAACTCGTTTACACGATCCCATAACAATCTAAAGTCAAGACCGTGCCGGATGTATTCTGCTTTGTCAAACCAAGCATCAAGACTGACATACTGCATGAAGTGTTCGATCTTTTCTCCTTCGCACAGCATCTTGACGTATCCTTTGTATCGTTGCCAAAGTTTGTCTTCTACTGAGAAGTTTGATGTTACATTCAAATGCAATCGAGGATTATGATTGTGTAAGACATAATCAAACACACGATAAGTGTTTTTATCCATGAGCGGCTCGCCACCGGTCATGCGGAAATGTTCCAGTTCTGGATACAACGTAGGCCACCATGACCAAAATGCATCCACATAAGGGTTTTCTTCTCTGTTGGGGATAGGTCTGCGATCGCCTGAGAAGTAAGCAGGATCATTGTGTGGAGTTGATGTAGGGAATGCTCCTTCTCGTTCAGCTTCGTCCATCCAACTGGAACTGAACTGTGGACTACAATAACTGCATTTTAGATTACATGCAGAGTTGAAATTTACTTCAACATAACTGGGTATCGCATCTTGATCCCAAGGTGCTTGAGTAATCTTTTCAAAGTCACGTGCGGCCCAAGGTTCACCAGAACGATAGTGTCGATCGCTGAGTTTGCCATTGTCTTCCATGGTCCAGCAGTACTGGCATTCGCCCGGACGTGTACCTTCCAGCATCAACTTTCTCTGTTGTTTTTTGTGCTCGGTATTATGGATGCCCGACGGGCTTCGTTGGATATCTTCCACACGGATTTTGTGTAGCGGTGGATGGTAACAGGAGTTGGTATGGCCTGTGGTTAAGTGTAAGCTGACCTGTTTCCATTTGGCCAGGCACATGCTGGGACTCACAGAGTCCAGTTTTTCTTTCATTATCTCAGCATCGCTGAGGAACTTTGACTTGAAGTCTGTAGTGACTTCATCGCCTTTGTTGTTTACCATCCTTCTTGGCTCCGGATAACATCCATCTCTCTGGTCATCACACCACGATTATGCCAATTGCTACGATAATGATCTTTAAAGAATGCGCTCTGGAATGGTGGCATAAAAGCCATGGGCAATCCTAACTGCGTCGACAATGGTTCGTGATACTGATCGATTAGATCTGCAGGTTCTCTCGGTGCTGCCACAGCGTCCCATATGTTTTTCAAGCAATCAAAGTTTTGTACTTCTCGATAATCCCATTCACTCAGCATGGTCATGTATGTGCCTTGGCGGGCTCCAGCGATAGCCCAGAATCCGTTTTCAACATCACAGCCTACATTGTGCCAGATAGTGAGATGGTCAAAGTTTCGTTTGTGTACCCGATCCTTGAATTCACTGACTGTGGGCTTGCGTCCACGATCTAAACACATTTTAACACCTTCGCGGAATCCTGCTCTCCATGCATGGAAAGGTGATCCGTTGGGATAAGTTGTTGAATAGCAATCATGCATGGGCCAGTACAGCGGATCGAAACAAAACTCTACTTCAGTTTCTGTGCGGCCATCAGTGTTTTCGTGAGTTTTCATGTTCAATACAAAATCACGAGTCCAACTACTGATACCACCATTGCCATACATCAATCCATTGACATGATTGCGGGCCCGCCACCGATATACAGCACGTTCCCAGTCATCGTTGTGATATTCTAAAGTAAGATTGAAAAATCGTTCATCGGGCAGATTGTCGCCATCGATCAGGATAAATCTTTCAGTGTCTGATGCTTCTGCGGCTGCCTTGTGTGCGGCATCGCTGCCTTTGACTCCGTCCACACGCTTGGCCCAAGGTACCATGTTCTTGATGCGTACCCAGAACTCTTCTTTTTGTGGCTCATCGTAACTCAAATAAATGCAATCTAAATCTGCTATGTCAATCTGCTTCATGTGTTGTTTTCACTTCCCAATATTTTTTCTGATGATAATCTGATGAAACTACTATTGTAATATCGTCCTGATGGCAAGGATGCTGTCCAAACTCACTGGGCACTAATTTCCAGCTGGCTGGATGTTTTAGTTTTACTATCTGTCCGTCTTTGACTCTGATATCAAATCTTGCCTGATCAAATGTCAACCGATCGACTATTATGTAGTCGCCCGGCAGGTCTTCCATGCTATAATGTATCACACGACCTTGATCGTCATAATACAAACGAAATTCGTGTCGAACTTCTTCTTGGACCCAATTATGATTAGCTACGGCTTGCCAAAAGTTGTCCATAATGCTCCTCTAACTCTTTCGCGAAAATCTTTTCATGATAGTGTACTGCACCTTGCTGTTCTACTGTGTTGATCCGTATGCGCCCGCTGACTAACTCCCAAACAAACTCGTCTGTCCAGGGGCGAGCATCTGTCTTAAGATAATTGATGGCTGGTTTCATGTGTATCATATTAGGCCAATTGCCAGGCAATGTGACTCTTTCTTGGCTCATGTATTTGGCAACCATGGCATAAATCATATCAGTGTTGGCTGGAACACTGTCACAATACTTCAGAGTTTGCCGCACAGTTGGCCAATTTTCAAAAAATGTTCTTACCAACTGCCAAAATTCTACAGCAGTTTTACTTAATCTCCAGTAAGTGATTGCATTGTACACATCTGGTAAATCGTTATCATCAAACAACCGACGGTACGCTCGACTATTACTTTCATCATTGAGATAGTTTCTTACGCCCTGGCTTATTACTACATCTCGGTGTTCAAACCATGACCACCAGTGATCGATATTGCCCGTGATGATCATGTCTGCTTCTAATTTGATCGTTTCTCGGAAAGGACTGGCTTGGAATGCTTGCCAATCATTGGCCAATTTCCATGTACCACCAGGGTCTTGGTCCCCAAAAGGAAAAGGACGCACGATATCAAACACTGGATCGTTCTCGGTGGAATCCGTGACCAAACAAATCTTGCAATCGGGCATCCACCAGCGCAGACTTTTTGCCAAGGCGCGAGCGCAAGCAACATAGTCATCTCGACCATTGTTACTAGCCAATATCAAATAACCACGTTCAAATTCTACTGCCACAGATTTTCCCCAAGTCAGGTTTGTTCATTACATGCAAATCGCAGTTTTCTAAAATCATTCTTTGATGACGTTCTTTGTTATCAACCATGCGAACATAATTTAATTGGAAACGATCCTGCTCAAGTTGATTTAAGTATACATCATAAAACGCTGTAAACAACGGCCAAGGAATGTCAGGTATAGCATCAGGTATGTGGCCATAAATTGTATTAAGAGCTATGCTGATAGCGTAATCGTTGCGATAAAGATCTTGATTGAATTTGTAAATGCGGCTATAGTGATACCAGTTAGCTTCGATCATAGACATCATATCAAACACTGATTCAGCCAACTGACTTTTGCGGAAAAACAATACTGTGGCCCACCACATAGGCATTTCAACGTTTCCAAATCTGGTATCAACCGCAAAGTTGCGTCGATCTGTAACATCAAGCACATACCGATGACAAAGCAAATCTTGATTGCTATCAAACAATACTTTTAGTCTATCGCTGGCTACAATATAATCTGTATCAAGAACTATCGTTTCGTCATAAGGAGTAACATCATACGCACGACACCGCCCACGATTATACCAATGAGCACTGGAGTCAGCATTCATATGATCATATTTACGGGTACCACCACTACGACTTTCACGTATGATTACTTGGTCAAACATTGATGTGTCTCCTGGAGACGAATCCGTGACTAACGTGACTGGAAGATCAAGATGGCGATTGATCCTAGGCGCGGACCATTGAGCTTGACTCACATAGTCAACTTGATCATTGTTAAAAGCAAATAATACAGCGCCACGAGTCATCGATTTTTACTCAATGTTTCTAATTCTATCATCCAAGCTGTGAGTTGTTCTTGCCAGCGATCATGTGTCAAATGTTGTAGTTCAGGCACATTGACTCTAACAGGAGTATCATACAGATCCACGATCACAGCTTCTTCTGTAGGGCATGCCTGTAATAGAGTCAATAGTTCTGGGCCAGCGCACCACATTCCGCCGCCATAAGCAAAGGTCATTTTGCTTTGATATTTTTCTTTAAGCAGTTTTTTCTGTGTAGCGTGATCAAAACGGCTTTTGATCTCTTGAGTTAGTTGATTAGGGTCCATGGTCATACTCCATTATAACAGAGTATGTACCAAAAGTAAAGGGCCCGGAGGCCCTTTTTGTTTGAGCGATTTGCTCGATTACGAACCAGTCTGCGATCCAGACAGTGTGGGTGTTCCCCAACTGGTTGTAGTAAGGTAAGTTGTAGCAGATGGTGTAAGAGTCACTGTAGCATTTAGAGTACCATCAACAGTGGTCAATCCACCTGGTTTAGCGATAGTTGAGCTGATTGTTATCACTGATCCAGTGTCTGCGTTGGAACCTTGTGTACCGTTGGTTTTCACGTTGATAGTCAAGCTATTACCTTCGTAACCATAGTAAGAACTTGCTGACTGTGTGAATACTTGTACGTTTGCTGTGGTAAAGTCATAGTAGCCTGTTGTAGTAGCGACGGTTGGGGATCCTGAGCCGCCCACTTTGGTTGTTCCTGTGTAACTACCGCCAACAATGGTTTGTGTTCCTGTTCCTGCTGTGATTACCACAGTACCGCAAGCTGATAATAAGTTCGTGATTGCTGTGTTTTGGTCGTTAACCGATCCGCCTGTACGGCTATAGGTTAAGTTTACTCTTCCGCCAGCATTAAAGAAATAACGTGCGGCATCACCAGAAGCAAATGTCACAGTATGAGTAAATGTCACACTTGATGTCCAACTTGTTGTACGATCAACGCTACCACCTGCTGTAATATTTGTACCGGCTGCGGCACAGTTTAATCTGTTATTAAAAATCGTAGTGATGTTTGTTGATAATGCGGCAAAAGCACTGATAGTATTACCTACTACCGGATTGGTAATAGATGTAATCGTTGATCCTTGCTGGCTAGCCGAGCTGGAAATACGATTTAACAGAGTTGCCCATTGAGTAGCTGTAACTGTTTGTCCTGCTGTGACTGCGCTGAGAACTGGAAGAGTTGTCTGACCATACCCCTTGTCACCAGTACCGATGCCCCACACGGTATTTACGTTTGCGACGTTATTGTCACCCGTGCCGCTGGCGTTGCCTGTGGCAAAGATATTATAGTCGTCGTCTAATATTACTGATCCGGTCGAGTAAGCCATATTTCAATCCTTAGTTAATGGTCACAATGGCTTCAACAGTTCCTTCATCATCAGTGGTCTTAGATGTAAGGGCCCGTCCAATGACATTGAACGCTGTAGCTTCACCTTGGCGAGCCGCCCTGGCCAACCCGTTACCTGCGCTAATCAAGCGATCACCTTTGCGAACTTTTCCAACAACTAATACTGGCACACGTCCTGTCATTGCGATAGGAGGATGTGTTTCGTCGTTGCCGGCTGCGCCATTCATAGTGTAAGCTGGTCTGGTACTGATAACACCAAAAACTTCTTCAGAGGCTTCGTCCATCGCGGCTGTAATTTCTTTTTCGCCACCCAACATAACAACTGTGCCTGGAGGATATGCGGCGTCTGCTTCAAAACGTTCTGCCAAGTCAGCGTATTCTGCTGATGTGGCTTTAGCAAATATAGTATTGAAGTAACTGCTTGAGCTACCAATGTTACCTACACCGTTGGAATTGTTATTGACGATACTACCCAACGACACTGCGGCAGTACCAAAATTGACTGTGCCACCTGTTGAAGAAATAGTTCCGCCAACTGATAAGCCGTTGAGCACTGTGACGTTACCTGTTGCTCCATCGATCACTATAGGTGATATAGTTGAACCACCATCGTTGACCTGGATGTAAACATCACCGTCTTGTGTTTGGTTGCGCAAGTATACATCGGTACCTTGCACAAATAATCTGCCATCTGAGTCGCCACCAACGTACAAACCAGTGTCATTGAGAACGCTCAATGTGCCAGTGGTAGATGTGTTGGTGTTACTGCGCATGAATGCGGTACTATCAAGGCTGTCTAATGCATCAGCGTTGGTTGCGGTACCTTTGAAAACTGCACCAGCCACTGTGGTGCTCATATTCAGACCTGGACCAATGGTCGAAAAGCCTGACAGTGCGGCAGCTGGAGTAAATGTTGCGTCTTTAGAGAATATGGCCACGATTGTGTTGTTAACGAACATTTTAACAACCACGTGGTCTGCACCTGGGGAGGTATCAGTGACTGTGTCAACAATAGCACCTGAAGTACCTGTTCCTGAAGTAAATGCTGGGCCAACTAGAATGTAACCAGAACCGTTGTATACTTTGAGCTGTTGGTTTACTGTATCAAACCAAAGATCGCCGGTGACGTTGCTTGCTGGAGTAGAAGAACTGGCGGTAGCTGATCCTATGACTTTGAATGTTGTACCATTGTACACTTTCATCAAGCCATTGGTTTTGTCCCACCAAAGCTGACCAACCAATGGGTCGCCCGGTGGAGTGGTATTGCTACCATTTTCCAATAGGTGGATGAAGTTTTCGTCCAGGAATTCACCGTAACCAGCGTAGTTTTTACCCACCAGGGTCATGCTGGAATCAGTGTTAATGGTACCGTCTGCGATTACCGCAAAAATAGTACCATCAGTTAAGTTAATTGTATAGGCCATTTGTTCTTACTCCGCTTTAGAGATATTTAGCATATCTTAATATATCCATATTTATGCGGCACTCAAATTAGTGAGTGTCTGTATCCGCACTGTATAATCAATTTGAATCTGACGATTCAAGCTCTTTTGTACTGGGTGAAAAATCACATGGGTGATCAATCGCAAGTCATCTGGGCTTCCGTTCCAGGTTTTTAAGCCCAGTTCGTCAAACACGTACTCACCGTTAAAATTGGTTGAGTTATCAAATGCTTGCTGTCCAGCAGGTTCACCGTAATCCAACAAACAACTAACAAGGATATCTGTGTAAACTCGTCCTGTGGTGTGTAGCACCGTGAGATTGTTTCTGCTAGGATCTGTATTGGCAGCTGAATTATCATCAACTACTTTGGCATAGGTAGGGTTGTACAAGTCAGCATTTTGACCTGTGGTATTAGGGGGAAGATACGTGATCACACCCGTTGGATCTACGCTGGACCCGCCATTACCAAATGCCATGAGATAAATCTGGCCAATGTTTTTATTGGCCAAAGTATTGGCCATGCTTATAGAGATATTCTCATAATGGATAGCATTCTTTTTATCCACAAATACTTCTTTGGTATTTGGATCGAATATCTTGACAAAGCCCTCAATTTTTACAGGAACATGGTTCATCCTCGTGTCTCCACATAAACTTTTTTGCTGTTAGGATCGAAGATTCTGACATGTCCGGTCACAGCAAAACCAGCACGATCATTGGGCTTGGCTGTGGGCTGAGGTTTAGATGTCTGCTGTTGTGGTTTTTCTGTCTTTTCTTGCATAGGATTATTTACCTTAAAAATCAGACCCTTCCTTCAATAAACCAGGCTGCCAGTGTGGGCTGTTCCTGCAGTGGGCGACCATCGCTGGCTGTGCCCACGCCCTGAGCATACAGCACTTTGGCCTGGACGATGAAGATTTCTACTTCTACGCCCTCGGGAGGAGGAGCCACAAAAGTAAGAACTATTGGGTTTACAGACGAAACACTGTATGCAGTGCTGTCTACCAATGTACCACCTACTTTGACCTGGATTGGTCTGGTCACAGAAATATCAGTTACAAAAGTATCTGTGGCTACATCAGCCTGGCTGATAAAGAATGTGTTACTGTTCAAATCGTTGATCACAACCACACGTTTTACAGGCACAGGTGTGTCAAATACCACTGTGATTGGGTTCAGATCGGTTATAGTATAACTGGTTTCTGGTTGTAGTATCAAGTCAGTGGCAGAGAATTCTGCGGCCCAACGGCTGGTCGCTCCAGTAGTAGGAACAGTCAGTGTCGATACTGGGCCAACAATCGGTGTATAGGTCACACGGAACACTTGTCCGGCTTCGGGTGTAAAGTTCAATTGTACAGTGATTGGGTTCACGCTGATGATACTGAAATCATCTTGTGGTAGTTCAACCAATGTTCCAACTGTTGGGCCCAGATAGCATCGTACGGACCCGCCTAGGTACACATCAATCTCATTGACAAAGCCAATGTCAGTGGTATAAGTCTGTGTGGCTCCGTCGCCAAGGAAAAGATTTGCCCGTAAATTTTGTTGATATCTCTGTGGCAATGCTTCGCCTGGGCCGATATCGTAAACGACGCTGGCTACGCTGTGAGAGTCTATAGCAGTTCCTGCTACTCCGCGACGCAGGCCGGACACAGTATTATTCACCAAATCACGAGTGCGATAAGTGATGCGTTCTCCGTTGATCGTGAGTTGTCCAAAAATATTGTTGGTAGGGTTAGGCTGGCTGAGACGGCTGGCATCTTGGACGTAAATTATATCTGCTGTAGCTGACAATGGTTGAGCCAACACTGTGGTGTCTGCAGGAATCATACGATACATGCGTTGTATACCCAACATGTCTTGGAATATACGGAAGCTGATCGCTTCTGGAACCACTGTTTGGGTGAAGCTGGTAATAGCTACCACGTCAGCTGGACCAATGATACTGCCACCGAGCACAACCGAAGTTCCATCCACGGTGTAGTCTTCACCAGCGATCAATCTCCAACCATTGAGAGTCACCCAAAGACGCTCGTCATCGATTATTGGTCTTCCAGTGTCAAATACATTGGTTGCTACCACAGTTCCTGTGCCATAGTCGTAACTACCGGGGTCTCCAGTGACATCGCCTTCATCAAATGGAGTGTCATCATAGGGTTCGCCCACTATGGTACCAGTTTCAGTTGGCCCCACAAACACTTGGGTCAACAATCCTTGTTCTCTGGTGTCATTCCAAGTTGTAACAGCTATGGCTGCTCCAGTGGCAGCACCAACTCGGAGTATTAGTTGATCTCCGTTGACGATATAATCAGCATCAGTAGAAAGAGCGATAACGATTTGTGCTCCGACTTCAGGAGGAGTAAAGAACTCTACATATAGATCACTGCTACCGTCCCAGGTGCTGATGACATAGTCGACGTTTTGTACTGCTAATTCCTGATCGATATAAACTTTGACATCGGTAGGAGAAACTAGTCCGCCTGAAACTTTTCCTCTGGTTGGGAGGTAGTATGGTCCCATGGTGCTACCGTCACCAAAATATTCCACACTTTCTGATGGGCGCAATCTCTGCCCATCACGCTCTACTATGAGGTTGATTTCATTGGTGCCTTGGAGACTGTTGCTCAAAGTGTAAGTGGTTGTGCTGCCATCGTAGATAAAGTATTGTGTTTGAGGGAAGCTCCAACTGCTTGGAGGCACAGTGGCACCTAATACAGTGATCACTACCCAGTCAGTGGCATCGTATGTGTCATCAAACGTGATCAGTGTTTCATACCCATTGACTGGAGCATAGGTATAATTGGTAATAATTTCACCGTTGACCAGGATCAATATTTCATCCAATACGCTTTCAGAATCTACTAGAGTGTAGAATATGAAATTGAAAGATGATCCGCTGTTGATAGTTTGATTGACACGATACACTTCGTTGTTGTATCGTACGTAGGTACCTCTGGAATACACAGTAAATGTTGACCAATTAACAGCAGTGATCACAGGAATAGTCAAGCTGTTGCCAACAAACTGTCCAGGATAGCTTTCTTTGTATAGCTGGCTGCCGCCGCCGATACCGTATACTTGTAAGTCAATCACGTCACCGTTGGCTGCGCCTGCGATCACTGTGACTGTGCGAGCGGCCCAGTCAACTGTGTATTCTTCTTCAGGTATCAATGAAACTCTGTTGGTAACGTTGATCACACGCACTGCCACAGCATGGCGCATGACGTTGGCAAAACTCACGGTATTGTCTACTGTGGTATATTCAAGATTGATTGATTTAATGTTAAATCCGTGCCCATTGCCTTCCCAATCCGCGCCTGGACGGGTATAAACACGCAGATCTAATGTATCAAATGTAGATCCAGGAATCAGTTCTTCTGGAGCATGACTCGAGAAGGTATCAATAAATGCGCCACCGTCGACGTTGATGTCTGTGGCACGTGTGCCCAAGTACGGATCCAAGAAACTGCTTTCATAGATCGCATCAAGGATAGCAGGATCATAGGTTGGGCGGCCTTCTGGTCCATAGCTAATGTTGTCGTACGGGTTGATGTCAAAATTACCCACATCATAACCAGTGTTCTGGCTAAACAGCGGGCCTGCTACTTGTACGCCAGGATAGTCTATCCCCAACATCACTTGTTGTAGTTCTCGACCGGGCTCGTTAGGACTTGGGGTGTAAAGTCCTATCACTCGATCTGCGGCGTCAAGAGTGGCTTGATCCACTTCGGTGTACTGGGTAGGATCAAATATAGGACCGCTGTCCAGTTCAGCACTGTCATCCACTGCGTTGACACTGTAAACTTGATTTTGGAAACGAACCAACTGTCCTTCAAGATACTTGGTGTTGGGTTCCCAGTCAACGACTTGACTGTTATAATTGTAACGATCGTATTTGATCGTTGTCAGGAAGTTTCTTACTAACTCATTGCCCAGCACAGGTACAGCGCGAGCACCAAGGCCATTGCCGCCGCTGATAGTAACTGTTGGTGTTACAGTATACCCAGATCCTGTTTCAACAACGATAACTTCAACCAACTGTCCAGCTGTGTTGACTCTTGCCACAGCAAAAGCTGTTGATCCTGCATAGGCCAAGGTAGCAGTACCGTTGGTCTGGACTCCACTGGTAAATGTAGGAGGCTTGTCTCCTGTGGTTCCACCATCCTGGATAGTATAGAGATTGCCAAGATAAAATACCTGTTGATCAGTGGCGTAGGCTGTGTTAGGTTGCCATTCATTACCAATGGTAACCACCGGAGGGACAGTATAACCAGCACCGGGTTCTATGACATCAACACCTTGTAATACCAGGGTGTAGTTTTGATACCACTGGTTCCATGGTATTTCTTGCCAGATCGCCGCTGTTGATGGTTCACTGTTGCTGTACTTGGGCGGTTGTGTGTCATCAAGAGCAGGAGCCTCAAATCCTTGTATGCCGGAATCATAGTATGCTGGGCAATCAAAGTCGGTTACTGTACCTTCGTAGGTATCTAAACCATAGTATTTGAGATTGAACTCTTTGATCTTGACGTGATATGGCTTGACTTCTTTGATGTAGTCCAATACGAAATCTTGATTGTCCTGGCGGAAAATCTGATATGGTAACAACTCTCGGATTCTGTGATCAACATCGATCAATGAAGTCTTGAACAACCAATCAGGTGCATTGAATTCTGTCAGGATAAATTCAAACACCAACATCAATAGTTCATTACGGAAGATTTGTAATTCACCTGTCAGCAACTCTTCGTTGATGGCTTTTATTATCTGTCTTGTCTCAATGGCAGGATATTGATCAAAGTATTGGCTGTCAAAAGTTTCTACGTCAAACCCAAACTTTCCTGCGTTGTAATCCCAAACAGTATTGAGTATACGGATTGTGCCATCTTCAAGCACCACACGTATCCATTCTCCACCAAGATACTGATAAATTTCAAACTTACCAAAACTGTTGCGAGTGACCTTGGCGCTGGCGCCCTCAGGCACTGTGAGTCTGGACAAATCGTTAAACGTGGCCACTTCTGCTACTGGTTTGATGCTGGCATTGTAACCGGGTTGTATCCAATCAATGTATTCCCAATATTTCTTGGTATCGTAGTTTTGTACGCGACTTAGCAATAGATATTTAGAGATTCCGTCAATGGTAGGTGTCACTGTGTAGATCGCCCATAAACCATTTTGTGTCTCATCAGACACTACCAAGTATTTGTATCCAAATGGTACTTCTCCAAGATCTTGGAATGTCAGCTCAGTGTATGTTGCCACCCTCTTGTTCCATTCGCCGGATGCTGATGTTGGCTCTGGCTCTTCGCTGTTGAGCAAATTGAATGGTCGGCTATCACTGATAGGAAACTGCGCTAGTATAGCGTTGGCACGCTCAAGATAGTTCTGTAGGGCCAAGAATCTGTCAGCAAAGAAACTCTGACGTGGACGGAATTGTACTCCGTATAGTTCTGCTGGACTTAATTTTGGATCTGGAACTTTATTGCCTAAGGTATCTTCACCGCAGAATGAGTCCAGCATCTTGCGATACAGTCCTGCTCCAAGGAATCCTTCAGGATTGCCAGCTGGAATAAGATCGTATTCAACGTGGACATTGTCATCGTTGGCTATCTTGTCAAATTCAACGTGCAGGATAGTGTCTTGTGCAGATATGAATTGACGTGCATTGTACAAGGCCAGTGTGCCCGATGCCAGTGCGGCAATGTATGGAATACCTGAACTACGAGGATTCTCGATGTATTGTGCTACTGCTTCGGCGCTGAGTGTTTTCTTGGCGCGGGTAACGACTTCGCGAATGCCTTTGACCCAATAGAAATACCTTGTGGCAAATAAGCCATCATTGTTGAGCTTGCTGGCAACAACATAACTGGTAGTGCTATAAACAGTTCCAGGGCCATCATACTGAGCTGGTGGAACATCACTTTCAATCCACTGATATACATCTACTGTGCTACCTGGGAACAATTGGCCCCAACGACGGCTTGCATACTCAATGCTACCTTGATGATAGTCTATGAATCTTACAGTAGATAGATCCCACCACATCTTGCCAAGATATGTTTCGTTCCAAGTGTCTCCAAAATTGTTTACTTCACCAACGTTGTAGTTGGCTGGGTCTAATGCCCCAAGATAGTCAATGTTCTGGCGAGCTGATCCAAGGATCTTGCCTTGCAATGGATCAATGAAATCAAAATATTGTGTTACCTTTGATTCTAATTTGTCGTAAGAGAACACAGAGTTGATCAACTTGACATCTACTATCGGTGTTTCTCTATAGATTGGGTTCCAAGCGGCCAGTCTATCTACGTTGTTTAACTGTGATATGCGACCATAGTCGCCAATGCTGTCACCAAGATCATCCTGTGGAGATCCTACCAACAGTATACCGTTGAAATAGCTGACTGCTGTACCAAATTCATCCAAGGATTGCAGGGTTTCATCGTAGATCTGCTGACCAAACACAAACTTGCTTGGATTTCTAATAGATCCGTTGGCCGATGACAACAAGTCATATGTGTACACCACGCCGCTTTCGCTCAATGGGTCAAAGAACTCTGTGGCTTTGCTGTCAAAATATGTGGCACCATTGTCGAATGTTGTTGGCTTGGCTGCTGTTCCTTGAGGAGAGCCCACTACCAGTGTGCGCGAATCATCGCTGATGGCCACTGATTCTCCAAAGTGCGCATAAGCGATTTGATTTGGAGCTTCAACTGTTTGTGTGTAATGCATTGGCTCAAGGCCAAGATCTGAAAACGCAGTTCCAACACCTGGTGATACCAACAATTGGCTGAAAGGTATGGCAGCATTTGAATTAGCGATGCTGATGGTTAGATAACCGTTGCTCACTGATGCACTGACATTGGGTATCAAGACTAGACCTGCTGTAGGTCCTGATGGTACAGGAGTAGCGGCCACATTGATGTCATTGGCATAGAGTTCTACCCAACTTGACTGCTGCCAGTAGGTAGTGTTATCTATGCTGACTGAAACTGGAACGCTTCTGATAGAACGATAAATCGTGACTCCATCAATTACAAATGTGTTAGCACTCCATCCGATAGAACTGTTCCATGGTGTAGGTGTTGACACTGAAATATCAACGTTGTTGATTCTCACTGTGTCGCCAGGTGTCAGTGTAGGATCCTGTTCAACACCGGTTATGATACCGTATAAACGATTTTGATTTACAAAACGTTCTACACTGCCAGCCTCTGGAAGAACTGCGGAATCGTTAGGTTGTCCAATGTACAGACTGCAATTTGTAGGGCACTGATCAACTGCTTTACCAAAAGTTGCGCCGGCTTGTGGTGCATTGGAAGCCACAGCTTGCATCAATTGGAACTCATTGGTTTCAATCTCAATAGTATCGCCCACATTCAATGGATAGTCAATGGTCACTGTGTTTGCATTGTCCTCTACGAACTGTCCATTGTTGTTGAGCCCATCTGGAATCAAGAATGTAGCATTGACTTTGACTGTAGCTGGACCGTTGAAATTTCTCAAGGTACTGTAAGTTGTGGTAGATGGATTGGTTACCGTGAATCTTTCTACACAACGATCAAATACATAGACCTGGCCAGCTAATAATTTTCCACCCACAGTATCGTTGGGAGCACCAATCACTATCTGTCGGCCATCAGTGGTAGTAGTTATTGAATGACCAAATCTTGCATTGGTTGGCAATCCTGGTACTGGCAAATAATCAACGTATTGCCAGTATGATATACTGGTCACAAGAATTGTTCCAAACACCCCTTGCAAGAAAGTTATATCCTGTGTCAATGGATTGAATGTATAATCCATGTTGGGACGTTGTAATATGTCATTGACATACACGCTGAAACTGTAGATGTCTGTTGCAGTATAGAGTTCTTCAATATTAAACACTGTGGTTGGCGTATTTGGGAAGAACGTTTTGCTCTGTAAACGTATGATACGTATTTCGTCGCCAGTGTTAGGCGGGGTATCAAATACGACGTTTTCACCATCATATGTCCAGTCCACGTTGGCGGTCTTTGGCAAGTCGTTGACTGTGACACCAATCTGCTGGCTACCAATGCCGCCACCTGCTGAATCATTGTCTACAACAATAGTATCTGCGATGTAGAATGTTGTGGTAGAACCATCACCAACAAAGTTCTTGGCTTGTAACTGTACGTCAACTTTGTTGTAAGCATATACACGATTACCGGCAGGTGCACCAACATACATCCAACGTTCATCGGGGCTGATGGCCACGCTGTAACCATATTCATCATATAAGAATATGCTGATCAATGAACCATTGGGTGGTGCAGCCACTGGAGTAGAGTCAGTTGCGACCGATGTAAACACAATGTTAGGTGCTGAATATGTCCAGTTGACACCGTAGACTTGTACTACATCATCAATCACTACACCGACCTTGGCTGGATCAGTTATGGTGATCGAACCTGATGGGTCGTAACTTGTTGTAACACCGTTGCCTGTGGTTTGATATAATCTATAAGGAACTTCTGTAAGTAGTTGGCTCTGGATAAAGTTGCCCGAATCAGAGTTACGATAGATAGCCACTGCATAACCTTGATTGGCCCAGCTTCTTGGGGCGCCGGCGATACCCCAGCTGTTGTTACCACAGGCAACAGAATCACCGTAGCCAACAAAATTGTTGGCGCCCATGGTCAATAATATACTTTCAACGTACGATGTAGTACCACCTTTGGTGTATCCGTAGACTGCGCCTGCTTCGCTGTTATAGCCCGGAGCACCAACAATGGCTGCCAGGCCGCCGAATCCTTGAGCGATAGAACTACCAAATCTTGAACCAACGATAGGTTCCAGCGGAACTAATTCAGTAGAGCTAGTGAAAGGATCGATTTTCTGGTAGACTACCCAATGTCCTGTGCCATCATCATCAACCCAGGCTTTGTTTCCGGGCAGTAAACTGTTGGCATAGACCAGATTTGAAACATCACTGGCCTGTGCCACACGCATGGTTTCAAGCACAAAGCAGATGCCAATGCCGTTTATTTGTGTCACTGCACCGCCTAGTGTGAGTTCCACTGTGACTGTCTTGAGATTCGGCACGCTAAGGACTCGATAAGCGCCATCGATACCTTCTCCAAAGTATTTGATCACGATCTGTGAGTTAGGCGAAAGTCCGTGCTGTCCTGCAAATGTAAAGGTGCAAGTTCCGTTGAGATTGTCTCGCACCTGTGTCATGTTGTAAATGACTAAATTGTTACGATAGATATTCCAATCATATTCGTTGTCTTTGGCCACCCATACACTGGTACCCACTGTGATGTTTTCAATGTCGTTGATTATGTTATCAAGATCGGTAAAATTAAACAGTTTGATATCTGCATCGTTCCAGTTTACATAACCTGCACTGGGTAGTTGGCTGTCGGTGGCACTGAGATCCGTGGTCGGTAAAATATTTGGAGAAGTGATTGGATAACTTTGTTTCCATATATTAGATACCAAGATAGTTTGATCTGCTGTGCTAAACTGCTGTGGCTCAATAATCTCAACTGTGGAAGGATTGGCCAATAGCAGTGCTTCGTTCAAACGCAATTCAAAGTAACTGCGGTTGGCGTTGGCGCCGTAGACAGCTCGCTGGATAGCCCAGTTTTCAAATATTTCATATTCAGCTGTTTCTTTACCAAGGTTAGCTTTGGTAAAAATATCTGTAGCTTGGGTTGTACCTTTGGTTCCTAGGAATTGGCTGTAGATATTGACCTGACTGATATCGTCAAGATTCAAGTTCTGCATGTAACGACGAGGACGGAAACCAATCAAGCCAAATGCAAACAAGTCTGCATCTCTTTCAAGGTTGGCGCTGTTGATATTATAGAAATTGCGAACTTCTGAGGAATTAGTGGCCGCATTAGGCAACAGACCTTTTTGTATGTCGTTGTAATCACTCTTGAGCCACACATTAAAGTCAAATTTATCAGTGGGCGGGATAATTTTTACCGCTGACCAGTAAGCGTCTTTGTACTTGACGATTTGTCCTTTAGAATAGCTACGGTTTGGAGACCATGCTTCAACGTTGTCTTGGTTGAGTATGAATCCTTGTGCATCTAAGCTACCATTCCAGTCGTAGGTAGTGTAACCAATAAACAGCAAACGACTCTGACGAGCACCTGTGGCTGGATTGTAAATCAAGTCATTGAAGATACTGACGTTATCAAACACTATCATGTGTTCATACGCTGTAAACTTTGCGTTGAGATAACTGAAAGTGTTGTTATTGACCGCACGTAGAGTAAGATCGTTTTCAAATCGCTCTACCACATAATCTTGACCTTGCAGGGCCTGTTTGTTCTGATTGAGTAATATATCCTCGGGTGCAGTGATGCTGAGAGGTTCGGCCACAAGATTTGGCTTCATCGCATTGAGTGTGTTGGCCACTGGGTTGATGTTGATCAAGCTACCTGTTGCCCAACCTTGACGGCTCCAATAGATAAACTCTTGAGCCATTTGAGTCCAGTTCAAGATCCTACTGCCTTCTTTGTCCTCAAATGACATGCCTTGACGCTCTTGGAAAGCACCATAGCTCAACAAGAAATCAACCACAGAGTTCACTGTGGTAAATTCGTATCCATAAGGAACTTGTACCACATTATTGCTGAAATCGTTGGGTGCTCTTACCACAGTGTCTGCTACTCTGATGGTGCGATAATTTCCGTTGGGCACACTGACCAATATTTCAAAATAAGGTCTGGTGGTTGAATATCCGTAGACTGCATAGCCAAGATCAGTTTTTTGTATGATCACTGAGCTCCAAGTCAATGTGGCCACTGTGGGATTTTTGTACAGTAGGTATTGATAGCTCTCGTCTGGCAGTAACAAACTGGTATTCAAACTGTTAGGACTTGATTTTTCTGTGTAAATCTTGGTATACTGCTTGTCTGAGAACGCGGCCAGACGATAGCATAGTCTTACATCAATGTTTTCCAGGACCACTTTGAGATCAGCGGTGCTATCCAATCCAGTTTGTCGGTTGTAGTCAACGATCCAGTTGATGTAACTGTTTTTGATTGTTCCGTTGCCATAAATCTCAATGTTTTCTGGTTGTAAGCGGAAACGATTATTGTATAGATATTGTCCAAAGTCGTTGTTGTATCTGTAAAGATCTCGATCAGCAAACAGAGCAAAATATTCTGCAGGGCGTGTCAGTGCCAATAAACGCTGTACTGCAAATGGCCAAGCACTGGACTTGCGCCACGAAGCTTCAACAGGGCCGTCATCGCCCACAGTCCAGCTCTTGCGGAAACTGCCTTGGTCATATTCGCCTACCATAACTTCAAAAGGTGACAGCAATTGACCTTCGGATCCCGATGGTATCACTGATGTCAGTCCGGGTCGCTTGTATTTGTTAATCACATAAGATCCTGCTGGATCCATTACACGACCGTCTTCAAGATCTTGCCATAATACCAAGTTTCCTGAAGTATACGGCGCCGGACCGTACTCGTCTTCCCACCAAGTTGGCTTTTCGCTGAAGCCTAACATTTCCCATGGGCGAGTATTAGGAGCATCGGTATCATAGAAATAATTGTAAATGCCTCTCCAGGCACCCAACAATGTCTGATTGTTTAGTTTATTTTGGCTGGATGAATAATTCCATGTGAACTCATTGTCAGGAATATATTCTTGTTCTCTATAAGCCAGTTTGTTTGCACCGACCCAGGCCAGGAAACTGGTTCCTAAAATCTGTGTGATTTCGTTTTGTGTATAGTCTGTGGTGCGGAATTGTCCTGGAGCAACGTCCTCAAATACCAATGGTATAGGATTGCTTTCTACTTTGAGATTGTTGTAGATACGTTTTTCAAATTCCAGTAATACTTCATCTCTGATATCGTTGTAGGCCACTGTGATTGAGCCGTCATGGCCACGTATCACAAATGTTGGTTGTACATAAGTATCATCGAGGAATTTTTGTGGCACATATGAAGGGTACAGACCTAACTTGGTTGGAGTCGATGGAACAAAGTTACCATAGGTAGTGGTGTATTCACGTATGGTCACCACATCGCCAATCTCTAATGGAACCAATATGGTCAATCGAGGGCCATCAGTTGCCACGGTGTATTCAATGCTATCTCCCAACAATATTTCATTGTTGAGATATACCAAGACAGCTCGATAATTGGCTTGATCAAAATCGTAGGTGTATAATGTATCAAATGTGTTGCTTGTGATTGGTGTTACAGTATAGACAGTTTCCTGGAAAGTTTCACCAGTTGGAATAGTGTCGGTCCAATAAAATGGAGTAACTTCAGTTTTGCCAAGATTTATCAAGCTGATGCATTCATCCAGTATTTCAGCCGAAGTCATGTTCTGGAAATTATTCTTGACTACTGTGTCCATCAACACATTCTTAAATTTTTCGTACTGGGCCGAAGAAAATTCAAGTGCCCGGAAGAAATCATATCCAGGATTGTTGATAAAGGTGCTGGCCATTGTCAGTGGCGCACTTTGTTGCATTATGATCTGGCCAAACGGAACTAAATCACCTAGGTCTCTTGAATTGTTTGGCCCATTGATGTCCCCTTGGAACTCTGGAAGATTTTGACAAATCGTTCCGTAGTGATTTCTTATGGTTCCCAGTGTGAGCTCAGGTACCACTGCATTCACAGCATTGTTTTCAAGATTCAGTGGTACAGAATAAAATCCAGTAGGACTTGCCACGTTGCTGACCACGCTGACTTCAACAGAAGATCCATCTGCTGGTTGATTGATGAAAGCGATAGTAGTTGAGTTATCTGGATTTACAGTATAAGTGTATTCGTCGGGGGTGACAAATACAGCATTTACAAATACCTTGACTGGAATCGCTGATGATGTCACATCAACTGGAATGTCAATTACAAGATTTTCGCCAGTGACATAATTGAAACTGAAACTTTGTCGAGACACTACCTCAGTTTCTGCTGTTTTCCATCCCAGCAGTTTGGTAAATTCTGTACGATTTTGATACTGTCTTACTACTCCGTCGTTGATTGGAACTTCAATGCTGATCGTATCTTGGACATAGATAAATGTATCAATGTAAAGATTGTTGTCAAACACAATGTCGCCCACGTTGTTGATCGTGAGATACTTCAGTGGTTGACCAATGATGCTGTCAGTGACTCCTTCGCCCGGTGCGTAGCTGAATAATTTAGTACCTACAAAAGATGTACCTGGATACACCAAGCGATCACTGTAGCTGACGCCATTTTCATCAAATACATCAAACAACGGTGGCTGGTTCACGCCAGTTTTTTGTTGTGCTGGTATCCATGTAGAACCGTCAAACCAATATGTGGTTCCTTGTTGTGTGATTCCGCTGGTGACCAACACTGACTGATCAAACAACTGGTCAGGTGTGTTGAGATCTGCTGGTTGTAGATCAATGATTGGTGTATCACCTGGTGAAGGTTGTATGAATGTAACTTCGTAGATTTTATTTCTTACTTCAGGATCAATATCCGCGGCAAAAATAACCCGGGTTCCATCCTGGAATGCATATCCATCAACGCTGTAACCAATACTACCATTGATGTTACTCATGGCATCAGTTTCACGGAAATCAATGATATTGATTGGTGGTAAACCTTCTGTACCAAAATCAAAAAGTTTCAAGCTGGGGACAAATTCAAGTATAGGACGTTTGGCTCGATAATTGTTGTCCAGGATTGGAACTGTTCCGTTGTATTCTGCTGTGGCATTGATGATATCAACGTGGAACCAACGGTTACTACGGCTCCAGGCGTTGAAATCGTGGCTGGCTCGATTGATCGTGATGTAATCCTGATCCAAGGGTGCATTCAACGTGTCATCATACGGAGTAGCATCATACGGAGTAGAATCGTAAGGAACTGTAGTTGATCTAGTATAAGTCTCTGGAGTAATAAACCTAGTCACTGGCAACAATGTGATAGATGATCCTACTCCTTCAACATAGTATTCTTTGCCCGAATATGATTCTGGTATGGTTGGTCCTTGGAACTGTACCTTGAGTCCGTTGGAAAATACTACTCCATTAGGGCTGGTATATTCTTTAGAGCCAATAATATTGACCAATCGAGCTGTAGTTGGTGTGCCGGTGGCTTGCTGATTCAGTGTCCATGTATTGCCGGTTCCGCTGACAAGATAAGTGCCTTCTGTGACTCCGCCTCCGCTGAGTAACATTCCAGGTAGTGGTGTGCCACCCAACGAACTTGTAAAGGTCAGAGTATTGCCTACTATGATCGGATCTATAAATGTTACAATAGGAGTCGTTACATCGTCGACGATGATTGGAACTTCTTGTGCGCTGTCTACTAATCTTATTAGGCCGAACAGTTCAGGATTATCTGCATCTTGGTAGTAAAGATAATCAAGGTCAGCTGTGATCAGCGGAACTCTTTCAAAAGTTCCAGACGCATTTTTATAAAAATAGATGTTGGAATATTGGGTACCGTACTGTACCAACAATTTACTTAAATTATTAACTGGTTGATCTACAGTGAGTTTGATGTAAGGATTCAACGTATCGTCATAAACCAGATTGATGCGCCAGATACTATACTTCTGGCTATCTAAAGTGATTTCTATTGTTTCATCAAACGGAGTATCGTCATATGGTTGTCCGGCACTGTCGAACAAGCCTGTGTAAAACCATCCTGCATCGCCAAGAAAAATTATAGTGCGGCCACCAATGTCTGTGACTCCGTCAATACCACCATACTTTGCGATAAATTCATCAAGATAGATATTGTTGATTTCGTCAAAATCTATATTAGTTGCAAAGTCAACTGGGCCAGCATCAGCCAACTGATAATAGAAATTCTGTGCTGATTTTTCTGGAACATTAAAGGTTATCGTGCCGTTGTCATCGCCATTGTTGATTACACCTAGGACTTCTCGGCTGCTCTGATTTGGTGTTTGAGGCAGCACCCCTGATGTACCTGGCACAGACTGTATCCAGAAACGATGTCCGGTCTGTTGTACATTGAATTCATAAGAACCCTGGCGTACCAGTGTGATGGTAGGATTTGTGCCGGCCACTCCACTGAATGTGTAATTGTTGGTATTTCTTGTGACTGTGAAATCGTCTTCCAAAGGAATAGGATTAGCAAACACATCCACAGAGTCTGGGCCACCGGGCAACCAATAATACTGACTGAAGTTTACAAACTTATCAAAATCAACAAATGGGTCCCATGAATAGTACTGGCTGGTAAACAGTCGATCTGCTCGAGAAGTATTACCGCCCTTGACTCCAATAGAATCGACCAGTCCTGGATAAGTCAGCGCATCCAATACTGTGTTGGTATTGGGTTTTAAAAATACTGTGCCAGGCTCTAACTGATAGTCGGTTCTTTGTCTAGTTGGTTCAAGAACATAGTTGTCTTTGGGATTTACACCCGGGCCAACACGACGCCCAATAAAACCTTGCGTGGGCTTGAGCTTGGGATCTTGTACCAACTGATCCAGTGTCGCCGACAAGAACTGGCGATTGGTAGGTGTGCGAAAGATTTCTGGTAGAAAATCTACTGTACGAATTCTTGTATTGGCCATGTTATATTACTCCGCTGTTGGGTGCTGTGCGGAGTTCGCTTGCGGTAAGGGCGTCAATGACTTCAATGTCGTTGACTGTGGCTGCATTGACAAATATTTCATCGGCAGAACAACGTATTTCATATAAGTCACCAAAACTCTTGAGCGGATCTTGTGGAACAAGCACTACAGTGGAAATAATATCTCCTAATTCTTTGTGCAGATAGGCAGCCAGTTCTGAAAAGTAGAATGTCAATCCAAAATCCCATTTGTCAATGGTAAAATATTCGTTGATGGCTGCTACCATACGGCTCTTGATTTCGCTGACACTGATCACCGAATTGGCACTGCGCACTACTTTCAAAGTGGCACGTAGCTCAGGAGCGGCTTTGACTCCAAACAATGGTTTGAATACCACTGAATTTAAAATAACGTTGTCGCTGATCATTTTGTACTGTTGCAAACTATTGTAAGATGTAGTAAGTTCATCTATGGTAGGTGGCTCTGGTTCTGGCACAGTACCAGTAGAATCTTTAATGTAATTCTGATAAGAATTGTAATAAGCTGTTGTGACCAAATAGATATCAATGATGTTGCTCGATCCTGGATCAATCCTACGACTCAAAGGTGCATTGTGACGATACTGGAAATACAATCCTTGACGACCAGTCTTGGCTATCAGACCTGTGACTTGATTCAGAGTCCTCACGCCATTGAAAGCAATATTTAATTCATAGAAGACTAACTCGTCAGTGGCATAAAAATATTGTCCGTCGCCGTACTCGGCCTTGATCAACTCTATCTGGTCTTTGGTAGCATACTGACTGATCACTGTTCCTTCAGCCAGAGGTAAGAATCTTTCAAGATTGTCAAAGTCTACTGTCTGTTGGAAGAACACATATTTGCTTGTTGGGTTGATCTCTGGTGCTACCAAGGTTTCAAAATAATCTGGATCATCGGCCACACCGTCGTTGTCAAAGTCTTTGAAACTGATCTGCACTTGGAAATCATCTACGAAACCATCACTTTGGATAGGCTGGCCAATGATGTCCATGATAATATCACTGTTTTGTGGCAACGAGGTATCTGGCAAATTATTTGTTTTTAAACAGTTGATAAAGTCATTGATCACTGTTCCGGTGCGTGGATCGTACACTTGCTGTGTGCCATCGTAGAAGAATCTTGTCTGTAGCAAACTGGCCCAGAATCTTTGCAGTGCTCGATAAGTCACTGTATATGTCACACCATCGGTTTCAAATGCCACCAGCCAAGAATTATCTAATCCTTGTCCTGATTGATCTTGCTGATATGCCAAACTAAATGTAGTGGCTGGATCAAGGTTTTGTGCTGTAATCACATACCATTCGCCGGTGAGGTTGTTATATCCTAAGCCAAAGTTACGATACAGTTCAATCTGGTCAGTCATGGTCTGTTCAACTGATGTAGGTAGATCAGTTACAAAGGTTGGTATGACTTGAACTGGTATAGCATCTGTGGGTATAAAATTGTTCAGTGTAACTGGTCCGATACCGTTGGCAAAGTTTCCATTGCCAAAGTTTGTACCGTCAAGCACAAGATTACTGATGGTCGCCCACAATACCACCTTGTCATTGGGCAGTGTAGGCAACCCTAATTTCAATCTATTGTTCTGATCAAAGTAATATCCAGCGGGTGGCACAAACTTGATCAATGACCCTTCGGACATGTATTTTTTGTTGTCGCTGGTCTGCGGGCCAATAGGAGCAGGTGCCTGCGAAGCGATGAATTGGAAATATCCAGTGGTTTCGTTGGCCGCAGTAGTGCTCTGTATCCACTCTATTCCAATTGGAATCAAGTTGGGTCTTAGGAAATTCTGATAATAAAATTCCAACATGCCTCTGCTGGCTAGCACGGGTTCAACTTCGTTGGCGATAACATTGGCAATATCGTTCTTGTCAATGAACGTGAATGTAAAACTTGGGCTTGCAGTATTTTCATAGATCAAGCCGTCGCTGGCAAAAATATTAGTTGATGAATATTTGCCTGTGATATCTACCAAATCAAGATAACGACTGGTTCCAATGGAACTGCGGTTCACGGCCTTGGATTTGATGATAGTTCCGAACAGTGTGTATGGGAAGTTGTTGTAGTCTTCGCCGTTGACCATACGGTTCTGTGTGTAGTAACGAGCAGGAGCACGTTGCTTGATGTCAGCGATGTTTTCTCTGCTGGCTGCATTAGAAACAGGTTGGCTAAGGCCACAAGTAAATGTGATAGTTTCTAACTTACCTGTGCGGCTGATATATCCAATAGAAATCTGGATAGCCTGCATCTCTTCTGGATTGATGATATACTGTAATCCATTGGATGCACGTACATAGGTACGGAATGTGCCCACAGGAATCTCTGTAAACACGCCGTCACCAAAGTTAAGATTGATCTGGTCATTGGTACGACTGGTAACGCTGAAGAATTTTCTAGCATCAGGCGCCAACTGTTCCACAGCGGCTGAGTACAAGTTGGGAACTTTGTCCCATTCGTATTGTATGTTGCCTATGTCATCGAGCTGATATAACCATACATCGTCTTCGTTGATACCTTCGATGTTGACATTGACCACGCGGTTTGAAATACGCTCGCCAAGATTAAAGTCTTGATTCTGTAGTGTACCTTGTTTGAAATAAAAGAAGAACCCTGTGTTAGGGCTGGCAAATCCCAAACGATCATTGCGATACATCACATTGAATATACCCGATGGACGTGGTGATGGCTCATATACAAAATCAGCGTCTTGTGTGGTAGAGCTCACTGCTTCAAATGTCATTGAGCTACCATCAACTGTGGCACTAAATGGAACCACTGGCAAATATCCTGGTACCAAGTTAATGCTGTATTCTTGTGTTTCAATGCCAAGAATGTTTTTCGTAGATCCTGGTTTGCCAAAACGCTGGCTGTCTACCAAGGCAGAGTTAATGATGACTGTGAACTGTTCTTGCCAGTTTGGATTGGTAGTATCATTCCAGTTCACTGTGACACCACTAAGGTTTACTCCGTTGTAGTCGATCACGTTTTCTGTGGTAGAAACGTTGAACACTTTGAGATAGCCTTGTGCTTCTTGATTTCGTTTGGGAGTATAGCTGACAAGGTTGGCCAGCTTGACCACTGAATCGCGTCGTTCGGCTGTGTCTAAAAAGTTTTCGCGGATGTTTAAATCGTTGCGGAAGGCCAATGCTTGGCCCATGAACGCCATGACGTCGAGCAGAGCAACAAACTCTGACGACTCAATGTAGTCATTGAAATTTTCTGGATAATAGATGCGAATGTAGTCAATGAAACTCTTGCGTAGGGTTTCAAAATCGTAACTTTGGAAATCCGCTTCACGATAAGTCGTGTAGATGCGTTTCCAATCCTCTACTCCAAATATCGCGGTCTGTCGTGTAGTTTTAGCCATAATACCTTCCGTGAAGTATTTATGGTTTGAATAAACTGGTCAGTTTATACGTAGGAAGCAGTGCGTGTCTGCTGATCGAAAAACACACTCAATCGTTCGGCATTGGTGCCTTGTACTGTTTGTATTTCCAGTTCAACCAAGATGCCGTTAATCTGTGGATATGCTGTGGCATCTGACAGATAGATCCTAGGGTCTTGCCCAACAATGCGTTGCATTTCTTGTATGATGAGCTCTGCTGTTTGTTCTGTCTGTGGTTCAAAAATCAAGTTCCACATAGTGGTGCCCACATCTGGACGACCCACTTTTTCACCTTGACGTATATTGAAGTAATTCAAAAGGTCACGCTTGATCAATGCAAAGTCTGTGAGCACAAACTTTTTATATTGGTTAATAGTATTGAATCCAATGAATGTAGGCATAGTATACTATTTAAGCCGTTTGTATCGGAGGTAATGGGGGTAATCCGCGGCGTCTGCGTTCAGCATTTACACGGGCCAGCACTATTTCGTCGTCGCCTGAATAAGTGAGTTGAGCATCCGTTGTTCCTGCATAAAGACTGGATTCGTTGGAAAATCCAGGAACTGGAATCTTAGCATTGCCAATTATAGAGCTCACAGCACTGTCGATGCTACCACGATTGACAGTATTAGTCGAGCCTGGCGGCACTGTGCTGTATCCTTTGATAGCTTCGCTGATTTTTTGATTGGCCAGGCTCACTGCAAATTGTCCGCCGCGGACCAGTTTGTTAATGCTGTCAACCAGTGTATTATTACCAATCGTTCCTTTGATCCATGAGTTTATTGTTTCTGGTCCATATTTTGACCCAGCTTGTACCAAACCTGCCAACTTGACTGGATCTTCTTGCCCTGTGACCACACCTGCTGATCTTAGATTCTGCAAAGATGCTTGGTACAGATCTGATTGCACAGCATCCTGGAGATTGGGATCAGATAATAGTGCTGTGGCGCTGGTGACTCCTGCTTGTCCAGTCCAAACACTAGGACTCGAAAGTATATCTGTGGTAGTTGCTGTACCATCAGTCAAGTAAAATTCCACAGTGCCTGGTTTGAGATATCCAGCATCCTCCAGCTGTTGGGGAGTCAACCCATATTTTCCCACACCGTATTCGTCGCTGATTTCAAAAAAGTCTTGCGGTACGTCTCGGCTGGCCTGGGCCAACATGCCAGTGACTTGATCTGGTTCAATACTACCAACACTGATCGTAGCCGGAGCTTGATTTTCGTAATCTTCTGCAGATATCGCATCAAACTCAGTGTCTTGTATCTTTTCTAATCTGTCTGTGATTTCTGCTGATGTTGGTACTTCACCACCTGAGGCTTGCAATTCTGTTGTGGCTGTTACTCCGCGACCATGGAAAGGATAAGGTTCATGTGTGGGAGCCCGAGTCACGATAGTTTGTAGTGCGCCTGACTGCGACACCCATCCACGATTTGGTTCAAATTTAGTGTCGGGTAGATTTTGTTTGACTATCTCTGATGGCTTTGGAACATCGGGTGCATCGCCGCTGTTGAGAGCTATACAACCTGCTGATAATACCATATTGCTGCCACCATTCCATGTGCCGCTCTTTGTGGCTTTGAGGCTCAGTGAGCCATCGCTTTTGACTCCCAAGAAAGAATCGCTGTACAACAGCATGGCTTTTTTGGCATTGGCCTGGATGAGGTTTCCTTCTAACGTCAATGCTTGTTCGCCTCTGATGTTGATTAACCCTTTGGCATTCATGTTGATACTACGATCAGCATGTAAATTTATGTCGCCTTGGCTCCGCAAGTTGATTGAGTTGGTAGCATAAACATCCACTGTTCCTTGGCTGCCAAATTCCAACCAAGTCTGTCCATTGGCATGTGTGATATAAAAGCAATCACCAGAGTCGCTCATAGTGATCTGATGACCTTTAGCTGTGCGGATACGCACCAACTGGTCTGATCCAACAAGATCACCGTCGTCCATGACAAAACTATGTCCACCACGACGTGCTATCACTGTGGCATCTTGAGGTTGTACCGCGCCTGCTTCAAGTCGCTGTTTGATATCTTGTTCGCTGAGTCCACCAAGGTAGATGGGACGTCCAGGTGTGCTGATACCGTAAACTGCACTGGGGCTTTCTCGCTGTGCGTTTGATCCTATGGGTCCACGCACTGGATCATTGATCAATCCTTGCTGTAACAGTATGGCAGCCACGACGCTGTGTACCGGTTTAGTTTGATTGTAAAATTGAGGATTCTCATCCAGTGCTTTGTTGTTGATATTGAGCTCAACCACTGGCAACTGGGTGCTGTTCTGGAAATATTGGCTCTGGCTGTTGTTATCCAGTTTGAATTTCTTGCTGGCGCCAATGGCCGGAAGCATGTGATTGAGTGCTGGCTCAACTATGGCTCCTAGATAGTATCCATAGTTGGAGTCGCCAGACGCAAAGAAACAAATAAGATTGGTACCAATGTCCGGCGGTGTAAACCACATACCATAGCTTTGTCTGTTGTTTACATAACCACCTTCACCAGTTTGCTGATCCACTGGTGGATTGGTTGTTCCATAAAAGGGTGATACTGGTGTTACGGTGCGCCACAAGTCAGGATTGTCCTTGTCTGGACCAGCAAAATCTTCAATCCAAACTTTGACTCGACCACCGCGTATGTTGTCAACTACTTGTCGTACTTCGCCTACATACATGCCCACCTGGGTGGGAGCATTGCCTCGATCTAATTTATAGGCACCTGGTATGCCCGAAGTTCGTTGATTAAATTCTGCCATAGTCGTCTACTTATTTGCTGTGTTAGAACCCTGTACTATTACCTAAAATGTCAACTGCCGGTGCCGCATCATCGCTCACTACTCTGGCTCCTGCTTTTGGTCTCGGTTGGGCGGAGTTAGTTCCGGTTGCCGCATTTAAAATTGATTCAGGAATCGTTGTTCCATATGGATCGTTGTAGGGTGGGGCTGGCAGAGTGTCTGTAGCTTGAGGCGATCCAACTGTGTTTCCTGATCTATTAGCAGTTGGACCACTTGGAGTTTCTGTGCCAGAATTATTAGATTGCTGTACTTGTGCCACTGTAGATCCGGGCAATTTGCCCACAGTGGCTGCGGTGAGGTCGGCTGGTTCAATGAGAGGTCTTACTGTGCCCGAAATACGTTGAATAAATCTTCCGCCCTTGAAACTACTGACCACTGTTTGTGCGGCATACACGATGCTCTGTGATGCCAAATTGTTTTCGCCAGTGGCTTGACTGTAAGCTGTGTTGTTGGCATTGACTTCGGCTAGGCCAGTGGTTAGGTTATAATCAGCTACTGGATTAAATCTAACTTCATAGAGAACTTCGCTGGCATCAGTGTTGACCGATCCATCAGGCATGAAAGGTTTTAAATCAATGTTTAAATTGTAAAAGGCCTCTGTTTGTTGTAGCCAATCAGGATCACCAATGATGGTCAGTGTAGATTTTTCAACATCGCTATCGGTGTACAAGCGTTCAGATAGTTGAGCTGCCGGTGAAGTGGTGTTGCCTGGGCCGCCAGTACCTTCTGCGTTGGGCTTGTTTTGGAAATAGAATCTCTCATACAGTCGACCGCTGGACAGCTGATTGATTGGCTCAATTTGATTGCCTTGTCCGCTACCAAAAGTAGTCACGTACTGATAGTTGACATTGATGTCAAAATCCAAGACTTCAGAGTTTTGTCCTGTGAACCAATAGTTATAGAGCTTGTGTGTTCCGCGATACTTGGCATTAGGGAACGTGGGCACTAGAGGTGTATTGATCTGGTAACGGCTCACTGTGTAAGTGGTCTTGTAAGCTATGGCTCGACGTTTTCTATCATACCCTAAAGGTGACACCCTACTGCGTATCTTGAACCACTGCACTGTGCTCACAGGACTTTGAGATCTTGGTTTAAGAGTGGTTTCATCAAATACAACGTTTTGCTGGCTGGTGATATAACTGCTGTTTCGCATGACCAGATCAATCAACTGTACGATCTGAGTACCTCGAGTCACTGACCAATTCTTGCTTTCGTTGTCGTATCTTATTCTTCCGGGCAACAGAGTTTCGGCTGCTGTGGTAGCCACTGGCATGGTAGAACGACCTTTGTCTTGTTTGCCTGGGCGAGATATCTTGGCGTCTTTTAACCCAGGAACATTTTCCAATATGATTTCATATTGATCCGCTATCTCATATCCTTCTTTGTTCTTTAGGTCTAACTGCCATTGATTCAATGCTTCACACAGACCCTGTGTGTAAGTTTTACGTATTGATAGATCCGATGCTTTGGCCGGAGCCTGGCTGGAACTTTCTAAATCTCTCACAGCATCCTGGTCATTGCGAACCTGTTGTGTGTTAGTGTTGCCTAAAACTGCTTTGCCGTTGAGCAAGGTCTGCACATCTGGTGCATTGAGCTCAAAGTCAAAAGGTATGGTAGCCATTATTTGATTGTAAGCAATATTGGTATGGCTTACCGTGGCATCCACACGGTATTCTGTATTTCTTCCGGCAATCTTGTAAGTGATATTGTTGATCTGGAACGGATACCATTTTTCAACTACGCTGTTGGTATCGCTACCTACTTCTTTGATACCCAGCTGACTGCCATTGACAAGATTACCAGTAGAATCATATCCATAAAAACGTATGACCATCAAGAAGTTGGCCACTGCTTCGCTCACAGTAGTCTGTCCAGTGCGGGCCAGGTGTTCTTTGACAGCATACCGCAGGCGATTGATGAAAGTAATGCCGTTGGGTTCTAGCACTGTAAACTTCATGTTCAATCCATTGTGCGCTCGCATACCACCCTGTGTACCTACTGTGGCTTCTATGGTCAGGTCGTCTAGGAAGAAATCAACATCAAACCACTTGTTGCGCTGTCCTATACCAAACCCCAGGCCTTTGTCTATGCCACCACTCTGTATGATCAACTGTTGTGTGGGCAATACTTTTTTCTGTGTAGCCAGCATGGTCTTGAATTCATTGTCATCCATGATATAGATGCTGACGGTGTAATTCATTGACGCCAACTTAGACAGCGGGTTAGCCGTAGGAATTATCCTTGACAAGAATTCTGGAGCAATCGCTGGTCGTTGGCCATCGGCTATGCCGCCACCATTGGTGTCTGCTATTGATGTCTGCGTATTGTCGTCCGAAGGCGAAATAGTAGGACCTTGTGTCTGTGCCAAGCTCCTAGTTACTCTACCGCCGCCCACTGTAGACACACCATCAACTAGACCAATGTCTTCAACATTGAGTAATTGAGGTTCGACTGCATTGGTTTCTGATGACACTCTAGTGTCAACATCAATTAAATTACCGTCATCATCAAATGTCTGCAAGGGGCCTGGAGGATTTTCAACCAACGCATCATCGGCCCTGGCCTGCTGTGCTTGTATGACTTCTTCACCCGACGACGATGCCGCAGGTCTTACGGTGTTGTATTCCTGATCGTAACGCACAGTATCTAATGTACGGATCAAGGTTGTTGATGTTTGCCTTGCCGAGTCAATACCTCTAGCGATATCCTGGGATCTGGCTGTTAAAGAACGTGTGGCTTCTATTTCTGGCGATATCACTGACTGTGCTGCCATGTCGTTGATTTCTGTTTGCGCATTTCCATTGCTGGTAGTGGCTAATCCCAAATAAGTGTTGACTTGACCGTACAGCGTTTCAGCTCGTTGCACTTGTTTTGTAGCCACGGCCGCGCCCATGGTGCCAATCAATCTATTGGCAGTATCGAGTTGTTTTTCTGCTTGGTTGAGATAAGTCAGTGCTTGCGACTGGCTTTGTATAAATGTGGCTGCCATGCGTTAGAATCCCAAGGCGGCTTTGAGTGTGTCAATTTTTGGAATGTAAATCTGGACACCTTCTCGGAAATCGCCCAGGGGATCAGTCAAAGTATTTGGATTGCGTTGGGCAAACACCCACCACAGTCCAGCATCGCCATACAAGTCATACGCCAGCAAATCTGGGCGCAAATTGTAGGTGGCATTGATTTTGAACAGTATGTCATCGACCTGGCGAGGTATAGGGCGATTGGTCATGAACCCAAGATAGATATTGTTTACCTTGGGTGTTGAAAAATATGGGCTCGTAGGAACATACACAGACATTTTACCAGAATCCTCCTCTTAGCAAGTTACCATTGGCATACTTTTCAAGGCTGAATTGTTGGCTGACCTGTGATCGTGTTGGCATTGGCAACAATGTCAGAGATATACTCATCTTGGTAGGCACATAAGTTGGAGAGTTCAAACCAAGATTAGGTGGTGGTGGTGGTATATTAACGCCACCTTGTGGAAGATTAGCGCCACGCAGTCTGTCTATAATGTTAGTCAAACTATATGATGCTGTAGCTGATCCTGTGAGTGTGCGACGGAACATCAGCCCGTTGCCACCTTGTGTTACACCAGCCGAAGTTGACTGACGCCCACGAGAGCGTATGTAATCTACATCGCTGGGCAAGTTGTAGTTAAACTGACTGATTACACAAGGATGTTCATTAAACTGAAATTCACCTAGTCCACTCAAAAATACCAACGGTGGCGGCGCACCTCGATCATCATCCTGCCCATAAAACATTTTAGTACATGATCTAAAAAAGTGTATCGTAGCCAAAAGATAATCGGCTTCTTTGGTATCCTGTGCAGTGAAGTCTGCTGTCAGTACGATTTCTCCGACTTTACTGCCTTTGTAAAAATATCCTCTATAGTTTGAATGTATAAGATCTGTTGGATTGTACTCTGCAGAGTAGACCATGTCTATGCGAGGAGTGTAAGGAAATATCACACCATCGGTTTCTTGCAAAGGTTGTAGTATGCCCGGAGTTTCATTTTTATAAAGATAGTAAGCATTAGGAGCCAGGCGCAATCTTACACGCCAGTCACCATCGCCTGTGGCCTTACCATTGGCCTTGCGTAGAGCAGAAACAGATGCTTGCTGTCTTGCACGATCTAATGCGGCCTGAGCCAAAGCCGCTTCTTCGATGTCTGCCTCGGTTGGTTCTCTTACAAGATCTGAGCCTTCGGTGTCTACTTCAGTATCAATGTCTTCGGCGGCCACACGCAGACCACCTGGTGTTATAACAAAGTCAGGATTTTCTGCGTCAACGATGCGTTGACCACCTGCTGTGAATTCTACTATGCCGCCTTCGGGTATTTCTTCGGTATTGTCAATGGCCACATCTTCGGCCAGTCTACGGATTCCTGTCTCTGTTCCAACAAAACCTTGCTCGTCGACAAATTCACCGGCAGCAACTTCCAATACTCGTCCATCAGGAAAAAATACTGTCTGCGATGACACTGGCTCAGGCACTAAAGTTAAGTCTGAGTTAGATGGTACTGCCACTGTGTCTAACGTGGCCAACGGATCTCCAGTGTTGGTAGAAGCGGCATCATCATTGATCACAGAAGGTTGCACAGTTACCGCGCCATTTACTGCTGTTCCAGGTGGGCCCGACGGAACCTGAGGATTTGGAGGGTTGCCTGCGGCAGCTGGTGCTGTGACCAACTGAGGAGGTGGCGGATTCGTCCTGTTTCCGTAAAAATCTTTATACAGCGGATCCTTGCTATAATCGATTGTGGCAGCAGGACCTTGGGAATTTATTCTTCTTACTAATGCTTCTTGTTCTTCTGGAGTAAGGCTTCTGGTCCCAGTGTAAGTCACTCCAGAAGGACTCACTGGTTGTAATTCTGTTGGTTGTATGTTGGTTTGTGGGGTCACTGGGCTGGTTGTCGCACCGGTCGACGGTGTTGTTTGTATACCGCCGCTTAGATTAAAATCTTCTGCGCGAGCACGTGCCAATGCCGCAGGCGAATCATTGCCGCTTTTAGCCACGCTGGCAGCCACAGATTCATTCTCAAAAAATCCAATGGTAACTTGCTTGTCAACATCAATGACGTTGAAGCCTTTTTCATATCTGTTGCGTGTGTAGGTTAAGTTGGCCATGGTGAATTCCTTGTTGTATTTACCGATGGCAAAAACGGCTAAGTTAATCCTACAAAAGGTTTGACGATAGGGCAGAGTGTTGTATAATAACTACACTATAGGAGAAGTTAAACTCATGGCTACAACAGCTACGCCCACCCCAAAAAAGGTCAATTATCTCAACAACAGAGATATCCTCAAGGAAATACACCTAAGCAAAAACACATACTGTTCTTATCGTGATCCTGTGTTAGATCATCAATACGATATCATCCTGCCATCACTAGAAAAGATCAACCAGCGCACTATCGCCGAAGCACGGCGCAATCGTGCAGATCGTATCAAACGCGAAACTGGCGAAGTAGTTAACGATAAAAAGATCCCACACACAGATTTGGTGTTCCGCATCACTACCTGGGAACACATACCTATGGCACCCAAGAAACAAACCAAAGCACAGCAGAAAAAAAGCAAGATGGAAGAGCTATTGGAGATTGATGACACAGCAGAATCTGATGGTTTAGAAGACCTAGTCGACGTACCTGTGTTAGACATGAATCATGTAAGATTAAACTTTCCACCCTTTTTCCACTATCGTTTAGACGAAAATAAAGAGCCGTTTTTGGTAGGAAAGTCGCATTGGAAGGGTACCTTAGATGGGGGCGAGTTCTGCAGAGATCACGGCAAAATGACCAATAAATTGGCCACCATGTTTATCAAACTCTGCGAAAGATATGCCACACGGAGCAACTGGCGCGGATACACTTACAACGAAGAAATGCGTGGACAAGCCTTGCTACAGCTATCTCAAATAGGATTGCAGTTCGACGAATCCAAGTCGCAAAACCCGTTTGCTTACTATACAGCGGCCATTACAAACTCGTTTACTAGGGTGTTAAACATTGAGAAGAAAATGCAAAACATTCGTGACGACATACTCGAAATGAACGGACTCAACCCATCATGGACACGTCAATTTTCAGAAAGCCATAACAAGACTGCCGAAGCGGTTGCAAACAGCTCTGAAGAATAGTATACTGCTATCATATGGCCAACTTATTCAAGAAGGCTATCGTTTTCACTGACATCCACTTTGGACTGAAATCGAATAGCCTATTACACAATCAGGATTGCGAGAAGTTTGTAGATTGGATCATTGCCACAGCCAAGGAGCAAGGTTGCGAAACCGGTATGTTCCTAGGCGATTGGCATCATCATCGTGCGGCAATCAATCTACAAACACTAAACTTTAGTTTGCAGGCTCTGGAAAAACTATCCCGAGCCTTTTCGCAGTTTTTCTTCATACCCGGAAATCACGATCTCTACTACAGAGACAAGCGTGACATCCACGGTGCAGCCTGGGCCAAGCACTTGCCCAACATCCACATCTGCAATGACTGGTTTGAAGAAGGTGATGTCATCATCGCTCCTTGGTTAGTAGGCGATGATCACAAGCGTATCCAAAAAATGTCCAGCAAGTACATGTTTGGACACTTTGAACTGCCACACTTCAAGATGAATGCCATGGTAGAAATGCCAGACCACGGTGAGATACAGGCCGCACACTTTGGACACTATGACAAGGTGTTCTCTGGGCATTTCCACCTGCGGCAACACAAAAACAACATCAACTACATCGGCAATGCGTTTCCGCACAACTTTGCCGACGCAGGAGATGACAAGCGCGGCTGTATGATTCTTGAGTGGGGAGCAGAGCCCGAGTATCATGCCTGGCCCGAACAACCTCTTTACAATGTTTTCGATCTTTCTACTTTGATCGATCATGGAGATCAGCTGTTGAAACCCAACATGCATGTGCGTGTACAGCTGGACATTGAGATATCATACGAAGAAGCCACATTCATCAAAGATACATTTATCGCCAAACACAGTCTCAGAGAAATGGCGCTGATTCCAAACAAGAGATCTGCCTTGGAAGAAGACATGGCGCCAGGCGAAATACGTTTTGAATCTGTAGATCAGATTGTTACTGATCAGATCACCAAGATTGAATCCGAGTTTTACGATCCCAAATTGTTGTTACAAATCTATCAGGCTCTATGATACAAATAAAAGACTTGACCGTTAAAAACTTTATGAGTGTGGGCAATGCCACACAAGCCATCAACTTTGATCGTAGAGACCTCACGCTGGTCCTGGGCGAAAACCTTGACCTGGGTGGTGACGGTAGTAGGAATGGCACGGGTAAAACTACTATTATCAATGCCTTGAGCTATGCCCTGTATGGGCAGGCCCTGACCAACATCCGTCGAGACAATCTCATCAACAAGACCAATGGCAAAGCTATGCTGGTTTCTTTGGATTTCAACATCAACGGCAAGGACTACAGGATCGAGCGAGGGCGTAAACCCAATGTGCTAAAGTTCTATGTCAACAATGAAGAACAAGCCGCAGATGACAACAGCCAGGGCGACAGTCGTGAAACACAGGATGCCATCGAGTCTGCGCTGGGTATGAGTCACGACATGTTCAAACATGTGCTGGCCTTGAACACATACACAGAACCTTTCTTGAGTTTGAAAGCTAATGATCAACGAGCCATAATTGAACAGCTCTTAGGCATCACTTTGCTTTCAGAACGTGCTGAACGCATCAAGGAACTCAACAGAGAAACCAAAGATGCCATCACGCAAGAAGAGATGCGTATCCGAGCTGTACAAGAAGCCAACAAACGCATAGAGGAGCAGATTGAAAATCTCAAGAGGCGCCAAACACTATGGATTTCCAAGCAAACGGAAGACGTTGAAAAACTTGAAAAAGCCATTGAAGATCTCAAGGCGATTGATATTGAAGCGGAAATACAGGCGCACCGCGATCATGCCACGTGGGACCAAAAAAGGAAAGACTTCAACGACTTACAGAGTGCGCTTTCCCGTGCTAAACTCGAGCGTGATCGCGAAGATAAAACCATTAAAAAGGTTGCATCAGAGATTACGTCACTTGAAAACCATACCTGCCATACGTGCGGTCAAGCGTTCCACGACCATAAGCACCAACAAGTGTTGGAAAAAAAGCAGAAGGAGTTGGCAGATGCTCGAGAGGCAAGCCAGCAACATAGCACCACAGTATCAGACTTGGAGACTGCCATCGCCTCCCTGGGCGAGATAGGTAAGCCGCCCAAAATGTTCTATGATCAAGAAAGCGATGCCATAGAACATCGTGCCAACTTGGCTGCTTTGGAAAAGCAGTTGGAAAGCAAAAAAATTGAAACCGATCCCTATGGTGAGCAGATCGAAGAAATGTCTGGACAAGCCTTGCAAACAGTGAGTTATGACACACTCAACGAACTCACACGTCTGCAAGAGCATCAGGACTTTTTGCTCAAGCTACTCACCAACAAAGATTCGTTTATTCGTAAGAAAATCATCGAACAGAATCTTAGCTATCTGAACTCAAGACTCACACACTATCTTGACAGGATCGGATTGCCTCATCAGGTTATCTTCCAAAACGATCTTACTGTGGAGATCACTGAACTGGGTCGAGATCTTGATTTTGATAATCTGAGCAGAGGTGAACGCAATCGTTTGATACTAAGTATGTCGTGGGCTTTTAGAGATGTCTGGGAGAGCCTATATCATCCAATCAACGTGCTGTTCATTGACGAGCTTGTGGATTCTGGTATGGATACACAGGGCGTTGAAAACTCCTTGGCATTGCTTAAGAAAATGAGTCGTGAACGACACAAGAGCATTTGGCTGGTAAGTCATAGAGACGAGCTGGCTGGACGAGTAGAAAACATACTCAAAGTTGTGAAAGAAAACGGGTTTACCAGTTATAACACAGATGTAGAAATTTCATGATCACGAGCAGAATATGATAAACAATAGCTCATGTCATGGCTTTTCGAATCTCAAGAAATTACGGAACTACCCGAAGATTGCGTTGGTTTTGTTTATTTGATCACTAATAAACTGACCGGCAGGAAATATATTGGCAAAAAACTTGCAAAATTTAAGCGAACAACATACAAAGTAGTCAAACTCAAAAACGGCAACAAGAAACGCAAAAAAATTCGTGGCAAAATAGATTCAGATTGGCAAACATATTATGGCAGTTCTCCGGAGTTATCTCGAGATGTTGAACTGTTAGGCTCACAAAACTTCTCACGCGAAATCTTATACTACTGTAGGTCCAAGGCTGAATGTAGCTATATCGAAGCTCGCGAACAATTTTCCCGACGTGTATTAGAATCAGATGATTACTACAACGGGCACATACAAGTGCGTGTACATGGTAGTCATATCAAAGGCAAGATCGCTCAGTAAAGACTCGCACAGGTCAATATCGTGTGCCGAACAGTAGAAACCTGGACCCAAGGTCGCAGGGATCCGAAGCCTCGTCGCTGAAACGAGCACTCAATCAGTATCCTTGACAGGACCACGATCGCAAATGCCTGCGGTTTGATTGTTTGAATAGAATATAAAGGGAAAAAGACGTAGCAGTGATGCTACACGTCAACATAATATGTTAGCGTATGTTATGTTGGCCGCCGTTGTGATAAAGACACAGCTCGAGGTACCGGACAACCGCCTCTGTAATGCTGTAACGCTAAGTGACTGTTCGTACTCGGATGATGACACCTCTTTGCCCTGTGCGGGCAAAGTGTGACCATAGTATCTGGATGATAACTGTTTCGCTTCGCTCATCTCTTAATAATACATTCATGAGCGACAGCGAAATGAATAGAACTTCGTAGAAGTTCTCAAAGTGTGTTATAGATTAGTATCTGGCCAATCACGGAACAGTGCGTGTTGTATATCGCCAGCAACGAACTGATTGAATGACTTGTGTTTCTGTTCGAGTTCTCCTTCGAGTGGAGCAACACGACGGAATGCCTGATCCATTTGGCCCATGTTCCGGAACTCCATGAGTATCATCCATTCTGGCATGTCAGCTATACTACGGAAGCCCATCTTGCAACGAGTAATCCTGTAGCTTTCCATCTTGCCCTCAGAAACTAAGTGATCAAAGAAGCTTTTCATGCCCGTGACCCAGTCTATGTCGCTGATGTCACCTTCTTTGTTGGCCCATATAGTGTAAATGTCCATTATGTCATCGGTCCTAAAATTTCAAATCCATCTATCTCTTTCTTGTAGAGATGTGCTTGCTCGAGATAGAGATAGTCAAACCCCCGGGCTTTGTAGATAGCACACTCTGTTTTCATTGTTTCAATGCCCAGTCTTGCTCGAGGATCGTGATAGGTCCAAGCAAATTGGGCACATTCGGCATTGCGATCATCATAGCGTTTGATCAAGCTGAATGCTACCATGCGTCCTTGGTCAAAATATCCAATCACATCAGTCATTGGATCAGTGTAGCGACTACGGAACATAGGCATCACACTTGCAAAGTGTTTGTAGATGCAATAAGTCCTGTAGATCTCGTCCAGCTCGACCATCTGCTCTTCAGTGGGTATGAGGTATCCCCATTCCACTGTTGGCTCGTAATTGGTTTTTGCCAAGTTAATCCTTGCAAATTGATAGCTCACTGGCGCGGATCCTTTCTGTGATTAAACAACACCTTTAGATAGTTTTCGGGCCAGGAGTCATAGAATCCTTGGCGTGCCATGAGCCGGGCTTTTTGATCCAAGTCACTGACACTTTGTACCAATGCTATAGCGTATGTTCCTTGATTCATAGGAACACCGTTGACTATTTCAGGATCTTGCGGGTGGTCTTCAAGCACTATGAGATCTTTGGCTAGCAAAAATTCTGTGTTGGCATACTCTAATGCTTGATGGAAATCTTCATAATTCCAGTGATCGGCATCGTACACCAGCATCACCACTTTTTTGTCACCCAGGCCACTCAGCGCCAGTTGCATAAGATCCAGTATTGGATTGATGCCTATCTGTATCCTGTACTCGTTGTTGATCCTGGCTTGCCGTGCATATGGGCAAGGTGGCCAGCCGCCCAGAGCAGGGTGTGGAACTTCAACAAAGCCCACGATCCATGATTCTATATCTTGGCGGACACGATCAATATCTAACATTAGTAAAAAGGTAATCCAGATTTTTTGGTTGTTTCAAGATTGTCCTTGATGATAGCACCCACGATGTTGCGTTCTGCAACGCTGAGATTCATGCCTTCTTCGTATGTTACGCCTCCTCGCATGTACCAACACATTTTAAGAACATCTTCTCTGATACTGGCTACTTCTTTGTCTTGCTGTTCAATGAGTTTGGCAATGCCTTCAGGACTCATGGTCAGGAGGCGGATGCGAAAAAATTTGAAACGTCCAATGTAAACGGAGTTTCGTACTGCTGTTGGCATTCGTGATTTTGGCAAACGATCTTGATGGGCTTGAGTTCACTTTGATCTTTAAGACTCACGATATGATCGCGGATTTTCTGGAAAACTTCACGTGAGCAATTTTTAACAAATTCTTGTATGTACTCAGGCTCTATGACCATTTCTTGGCCCACACGGATCATGGAGATACTTTGCGCTATCGCGCTCATGGTCATTTCGCTGAGCTTGATAAATGCCGCATTGATGCGTTTGATTTTTTCAGTTTCATTGAGAGTCGATTCGGGCAACATTTCCAATAACTTCTGATCTTCAAACTGCATGACAGAATTCTGTGTTGACTCTTCATAACTGAGCGGACGGAAAAATACTTCAAGATCACTAGTGCTAACAGATTCGCTGTAGTCTGGCATTTTGAGGCCCTCTAACACAGTGCGCAAATCAAGACCAAATGTGTTTTCGTTTTGGCAATGTGGACAAGTGCTGTCAAACTGTAATTCATGACCAGCACTGGCAATACGGATAGCCACTAACAACGTGTCCATGTCAATGGCTGGTATTTTCCAAGGATCTCGTATGGCAGGAATACAACTCTTGATGACATTGACCACAGCTGAACCATTGAACAATGCATCTGCTGTTCGGTATGTGATTTCATCCATGGCAGTCATTGGGTAGACTGGTAATTCTCTGTTGGGCGGCATGTCCAACACTCCGTCGGGATAGAAATTGCCATCACTGGGCAATTTGATGTAAATGGCCGGTTGACGGAAGAATCGGCGTAGTGGGTTGGCATTATCTGGCATGTTTTTCCTTACCATAAATATTTGGATACAACCTTACTTATCGGCGTAGATTATGGCAGATTTAGAAAATTCCAGCGAACTGTTGCGACAATCCTTAGATGAATTGCGCAAAACCGGCATGCTCACTGCCAGCACGTTGGACAAGCTAAATGCAGCCGCTAAAAAAAGCACCAAAGATGTCAAGGATCTTGGAGAAACTACCAAAGAAACTGCCGGTGACGTTGACGACTTTGGAAAGACACTGACCAAAGTCACTCGTGCGCTGATTGATTCTACAGGTGCTATAAGAGAAAACAGAGAAGATTTCCGCAGTCTCAACCCGGCTATCAGAGCATCAGGTATAGCAGTAGGTGCGGCTGGTCGCAAGTTTGGAGATGCGATCAGTGGTGTTGGTGATGCCATCTCTGGCCTTAGTTTATTTTTGGGCCCCAAAGGCAAACTGATTGGTATCCTGGGCGGTGGCTTATTGTCCGGCCTAGGCAAAGCAGTAGGAGCCAGTTCGGATGCGGCCGCACAATTGGCCGTGCAGTTTGGAGAATTTGCCACAGGTGAATTACAAAATGTAGTCAATGCATATCGTCAAGTGGGAGCAGTGGGCGCGATATCTGCCGGTGGAATGACACAGCTCTATGATCAAGCCATTGCTGCCGGACTGAGCATTGGACAGTTCAGCAAAATCATAGCTGAAAACAGCGAGACACTGGCCAAAGCAACTGGTAGCACTGCCGAAGGTGCCAAGGTGTTGGCACAAATCGCCAATGTCGGTGACGCCACACAAAAACAATTTTTAGCTCTAGGCATATCAGTTGAACAGACTAGAGAGTTCCAAGCCAAATTCCTAGAACAAAATCGAGTCACTGGTCGTATCGCCATCGGCGATACCAAAGCACTGACAGAAGCCAGCAAAGCATACATTTTCCAACTGGATGAGTTGGCCCGAATCACAGGATTGAGTAGAGAACAAGCTCAAAAATTATACGACGAACAAAATAGAAACATAAGATTCCGTGCCAGTGTGCGCATGGCCGAACGAGAATTTGGACCAGCCGCGGCACAAGCCATGAGAGATTCTGTGGCTGTGATCAGTACTGTGAACAAGCAGTTTGGTCAAGGTTTCGCTGACCTTATGGGTCCTGGTGGCGCCTCAACAGAAGCCGCTAAGAACCTGCAGATAGCTACAGGTAATGCTGCCAAAGGCATCGCTGACATGGTGCGCACCGGACAGATCACTGCGGATCAAGGTGCGGCTATGATCCGTCAAGCCATTAGAAACAAGATGGAAGGCCTGGGCGGAGACACATATTTGGGTCTGGTAGGCGGTGTTGAAGGGCCAATGAAGGATCTGCTGTTGGGCATGGATGACATAGCCATAGCCAACAATCTCAACGTTGAAGAGATGAAAAAGGCTCGTCAAGGTAGCATAGATGCCAGAAAAGCTGAAGATAAAAATACTCAACAGGTCATTGATGCACAGTTAGCACTGCAAAAAATGGCAGTGGAACTTGACAAGATAGTCAGAGATAAAATATTACCTCATGCAGCCACGGCTGTTAAAACATTCACAGAAACATTGTTGTCGTCGGTCGACTACATCAATGAAAAATTAGGTATTAAACCTGCTGGAGGTGGTGGTGCAGGCGGAGGTGGTGGAGGTGGCGGCCCAGCAGGTCGCGGAACCGGAACAACACAAGCACCTGCCACAGGTATAGGCGGTGCTGGTGCACCAACACCTGAAGCCGCCGGAACGTTGGGCGCAATTAGAACACTGATTGGAAAAGCAGAAAGCGGAGGCAACTATAACATATTGGTTGGCGGTAAAAAGGCCGATTTAACAAATATGACGTTGGCAGAAGTTTACGACTTGCAGAAAAAAATGATGCAACGTGGCAGTGGATTTGAAAGCACTGCGGTGGGCAAGTATCAAATGCTGTATGGCACACTAAGGAGTACAGCAAACAAACTTGGACTCGATCCAGCCACTACCAAGTTTGACCAAGCTACCCAAGATAGATTAGCAGACGAACTGATCGTCAGCAATGCCGGTTATAACAAATATTCATCAGGTGCTATCAGCAAAGAACGATTCCTTTACAATCTTTCTGCTATCTGGGCAGGCTTACCAAAAGATGCCAGCGGTGTCAGCTATCACAAAGGAGTGGGTTCTAACAAAGCCACTGTGGGCTGGGAAGAAGCCATGGGCAGTTTTGCCTATGGTGGCATCAGCTCAGGACCAAAGTCGGGTTACATGAGCATGTTGCACGGCACCGAAGCAGTGATTCCACTGCCAGGCGGTCGCAGTATTCCTGTGGAAATGAACGGGGTTACAGACAAGATTGGCGAACAAGTCACTATGATGAGTGCCCAGTTAGATCGATTAGATGAAATGGTTAGTTTGATGAAAACCAACAACGACGTCAACACAAAGATACTTCGCGCCCAGCAAAGTTAGCGGTAAATAATACACTATGTCATGGAAAAAATATTTCAAAGTGGCCAACGTTTCGGGCCAGATGAGCCCTATTTCGGGCAACATACCCCGAGGGCCAAACTACGGCACAGGATACGGAACAGACGGTCAAGCACAGACTGAATTCTCCTTCCGCAACTACGCCAGCCGACTGCCTGAAGTATATACAGGGCATCCCAATCGTTTGGAACGCTACAACCAATACGAAAACATGGACGGCGATTCAGAAATCAATGCCTGCCTTGACATTTTGGCCGAATTCAGCACACAGACCTGTGAATCAAACGGTACACCATTTGAGATAGATTTCAAAGAAAAACCCACAGATCACGAAGTAGACATCATCAAAAAACAGCTACAGCAGTGGGTCAAACTAAACAAATTAGATCAACGTGTGTTTAAAATTTTCCGCAACACCATCAAGTATGGTGATCAGGTATTTGTGCGTGATCCAGAGACATTTGAGATGTACTGGGTGGACATGACCAAAGTGGCCCGAGTGATCGTCAATGAGTCTGAAGGCAAACGTCCTGAGCAGTATGTTATCCGTGACATCAATCCCAATTTCCAGAGTCTGAGCATCGCTGCCAAGACTACAAATGATTACAACACACAACCACCATCGGGCGGTTATTCAGCACCCTACAATTACACAGCACCCAACGCACCTAACTCGTCGGGGCAGAGCCGTTTCCAGAAGTCTGTGAACGAAACCTGTATCGATGCCAAGCACGTGGTGCATCTCAGTCTGAGTGAAGGTCTTGATTACTACTGGCCATTTGGACAATCTATCCTGGAGATGATTTTCAAAGTTTTCAAACAGAAAGAACTGCTTGAAGATGCTATCCTGATCTATCGTGTGCAACGTGCTCCAGAGCGCAGAGTATTCAAGATTGACGTGGGCAACATGCCTAGCCACTTGGCTATGCAGTTTGTTGAGCGTGTAAAAAACGAAATACATCAACGCCGTATTCCTAACCAAACAGGTGGTAGCGCCAATATCATGGATGCTACATATAACCCACTGTCGATCAACGAAGACTACTTCTTTCCACAGACAGCTGACGGACGTGGATCATCAGTTGAAACCCTGCCCGGTGGTGAAAACTTAGGTCAGATTGATGACTTGAAATATTTCAACAACAAGATGTGCCGTGGTCTGCGTGTGCCCAGCAGTTACTTGCCCACAGGGCCAGATGATTCAGATCGTCCTATGAATGACGGTCGTGTTGGCACAGCACTCATACAAGAATACCGCTTTAATCAGTACTGTGAGCGTTTACAGCGCCAGATTTGCCAGAAACTGGATGATGAATTCAAGATGTTCCTGCGCTGGAGAGGCTTTAACATTGACGCTGGTTTGTTTAATATTGAGTTTGCACCGCCACAAAATTTTGCCAGTTATCGTCAAGCAGAACTGGATACCACACGTATGACAGCGTTCCAGGGCTTGGAACAGTTGCCGTATATGAGCAAGCGTTTCTTGATGAAACGTTATCTTGGACTCAGCGAAGAAGAGATCAACGACAACGAACAGCTTTGGAAAGAAGAACGCGATCAACCCGACTTACAAACACAAAGCGGCCAGGATTTGCGTTCAGTTGGTATTAGCCCTGCAGACATTGAAGCAGATATTGGCGCTGGCGAAGAAATTGCTGCCGCTGGTGGGTCACCCGAAGGTGGTATCATGCCACCAGGTGGTGCCGCTCCTGTAGAGCCTGGCAGTGCCGCAGCCGGTGCTGGTCCTGCAGGTGGTGCCGCTCCTGTTCCAACAATCTAATAAATAATATTATGTTGCTACTTGAGTTTTTCCATAAAGATCCTGCAGGTTATCAAGACGTTGAAGATGATAACTCACAGCCTCAGCTTGGCCAACTGCGCAAGACAAAACTCACACTACGCCAGATCAACAAACTGCGTAGAATGAATGATGTGCGTACCTTTGAGTACAAAGAAAAACTCAAAGATGTGCGCAAGCAATATCAACCACCTGCCGCACCAGCACTGTAAAGCAGGTCTTATCTCGGTAGAATGTTCATTTTCTACCACTTTTACCCCATAAACCGCATAGATTTTGACGTGTGTCGTAAATATCACACAGAGCCATAACTTGGAGGAACCTCATGAACAAATTTGAACAGCTCATTGAATACGTTATCAACGACGAAGAGCAAAAAGCTCGCGATCTTTTCCACGAGATCGTAGTTGAAAAAAGCCGCGGCATCTATGAAGAATTGATGGCCGAGGAAGAAATTGAAGAAGCCAAAGACGAAGAAGAACTCGACGAAGCCAAAGACGAAGAATCTGATGAAGAAGAACTCGATGAAGCCAAGGACGAGGAAGAACTCGACGAAAGCATGATGGGTGAGATGGGCGGCGATCAAGCCGACGATCTTATTGACGACATTGAAACCGAAGAACAAGGTCTTTCAATGGAAGGCGAAGACGAAATGGCCGACGAAGAAGGCGGCGAAGATCTTGAAGATCGCGTAGTTGATCTTGAAGACAAACTTGACGAACTCATGGCAGAATTTGAAGCTCTTATGGGCGACGAAGGCCAAGAGGGCGAAGACGAAATGGACATTGAAGTTGGTAGCGACGACGTCGAAACCGACGGCATGGGCGCTGGTGAAGAAGAAGAAATGGATTCTGAATTTGAAACCATGGAAGGTACTGAACTTGAAGAAGCTATCAATTTGAAAGCCGCTCCTGCTCCAGTTAAGTCTGAAGAAGGTAATATCAACAAGAAATCTACTGTTGCAGCCAACAGTGGTGCAAAGGGCATGGATGGTAAGCCTGTAATGAGCGCAGACACACCTGAAAAAGGTCGTCCTGCTCCTACAGCCAAAGACTTGATTAGCGATGTGCAAAATGCTCCAGCAAAGAGCACAGTTAAACAAGGTCCTGCTACCAAGCCACATTTAGCACAGGCTACTGGTGTAAACACCAAGAGCCCTTACTAATAGGTTAGTTCAAGGTTATGGCTCGTTACCTAAGAGAACACCTTACTTTTGACGCCGCTCGTATTGTACTCGAGGGCGCCGAAGGTAAGGACCTTTATATGAAAGGTATTTGTATCCAGGGTGGAGTCAAAAACGCCAACGAGCGTGTGTATCCGGTGAGTGAAATTGAAAAAGCTGTTCGTCAAATCAACGAACAGATCCAAGGTGGATACAGTGTTCTCGGTGAAGTTGATCACCCAGATGACCTTAAGATTAACTTAGATCGTTGCAGTCATATCATGACAGAAATGTGGATGGATGGCCCCAACGGATTTGGTAAGCTCAAGATTCTCCCAACACCAATGGGTAATTTGGTACGCACCATGCTTGAAAGTGGTGTGAAATTAGGAGTTTCAAGCCGCGGTAGCGGAAACGTTAACGAGGCCAATGGACATGTCAGTGATTTTGAAATTGTCACTGTCGATGTTGTTGCCCAACCCAGTGCGCCCAACGCATATCCAACAGCCGTATATGAAGGCTTGATGAACATGAAATATGGTCATCGAGTGTTAGAAATGGCCAAAGATGCTGGAGAGGACAGCAAGGTACAGAGATATTTGAGAGACGAGGTAACTCGCTTGATCAAAGATCTCAAGATTTAGGAGAAACGCATGCTAGATGCCATCAAACCGTTACTAGATAGCGACCTAATCAACGAGGAAACTCGTACAGCGATCTCAGAACAATGGGAACAAAAGCTGAACGAAGCTCGTGAGGTGGTACGTGCAGAACTCAGAGAAGAGTTTGCACAACGCTATGAGCATGACAAACAAGTGATGGTGGAAGCCCTAGATCGCATGGTAACAGAAGGTCTCGCCGCAGAGATCCAAGCTGTGCAAGCTGAAAAGCAAGCATTGGCCGAAGATCGCGTCAAGTTCAATGTCAAGATGAAGGAATCAGCTACAAAGTTTAACGACTTTATGGTTTCTAAACTTGCAGAAGAAATTGGTGAACTGCGTAAAGATCGCAAAATTCACACAGAATCAATCCAGAAATTGGAAAGTTTTGTCGTGAAAGCTCTTGCTCAAGAAATCCGTGAATTCGCACAAGACAAGAAGGATGCGGTGGAAACCAAAGTCCGTTTAGTCCGTGAAGCTCGCAAACAGCTTGAGACATTGAAAGCACGTTTCGTAAAAGAAAGTGCTGACAAGATGAGCAAATCTGTAGCCAAGCATCTCAAGGCTGAACTTAGTCAACTCCACGAAGACATCAAAGTTGCTCGCGAGAACAATTTTGGTCGTCGTATCTTTGAAGCATACGCCGCTGAATTCGGTGCTACTCACCTCAGTGAGAACGCAGAAATCCGTAAGCTCAACAGCGTTATTGCTGCCAAAGATCAGAAGTTGGCTGAAGCCATCAAGATCACCGAGAAGGCTAAAACCCTCGTTGAATCAAAAGAACGCGAGATTCGCATAATCCGTGAATCCAATGAGCGAGCAAAGCTCATGGACGAACTGCTTGGACCTCTTAACGAGGAAAAGGCCGGTGTTATGAAGAATCTGCTAGAAAACGTTCAAACATCCCGTTTAAAGAACGCTTTCGAAAAATATTTGCCAGCTGTGCTCGCAGATAACAAACCAGCAAAAGCTAAGTCAGTGATTGCTGAGAGTGTTACTGAAGTCACTGGTGATAAATCTGCAAAGGTTGTAGCGGAAGATCGCAGTAATGTGATCGACCTTAAACGCCTGGCAGGGCTTTAATCTTAGGAAGGAAGAAGGAGACATTATGTCACAAGAACTACTAGAAAGCCGTTGGGATGAGACCAAAGAAGCCCTACTCGAAGGCCTACAAGGTGCTCGTCGCTCAACCATGGGTGTTGTTTTAGAAAACACTCGCAAATACTTGAAAGAGAATGCTTCTGCAGGCTCAACAGTTTCAGGTAATATTGCAACATTAAACCGTGTGATCCTACCAGTGATTCGACGTGTTATGCCAACCGTTATCGCTAACGAGTTGGTTGGCGTTCAGCCAATGACAGGTCCAGTTGGACAGATCCACACATTACGTGTTCGTTATGCTCAGAGCTTGACAGACAACTCAGCCGCACAAACATCAGTTACAGCTGGTGAAGAAGCGTTGAGCCCATTCAAGATCGCTCAGGCATATTCGCGTCAAGTATCCGGTGTTGCTGGTGATACAGCTACCGAGTACACAGGTGCTAACACAGCAACTCTTGAAGGCAATGGTGGTCGTCAGATCTCTGTTCAAATCTTGAAGCAAGCTGTTGAAGCTAAGACACGTAAGCTACAAGCTCGTTGGACATTCGAAGCCGCGCAAGATGCACAAGCTATGCACGGTATCGATATCGAAGCTGAAATCATGGCAGCTCTTGCACAAGAAATTACTGCTGAAATTGACCAGGAGATTCTCCTGTCACTCCGCACTCTTGCAAGCACAGAGTTTACATACAACCAAGCTACCGTTTCAGGTACAGCTACATTCGTTGGTGACGAACACGCCGCATTGGCAGTTTTGATCAACCGTGTTGCTAACTTGATCGCTCAGCGCACACGTCGTGGCGCTGGTAACTGGGCTGTTGTATCCCCAGCTTCATTGACTGTTCTACAGTCTGCAACAACTTCTGCTTTTGCACGTACAACAGAAGGCACATTCGAAGCACCTACAAACACCAAGTTTGTTGGTACATTGAACGGTGCTATGCGTGTGTTCTGCGACTCTTATGCCGCAGACTCAACACCAGTTCTCGTTGGTTACAAAGGCGCAAGCGAAACTGATGCAGCCGCATTCTACTGCCCATACATCCCATTGATGTCAAGCGGTGTTGTGCTGGATCCAAGCACATTCGAGCCAGTCGTATCGTTCATGACACGTTACGGCTACATCGAACTCACAAACACAGCATCTTCATTCGGTAACGCCGGTGACTATGTTGGTGAGATTGCTGTTTCTAACTTGTCATTCTCTTAATCCGACACTGGATCAAGAAAACTCAAAAACCCGCTTCGGCGGGTTTTTGTTTGGCCGCTAAATATTATCATGATTGCACGTATTAACTTTGGATTAGGAATGCCGGCGGCTCGTCCACAAGCACCCATAGGCAATCCTATCGGGCATACAGTTCCACAAACACTGCCTCGCCCAGCAGTACATAACTTGATAGTAAAAACAAATGGCTAATCCACCTCCACCATATGCAGACATCACTGGCATCAGCCGTACAGTGATGAAAGACAACGCACAAGAATCATTGGCCAACTACGATGGCAATGCCAGACCCGCAGAGTTCACAGTTGATCAAACCACAAGTAATGTTTACATTGGTAATGCCACAGGTAATTTGACACAAGTTTGGTCACCCACCGTGGCGATATTTCCTGTGTACACAACTTCTGCGGCTGCTAATCTTGTAGGATCTATAGGACAAGCGATCTGTATCAGCGACAGTGCCCAAGGCAGTGACCCCGACGGAATGCTGGCATTTTGGGACACAACACACAATCGCTGGAGTTACGTACACAACAATCAAGCAGTATAAGTATTGCCATGCAAGACTTGCATTGGCGATATAATTTCAATACAACAAAATTTGACTTTATTGAAAACAATCCACACCAGCATTATGAACCACTGCTGAAGCACGTCTACGTGCCCACCTTGGTCATTGATATCAATTTGGTATCTGCCCAGTCATTGGACAAGTACATCAAAAAAGTTTTAGATCTTGCTATAGAGCATCGTATTTCTTACCAGCAGATAATATTTGATGGCACACAAGATCCGGTCAATGATTACGCTACCAAAGTCAAAGTTCTTGATCTGTTTGCCCAGACAGCAGGAATAAAATGCTATTTCGCATTGAGCCAGTTTGATCTACAGACACACCCTTGTCTGGTAGAAATAAACTATCCAAGCTGGTTGTTTGTGTTCAAAAAACAATCACTGCCTGATTGGAACACAGCCCAGCGCACACACAAATTCAGCTGTCTCAATCGCAATCCTACATTCCATAGATTGATTTTTTACACCATGATCAAGCAACAAGGTCTGCTGGATGATTTTGTGTATAGTTTCTACAATCGCTGTCCCTATCAAGGACACTTGATAAATCCTATGAAGTATCGTGGGATTGAAAATTTGGTTGACAGCGACCTTGCACGACAATGCATAGAAAGTTTACAAGACTTTCCGATCAGCTGGGACAACGAAGTGTTAGGTGTCAACGATCATTCCATCATGCACCCAGCCTACTCAGATACCTGGTGTAACATAGTGACCGAGACTTCGGCAATCACCAGCTTTACCAGCGAAAAAATTTGGAAACCCATGGCCGCTGGACAACTGTTTTTTGTAGTAGGCGCACCCGGAACCTGTGCCTGGTTGAAAAAATTAGGATTCCATACCTTTGATGATGACTACGATTTCAAAATCAATCTCTCCAGCAGATTAAACATGGTAGTAGAGCGCATCAAAGAACACAGAGATGATGTTCCTGGATGGTGGAATCAGAACAAGTTCCATATTGAACACAATTTCCATTGGTTGCGCAGTGGTAATGTAGAGAAAACCCTGCTTGACCCCATAGTAAATCAACTTAACCATAAATACTAGTCAACGTAATAATGCGTTTTATGCGGATACCACCGCGTAGTGGCTAGAACCCACATCGGACTTCTATAAGGAGAAAACAAATGGGACGTTCTCTCAAAATCCAAAAATACGGTGCCGCTCAAGGTATCACATATCCAAACAACACTTCTGCTAACACACCAGCAGCCGCTGTGCCAGTTGATCAAGGTTATCCTCAGTTCAGTCAGTTGACTGATCCTGTGTATTATTCTTCGCTGACAGCATCTAACTTCTATGGTGTCGTTGGTGGTAATAGAACAACTGCAACAACTACAACATTCCCTGTTGTTAAATGCGCGGTCAACATTGCTCTTCCAGATGGTTCAGGCCAAGGGGTTGAAGACGGCGTTATTTTACGCCAAAAAGGTGCTCACAAATATCTTGTCATGAGCAGTGGTCAAGACGTACAAGACGAAGACATGGTTGTTGGAGCTTCTTACTACATCAAAACTTTGGATACAACTAACTGGCAACAAATGGGTGCTCCAGTGGGCGCACAAGTTGGCACAATCTTTACCTGCACAGCACTGTGCGCCAATCCACAAAACGGTGTTGGTTATTTGGTAGGCCAATGTGTTCTAACCAGTGACTTGACTCCAGGACCTGGCTTGATGGCTATCAGCTATGCAGTTGGTGGTGACTCAACCGAAGTCGCTGTTTCCAAGTTGACCAACAAGTTCTTACAAAACTGGGATAACTTCCAGAATGCTGCCGGTACTTCATTAGACAGCTATGCTGGCACAGGTAACAACGTAGGTGAAGTCAATTACTCAGGTGAGACCACTTATCTGGCCAACTTCTTCACTGACGATGCAGGCGCACAAGCAACCAAGTCTGGTGCTGATGCCGCAACATTCAGCAACGGTACAGGCGATATTGAATTGGCACAAGTCGAGAAGTTTACTTCTTAATTTGAGTTAGTTCCAAAATCCTCACAGCTATATACTGTGAGGATTTTTTATGACTACAGCATTTGTATTAGGCAACGGCCGCAGCCGACAAACAGTTGATCTTGAACAGCTCAAACAGCGTGGGCCAGTCTATGCTTGCAACGCTATCTACAGAGAGTTCACGCCCACTGTGCTTGTGGCCACCGATCGGCCCATAGCAGAAGCCATACAAAATTCAGGCTACAGTTTGCAAAACAGATTCCACACACGTCAGCCACTGCCCAATCTAGGTGCCCTGCCGTTGGATTCAAGATATCGAGGATTTAGTTCTGGGCCCAATGCTGTGGCCCTGGCCTGCAAAGATGGATTCCAGCGTATTTTTATGTTGGGATTTGATCTTGGAACTACAAACGGACAGTTCAACAATCTTTACGCTGACACAGAATTTTACAAAAAAAGTTCAGCGCCGCCTACATTCAGCGGAAACTGGGTGAAACAGATAGTGCAACTGGCCAACGAGTACTCGACCAGAGAATTTATACGGGTAATGGGCCCTGAATCAGCCATGATACCCAGTTTTAACAACATTAAAAATCTACGTGAGATGGCAATTCTGGAATTCAAAGACCTGCTAAATACATCAAAAGGCTTGCTATGACCACTTACAAACGCATCGACGGTGATTTTTACATCCAAACTGTCTACCCTCCTGAGCAGAAGGTTTATATCGACACGGACACGACTGTGTCTGGTAACTTGGTCGTCCAGGGTAATTTGACCTACATCAATGTTTCTGAGCTCAACGTTACAGATCCGTTTATTTTGGTCAACGCTTCCAATACAGGAACATATCAATCAAACTCCGGTCTGCTCACACACAAAACCAGTTCTGACTATGCTGGTATCAGATACAACGACAATTCAGGCGCTTGGGAAATCAGCACCAGCACTGGATCTAGCGGAACAACAGGTATATGGCAGCCTTTGATTGCAGGTGGTATCACAGCCGCAGGCGCCAACACAGAAATACAGTACAATGATGGTGGCATTCTTGGTGCCAATGCCGCATTTACTTTTGATTATGCAAACGGCCAGATGTCGTTAGACGGTACCCTGGCCTTGGTATACAACGGTGCGACTCCATCGGCTATTGCTAACACAGCCACAGTGACATCAGATGTTCCAGGCAGTGGCGGGACAGGCATATATTTCAACAACAACAGCAATCAAGATGAGTTGATCAGCAAGTCAAAAGCCATCGTGTTTAGCATAATATTCTAAGGAAAATAAAATGACGATTCAAGTAGGAAACGTAACCACATCAGCCGCATCAGTCTACACCAGCGTTGGTAACACAGCTATCACTTTTTTGAGTTTGTGTAACTATACTGCAGGCAACGTGGCAGCCAATGTTTATGTAGTGCCCAATGGTGATACTGCAGGCAATGACAATGTGATCATCAACAATATTACCATAACTGTAGGCGATACATATCAGCTCTATGCTGGTGCAGAAAAACTTTTGTTGGAAAACGGTGACTCAGTTCAAGTTGACGCCAATGCTAACAATGCAATCACTACAGTCACAAGTTACACTTCAATCTAATGGGATACTTTGTCAAAAATCGCAGGCTACAGAGTGGCAGCTCAAGCATCGTAGTTCCGTCAGGTGATTCTGCTGATCGACCCGAAGCTCCGGTTTTTGGCAGTTTTCGTTACAACACAGACATAGGTACTTTGGAATTTTTCAACGGAACTGTGTTCAAGCAAGTTGGCCTGGGTGGCGAGCTCAATGTTGATGTTTATTCAGCCACTGGCGACGGTTCCACTGTTACTTTTACTATTGGCAATACCACAGCGATCAGTGCAGATGATCAAGTCATCGTGTTTGTAGGTTCTATCTATCAAGCACCTACTGCCAATTACACCATCACAGGTGCTGGGTACGATATCACATTTGGGTCTGCTCCTCCTGACGGTGAACCCATCAATATCATACGAAATCTGGTAGCTCCCTCCACGCCCTAAACCCATAAATACTAAAAAGGGTGATCAATGGCGATTCAACGAGTTTCCGGCAACATTCTGCAGGACAACCTGCAACGTGGTGCCAATCTAAGTATCCAGGGTAATTTAGCCTATTTTGACGTGGTTGATAACCGTGTGGGTATCAACACGAGCACACCCCTGCAAGATCTTTCGATTGCTGGCAATCTTGGTGTTGGCAACTACATTGTTGTTGACGCTGAAGTTATTTCCAGTGCTGGCAATATTGTGTTGTTGCCCACAGGCAACGTCAGCGTATCTAATGTTTACATACAAGATGTACTGGATCCTATCCAAGCACAAGATGCCGCTACAAAAAATTATGTTGACACATCATTAAGTTCATTCCTGACCTTTGAAGATGATGGTGCCAACACTACATCTATATCAGCTGGTGACACAGTATTCTTCAATGGCACAGCCAACGAAGTTTCAGTAGTGGTCAGCAGTCTGGCAGTGACTTTTGGTCTGCCTGATGATGTGATCGTTGGAAACTCATTGTCTGTCACTGGAAACTTTGATGCGGCCAATATCTACACCGGTGGTAACATTATCGCCATAGGTAATATTGAAGGTGGTAATATTATTTCTGAAGGCGCCGTGATTGGCAACATACAGATCACAGGCAACATCACCGTCAACAATATTACCGTTTTAGGCAATACCACATCAAACAACGCCAGCATTGGAAACATACTCACAGTTGGTGGCAACATCACAGGTGGTAACTTGATATCCAACGCAGGTATCTATGGCACCACAGCCAATGTCACAGGCAACGTATCAGTTGGTAACTTAACTATAACCAGCACCGCTGCCAACCGAGTGCTGTACACTGATGCTAATAAAAATATTACAACCACTGCCAACTTCACCTTTGATGGTTCTCAGTTGGTACTCACAGGTACAGCCAATGTCAGTTCCAATGTGTTTGTTGGCAATCTCTATAGTGCGGCCTTGATCAATGCTGTAGGCAACATCACTGGATCCAATGTTATAGCCAACGGCAATGTCAATGGAAATTATGTCAACGTTACTAAGGATATCTATGCAGGCGGTAACGCTATCATTGATGGCAACTTGACAATCAATGGCGATCTGATTTATGAAAACGTCACTACACTAGCAGTTGAAGATCCAATCATCTCTTTGGGTCGTGGTGCTAACAACACTCCGTTGGTCAGCAATGATGGCAAGGACCGTGGTGAACAACTTTGGTATTATTCTGGCGCAGAAAAATCTGCGTTCATAGGGTATGACAACTCGGCTGGCAACCTCATAGCCGCGGTAGATGTAACCATCGCCAACGAGATCGTTACAGTCAATCAGTATGGAACTTGGCAAGTTGGTAATATCTATGCCCAAACTGCACTGATCACAGGCAATGTAAGTTTTGGAAATATTTCAACTCCAGGCCAGATATCAGCCACGGGCAACATCACCGGCGGTAATTTGATATCCAACGCCATGGTATCAGCCGCTACCACAGTCAACGCCACGGGCAACGTCACGGGTGGTAACCTTGTTTCAAATGCGGCTATTTCTGCCGCGACTACTATTTCTGCCACTGGTAATATCACTGGTGGCAACTTAATAAGCAACGCTAATATATCAGCATCGTCTGCTATCTTTGCCACAGGTAACATCACAGGTGGTAATCTTGTAAGCAACGCTAATATTTCTGCCGCCAATGCTGTATTTGCTACAGGTAACATCACTGGTGGCAATTTGATATCCAACGCAGGTATCTTTGGAACCACTGCTACCATAACTGGTAACATCATAGCTGGCAATGTTTCTACTCTGGGAGTAATCAACGTCACCGGCAATATCACCGGCGGTAACCTGATATCCAATGCCAACATATCGGCAACCAATGCTGTATTTGCTACCGGTAACGTCACTGCTGGTAATCTTGTAAGTAATGCTTCCATCTCGGCTGCTACAACAATCACAGCCGTGGGTAATATCACCGGCGGTAATCTTGTAAGCAACGCCAATATATCAGCCACTACCGCTGTATTTGCCACAGGTAACATCACTGGTGGTAATCTTGTTTCAAATGCCAATATATCAGCGGCATCGTTTATCTTTGCTACCGCTAATATAGTTGGTGGCAACCTAATATCCAATGCAAGAATAGTCGGAAATACTCTTGACATTTATGGTGATGCACTGGTAGCTGGTAACTTGACTGTACAAGGAAACTTGACATACATCAACATTGATGATTTGAGAGTTGAGGATCCAATCATCCAGTTGGGTGGTGGTGCCAATGGTAATGCTTTGGTCACCAACGATGGTAAAGATCGTGGTACCCTACTGACCTATTACACCACAGGTCCTGGTAATGCGTTTGTTGGATGGGACAACAGTTCTGGTAACATGATTATTGCCAGCAACGTGAGCATAGCCAATGAAATTGTCACAGTCAATGCATATGGAACTTTCCAAGCTGGTAACATTTATGCTGAGAGTGCTGTCATAACAGGTAACACCAGCTTTGGTAATATTTCAACTCCAGGCCAGATATCAGCCACTGGTAACATCACTGGTGGTAACTTAATATCTAATGCCAACATATCAGCGGCATCTTTTGTATTTGCTACGGCCAACATTGTTGGTGGAAATCTCGTTTCCAATGCTAATATTTCTGCTACCAATGCTGTGTTTGCCACAGGTAACATCACTGGTGGCAATTTGGTTTCAAATGCTTCCATTAGTGCGGCCACAACTATATCAGCCACAGGTAACATCACTGGTGGTAATCTTGTATCCAATGCCGCAATATCTGCGGCCACTACAATCAATGCTACAGGTAACATCACAGGTGGTAATCTTGTAAGCAATGCCTCAATCAGTGCGGCTACAACTATATCAGCTACTGGTAACATCACCGGTGGCAACATTGTGTCCAATGCTTTGGTAAGTGGAGCCAATGTACAGATTTCTACTCTGACTCCTAATCGAGTGGTGTATGTTGGCACCGATGACTACTTGGTTGACTCAGCTAACTTTACCTTTAACGGTTCTAACGCCAACTTGCAAGGACAGTTGATCGTTGATAACTTTACCATAGATGGTACAGCAATAACATCCAATGCTAACATATCAATAGCATCCAGTGTCAACGGCAACATAGCAATCACACCTAACGGTAGTGGCAATGTTGTGATAGACAACATTTCTATCTCTGACAACACTATCTATTCTACTGCTGGTAATATTGTTCTTGATCCTACTGCTAACATTGTGTTGCCAGATGAGTTGGCTAACTCTGTGCTGTATCTAACAGCTGGCAAAGAAATACAAACTGCCGCCAACTTTACATTTGATGGTGCTAATCTTGTGTTGTTGGGCCGGGCCAACATTGATAATGTCACTATAGATGGTACGACCATCAGTAGCAATGCCAATCTATCAATCACAGCCAGCTCGGGCAATTTGTTATTGACTCCTGGCACCACGGGTGTCACACAGATAAGCTCTACCACAGCACTCACAGTTCCTGTGGGTAACACAGCGCAGAGACCTGCGACACCCGATCAAGGTGCTGTACGTTTCAACAGTTCCACTTTGGTATTAGAAGTTTGGGATGGTACGCAGTGGGATGTAGTTGGACAAGATCTGGCCATCATCACCAGCCAAACAATCAACGGCGACGGAACCACTGTAGCATTTACACTCAACGAAGATACTACATCGGGAGGTATCTTGGTCAGCATCAACGGTGTGAGCCAGATTCCAGATGTTTCGTACGGAGTAGTTGGAAACATCATTACCTTCACAGAAGCACCGCAAGTTTCAGACGCTGTTGAAGTACGATTCCTGACACAGATACAAACAGTGACAGAAATTACCAACACCGTAGGTAACTCTATCGTTGCTGTGGCAGCCAATGTTTCTCAAGTCAACATCACTGGAAACTTGTTGCCCACGGCCAACGTGATCTATAGTTTAGGCAACACTAGTTTAAGATGGAAAGATTTATATCTTGCAGGTAATTCTATCTATCTTGGTAATGTCATAATAACTAATGCCACAGGAAATACCGTAAGTTTCTTTGCGGCAGATGGAGTGACTCCAGCAACTATTTCCAGTGGCGGCGGGTTGAATATCGGCACAGGAAATCTCAGTGTTGGCAATATCTTCAACAACAACGCCAACGGTGTAGGTAACATTGGTAGCTCAACTACCTATTTCAATACAGTATTTGCCAAAGCAACGTCAGCGCAATACGCTGACTTGGCCGAATACTTTGAGTCAGATCAAGAGTATGACACAGGAACAGTGATGATATTTGGCGGGTCTAAAGAAGTGACTAGATCTGTAGAGTACGCTGATCAGCGACTGGCTGGAATAGTGTCAACAGATCCTGCGTTTGTAATGAATGCAACACAGCCCAATTCTCTACCCATTGCTATGGCAGGACGTGTACCTTGCTGGGTCATTGGTCCTGTGAGCAAAGGTGACGTTCTGACTACTAGCGGCGTGCCAGGGCATGCTGTCAAGCTGTTCAATGATCACTGGAAACCCGGCGTTATTGTAGGTAAATCGCTGGAATCATGTCCTGAAGGCCACCATAAAATCATGGTTGTAGTAGGGGCCTGGTAAAAAACTGCACACGAAACCATTTTTTAAACTGCCGCTAAATATAATCATAGAGCGGAGCGACATGATTTATGCCAATTACACGGATTAAAAATAACCAAGTTACTGATGCGTCAGCCGGTAACATTTACCTGGGTATCAATGCCGCAGTTAAACTGCAGGACTACTCAATCACAGCTGGTAAGATTGCCAACAGCTTGGTCTACGGATCAGACCTTACAGTTACAGGTAACTTAACAGTCAATGGTCAAACAACTACTATCGATACGGTCAGTGTTGTCATTGAAGATCCTATACTGTATTTGGCCGCAAATCAAACAGGCTCTCCAAGTTTAGACATTGGTTACATTGGTGAGCGTGGTACCAGCCAAAATATTGCTTTTGTTTGGGACGAATCCGCAGGTGAGTTTGTCACAGTTTATACCAACGACACCACGACCAACAGCACTGTAACCATTGCCAGCTACGCCAACTTCCATACCAACGATGCCAACATTGGTGGTAACATCGTAATCAACGGCACATCGAGTTTTGTTGGAAACATAACAGGCAACTTGGCAGTAACAGGTAACTTCCGTGCTGGTAATATCGCTACCGCAGGACAAATTTCTGCCACTGGTAATATTTCTGGTGGTAATTTAATTTCCAACGCCGCTATATCTGCGGCAACAACTTTAAGTGTAACTGGCAACGCCAACGTTGGCAATCTTGGCACAAACATCATTATAGCTACAGGTAATATCACCAGCTCTGCAAATGTACAAGCTGGTAACTTGATCGCCAATGGTGCTGTGATTGGCAACGTAACAGTCACAGGCAACTTGAGTCTGGGTAATCTCAGCGTTACTGGAGTAATCAATACCACAGGCAACATCACTGGTGGAAACTTGGTTTCCAATGCCATGGTATCAGCCGCTACCACAGTCAATGCTACTGGTAATATCACTGGTGGTAACTTAGTATCTAATGCTTCTATCTCAGCTGCCACTACAGTCAACGCCACTGGCAACATCACTGGCGGTAATTTAATATCCAATGCCGCTGTTGTGGCTTCAGGATTGATTTCGTCGGGTACAACTATCAGTGCTACTGGTAACATTACCGGCGGTAATATTATTTCTAACTCTTTGATACAAGGTGGAAATCTAAGTATCACAGGAGAGGCGCTGATTGCTGGAAACTTGACAGTCCAAGGCAACTTGACATACATCAACATTGATGATTTGCGTGTTGAAGATCCAATCATCCAGTTGGGCGGCGGTGCCAACGGTAATGCTCTAACAACCAACGACGGTAAAGACCGCGGTGTGTTGATGACCTACTACACATCGGCGCAAGGCAATGCGTTCATGGGTTGGGATAACTCAACTGGTAACATGATCATTGCTCCAAACGTATCGTTGTCTGGTGAAATAGTCACGGTCAACGGTTGGGGTAACTTCCAATCAGGTAACGTTTTTGCCACAGGCAATATCACTGCCACAGGCAACATAGCTGGTAACTTTGTAGCACCTGGATCTAACACCCAGGTCATGTACAACAATAACGGTCTCATTGCTGGTGATTCGGGCATGACCTATAACGCAACCACAGATGCACTTACTGTGGTTGGAAACATCACTGGTGGTAACTTAGGTACCGCAGGTCAAGTCACTGCCACAGGTAATATCACTGGCGGTAATATTATCACAGCTGGTAACGTCAACGGTAACGGTGCTTACTTCACCGGTAACATTACCACACTGGGTAACATCAATGCCACAGCCAACGTTATAGCTACAAACTCTGGTGTGTTTTACGGTAACTCAGTCACAGGTAATGCCGCACTGTTTGCAGGTGTACCTGGATTTACCACCTTGGGTTCAAACGTTGTTGTACAGTTTGCTGGTAACGTCAACAACTACAGCCAGATCAACTTTGAGAATACTAACTCAGGCAACCGTGCATCTACAGATTACATCCTAACCAATGATCAAGGTACAGACAGCACATACTTTGCTGACTGGGGTATTGCATCAAGCAATCATGACGATCCTACTTTCTTTGGTGATTCAGGAACTAAAAACGATGCTTACTTGTATGTAGTTGGTAACTCATCCACTGGTTCAGGCAGCCAAAACGTTGGTAACTTGATCTTAGGTTCAACCAATGGCAACGTTAAGACTTTCGTAGGCAACACAGCACAAGCCAATGTAATAACTACAGCGGCCACAACTGGTTTCTACATTGAAAAAGGCAACTTATACACTGCTAATATCACTACCACAGGTAGCCGCATCACAGTCAACAACGGTACAGCTGATATTGACTTTGCTGTCAATGGTACATCAGCTAATATATTCTACATTGATGCAGGCACTGGCACAGCCAGCTTTGGTACTTCAACACAGACTACCAATGCTATAGTAGCATTTAACGCTACAAACTCTATCCTGGCTCCTGTTGGTAATACAGCACAGCGTCCTGGTACAGGTGTTGCTGGTATGGTACGTTTTAACACCACAACATCTAGCTTGGAGTTCTATGATGGCACACAGTGGGTATCCACAGGTACTATCTTTACAGTGGTCCAAAGCCAAACATTCAATGGCGATGGTACAACTGTAAACTTTACAATCAACTCTGGCTACACCACAGTCAGCTGTTTGGTTTCTATCAACGGTATTTTGCAAGTTCCAGTGACAGCCTATGCTGTGTCGGGTACAACACTGACATTTACAGAAGCTCCTGCTGTGGGCGACTTGATCGAAGTGCGTGAGATTGTTACAACTGTTGCAGTTAAAGGTATCACCAACGCCAACGGTAGTGCTGTAGTTGAAGTATCTGATACTACCAACTATATCCAAACCACTGGTAACATCATACCTTCAGGCAACGTATTGTACAACCTAGGATCTGCTACAAACAGATTCAAAGACATATACCTAGCTGGTAACTCTATCACACTCGGTAACATTGTTCTCAAGAATACATCAGGCAATACTCTGTCATTCTTTGGGCCAGACGGTACCACTCCTGGTACACTGAGTTCTAACAACGTTGACACCACAAGTATTGCTAACGGAACATCAAACGTACAAACATTGACATCGGGTGCTGTTACAATCAGTGCAGGTGGTAATGCTAACGTAGTTGTAGTGGCCAATGGTTCAGCCACACTCAAAGGCGACCTACTCAATGGTCAAGCCAACGGTGTGGGCAACATTGGTAACTCAACAACATACTTTAATACAGCGTTTATCAAAGCAACATCTGCACAATACGCTGACTTGGCAGAAAACTATGAGGCAGATGCCACATATGAGCCAGGCACTGTACTTTGCTTTGGTGGAGACAAGGAAGTTATGATCTGTAATCAAGCAGATTGTACCAGTGTAGCAGGTGTAGTATCTACTAATCCTAGTTATCTAATGAACTCAGGACAAACTGGCGCACATGTGGCCGCTGTAGCATTGCAAGGTCGTGTACCAACCAAAGTCACAGGACGCATACGCAAAGGTGATTTGATGGTCAGTGCAGGCGATGGCCGCGCACGAGCCAACAACGAAGCCCGTGCAGGTACTATCATTGGTAAAGCCCTGGCAGACTTCGATGGTCAAGACGGAGTGATTGAGGTCGTTGTAGGACGAGTTTAATCGGTGCTTCTGTACCACAAAATAGGGCTACTCGTGGCCCTATTTTTTTCCATAAATATTGGGTAGACTAAGGTAAAAAATGGGATTAACTAGACCTCGTGCCGCGCAGATATATGACATCGACTATAAACAGGCGGTGCGTGTCATAACCACTACTAATATCACGCTGTCGGGTGGTGCGCCTACAGTGGTCGATGGTGTGACATTAAGTTTAAACGATCGTATTCTTGTCACAGGACAATCAACAGCTAGTCAAAACGGTATCTATCGCGTTAGCGTGGTTGGCACTGGTGCCAATGGTACTTGGGTAAGAACCACTGATACCAACGAAACTGGAGAGCTGTTGTCGGGTACCATTGTCATGGTCACCGAAGGTTCTACCTATGCTGACACATCTTGGAAACTTACAACCAATGATCCAATAACTATTGGAACCACAGCACTGACATTTGAGATTAACACTGGCAACGCATTTGGTGTTATCTCTGCCAATGGAACATCTGTTGTAGCAAACTCTGCCACAGGTACAGTTACCTTTAGCACAGCCAATAACTTAATCATAACAGGTAATGCTACTTCAGACACAGTGACCTTTGAAGTCAGCCAAAGTCCTAACTTTACTGGTACAGTAAACATCAGCGGTGTTGTGGGTAGTAACCTTATACCCAGCGCCAACATCACATACAATCTTGGTAACACAACCAACCGTTGGAAAGACATTTGGCTATCTAACAGCACTATCTATCTTGGTAACGCCCAGATATCTGCCAACGCTACATCACTGATATTGACCAATCCACAAGGTGCGCAAACGGTGCTGTCTGGAACCACTCCGGATATATCAGCATCAACTGTTACAGCCACAGGTAATATCACAGGTGGTAATCTTACAACCTCAGGAAGACTATCAGTTACAGGCAATGCCAATGTAGGTAACTTAGGCACCACCAATGCTGTATTGGCAGGTACGTTGACTGGAGTTACAACTATTTCTGCTTCGGGCAATGCCAATGTAGGAAACATAGGTGCTACCAATGCTGTATTGGCAGGAACATTAACAGGTGTTACAACCATATCAGCATCAGGCAATGCCAACGTGGGTAACTTAGGTGCTACCAATGCTAACCTAAGCGCAATCACTGTGTCGGGCAATGCCAATGTGGGTAACATTGGTGCAACCAATGCCAACGTCACTGCTATCACAGCTACTGGCAATGCCAACGTGGGTAACTTGGGCTTTGGTACAGGACAGATCACAGGTACTGGTAACATCACTGGCGGTAACTTAAACATTACTGGTAACATAGTTGATACCGGTGCATTATTTTTAATCACTGGATCCAGCGGCAATGTTACTTTAGCCCCTAATGGATCTAATGTAGTTGTAGCAACAACTACTGGTGCCAACATCACAGGCACACTCAATGCCACTGGCAATGCCAACGTTGGTAATCTTGGTGCTACCAATGCGGTACTAGCTGGATCGCTGACAGGCGTAACAACAATATCTGCTTCAGGCAATGCCAACGTAGGTAACTTAGGTGCTACCAACGCTAACTTAACAGCTATCACAGCCACTGGCAACGCCAACGTGGGCAATCTTGGCACAGCTGGATTGATCGTTGCCACAGGTAACGTCACAGGTGGCAATCTTGTAACAGCAGGTCAAGTAACAGCGTCTGGTAATATCACAGGCAACTACTTGTTGGCCAATATTACCTTTGCCAGCGGCTACAATACTACCAAATTATTCAACGGAACCTCAGAAGCCAACATTGGTACATCGGGCGGCAATGCCAACATTACCATTGGCGGAGTTTCCAATGTCGCTGTGTTTAGTACAGCAGGTGCCAATATCACAGGCACATTGGGTGTCACGGGCAATATCACAGGCGGCAACCTATCAGGTACATTGGTCACTGGTACATTAACCACAGCCGCTCAACCCAACATTACATCTGTTGGTACACTGACTAGTGTGTCGGTAACAGGCAACGTGTCAGGTGGCAATCTGGTCACAACAGGTACAGTGTCAACAGGTACACTGACTACAACAGGAAACGCCACTGTCGCTGGCAACCTTACGGTCAGCGGTAATGTTATATCGGTCAACGTCACAAATTTAAACGTAGTCGACCCAATCATTGGAGTTGGCCGAGGAGCCAATGACTCACCACTCACTACCAATGATGGTAAAGATCGAGGTGAACAACTTTGGTATTATACCACTTCTGAACAGTCGGCATTTATTGGTTATAAAAACTCTACTGGCAAACTCATAGCCGCAACCAATGTTTCTATTTCCAACGAAGTAGTCACTGTAAACAGCTATGGTAACCTGGTTGTTGGTGGACTTGAATCCACAACTATATCTTCAAGTGGTAATGCCAACGTCGGTAACTTAGGCACAGCAGGACAAATTACTGCCACTGGCAATATCACTGGCGGTAACTTAACAACAGCTGGCAACATCACAGGCAACTACTTGTTGGCCAATATTACTTTTGCCAGTGGATACAATACAACTAGACTATTTAATGGTACGTCAGAAGCCAACATTGGTACATCAGGTGGTAACTTATCTGTAACTATTGGCGGAACAAGCAACGTCATGGTTGTTTCTTCGTCTGGTGCCGCTATCACAGGAACGCTAACATCAAGCGGTAACGCCAACGTTGGTAACTTAGGTACTGTAGGGTTGATTGTTGCCACAGGTAATGTTACAGGCGGTAATATTGTAACAACAGGTTTGGTCAGCACTGCTACATTGTCTGCCACTGGTAATGCTAATGTAGGCAACTTGGGTGCCACCAATGCCAACTTAACAGCTATTACTGCCACTGGTAATGCCAATGTGGGCAACTTGGGTACCGCTGGACAAGTCACTGCTACAGGCAATGTCACAGGTGGTAACTTGATTACCACAGGCTTGGTATCTATTGGAACTACCCTAAGTGTCACAGGCAATGCCAACGTTGGTAACCTAGGATTTGGCACAGGTCAAATCACAGGTACTGGTAACATCACTGGTGGTAACTTAAATCTTACAGGTGGTATATTTGACAGCACTGGTGCGCTGAACTTAACAACCACTACAGCTTCTAATATTGCTCTAGCAGTGAACAGTAGTAATATCATTGTTGCCACTGCCACTGGTGCCAACGTTACAGGTACACTCAATGCCACAGGTAATGCCAATGTGGGTAACTTAGGCACATCAGGATTGATTGTTGCTACAGGAAACATTACATCATCTGGCAATGTATCTGGCGGAAACATTTTAGGCAATGGTTATAACCTGACAGGAATCAATACGTTTAGTACCATCGCGGTCACAGGTGCTAATACGATCACTGCTGATTCTATTGCGGACACATTGACTTTGGTAGCTGGTGCAGGTATTACCATTGTAACCAACGATAGCACAGATACCATCACTATTGCCGCATCTACTTCGGGCAGTGAAATCTTTGTCGATGGTGCCGATTTTGGCACAGTGACAGAAGCAGTGACGCTGAGTCAAGACTTAGGATTGATAACCCAGGCTGTTGATGCACAGAGCGACCTTGGCGAGATTGTTACATCGGGTGTTTTCTACCCAACTCAGTTGGTGCTACCAAGCTACACAGTCGCAACACTGCCCAGTGCTACGATTCCAGCACAGTTTATCTACGTTAGCAACGCTACAGGCGGTGCTATCACAGCTTTTAGTGACGGAACTAACTGGCGCCGCACCAGCGATAGAAGCATCATTAACTAATAAATATGATACAGGAATAACACATGTCAACCCAGATACAATACCGCAGAGGATCCAGCTCACAAACAGCCAGCTTTACAGGTGCGTTGGGCGAAATTACCGTTGATACCACTAATAAAGTAGTGGTAGTTCATGACGGAGCCACACTGGGTGGATTTAGCGGAGTTGGTACTACTGCTACTCAAACGCTGACAAACAAAACACTACAAAGTGCTGTTTTAACAGGCACACTCACAGCCAACGGTGGTACAGGATCTAGTGGACAATTTTTATCTAGTACAGGCACAGGCGTAGCCTGGGCTACAGTTGACGCTACCAGCATAGCCAACGGTACTTCTGCAATAACTGTCATTGCGTCAGGCGGTAATATTCGTGCTAACGTAGGCGGCGCAACCAATACTACATTTACTGCTACTGAAGCCAACGTCAGTGCCAACCTTACTTGTACCGCCCAGACTGGTCTTGGAACAGCACCTACCACAGCCGCTGTGACCATTGGTGGTAATGAAACAGCTACCAGTTGGACTACCAATGGTATTGGTTTAAGAATCAATGCGGCAACTTACACGGATTCAGGCACACCGGCTGCCGGCACAGCCGCATCAAATCATATACATGCTATTGCTCAAGGTACTTTGGCTGCTACCAACGGCACTGTTACTACTACCAACGCCGCAACATTATACATCGCTGGTGCACCAGTAGCCGGTAGTAATATGACTATTACTAATCCGTATGCCATGCAGATTGCCGCAGGTAACTTTATAACAGCTGGTAACATTTTAGCGGCATCTAACAATACCAGCAACATCGGTACATCATCTACCAAGTTTGGTAACATTTTTGGTGTCACAGTCAATGCCACTTACGCTGACTTGGCCGAACATTACACCACTGATGCTGAATATGAACCAGGTACTGTATTGATATTTGGTGGAGACAAAGAAGTTACACAAAGCACAACGAGCCACGATCCAGCAGTGGCAGGAGTAGTTTCAACCAATCCAGCTTATGTCATGAACATTGATCTGCAAGGTGGTGTAGCAGTAGCATTGACCGGACGAGTTCCATGCCGTGTGGTAGGAAAGATAAAGAAAGGTGATTTGTTGGTTACCAGCGCCATTCCTGGTACTGCAACCAAGATGGATACCTTTGTTCCAGGTAGTGTCATTGGCAAAGCATTGGAAAACTATGACAGTGAAACGCCAGGTAAAATTGAAGTGGTGGTGGGAAGATTATGATCAATAAAGAACGTTACAGAGCAGACTACAGCGGTGAATTTGTGATTACAAAGATCATCTATAGAGATGGACAAAAAATCACAGAAAAAGAATACATTGAAAATCCCATCATCAACCAACATATTTCGGGCAGAGCTGTTGTGATTGGAAACGGGCATAGTCTACGCAATGATGTAGTGACTGCCATAGCCAATCACGGTGGCGGATTGTTAGGACAGAAAAAACTACAAACCTATGGATGCGAAGGTCTTTGGAAGAAGATGCATTTGGATTTCTGTGTTGAATACGACATTCCAACTCTCAATGAAATAGTGAGTTCAGGATATGCAGAACGCTCAGTAGTCTATACGCTTACCACAAACTGTTTAAAAATGCCTGGAGAGTTCTATCTTATTCCTTACTGTGTTAGATTGGCGCCACCAGCGGCAGCCGCGTATCTTGCCGCATTTGACGGACACCAAGAAATTTTCTTGTTAGGCGTAGATGGAACTACGACCGAACACCACATCGATCACAAGCATATAATTGACATCAAACAAGTGCTTGCGGCCTATCCAAACACCAAGTTTTATTTTGTTACAGATGGTGCTGATCCACACAACGAGTGGAGAGCATTTAGAAATGCAGAAGTTATGGACTATAGACAGTTTATACTTCACTGTGATGTCTGATACTGTTGTTGAACAGTCGACATCTTTTGTTTGACTTCTTCAAAGTTTACAGTAGACCATAAGCCAGGATGCAGTGGTCTTGGCCATGTGTTGGAATCAATCCATGCCCAGCCTTGATGTTCATCATTGAGTGTAGGAGTAAACTCTCCAGCTACACTACAAAAGAACGTATGATAAGAAAAATTTCCGTCAGGGCTGGTAAATTTTTCAATTGGTACCAACTTGATTTCGTTGGGCCAAAATCCTAATTCTTCAACACACTCTCTTTTGATCGTTTCTAACAATGTTTCATTGGATCTAGCCTTGCCGCCAGGAAGGCCCCAGGTACCGGGATTTCTGTCGTCATTGCGTAGTAGATAGAGATATCTATCAGTGGATATGCTATAAAACCAAACTCCGACTGCGTTCAAAGGACCAAACTCCATTCACCTTCGGGATAAAGACCTTCGTAACTCTTGAGCCACATGTTATCGGCCCAACGATACTGTATTTCGGTGGTCATGTTTGTGACATATTGTACAGCACTAAGGTTTGTGGCCAAGAACGATATGTTCCATTTCTCTCCATCGTATTCGATGATGTCATTGGTATTAGCGTGTAATATCTCTCCATTGACTCCAGTCCATGCCGCCGCACCACTGTTGTAATCTGGTGCTCCTGTGTCTCCTACGAGTAGATATCTTTGACCAGCAACTGCTGCCGGCAATCCTGCACCCGGTCCGTTGCGCTGAGGGTCTACTATGGCATTCACTGGCTTTAGTGTGTCTTGTGGTAAGGTATCTTCGTCTACAGTGAACAATAAAAATCTATCATCTGTGGGATGATAGGCCACTGTACCTACTATTATAGTATCATCAAAGGGATTGTCAAGTCTGACCTGACTGATACCGGGCTGTAAATCGCCAAACAGATTGACCACCGAGTGCCACATTAGATTGCTAGGAGGACTGGTATCGGGATTGATCGTACCTTCTCCAGGTACCACCGCAGATGGTTCAAGCACTTGCAATTGATTTCCAATCAGCAAGACCTGATAGTTGTATGGTGTAAATTTTTGCCTTGTGCCCAATAACAAATTGTTATCAATAATGGCCTCACGAAAATCTCCTTTGGCATCGTACATAGAAGCGATAATTTTTTGTACCACGCCCAGCTTTTTGACTTTGGCTGGAGGAGAAATCCAGATGGGCAATGTAAATCGTAGGCTGGAAATATCAATGGGATCTTCTGTGCCTACAGGAATAGTACGCTCAGTCCAAGTGGTAGATTCTAATTCACACACTGAAAGACTAGTCCAGTCGAGGAAGTTATCTGTTGACTGTATTTCTAATGCAGGATTGAACAGCGTTAAGATCTGTTCCAGTATCTGGAATTTTTGATTGGTGTTTGATGTCCATATATCTAGTTTGATCTTGAGATTGAACGGTACGGGCATCAATCGTTCTATCGTGAAAGCATTGCCTTGTGTGGTTTCGTAGCTTTGTGTGTCGGTATCCCAATAACGCTGACGCACATTGGTTTTTTCAACAAAGTAAGGTTCTTGCACACGATCTCGAGCATACTCAAGGTCAGTGATATAAAAAGTCATCAGCGGTGTCGACGGTAAAGTGCTGGCAGAGTTGTTCTGTAGCACTGTCTGTGCTTGTCGGCTGGCATCACCATAACGGATAGGAACTCTTATAAGTCCCTTGACGCCTTCGTCATTGCGACCGTATTCACATTGGAAGTTAGAAAATATCCTGGTAAACTGTAACAGAAAACGTCGTATCTGCTCGTCGTAAAAAAATTGTTGCATTAGTTATCTGCCTGAGGTTTAAGGATGTTACTGAGACCTTGACGCTGTGGAATAGGTCCTCGATCTGCTGTCTGTGTAGTAGCTGTGTTGTTGACGAAACTGCTACGCAAGGTCTTGTTGTCTGGTCCAGGTGTGAGATTGGTCCGTACAGCATCTTCAATCTTGAGCCAGGCCTTGCCATTGAACCGGAATAGACGGTTTGGAAAATAGTCTAATCGCAAAGCATAATCTCCATCGCGTGGATTTGGCGGAAACGATATACCAGGTGTCACTGGTAATCCGTTAGGTGCTATACCATCGCCTGTAAGATATCCAGAAGTATATCCATCTCCTCTAGGCGACACATTGGCTTGATCTACATCAATGTTGGTATTGTCCACTGTGACCAAAGTATAGTCTGCAGTTGGTATAGAATTAGGATCTGCTGGTGTACCGTCGATATTGGTAGGTACGATGTAAAATTTAACAGTATCGTAACCACTTAGTGGCACCTCAAACTCAGCCTGCGCCAATATAGCATCGTTGAGTTCATAATCTTTCTTGCGTGTACCAATGGATTCCTGTATGGTTTCTGGGGTGTAAACTTCCCATTTGGTAGTATCTGTGATTGGCGTATCAACAGGAACATTTTCTTTGGCTTTGTAATAAGTGTTACCATCCAGCACGATACTTCCACGTGGATAGTAATTACCTGGATCCCAGATGTTGTCCTGTGCAAATGGTTTGTTGAGTATGTCATTGTACTCTTGCGCACCAACCAAAGGTGTGGCCTTGACTCGCCACAAGTGTGGTAGCCAAGTTTGACTGAAACCTTCGCTGGCAAAAGCCGCGTCTTGGATCACATAGTATCTTGGGAGGGCTTTAGGCAACGCAGAGTTCAGTGGATTGTAATCTCGCAAGTTTGGAAATTCCAGCACATCACCGGCCATGAGCTTGCGACCCAAGGTATCAATCATGTCGTTGTAGTGGAACGTGATAAACAAGGTGTCGTTGTTTAGGAATAAACCAAACTGTGTAAGGTCAAAATCAATGTCTTGCTGATTGTACACACCGCGCATGACATAGACGTTGGGACTGTAAGCACGATCTCTGTTTTCTATCAACAGCAGATCTTCAACAAACAGTGGATTTTCATAACTATACGCTGGCTGGGTGGCATCTTGTGTTCCGCCAGTCTGTGAGCTTGAGTCGTCACCGTGAGGCTTTGGACCCAGATATTTGTGGACATAGATGTCCAGCCCGCCTACTGTGTACATTTCGGCTATGGTACGATCTAAAAACTTATAGTCGTTTTGGCGATTGGGGCGGTATAGTGATAATCTTGGCATAATTTTTGAGCTCTAAAACTATTTATTGCTAATCTTGACAACAAACTTGTAAGCAACTATAATAAAATCATGAACATGGATCAGAGCTTGGCTCACAGCATTGATGAACTAAGAAAACAGATAAGCCAAATCAATGCCAAACAGCGGGCAGATCTGCAGAAAATGTTAAACCACTGTCAACATCTTTGGGCAGAAATGAGCAAAGAGCATGTGCGTTGTCGCAGGGTTTGGCGTCTGACTCCAAAGTATTTGGATTTGGAACAAGAGCTAAAAGACACCCTTAACACAGCGCAACAGCACGTGATTTTGGCTACACTCATGGGTGGTTGACCAGAAATCCAAAAAGTAATATAATTACACATTAGATCATAGGAGCCTGTATGAAAACTGCTACCAAATTTGTCGCTGTCAAACCACTGAACCCTCGCAGTCCAGACACCAAATACACTGGACTTGAACCACAGTGGAAAACCCAACCCACTGAAAATCGTGTCAGTGCGCTGAGCGGTGCTTTTTCTTGGTACAATTATCACTATGGCAAAAAAGAAGCCAAGGACATGATCGTCCAGTGGCTCGAACATCATGGTCGCAGTAAAGATGCCAAAAAGTTCCGAGGCGTGCCGGACAGCCAAGTCCGGCTGACTCCTGCTTGGTTAGCTCGCATGAGCTTGGTAGGGCTGGATCTGTCAGAACACGAAATGATCCATCTCGACGACCAGATCAACAAGATGCTGGCTGTCAAACAAGAAGCCAAAGTTGAAAAAACCACAGAAGAAGTCGCTGTGGCAAAAGTCACCATCCAGGACCGACTGCGTGAGAAAGTCCAGGAATGCGCCGGAGAGCTCGAAGGCTTGTTTGATGATTTTGTCGCCGATGGCGCTAAGATGTCGGCGAGCTGGAAACCCATCGCTACTATCCGTGGCATGAACGTTGCTCCGCAAATGGTTGGCAGTATCGCTGAAGTATGGCGTGCCAAGCTGGCTGAGTTTGAAGAAGTGCTGGAAGGAAAAGATGCACAGTTGGTCGAAGGCTATTCAAACTTCAGTAAAATCCAGATTAAAAACTTGGTAAAATTTGCTGAACAAGTGATCAACGATTGCGGTGCTTATGTCCAGATCAAGAAAGTGGAACGCAAGCCACGTGCCAAGAAGGCTGTGAGCCCAGAAAAACAATCAAGCAAATTCAAGTTCCTCAAGGAATTTCCTGAGCTTAAACTGGTCAGCGAAACACCGGCAAAACTCGTGGGTGCCAGCGAAGCATGGTTGTATGATACCAAGAAACGCAAGCTGATCCACGTCGTGGCAGATCAACACTTGGGTACATTCAGCGTCAAAGGCTCGAGCATCGTGGGCTTTGACACAGGCGGTAGCAATCAAAAAACCCTGCGCAAGCCCGCAGAACAGCTCAAAGGCTTGCTGTCCGGTGGAAAACCGGCGGCCCGCAAGTATTTCAAGGATATCAAATCCACAGAAGTCAAGTTCAATGGGCGTGGCAATGAGAACTTGATCATCCTCAAAGCCTACTAAATACTGGGGCATAGGAGTGCCCCATGGCTGAAGCTAACGCATCAACATTAGAAATTTTAAAACAAAACCTCATCGAGTATGTTCGCTTGACCTTGGGCGATCAGATCGTTGATCTCGAGCTGGACCCAGCACATTACGAAGCCGCATATCAGCGCACCATTGGCGTGTATCGCCAACGTGCCGAAAATGCCTATGAGGAAAGTTATATTTTCTTAGAAATGGTGCAAGACGTCAACGTTTATACTCTACCTCAAGAAGTACAGAGTGTGCGTCAACTGTTCCGTAGAACCATTGGCAACATGCAAGGACCTTACTCTACCAGTTTTGATCCTTTCTCTAGTGCCACGCTAAACACTTATCTGTTAAACTACAGCAGTGCTGGTGGTCTGGCAACATATGATTTTTATACCCAGTATGTTGAACTTGCGGCTCGCATGTTTGGTGGATTCGTTAACTACACTTGGAATCCTGTGACCAAGCAACTACAGATAATGCGCGATCCCAAAGGTTCAGGCGAAACTATCCTGGTTTGGTGCTACAACTTGAAACCAGAAATTACCTTGCTGAGTGATTTCCAAATTCAGCAATGGGTGCGAGATTACATGGTAGCCGCTTGTAAAATGATCATAGGTGAAGCACGTGAAAAATTTGCCCAGATCGCCGGACCACAAGGCGGAACCAGCCTAAACGGTGCTGCCTTGAAGCAAGAAGCACAAGCCCAGATGGACATGAAGATTGAAGAACTCAAACTTTATGTAGACGGTAGCCAGCCACTTACCTTTGTTATTGGCTAAACTTTCTCTTTTAATATAAAGAATATCATGCTATAATGTCCTTATGGACATCATGATTGACATCGAAACCTGCGGTACAGGACCCGAAGCCTGTATCTTGACCATTGCCGCCCAGTGTTTCGATCCCTTGCGGCGCACTGAGCTCGAGCAAGAGCGTCAATACTATGCCCGTGTAGATCCCGGCAGTCAACCCGACCGACGTGTTGAACAAATGACCATAGACTGGTGGGCCACCCAACCCAAAGAAGCACAAGAAGAAGCCTTTGGGGAAGAAGGTCGTGTACCACTCAAACAAGCATTAGAAGAACTGGGTCGGATGATCTGGCAGAGCAAACGCTTTTGGGCCAACGGTCCGACCTTTGATGCCAACATTTTAGAGCATGCTTACAAGAGCTACAACATGCCCTTGCCTTGGCAATTTTACAATGTGCGCGATGCCCGCACCGTCTACAGTCTTTGTCCAGGACTAAACAAATACCCTGCCAGCCATCATGCGCTGGAAGACTGCCGCAGGCAGATTTACCTGCTGTGGGATACTCTTGAATTTTTAAAAATAAAGGAACTTGTATGATCATTGGAGTTTGTGGATTCATTGGATCTGGTAAAGATACCATCGCTGATTACCTTGTGAATATACACGAATTTCGTAGAGAAAGTTTTGCAGGCACCCTCAAAGATGCTTGCGCGGCTGTGTTTGGCTGGGATCGTACCATGCTGGAAGGGCGTACCAAGCAAAGCCGAGAGTGGCGTGATCAGATCGACGAGTGGTGGAGCAAGCGTTTGGGCCTAGCAGTGACGCCTCGTTGGATACTACAGCAGTGGGGCACAGAAGTGTGCCGCAGAGGCTTCCATGATGACATTTGGATTGCCAGCTTGGAAAACAAACTACGGACATCAAAAGACAGCGTAGTGATCAGCGACTGTAGATTCCCTAATGAGATCAAAGCCATTAGAAATCAAGGGGGCATTGTAATACGAGTGGTGCGAGGACCTGAGCCTGCGTGGTATGATGATGCTGTGTCTATGAATGCTGGACCCACAAACATGCGTTGGTCAATAGCTAAGATGCATATGGAAAAGCTCAATATCCATGCCAGCGAAACTGCTTGGGTGGGCACTGAGTTTGATGCGGTAATTGACAACAATGGAACTATGGATCAGCTATATCAGCAGATCAACGATCTTCTTCAAGATCTCCGCGCTTCCAAGGCAAGTCCGCTCGAGTGATTTCGATACTGCAATTTAAACAAATACTCTTGAGATTGCGTAGTTCTGAATTGTTAAGATTGCCATCGACATGATACACTAAAATTTGTGCGGTGCTTTTAGCTCTAAACCCACATCGATCACAAGTCATTTTCTTTTTATAACCAGCACTCTGCCAACGCGGTGTCGCTGGTTTTTGTTTGCGGCCTTTGCGTATGCAGGCATCACACCTACTGCGATAGTAAATTTTATCATCTCGATAGCAGTTGATTGCCGACGGATTGCGGTTACAGGCTTTGCATATGGGTCTTGACATGCACTTATTTAAGACAAAACCTTACGTAAGGGCAAGGATAGACGGCGGTTTTGGTGCCTGCCGCTAAATATGAATAGCACTTTTTATTAAAGGAACAGACACATGGCACTAGTTTCCCCAGGCGTAGAAGTTACAATCATTGACGAAAGTAACTACTTACCAGCCCCAACTAATTCAGTACCGTTTATCTTGATCGCGACAGCGCAGAACAAGATCAGCGGTAGCGGTGTAGGCGTAGCAGCCGGCACTACAGCGGCCAACGCTAACAGAGTTTATTTAATCTCTTCACAGAGAGATTTGGTCAATACGTTTGGTAACCCATTCTTCTACAAGACCACAGCAGGTACACCAATCAATGGTTACGAGCTCAACGAATATGGCTTGCTTGCCGCTTACTCAGTCTTGGGTATCAGCAATCGCGCTTACATTCAACGTGCCGACATTGACTTGAGTGAACTCACAGCTACTTTAACCCGTCCTACAGGCGAACCAAACAATGGTACTTACTGGTTAGATACTAGTTCTACTGCCTGGGGTATTTTTGAGTGGAGTTATACCACTTCAGCGTTCACACTCAAGACACCTATCGTCATCACTGACGAAAACGACCTTGATGGTGGGTTCCCGAAAGATTCTATCGGTAACATTGGTGACTATTGCGTCAATGCCTTGAACATCAACAACTATGGATATTTCAAGTCTCCAGGTTTGACAGTGACAGACTCTGGCGGTTCAGTTGAAATCGTTCCAGCCAATACTTGGGTATTGATTGGTAGCGACGACTGGAAAAATTCATGGCCTACAGTGATTGCCAACAACGCCAGCCCAGCATTGACCATTGGTCAATCAATCTTGCTCAATGGCAACATAGTCACAGCCACAGGAACCACAGTCACACAATTTGCGATAGATATCAATGATGCAGGTATTCCTGGTGTGTATGCCAATGTAGTTGGTAACAAACTACAGATCTATGTTGACGGTAACGGTACCAATGATTTGTCTACTGACGACGGCAACGGTATCCTTAGCATTGAAAACAACAGCGGTACTTTGTTGACTGCTCTAGGTATTACAGCTACAGTTTACTATGCTCCTACCTTACAACAGAGTCCAAACTACACTGTTCCACAGTGGAGATCGACTAGTGCCGAACCACATCCAACTGGTTCTGTATGGAATAAGATCAATAACGTAAACCAAGGTGCAGATCTTGTTGTTAAAAAGTACGACAGCACAGTAGGATTGTTTGTACAACAAAATTGCCCACTTTATGCCAACGATCAAAGCGCAAACAAGGCTTTAGATCCAGCTGGTGGTGGTAGAAACATCACTGTTGGTACTACCTACGCTCAATACAATGTTGAAGTTCTTGATGCACTAACTGGTGCCGCGACTTTCACAATGAAACTGTTTGAACGTGCAGCCACAGGCAACACTATCATCACAGGTAACACTACAACTCCTGTGTTTGTAAACGGTAATACTTTTGAAATATCTTGGAGCACTAAAAACAGCGATGTTTTAAGTGGACCAGTCACAGCTACCTTGGCTGGAACTGATGCCACAGCATTTGTCACAGCATTCTTGGCAGCAATTCCAAGTGGTGCACCTGTCACAGCTGGCGTAACATCAGACGGTGCAGTACAGATACAGCACACACAAGGCGGTGATGTGATTCTCAAAGATATCACAGGAACTCCAGTGGATGATGCCGGTATCACTACTTCGGTTGCAGGAGTACGTGCTGGCAAAGACAATGATTTGATCCTCAGCAACTGGGTCACATTGTTCCCAGATTATTTCCCACAAGGTGTAGCCCCTGATCAAGATCCAACTGATGGACGTCTATGGTACTACTCAGCCACAGATCAAGTTGACATCATGATCCAGAACAACGGTCAATGGGTTGGCTATCAGACAGTGAACTCAGATGTTCGTGGATTTGATCTAATGGCCACAGACCCTAATGGTCCAATTATTTCTGTGACTGCCCCAACTATAAACAGTGAGGGTAATCCTTTGGTTTATGGCGACCTGTGGATTGATACTTCTGATCTTGAAGCATATCCCATCATCAAACGCTATCAATCAGTTGACGGACAAGACCAATGGGTATTGATTGACAACACCGATCAAACCACTGAAAATGGTGTGTTGTTTGCTGATTTCCGTTGGGCACCCAATGGATCAACAAATCCAATCACAGATCCAATTCCAACAATCAAGAGCTTGCTAAATTCAAGTTACCTTGATCCAGATGCTCCAACTTCTACCTTGTATCCTGAAGGCATGTTAGGTTTCAACCTACGCCGTTCCGGATTCAATGTCAAGAGCTTCCAAGTTGATTACTTCAACACACGTGATTTCCCTGACATGGATCCAATGGTTGTAACACAGACCAATGCTTGGGTCACAGCCAGCGGATTGCAAGACAACGGTGCTCCATACATGGGCCGTAAAGCAGTGCGCAATCTTGTTGTACAGGCAATGAAGGCAAGTATTGATGGTAATCAAGATCTGCGCGAAGAACAACGCCAGTTCAACTTGATTGCTACACCTAACTATCCTGAGTTGATTCCTAACATGATAGCACTCAACAACGAGCGTAGCCAAACAGCATTCGTGGTTGGTGACACACCAATGCGCTTGCCTGACACAGCTGACGCGATCACTGCTTGGGCAACCAATGCCAATGGTGTTGGACTCGATAGCGAAGATGGTTTGGTTACATCCGATCCGTACTTGGGCACATTCTACCCAAGCTGTGAAACCACAGACTTGACAGGTTCCACAGTGGTACAACCACCGAGCCACATGATGTTGCGTACTATCCTGCGCAGTGACGAAGTGAGCTTCCCTTGGTTGGCACCAGCTGGTACACGTCGTGGTATCGTTGACAACGCATTTGCGTTGGGTTATGTAAATGCACAGACAGGACAGTTTGTTTCAACAGCTATCCGTCAAAGCATACGTGACACCTTGTATGAAAACAAGATCAATCCGATCACATTCATTCCAGGTGCTGGCATTACTAACTACGGTAACAAGACTGAAGCCGCTACACCAAGCGCACTTGATCGTATCAACGTAGCACGATTGGTTTGCTTCATCCGTGCAAGACTTGAAAGCATTGGTAAGAGCTTTGTGTTTGAACCCAATGATCAGATCACACGTGATGAGATCAGCAACGCTATCAGTAACTTGATGAACGACTTGGTTGCCAAGCGTGGTATCTATGATTACTTGGTTGTGTGTGATGATACTAACAATACACCGTCACGTATCGATCGCAACGAGCTTTGGGTCGATATTGCTATCGAGCCGGTTAAAGCAGTTGAATTCATCTACATACCAGTTCGAATCAAGAACACAGGTGAGATATCTTCCGGGCAGGTTGCGACATCAACTACCGTCTAAAGGTATCGCTAATGCAGAAAAATGGGGCTTAGGCCCCATTTTTTTTGGTCTCATCTCAGATAAATAATTGCATAATAGGAGAATGATATGGCAGTCTCATCGTTAAACAAAATGACAGTGCCTTTGGCAAGTGATCAATCAAGTCCAACACAAGGCTTGCTCATGCCCAAGCTCAAGTATCGCTTCCGTGCGGTATTTGAAAATTTAGGTGTTAGTACACCAAGAACTGAATTGACCAAACAGGTTATGGATTTTACACGTCCTTCGGTCAGTTTTGAAGAAATGGTCGTTGACATCTATAACAGTAAATTATATCTGGCTGGTAAACACAGCTGGGAAGCAATCGCAGTCAATTTGCGTGATGATGCAGGCGGTCAAGTTACCAAACTTATTGGCGAACAGCTACAGAAACAGCTAGACTTTGTTGAACAAGCGTCAGCGGCTGCTGGTATTGACTACAAGTTTACAACACGTCTTGAGATCCTTGACGGAGGCAATGGTGCGGCAACTCCTGTAGTCCTTGAAACTTGGAAATTGTATGGTTGTTACTTGACATCAGTCAACTACAACGATCTCAACTACGGTGAAAGTGCTCCAGTTACAATCACAATGAACATCCGATTTGACAACGCTGTTCAGACTCCAGAAGAAACTAGTGGAATTGGTATACAGGTTGGTAGTCAGTTTTCTAGATCTATCGATAGAGCAACTGGTCCAATAACAGGATAATAGTTATGGCCTTTGGAGAGGACTTCCTCAAGGGGTTCTTTGGAAGTGACTATCTAAAGGACTACACACATGCCAGCAAAACTTTCCGCGCAGGTGGTTATGAGCTGGCTCCTCGTTATAAGTTTCTTTTTCACGTTTACTTCAATCTCAACACTGTTGAAATTCCAAAATTAAAAGAAGTATTTGCTCGAGCCGATCAGGACAACCTTGGTCTCTTGGTCAAAACAGCACAGCTTCCTAATTATAACATTGAAGTTGATACTATGAATCAGTACAATCGTAAGAGACTGATTCAGAAAAAAATTGAATACAATCCATGCCAGATATCGTTCCACGATGATGGATCAGATCTGGCAAGGAATCTTTGGTACAACTACTTTGCTTACTACTACAAAGACCCTACCCAACAATACTGGGGAGTACCTGTCACACAAGGCAGTCTTGGACAGAGTGGCAATGGTGGTGATCCAAAAATGAGTTACAATGGTAGAGATATCTACTCTACAGATCGCACAGTCAACGACTGGGGTTATATTGGCGAAAGCTACAGTGACGGCGCAGTGGGCGTGAGCGGAAAACCACCATTCTTTAGAGATATTACGATTTATGGTTTTGATCAAAATAATTTCTGTGCTTATGTTCTAGTAAATCCAATGATCACCGAATGGCGCCATGATACATATGATTACAGCCAAGGTGGCGGATTGATGGAACATCAAATGACTTTGAGATACGAAACAGTAAAATATTATCAAGGCAAACTTGATGCCAACCGACCTACTGCCAACGCCAAAGGTTTTGCAGATCCTGCACGGTACGATACACAACCCAGTCCGTTGCTTCGTGGTACAAAAGCCACTGTGCTTGGACCAGGTGGCTTGGTAGATACTGTAGGAGGTATAGTGAACGACTTACAAAGCGGATCAGTGTTGGGTATCATTGGTGCTGTACAAAAAGCAGGATCAGCATACCAAACATTCAAAGGAAAGAATTTGCAGAGTATTGTTCGTAACGAAGCCAATGCCGTGGTTAAAGATGTGATACGTGGACAACTACCAGGAGCAGTGAGACAAGTGGCCAATGCCGCTGATGGGTTCTTCTTCCCCAAGGTACCTACGCAGACTAATCCAACTACCACTGCACCAGCCACACCAAGATCAGCCACACCGACCTTGCAAGGCCCGGCCACCCAGGACGTTCCAAGATGAGCACAGTCAATTACGTTGATCCAAAATTGGATCCCACAGTCAGGGTATTTGATCAGTTTTATGATTTTGCTGTAGAAGTTCCAGCTGATCAATACGACGTGGTCTACAGTTATTTTAAAAAAGTTTTTTCAGACAATCTTGCCGCTAAAAATTTCACAGTCACTTTGTTCCAAGTGGCTGACTATCAAAAAAGACCAGTGTTAGAAGTGCTGGCAGAAATACAAGGTCAGAGCCAACTACAGCTGACATCAACATTGTGTTACTATCTCAACAATCAACGCAGTAATTCTACCTTGTTGGGAGTCAATGCTTTGGTACAACCCAACTACTATGCCGCACGTAATGTATTACCATGAGCAGGAACTATGCACAGGGATTCTTTGAAGTAGCGAATCCAAAAAAATATCTTGGCAAGGGCAAGCCCAAATACCGATCAGGTTGGGAACATGCCTTCATGCGTTTTTGCGACAACAATGATGCCATAGTGGGCTGGGCCAGCGAAAGCATTTCTATACCCTATCGTAATCCACTGACAGGCAAGATGACCAACTACATTCCGGATTTCTTGATACAGTATCGCACTCGTACCAACGAAGTAAAAACCGAACTGATTGAAATCAAACCCAAAAAGCAAAGCATTTTAGAAAGCAAGATGAGCGTGAGAGATCGTGCCATTGTTGCTGTAAACTATGCCAAATGGGACGCCGCAACCAAATGGTGTCGCCGGCAAGGGCTAACATTCCGTGTGATTACCGAAGACGATATCTTCCGCAACGGCAAGAAATAATGCGGTAAATACCCGCATGACTAAGAAATTAGAAGAACTGTTTGATCTACCTCGCAAAGAGGACGCCCAGGGCACAGACGATCCTGAGGATTCACACCCAGGCAACGATGTTGAAACCAATCTTCCAGTATTGCCCGAAGCCTTGGCAGCACTGGACAAGATAGAGTCTGCTCTGCCAGCTGTGCGTGGCCTAGAAGCATCTGATCAGGAAATGGATGATCTCGCCAAAAAAGCCACTGAAAGTTTTGACAACCTCATGGACTTGGGCATGCAAGTAGACAGCCGTTATGCCAGCGAAATCTTTGCAGTGGCAGGTGCCATGTTAGGGCATGCGATCACAGCCAAAACAGCCAAACTAAACAAAAAGCTCAAAATGATCGATCTACAGCTCAAAAAAGCCAAGCTCGATCAAGACAACGACGAACCCTCTGTGTCCACCGGTACCGGTGTGCTGTTGGATCGCAATGAAATACTGGAACGCTTGAGCAAGCGCGAACAACCAAAGAAGCCTTGATAGGCTAAATATGATATAGGGGATTGATATGAAAACTTTTGCAGAATACTTAACAGAATCCAAGCACACATACGATTATCGTATTAAAATAGCAGGGGATATTCCTCCTGATTTTATGAGCGGGTTCAAAGAAAAGCTCAAGCAATTTGACGTGGTGTCAATGAGCGCACCTAAGAAAACACCGGTGCAAAAACAGTTGTCTGATTTTCCTCAGTACAACAATGAAAGCATGACTTTCATGGATGTTACTTTTAACTATCCAGCAACACCGCCACAGATCACACAGATCGCTCAGTTATTGGGCCTTGATCCTAACCGTATCATCATGCAAGATTCTAAGTATGCTGACAGTATTGATCAAGAACGTGCCAAACAAGATGCAGAGAGCAAAAACTTGCTGACTGACACAGATTATCCAGCTCCTGACAAAGAACAAAAAGCACTATCCAAAGACTACGCAGTCGGCCCCTACGATCATGCTGTGGTCAAGAATGCTTACAAGAGTGATTTCACCGTGGCAGGAGGCAAGACTCCGCCTGCAGTGAGTTCCAATGATTTCCCAATGGGACAAAAGAGTCCAGTTGGAACAACTAAAAATAAATTGCCAGCTGTACACAGCAACGCCAGATAAGGAAAAAACAAATGAATAACATGTATGACATACTCGGTAAAATGAATTTGCTGGAAGGCAAAGGTAGCAAACCTGACTTCCTTGATCTGGACAAAGATGGCAACAAAAAAGAACCAATGAAGTCAGCGGCCAAGGAAGTTGATGAAGCATCATATTCTGCCAAAGCCGCTCGTGCTGGCAAAGACATTGGCAAGCCAGGCAAAGCATTTGCACAGATAGCTGCCAAAGCTGGCAAGGCCTATGGTAGCAAAGAGCGTGGCGAGAAAGTTGCTGGTGCTGTGTTGGCCAAACTCCGTGCCAAAGAAGATGTGGCACAAGAAGGCAACAAGTTCACAGGCAATCTAGCCAAGGCTCGTGCCGCAGGCAAAAAAGTAGCAGACCTTGATGGTGACGGAGACATGGAGCCAGTGCGCGAAGGTAATCTTGAAGAACTTGACATGAAGTTGCTCAAAGGACTACAAGGTGCAATGAGCAAGAATCAAAAGGATCCAGAGAGCGAGCGCAACATCCACAAGAAATATGGATACCGCAGTGATCGTGACGAGACATCAGACGACGACTATGATGAGCACGGCAATCTCAAAGACAAGAAAAAAGCCAAGCACAAAGATGATGGTCCTAAGAAAAAAGGACGCCCCAAAGGTTCAGGCCGTAAACTTGGAGCCAAAGGTCCTACAGGCAAGAGCAAATTGCTCCGTATGAAAGAAGACGAAACACAGTTGGTAGACAAAGGCGAATACGATCGCGAAGGCGACATGGCCAAAGAGCAGTTGCACACTATCGAAGCCGCTGCCAAAGAATTACACAGTATCCTTGGCGATGATCAGAACTTGCCAGAATGGGTGCAATCAAAGATTACCAAGGCCATGGACTACATTGACACAGCACGTGACTATATGTTGAGCCAAAGGCACGATCAAGAAGAAATGCCTGTGGCTGAAAAGGCTGTGAGCAAAGCACAACAACGTTTCATGGGCATGGCACATGCCATGCAAAAGGGCGAAAAGATTCCTGGCGCCAGCAAGGAATTAAAGCAAGTAGCCAAGACCATGAAGAAGGGTGACGTAGAAGATTTTGCTAAAACCAAACACTCAGGTCTTCCTGAAAAGAAAAAGAAGGAAGAAGAAGTCGAAGAAACCACAGTGGCTGGTAGCGTAGCACCTGCACCTGCTGGCGGAAAAGGAAAAAAAGGTATGGTATTTGGCAAGGGAGTATATGAAAACAAGATCGCTGAGAGCTTTGACAAGAAATTAGGCGAAGTGCTCAACGAAGGCATGAGCATCAATATGAGCATGGGCGAAGACGGACAGAAAAGCCTTACAGTCAACGCCACAGATGACGATGCTGTAAAACTTGCGCAGATTCTCAAATTGGCTGGCATGGGTTCAAGCCATGGTTACCAAGACGCATGCCCTGCATGTGGACAGCAAGATTGTGGTTGTGAACAGATGGACGAAGCACAAGATGATTTGGCCAATTCTCCTGATGAAGAAACAGAAACAACAGAATACATGACCAAAACGATCGCCGGCGGCTTGAACAAGAACAAGGTAACAGGAATGACTACAATACCTGTGGTGCCTACCCAGCAAGTCACTGAAGCTGAGATTGAAAAAGATCTCATGAATCTTTACAAACAGTTTAAAGCATAATGAAAACACTGCGCGAATACATCACTGAATCAGAACAATGGATGGATAACCCAGCCGTTGGTGATGACTTTGCGATCAACATCAAAGAAGATTGTTTGATTGAAAGCCATATCATCGCAGTAGAAGAAGATAGACTCTGCATCGAAGCTGATGAAAAATTGATGGCCATATTAGAAAGTTATGGATATCAATTAGAAGACAAGTGTTCTGTCTGCGGGCACGAAGCCTGCACCTGCGAAGATCTTGATGAAATGATGAGCGTGGACGATGTGTTGGTCAGTGAAGATCCCACAGAAGAAGAGCCAATGACTCCTGGTCGTGATGATCCAGATGGTACTACAGCCGATGATCCAATCGGCGAAGATTCTGGCGAAGAAGATGGCATGCCATTGGATATCGACGAAGCTGAATATCAAGGTCGCAAAGTGCCCTTGGGTAAGCCCATGCGTGGTGATGTCAAGAAGTTCAAAGTTTATGTGCGTGATCCCAGCACTGGCAATGTAAAAAAAGTCAACTTTGGCCACGGTGGTACATCGGCTAAACGTCTTGGTCAGAAGACCATGAAGATCAAAAAATCAAATCCTGCACGTCGTAGATCATTCCGTGCTCGCCACAACTGCGACAATCCAGGACCAAGAACCAAAGCAAGATATTGGTCTTGCCGTGCGTGGTAAACAAGGAAAATAAAAATGGCCGCAAACGTATACACATCATTGGCTAATGCCACAGTCTATACAGATAAACTACAGATAATTACTACTTCAAACGCTGTAACATACCAGGTTTATGCTACAGCACTGGGCTCTGCTCCAGCAGTTGGTAATATTTACAGCGAACCTATTAACATTCCAGCCCATACCGTGTTTGAAGTATATGCCGGTGCCGGTAACAAAGTTACTGTGGCTGGTTCTAATTGGACAGCACTTGAATTAGGGACAGCGAGTTCAGCACAAGAAAGCGTGTTCTAAAATGAGAGCACGAGAGTTTGTCACAGAAGACGCTGGATTCAACGGGTTTGATCACGACGAGTCTACCGGTCGTCGACGTCCTACTAAAAAACACCAAAAAGGTCATCCTGACAATTGGTACGTAGCTACCAGTCCGGGTGCCATGCGTATTGACAACCTTGACAAGTATTATGATCTATATCGTATGAGTATGATCATGGCTGGCGGCCCCACAGATGACGTAGCTGATGAAGAATCTTACATAGCCAACAGTCCTGTGTTGAGTGGGTATACTGATGAGGATGATGAAAAAATTAAGTACGCTGCCAAACGCATGGGCGGAGTGATCAGAGATATTGCACCACCTGGCAGCCGCGAACCTCAAGATACACAGAAACAGAGTCCAATCAAAGCATTCAAAGGTTACCCAAAATGAGAGCACGTGAGTTTATCACCGAACAAGAAAATCTTGCACCTGAGCAAGCCGCTCCCATGCGACAAACTTATGTGATTCCTGGACTCAGCGCCGCGGATCCTTACAAAAATTATAGATTTGGTGTGGCCATAGCACGAGCCAGATCTGATCAAACACCCGATGACATCAACCCACACCGACCCGAGTGGTCAAAAGAAACACCATTTGGTGAGCATGGTGTGGTAGTGGGCATGAATGCAGGAATCAAACCTGTGATTGATGCCGCACTGAAGATGACAGGTACCCCAGGTGGCAAACGAATAGTATCAACTCCAGCCAGCGACGAGCCAGAGTTCGTGGAAAAAATCAGTCCAATCAAACCCTTTAAAGGATATCCACGGTAATGGCCACGCCAAATCCCTCAGAAGTAGCACCATGGTATCTGCGTAACATAACGCAGGCCCTGGAACTGGACGAAGCCACAGGCAATGTATTTGTCCGTACCAATGCGGCCATACTTGGCAATGTATCAGTGGGTAATGTATCTATTGGCGCATTAGGCAACATTGACCTAACAGGTAACACCATGCCGGTGTCTGTTATAGGCGATGTCACAGTTCTACAAGGCACCAATCCTTGGGTAGTCACTGGCAACACAAATGTAGCTATCACATCGGGCAATGTAGGCATCACAGGCAATGTCAACGTCACACAAGGTACAACACCTTGGACAGTGTCCGGCAATGTGGGGATCTCAGGCACAGCCAATGTTGTGTTGGCCGAAGATGCCAATGTAGTCATCTCAGGATTCAGCGGTGCTGTGTCAGATGCGTTTGGCCGACTGCGTGTGAGCGAACCTTACACCCTGTTTGACACACAGGCTCGTTATTTTGATCATCAACAGTTTGCCAGCAACGTCACAGGCACTGGCAACGTTGTTTACGTACAAAATCAAAGCTCGTATCAACTCAATGTGGGTTCAGCATCAGGCGACAGCGTACTAAGAGAAACCTTAAAAGCATTTCCTTATCAACCAGGCAAGAGTCAACTTACATTAAACACATTCTGTTTTAACACACCCAAGACCAATCTGCGCCAGCGTGTGGGATTGTTTGATGCTGACAACGGTGTGTTCTTTGAAAACGATGGAGAATACAACTACTTTGTGATCAGATCAGGCTCCACAGGAGTAGAAGAGCGTGTGCGTCAAGACGCCTGGAACGGCAATCAACTGCTTGGAGTAGTCAACACCAATAATCCCTCAGGTATAAATCTATATCCTGATCGTACCCAGATCATGTTTGCTGACGTAGAGTGGTTGGGTGTGGGTTCGGTGCGTGTAGGATTTGTGATCAACGGTGCTTATGTCATCTGTCACACATTTAATCATGCTAACCAACCAGGCAATACAAAAGTCTACATGACCACGGCTACCTTGCCCATACGCTATGAGATAACCAACACTGGTGCTACTACTGGTGCCAGCATGATGACACAGATATGTAGCTCGGTGATTTCTGAAGGGGGATTCCAGTTAGCAGGATCAGGTAATCCTCGTGCGGCCTCGCATGTTATAGGTACTCCGGTTCGATTGCCCAACGATCAGAGTTTTAAACCAGTGCTGTCAATCAGATTAAAGAGCACCAACTTAGATGCCGTGGTCATTCCTATCAACTATTCTTTGGTTCCTGTTGCACAGAGTTTATTCCAATACCGAATCTATAAAAAAGCTGTCACATCAGGCGGCTCATGGGTCAGTTCAGCCGCAGACAGTTCAGTGGAATACAATCTTGCACCTACCGCATTGGTATCTGGAGATATAGCGGAACAAACTTTTCTAAACTCCAGTAACCAAAGTAGTCAAGCACCTACACAGACATCATTTACATTCGTATATCAATTGGAGCGAGAGCCATTTACAGGCGTAGCATATGAATATGTGATCATGGCTGCCACCACAGGTACTAATCAAGACGTTTACGCCAGCATTGAATGGCAGGAGATTACATAATGAAAAAACTATTAGCCATTCTACTATTTGTACCCGTGGCAGTATGGGCACAAATCAATCAACAATGTCCACAGTTTACCAGTCACGGCACACCTGCTTATCAAGCACAGCCAGGTGATCAAGAACTGTGTAAAACAAACTATGCTGTCATCCATCGTTGTTCAGTCAAAGCACCTGTGGCAGTGTTTGAACATTTGACAGTGGCCGCAATGACAGGTCCTGCCAAACGTAAAGACAACTTCCGACCAGATCCTGCTGTACATCCAGAATGTCAAGCTACCTTGGCCGACTATGCCACAGTGGGCCGCACACACGATCGCGGACACATGGCTCCGGCGGCTAACAACACACAAAATGATCAGATCATGAGCGAAAGCTTCTTCTTATCAAACATGGTAGCACAAGTGGCCAACAACAATCGTGGTATCTGGAAACAGTTGGAAACTTGGGAACGTGACTGGGCCATGAAAGGCGGAGACTTCTACATCATCTCCGGTGGTATCTTTGATCAAGGTCATCCAGTGACAGGCAATGGATTGGGCATACCCACACGCCTTTACAAAGTCATACACGAAAAAGCATCAGGACAGACCATGGCATATCTCATGCCCAATGCTCCACTACCTGTTGCAGATTTACCTAAGTATCAAGTTCCACTGGAAGCAGTAGAACAAGCCACAGGCTTCCGTTTTCCTTTTAGATGACCGCAGAAGAACTACAGAGACTCGCTGGTATAGGAGTTTATCGACCATATAACCTGCCTCCAACGGCAGGTTCTAACATCAGCATCACTGGCAATGAAAAAGGCGAGCTGATGAAAAAACACAACATCCAGCCAGGCACACCTGAGTGGTTCCAGTTATGGTTCAGTAAGCCTTACTTGACTGGTGAGCATCCTCTTTGAGACCCAAGTAAAGATTCCAGCTGGGGTGCCGTACACCGCGATAGGTGCTTTTCACAGAGTTGACCAAGGCCCAGTAGTTAGGCTTTACAGGAGCTTTGTTTGGCCTCCAGATCTTGTTGCCTTTTTCTGAGTTACACTCTTTACAGGCAGTGACACAGTTTTCCCACGTAGTGGTTCCGCCTTGTGCTCGAGGTAGCACATGATCGATGGTGAGTTCACGGCCGTTGAATGTTTCGTCGCAGTATTGGCAAGTGAATAGATCTCGTAGATAAAGATTCTGCCTGCTGAATCGCATGCCGCCATTTTTGCCAAAACCTCGCTTGGTCACGGCCACAGCAGGGACTCGCATCTCCAGCTTGGCGCTTCGTACGACCCAATCATCATACCATTCTAACACTTGGATTTTGTCCAAGAAGAATAGTTTAACCGCTGTTTGCCAATCAATTGTGCTGAGTGGCAAGTAATTGACCGGTTGGTAGTCCGGTGCTAATATAAGGGTATCACTCATAAGAATATTTATATGCTAACATTTTGGTAAGTAATACTATGTCAAAGAGTTTAGAAGGTGTATTAGTCAAGGCTCCTCATCGGCGCCAACCCTACACTGAACAACAAATCGAAGAATTCGTGAAATGTGCAGACCCTATCACAGGTCCTCATTATTTCATGTCAAACTTCTTTTTCATCCAACATCCTTTGCATGGCAAGATGTTGTACCAGCCCTATGAATTCCAAGACAGGCTGATAGAAACATATCACAATTATAGATTCTCTATCAGCATGATGCCACGACAAACGGGCAAATCGACCTCGGCTGCTGGCTATCTTTTATGGTACGCTATGTTTGTACCAGACTCGACAATTTTGGTCGCGGCGCACAAGTATTTAGGCGCACAAGAAATTATGCAACGTGTACGATATGCTTATGAAGCCTGTCCAGATCATATCCGTGCTGGTGTGACATCGTACAATAAAGGATCTATAGAATTTGATAACGGTAGTCGTATTGTAGCACAAACTACTACTGAAAATACCGGTCGTGGTATGTCTATCACACTCCTGTACTGTGACGAGTTTGCATTTGTAAGACCTACCATAGCCAAAGAGTTTTGGACTTCTATCACTCCTACATTGTCAACTGGTGGTAAGGCGATCATTACATCAACACCAAACTCAGACGAAGATCAGTTTGCCTTGATCTGGAAGCTGGCCAACAAGCTGGAGGATGACTATGGCAACCCAACAGAGATAGGCCAAAACGGATTCCGTGCGTTCCGTGCGTTTTGGAGAGAGCACCCAGATCGTGACGAAAATTGGGCAAAACAACAAAGAGCAATACTGGGTGAAGAACGATTCCGTCGAGAGATGGACTGCGAATTCATCATCGATGATGAAACATTGATAGCACCTACCAAACTAGTTGATCTGACATCAAGAGACCCATTGTATAAAACAGGACAGGTGCGCTGGTTCCAGAACCCACAACCTGATCGATTCTATGTAGTAGCGTTAGACCCCAGTCTGGGCACCGGCGGCGACCCTGCTGCCATACAAGTGTTTGATGCCAACACCACCGAGCAAATAGCCGAATGGAGGCACAACAGGACCACGATACCTGAACAGGTACGTATCCTGGCAGATATCTGCAAACACATCAACGAAAAGATCAAAGATTCAAAGAGTATCTACTACAGCATAGAAAACAACACCATTGGCGAAGCCGCACTGATATCTATAGCAGAGTACGGCGAAGAAAACATACAGGGCTATTTCCTCAGCGAATCAGGTGGCACCAGCGGGCGTAGATATCGTAAAGGATTTAACACTACTAACAAGCCCAAGCTGGCAGCTTGTGCCAAGATGAAAAATCTGATAGAAACAGGGCGCATGAAAATACACTCAGCCAGCTTAGTCACTGAGCTTAAAAACTTTATCGCATCGGGCGCTGGATATGCCGCAAAAGCTGGAGAAACTGATGATTTAGTGATGGCTACTATACTTGCAGTGCGCATGATGCAACTGTTGCAGAGCTATCACACTGAACTGGACACGCAATTACGAGATCACAGCGACACGGTCATAGAACCCATGCCATTCATAGCAGCCTTCTAATAAATACATTACTATGAGTCAATCAAACACTGCTTCCCAACAATTATATGATCTATTAGTTTCGCGCGATTTTGAGCCCGAAGCACTGGACGCCGCTGGCAAACCCGCTGCCGACCCGGGCGAAGCAGATATCATCAGTTTTGATTACAAGACACAGGAAAAAGATTACGGTACTGTGGTGCTGGTAATTGACGAAGAAAACAATCTTGATGTGTACTACGGCGACAACATGGGTCGCGCCATGGAAGGCGAAGACAAGGGAGACTGGTATGATTTCCTTTATCTCTTGCGTATGTTTGCCAAGCGCAATTTATTGACATTCAGCCTTAAAAATCTATCTCGACTCAAGTACAGCATGAGAACCATGGCCGCTGTCAAAGAGAGCTTGTTTGAAGGATACTACGGTAACCGCCGAGTCAGCTACAGCGATCAGCCCAACAAAGCACGTTTGGTAATCAAACATAATCGCAATCTGGGTGAAGGTGATGCACGTTTCCGTCATATCGAAAGTTTGTTTGTAGAAAACGACAAGGGCGAACGATTCCGTGTACCATCGAAAAGTTTAATCGAAGGACGCATACTTGCTCGCCATGTAGCCGAAGGTGGCAATCCATACGATGCATTTGGTCAACACATATCTGAAATGGTCAAAGATTTAAAAACATTGGCCAACTTCGTCAGAGTAGCCCGCCACAAAGATTACACAGGCGAAGCAAGCCACATGGTAGAAAGCGCCATCAAGCATTACACAGAACTCAAAGCCAAAGCCAAGCGCATGATCAGTCGTCGTGGGTATCACGAAGCATTGGACAGTTTTGATCCGTCAGTAATCACACCAGTTGACGAAGCAGTTGAAACCATTAGAGAACTATTTGTACAGCAAACACTAGATCCTCGTGTAGAGCAGGCTTTGCCTGTGCTGGCCAGATTGCAAGAACAAGAAACCATCATGAAAGAAGTAAATGATTTTGAGTCCTGGACCAATCAGATGATGGAAGGAACCTGGGCACTGGCAGATACACCTGAACTAGTAAAAAAACTACAGGATCTGATGAGCAAGGAACTCATAGTGGGTCCTGATGCTACCAATGCCACAGAACAATTATATGATCTCGTGGGAGACGATCAACTGTTTGACATACTTGACGATATAGCTCAAGTCAATCCAGACGCCAATGCCTGGGATGATCCAAGAGTACAACAGAGACTGGCTCAATTAGGAGTGGCCATGCCCAGTGTAAATGCCCAAGCCGACTCTGATAAAGATCTTGATACCACTGATCTCAAAGAAGGATCGTGCAACATGACTCGTGAAGGTGTAGAATGTCCTGTACACGGAATGAACGAATGTGGTATGTACGAATCTCGTGATTTAGAAAGAATCAAGACTCTCGCTGTAGTAAAATGAATTGCTATCGCGTAAATTCTCAACTTTGGTTAGCAGACGATTTTTTCACCAACGAGCGGTTCAAAGAGATTAAAAATCTTTATCGCAACAATCGTGTGCCATTTACCATGCAATACGACAATCGGTTGTTGACCCCTTGGGACTCTACACCTGAGCTACAAGAAATAGTACAGCAAGAAACGCAACGTATTTCAGAAATAGTCAAACAACCACTGTCTCCGCAAGTGGCTTACATTAGCATCGATCTTGCTGGAAGTTCTATCATGATGCATCGACTGCATCCGGATATCTACGTACAGGCACAGATAGTGCTCGGCGAAACATCAGATGCGATGATGGATTTTGCTTTTTGTAACAATCAAGAAATCAATAGATCTTCTGAGCTGGACTATCAACCTATACGTAAGATCAGCAGGCACGATGTGGACTTGGCACACTATCATCCCAATTCAGCATCGATCTATTTTAACGATCCAAGGGGGTTTGTGGGCATGCTTGGTCAAGTACCAAGAAACACAGTGAGAGAAGTCCTGGTACTCAGTTACACACGTTATACTGAAACACAACACTAGACCGAGTTCCTAATCCTCTCATTACCTGATGTACTTTTGAATCAATATTGAGATTGATATAACCGTGGTTGGGTCGTATAGCGATCTCATGAGGGGGTTCCACATGCATGAATTCGACCCCGTGGCAGGGCTCATTGGAATCAGAATGCACATCTACATAAACTTGATATGTGACAACGATATCGGTAGCATCTGAGTGTGGCTGGCAACCAAAGTTAGGCAGATCCAACCAATATTTCACGACCATGAGATTTAGATCCTGTCCAGTGATCTCATTGAGTTTGGGTATGATATCCAATCCAATCTGCTGTAATCTTTCATAGTCGGCGCCAGGCTTTAACCATAGACGATGATGCGGCCTGGTGACTTCGAATTCGTTGCCCTCATTGACTGTGATGTCCTGTAACCATTGTAAAGTCTCAGCCGAAAAGCACTGATCTACTTCCCAGCAGTTGGGAGCCACTGATTCGATCAAACAAGTTTCGTCATAAATCTTGACTTGCTGTGCAGATGTGTTATACTGTGTCATATGCTGATATTTAAGTACCAAATCGCATCTTCAGAAGAAAAATCACCTTTTGACGTTGACAGTATAAATATCTATGCTACACTCAGTAGGGTGTATGCAAGGCATATATAGGCAATTTAAAATTTCTTGAAAGGACAATTTCTATTATGGCATCTTTAGCAGAAATCCGCGCTCGACTACAAGCCGCAGAGTCGAACAAAGGCGGTAATCAACAATCAGGCGGCGACAACGCAATTTATCCCCACTGGAACATCGACGAAGGACAGAGTGCAACACTCCGTTTCCTACCTGACGGTGACTCAAAGAACACTTTCTTCTGGGTTGAACGTGCGATGATCAAACTGCCATTCAATGGCATCAAAGGGGAAATGGAATCCAAACAGGTCCAAGTGCAAGTTCCTTGTGTGGAAATGTGGGGTGAGGCATGTCCTATCCTTGCAGAAGTTCGCACATGGTTCAAAGACAAAGCTCTTGAAGACATGGGCCGTAAGTATTGGAAAAAGCGTAGTTACATCATGCAAGGTTTCGTTCGTGAGAACCCACTTGCAGATGACAAGACACCGGAGAATCCGATCCGCCGATTCATCATCGGTCCTCAGATTTTCCAAACAATCAAGTCAGCACTCATGGATCCAGAATTGGAAGAGTTGCCAACTGACTTGATGCGTGGTCTGGACTTCCGTATCACCAAGACAAGCAAAGGTGGATACGCAGACTACTCAACTTCTAAATGGGCTCGTAAGGAAAGCGCATTGACTGAAGCAGAACAAGCCGCTCTTGAGGCACATGGTTTGTTCACGCTCTCCGACTTCCTTCCTAAGAAACCATCAGAGGCCGAACTCAAAGTCATGAAAGAAATGTTTGAAGCTTCGGTTGATGGCAAACCTTATGATCCCGACCGTTGGGGTGCGTACTTCCGCCCTGCTGGTGTAGCGGCTCCGCAAGGTTCTTCCGCAGGCTCTGAAACTGTAGCAGAACAAGCCGCACCAGTAGCAAAGGCCGCGCCTGCTTCTTCTACCAGCTCGTTTGATGAAGAGGATGATGCACCGGCTGCCACAGCACCGGTAGAAGCCAAGCCAACTCAGAAGGCTGAGGATATCTTGGCAATGATCCGCGCTCGTCAGAACAAACAGTAATATATACGAGCACTCAGCACAAGGGTATCTTGCCCTTGTGCTTCTTCTCAAACAATAGGTGAAATATGGGTAAACCCTTTGACGTATCTAAATTCCGGAAGGAAATTACAAAATCTATCGACGGCTTGTCGATTGGATTCAACGATCCTACAGATTGGATCTCCACAGGCAACTTTGCGCTTAACTACCTTATCTCGGGCGACTTCAACAAAGGCGTACCGTTGGGCAAAGTCACTGTGTTTGCTGGCGAATCAGGTGCTGGCAAATCGTATATCTGTTCAGGCAATATCATCAAGAACGCACAAGAACAAGGTATCTTTGTTGTACTGATCGACTCAGAGAACGCACTAGACGAAGCTTGGTTACATGCGTTGGGCGTAAGCACCGATGAATCAAAATTGCTTAAACTCAGCATGGCCATGATCGACGATGTGGCCAAAACCATTTCGACATTCATGGGCGATTACAAGGCCTTGCCCGATGGTGAGCGTCCTAAAGTATTGTTTGTGATTGACTCACTGGGTATGTTGCTCACCCCTACTGATATCAATCAGTTTGACAGTGGTGATTTAAAAGGTGACTTGGGTCGTAAGCCTAAAGCACTCACCGCCTTGGTTCGTAACTGTGTCAACATGTTTGGTAGTTATAATGTAGGTTTGGTGTGTACTAATCACACATACGCAAGCCAAGATATGTTTGACCCAGATGACAAGATCTCAGGTGGACAAGGCTTCATCTACGCAAGTTCTATCGTTGTTGCTATGAAGAAACTCAAGCTCAAAGAGGACGAGGATGGCAACAAGATCAGTGACGTTATGGGTATTCGTTCGGCCTGTAAGGTCATGAAAACACGTTATGCCAAACCCTTCGAAGGTGTACAGGTCAAGATTCCTTATGAGACAGGTATGAATCCTTATTCAGGACTCACTGACTTGGCTGAAAAGAAAGGCTTGCTTAAGAAAGATGGTAACAGACTTATGTTTGTGACCAGCGAAGGCGAGATTATCAAATACTTCCGCAAAGGATGGGAATCCAATGAAGATGGATGCCTTGACAAGGTCATGGTCGATTTTAAAAATCAGAAGACCGAGGTAAGTACAGCTGAATCAGAACAGGAGGAATAACTGATGTCAGTGGAATTAGCAAGTGAACTTTGGTCAGAAATCAAACGATATGTCAACTCTGTAGACCGTAACGAAGCCGCAGAAACCGTAGTTAGTATTCTCATCGACAACGACATTGATGCAGAAGATATCAAATCAGCTTTCAAAGGTGATGGTGATATCAAACGTGCATTGGCAGAATATCTCAAGGAAGAAGAAGAACTTGAGGAAGAAGAAGAGGATGACTACGAGGATGACTATTGATGAAAGACAAGAAGTATTTTCCTATTAAGACTGCCACAGCATGTCAACTTAAATGGAGCTGGAGTACAATTTTATTGTGGCAAGGCATAACAAGATCTTGCCACAGAACATCAGATTCAGAATTGACTGCAGAAAACTTCTTCGACTTTCATAATACCAAACTCAAACTGCAAGACAGACAGGCCATGCTCGATGGGCAATGGCCGGAAAAAAACTGTTCTTATTGTAAAAATATCGAAGCTCGTGGTGGTACAAGCGATCGTATACGCATGACAAGCATACCTGACCTTTACCCCAACGAGTTAGATGATGATCCTACAAAACTCATAGTCGATCCTTCTATAGTTGAAGTATATTTCAACAATACTTGTAATCTTGGTTGCTTGTACTGTAATTTAGGATTTAGTTCGGTTAATGAAGACGAAAATCGGCGTTACGGTGATTTCCGTTACGGTGAAGTTCGACTGATCGCGAGGCCCAAAGGACAGTATAAAAATCTTGTTCCTTATTTTTGGAAATGGTTTGAAAAAGATTTTCAGAAAGTCAAACGACTGCATATACTTGGCGGAGAACCGTTTTTACAAAAAGAGTTGTTTGTGCTGTTAGACAAGATCGAACAGTTACCCAATCCCAACTGCGAACTAAATGTAGTCACAAACTTGATGTGCGACGAAAAAGTACTGGATGAGTTTATAGCCCGTTGCAAAAAACTATTAGTTGGTCGAGCACTCAAAAGAGTTGATATCACTTGTAGCATCGATTGCTGGGGCGCCGATCAAGAACATGTGCGTTGGGGGATCAAGATGGATCAATGGGAAAAAAACTTTCGCACCTTGCTACAATACAAATGGCTGAAAATCAATATCAACCAAACGATCACTGTGTTAACGATAAAAACCATGCCAGACCTCCTGAGAAAATTAAAGGAATGGCAAAAGATACATCCTGTTGGGCATTTCTTCAGCGAAGGTGAACCTCTAATCGAATGTTTAGAAATTGATGTCCTGGGCCATGATATTTTTAGCAAAGAGATCAGTGAAATCTTAGATATCATGCCAGAAACCAATGACGAAGAAATCTTGACAAAAAAGTACATGGATAGTATACTGTCAAAACTCGTTGGAACTAAACCCGATCCGAGACGCATGAAAGATCTAAAGGCTTTCTTAGATGAAAAGGATCGTAGACGTGGCACTGACTGGAAACAAGTTTTCCCCTGGGTACAAGAAGAATTTAAAAAATGTGGTATAGCCGAGTAGTAGCGAACTTAGGATCGATTCCTGACTTTATAGCACACTATGAACGTGAGCTAGATGAAGCACGTCGGGAATGCCGCATCGGTGGAATGGTCGAACACAACATCAAAGAACTTCCGGGCATCACCGAACATAGATTCAATCAACTGCAAGAGATAGAAGCAGTACTCAACTATCTCAACATACAACTACGAAAAATCCGCCGCCGCCACTTTCAGAAGTATCTCGAAGCATATCAACGTGCCTTGACATCAAGAGATGCTGAAAAGTATGTAGATGGTGAAGATGAAGTCATAGACTTTGAAACTATCATCAACGAAGTAGCCTTGTTGCGTAACAAGTGGCTGGGTATCATGAAAGGTCTGGATACCAAGCAGTGGCAGATGGGGCATATCGTGCGACTGCGTACTGCAGGCATGGAAGATATACAGGTATGACCTCTCGTTTGCGTAGAGCAGACCCTTATGTATATTATGATGTATGGAGAAACATTGGATCATATGCGTTGAGATCCGGAGAGTTCTCCTCCATACTTGAACAGGATTTTGAGACAGCTGGAATACCCAAAGATCAAGTCAAAGATTTTGTCTGGATATTTGATCACAAGCCCGAGGGCATCTCTGCAGAAGACATGCAAGGCTTTTATGAATATTTTAAAAGTCTTGGAGTTCCAGACAAAAACTTTCGTGTGGCATTTAGTTGCGTAGAAGACATTGACGCATTGCCATATCCAGCTGTGTGTTTACCGGATCGCTTGATCTACAATGGCAATTGGTACATGCATCTCAAGCACTACAACATTGACTGGGAAAATTTGCCAATGACTCACAAGATAGTGTGTTTAATGCGCAGGCCCAGCGTAGGACGAGGCAATCTAGCCAAGCGATTATTGGCCAAGATTGGGCCAGACAATCTCATAATGACTTTTGGTACCAATGGCGAGCACTGTGACGAATCAGTCAAAAAGCTAATATGGCCACATTCATTTCCCATGATCGTGGACAGACCCATGGCCGACCAAGTGTTCCAGCATCGTATAGATCATGATTTTTTCTACAAGGCTCCTGTGAACTTGATAGTAGAGAGTTCCAGCCAAATAGATCCAAACACTTGGCGCAGTATTTTTATCACAGAAAAGACATTCAAAGCCCTGGCTTGGTATCAGTTTCCAATGTGGTATGCAGTACCAGGTCTGGTTGATCAAGTCCGACAGATGGGCTTTGATGTGTTTGATGATATTTTCAACGGTCATGTGTATGACAAAGAATCTGATCCTTGGGTGCGTATGACCCAAGTTGTGCAGTTGGCCAAACAGATGTGTGATCAAGACTTGCCACGATTGAGAAAAGCACACTGGCACCGGCTACAAAAAAATGCAGAGCTGATTGAAAAGATACATAATGAAGCAATTACAAAACATACACAAGCATTACATAAACTAACCAATGACATCTAAATTTGTTAATCCTCAAGCCAGTCATGAACACAGTCTGAGAACGCTCAACGACCTGTATGAGCATGACGATTTCATGGAAAGCGTAGGCCGTGTGGTAGATCTTGGTTGCGGATACGATGCTTTAGATCTGCAATGGTGGGCCACACGGACCACACGCGACGATGATCCTCTACCGTTGAATATACAGTGCGTTGGTATTGATCTGATTGATACGATCAGTAGAGAAGCAAGACAAAACAACGTAACATATCAGCGCGGAGATTTGGAAACAGTACAACAGCCCAAACGTGCTTATGACATAGTGTGGTGTCACGATACTTTCCAGTACATGATCAACCCGCTACAATGTTTGGTCAATTGGCGTAACTTATGCACAGCCAACGGAATGTTAGTATTGATACTACCACAAACTACCAACATAGAATTCAATCGACAGGCATTCGATCAACCATCAGGATGCTACTATAATCATACCATGGTCAGTCTCATACACATGCTGGCCGTCACAGGATGGGATTGTCGTAGCGGATTTTTTAAAAAAGCACCCAACGATCCATGGCTACATGCCATAGTTTACAAGAGCGATCAAGAGCCCAGCGATCCACGTGGTACCTCATGGTACAGTCTTGCCGAAAAGGGTCTACTACCGGCCAGCGCAGAAGAATCTATCAACAAATACGGTTACTTGCGACAGCACGATCTTGTGTTACCTTGGATTGACAAGAGCCTGAGCTGGATGGGGCATCAGTAATCCAAGACCGTAATATGTGCCTATTATAAATATGCACATGAACAAAATCGTATTGGTTACCGGGGGATTTGACCCTGTACATTCTGGACACATCGCGTATTTCAAAGCCGCACGAGCTCTCGGCGACACTCTAATCGTTGGATTAAATTCTGACGAATGGCTCGAGCGTAAAAAAGGACGTGCATTCATGCCATGGAATGAGCGTCTTTGCGTGATCAATAATCTATCCATGGTCGATGAAGTCTACACGTTTGATGATGAAGACGGATCAGCCCGACATTTTATACAACAGGTGCGGGCACACTATCCCATGGCTGAGCTGATATTTGCCAATGGTGGCGATCGCACAGACAAAAACATTCCTGAAATGGATGTTGTTGACCCCAATCTAAAATTTGTGTTTGGTGTGGGCGGATTCAACAAGGCCAACTCCAGTAGCTGGATACTGGAAGAATGGCGAGCACCAAAGACAGAAAGACCTTGGGGGTATTATCGTGTGCTACATGAACCTAACAAAAATGTAAAACTAAAAGAGCTCACGGTCGAACCTGGCAAAACTCTCAGCATGCAACGCCATGCTGATCGAGGAGAGCTTTGGTTTGTCAGCGAAGGCGAAGCTACGCTGTACACGATCAACCGAAAATCTGACGCAGAGCTACACGGTCGATACACACGCAATCAAATGATCGTAATCAATCGTCAAGAGTGGCATCAGCTGGCCAACGAAGGCACAGAACCTCTCAAAGTCATCGAAATACAATACGGTGATCGATGTGAGGAAAATGACATAGAACGACAATGAATGACATTATTCCTATCTTTGTAGGATATGATCCGCGAGAAGCTATAGCCTTTCACACTTGTGTGAACTCAATCATACGTCATGCTACACAACCAGTGGCCATACATCCAGTAGCTCTCAATCTGTTTAAAGACTACAATGAGACACACACTGACGGTAGCAATCATTTTATCTACACGCGATTCCTTGTGCCGCACTTGATGGGTTGGAAAGGTTGGGCTATATTCATTGACGGTGACATGATCTTGAGAGATGATATCACCAAACTCTGGAATCTACGTGAGACAGACAAAGATGTCATGGTAATCAAACACGATTACAAAACCCGTATGCCTGTAAAATACTTAGGAGCAAAGAATGAAGACTATCCTAGAAAAAATTGGAGTAGTGTTATTTTGTGGAATTGTAGTAGCTTTCCTAACAGGAAACTTACCCCTGAGTTCGTCCAACAATCCACGGGTAGTTTCCTCCACCGTTTCTCGTGGTTAAACGATGAACGAATCGGTGAGCTACCACCCGAGTGGAATTGGTTACCCGATGAATACGGTGTCAATCCTGATGCCAAGCTCTTGCACTATACTCTAGGTACGCCCTGCTTCCATGAATTTGCCGACACACCACAAAGTGAAGAATGGCATAGAGAACGCATACTAACAGAATACTGCCAACAAAGGAACATATAAAATGATAGACCAACTGGAAATGAGAGAAGGCCTTTGGTGGCCAAAAAATGAAGTCAGGTGTTTCAATTGGACCAAGAAAGAATCGGACCTGCCTGAGCACTTGATGACACATGTTCCTGAAAAGAAAGTCATGGTACAAGCCGGGGGCAACATGGGTTGGTTCACCCAGATATATGCCAAACAGTTTGAACGGGTGTATGTGTTTGAACCCGATAACATAAATTTCCTTTGCCTGACTCTTAATAATCCCGAGCGCCATGTCATGAAATATCAGGCCTGCATTGGTAACGAGCGCAACCTGGTCAGTGTGACCTGGAGAGAGGATGATCGAGGTAAAAATCACATAGCCGGCGGACAAGATCTAGTAAAGATGGCCAAGAAGGGCAAGCAGGCAGACAACATACCCACCTTGATGATCGACGACTTAAATCTTGATGCATGTTCTTACATACACTTGGACATTGAAGGATTTGAATGGTTTGCTCTTAACGGTGCAGAACAAACAATCAAAAAATATCTGCCGATCATCGCTGTGGAAGAAGCTGGGCACGGCCTGAGATATGACAAACCTTTTCCTGAAGTTGAAAAATATCTTGCTCAGTTTGGATATAGAATCATAGACAGATATCGACACGAAGCAGTTTTTTCTGTATGAAAGCATTTGTAATCTATTTGCCCACCCGGCCACACAGCGTTGAATCGTCTGCTGTGATGATAAAAAATCTCAAGAGATACGGAATCGACGCTGAACTGTTTGAAGGGACCACCGGTGACCAAGCCGTAGCCTTGGCTGAAAAATCTAAAAAAACTCTGTATCCATACAGCATCAAAAACCGAGTGCTTGACGAGCATGATGTTGAGCAGTTGATACGTCCAGAACTATACGAAGAATTTAAAAAAAAGCATCGTTATGAAATAATCGAGCGCCAGTTAATCGACGAAACAGAACAAGCCAAGATGAGTCGTCCGGGAGTGATTGGGTGTTTCTATAGCCACTACAACTTATGGAAACGATGTGTAGATCTTGATGAACCCATCATGATTTTTGAAGATGACGTTAAATTCTATCGTGGTTACTATCCTGTAGAGTTTGATGGGGTCTTGATCTTGAGCCTGGGAAAAAGCTCGTTTATGTCAGACCCACAAAAGAGCTATCTCGAAAACCCAACAGGCCCTGTACAAGCTCGTAAATGGCAAAATTTTAGCATGCCTGGCGCCAGTGGTTATGCCATACAGCCCGATGCCGCGAGAGCACTGATTAAATTTTATCGACCTTATTGGTACCCGGCAGACAATGCTATAAATCAGTTTGTGGTTCCTATACACATCAGTACCTACATCATGGGCCGCAACACTTTGCCCGAGGAAGGAAACATCTCAATGACCAAGGCCAAGGATTGGTTATGAAGGTAGGAATATTTTACAACTCAATCAGCAATCCTGCCAAGTTTTCCAACAAAGTGATGTTAATGGACAACTTCAAAGCTGGTGTGCTGGCCAATGGCGATGAAGTAATAGAGTTTAAAGATAACAATTTGCCCAACCAGCCATTGGGTGCTGGATTCGTTCTTGGCTACACGCTGGAAGATAATTTTAGAAAAAAGATCATTGACTGTTTGCGCAATCAAAACACACCTGCTATCTTTGTTGACAGCAACATCCTGCACTATGCAAGAAAAGAACACGAGTGGCACAGATACAGTTTAGGCAGTGTCTACCCAGATTCGGGAACTTATTTCTTTGGAGAACTGGACAGAACCAAGTGGCAAACTTACAGTGCCTGGCACAGTGCTGAATTAAAGCCCTGGCGGACAGCAGGACAACACATACTGATACTCTGCCAGAGACCCAAGGGATTTAACATGTTCACAGATCAGGAAGCCTGGCTAGATGCGACCATTGCCAAGATTCGCAAACATAGCCAACGTCCTATAATGATCCGGATGCACCCTGGTGACGGAACCAGAGAAAAACAAATACACAAGATCCAGAAAAAGTACGGAACCACGGTCACGATATCCACGCATGACAACATACGCGAAGCTCTGGTCAATTGTTGGTGTACTGTGGGATTAAACTCAACACCAAATGTAGTCGCGGCCATCGAAGGTATACCGGGTTACATCGAAGATCCTCAGCACAGCTGGGCCAACGGAATCGCGTTTACTGACTTGTCTCAGATTGGGAACCCGCCCAGGCCAGATCGCACAGAGTGGATCCATAAGATTGCCAACATACACTGGAGCAATCAAGAAGTAAGATCGGGAAAACTCTGGTCAACAATCAAGACTTATATCGAGCAGTCTCGTTGACGAATACTGCCAATTCTTTCCTGGTGCCTTTGGCAGTCCAAATATAACTGTCAGGGTGCATGTTCCAATCAATGTAAGACATAGGTAGTTGCCCATGCTGATATCGAGGAACGATAGGATCTAATACATCTTGATCCAACCCCCAGTAAACATAATCGCGCTCAAACCAAGATTTTAATTCTTGTGCGTAATCTGACAGGAATTGTTGGCATGCAGGAGTAGCATTGAGCCAAAGGCCTCCTGCAAGGTATCTGGCACGTTTACCAGTGATGTGATGTATATAAAAATCGTGTGATTCATTGAGAGCAGGCACGCTCTTCCGTACCACAGCATCTACATCGATGGCCAATACTTGAGTGCGCCGATATAGGTCAGACAAACGAATGAATCTGGCACAAGCATAGTATGTTTTTTGCAGGCGCTCAATCACGCTACGATCATTGCCTTTGCCCATGGCGTTTAAAGTCCGATCATAACGACTTTTTTCTGGCTCTGTGATGGGTACTTGTGCCCAACGCTGTGCGGCTGGTCTAAATAGATCTTCTGTGACGTGTTCCCAGGACACTGAAACTTTTTTCTCCTGACAAAAATCAATTTGATCGTTGCGTGGATTGAACAAGTGCAAATGTATGCTCAATTTTGTGTTGTGCTGGATACTGTTTATGAACGCATGACCGAATTCATCAAAGTATTGTGAGTCACAAGCAGAGTAGACAAATAAATCTTGATGATGGCAGGTTCCGTGTAGCTCGGGTAACTTCATAGTTAAATATTTAACCTTATGATCATCGCCTATTTTCCAAAACAATGTGCCCAAAACAGTGGTCCTGTCTTGGAAGCCATGCTGGCCAGTTTGAAAGCCGCTGGCCACACCTGTGTTGAAAACAGTTATGATGCAGATGCGGCCATCATATGGTCGGTGTTGTGGTCGGGACGCATGGCTCGCAATCATGAAGTCTGGGTGCGATATAGAGATGCCAAGAAGCCAGTGATCGTAGTAGATGTGGGTGCTTTGTATCGCGGCGAAACCTGGAAGATAGCGGTAAACTCGATCACGGCCAATGGCTATTATGGACACACAGAAAACCTGGATTGGGATCGCCCTAAAAAGTTAGGCATCAGCTTGGCCATCAACCTCAGTCGTAATCCCAGGATCGTCATTGCGGCACAGCATGCCCGCAGTCTACAGGTGGCAGGTTTGGTTAGCATAGAAGGTTGGATCTGGTCTCAGGTGGAAGAACTTAGAAAGGTCACAGACAGGCCCATAGTGGTCAGACCTCATCCTAGGAGCCCGCTTGATAGCTCCATCCATATCCATTTGCCCAAGGATGTAATAATAGAACAGCCGCAGAAAATAGCCAACACCTACGACAGCTATAACTTGGCCTTTGATTGCCATGCCATGGTCAACCATAATTCAGGTCCTGGCATACAGGCTGCCTTGGCTGGAACCAGACCCATTGTGGATTCTAGCAGTCTAGCACACCCAGTCAGCATCCGCATAGAGGACATCGAACAGCCTTACACAGTAGATCGCGATCAGTGGCTGGTAGAAATATGCCACACAGAATACACAGTAGATGAAATAAAACAAGGGCGATGGATAGACCGCCTACAGCCAGGACTCAGATGACAGAAGAAACCAAAGAAGAAAAAAGGAAGCGCAAACTGGAAGCCATGGCCCAGCGCGATCAAAAAATAACTGCTGGCTTTGTTGACTGTGCTTGCCTTATACATGACACACTCTACGACTGGACTTATGTAGAGCGTCTGTACAACAGCTTGTGTAGGAATCTGACTCCGCAGGTACGTTTACATGTTTACACAGAAAAGAATCGCCCAGTTCCAGATCATATGATACATCATCCACTGCAAGAATGGCCTGGCATACGAGGTCCAAAAAGATCCTGGTGGTATAAAATACAGTTGTTTAATTCCCAATATCACAGCAATCCTATGATTTATTTTGATCTGGATACAGTGATCACAGGAAACATCGATTGGATCTGGCGCTTGCCTACCGCACAGTTTTGGGCAGTGCAAGACTTTAAGTATCTTTTCAAAAGCAGGAATCCAGTGATCAATAGTTCCGTGATGTGGTTCAATCCTGCACAATGGAATCATGTCTATCAAGAATTTGACCCAGATGAAATAGTCAGAGCACGTGGAAAATGGCACGGTGATCAAGATTTCATACAGGAAAAGATACCCATGGAGAAATGCCGTTATTTTCCCATAGATCAGGTGCGTAGCTGGCGCTGGGAACTCAAAGA